TTCAGTCTGTGCATCTGTAAATACATTGCTAAATGTAGCTAAAGTAGAAGCAATCGACGCATTAGGAGAGATTGGTGCTGGCATATCACTGCTCGTCTAGATTGATTTTACGATGATGATCTTCATCCTTCTCTTTATCTTCATGATCAGGATATTTGCCTTCTAGAGCATTGAATGTCTTGACCTTAGCCTTGAGCATACTTAATACTTTAATTTGAGCACGTAACTCTTTGCAACGATCTTCATCAGACGGCTTAGTTTCTTTCAAACCATCTTGAGCTTTCTGACGGACATTATCAATCTCAGTGAGAAGTTCAGTCTTATCGCTATGAGATTTAATATGCTTTGCACGTTCAATAAGCTTATCAGCTTGAGTAAGTGAGAAGTCTTTGTATGTCTTAGTGACCCAATGTTTTAGGTCTTCAATCTTATCTGCAAAGAATCCTTTATCCTCATCTTCAGTGAGCACTTCCTTTTTGAGTTTAAGAAAAATTGTCATGTCAAATCCTGTAAAGGGTAACTCGGAAAATGTCAGCGAAATTATCAATGTGTACTGTCTTTTTTGCAAAGACCTGCACTGATCCAATTTCAGAACCGTCAGTACCGATAGTTAAACTGTTTAAAATATTTAAATCATTTTTATTTTTAAAATCTTCTCTAAATTCAATACACATAATAAGTTTAATTCTTTTATTAATTTTAATCTTTAAAGAAGTATTTAAAGAATATACTTTACCTTTAATAAAAGTTTCATATCTTTTAAAAATTAAAGTGTTTAATAAATAAATTAATTTATTTAAAAATTTATTTTTAAATGTATTAATATTAAAAAGACTACCAAAAATATAAGGAGTTGTAATAAATTGTGCTAAAAGTGCAAACTTACTTACAGTTCCTACTTGAGCAAAAAGCTTTACAAATTCACCATCAAATGTATAATCTTTAAGCCCACTATCAATTTCAGAAATTGTCTTTTCTGGAAAGCAATTGTATAGCTCTTCATTGAAATCAATGGTGATGTCGCCATTGTTCACAAGACTTTTTAAATCTGAATATGTTAACGGAGTCATGATTTTCCTTAGAAGCTTACGTTATGATTCTACTATTTTAGTTATTGATGACTGTTTTTGCAAAATAATCATTGAATGGCAAGAAGATATGATCGGTAAGTTGAATAAATTCAAAACCTTCATCTTTAGTTGCCTTTGCTTTTAGTTCCTCTTTATATTCATCACGAGCTTGATAGTGAGCATTTGAACCTTTAATTTCGATGATAAGATTCAGTGATGGAATATAAAAATCTGGTAGATAGAATGATGCTACATCACCCTGTCGATAGTAAATAGTTGGTGCTGGAGCAAAGCATTGTGAATTGAATTTATAAACTACCTCAAGATACTTGAGAAAATCATATTCATAATCACCTGTAACACGAGTTACATCGCCATTATTCCATACATAGTCCTTCGAAATTGAACGACTATCTAACATTTTCTTTTGCTGCTCTGGATCATCTAGAATATGGTATTTACCATACTTAGCTAGCATCTTCTTCTTAAAGTCTTCACGATATTGAAGGCGCTCTTCTTCATTAGCAAAGCGTTCATAACGTTCAGTTACTTCATTCCAAGGCGTCGGTTTTCCAGAAAGCACAGACCTACCTTGTGTCTTTTTATATTTCAGATTGAAATAAAGACGTGAAGGTGACATATCGTCTGAAAGTAGGTTTGGATACTTTTCTTCAATATAAGCGTACATCTGTGCCTTAGTTGAAAACTTAGCCTTATCCAAGGGGAACACAAATTGTTTTGCCATGATTTTATATGAGAGTTGCAATATAGTATTATAAAGTTGTTAAACAGTTAATTAGTTTGTAACTTCTCTTCTTTTTGCAAAGGACTTATATCATGCTTAAAATCGCACTATCATTTTTACATAACCTAGTAGGTAATCTTAGGTATGTACTACTCTTACTAGTCATTGCATTTGCTGGATACTATATCCATTCTTATATCAAGACTAGTGAGAAAAACCAAATCATCAGTGAAAATAACATCGTTTTGAAGAATACAGTTACCTCGAATGCAAAAGCAGACAAAGCTAAAGCCGAGATTACTGTGGTTCAAAGTGATGCAGTCTCCGCTACTATCGCTACAGCTAGTGATATTAGAAAGAAGACTGACATAGTTAAGAAAGCTAATGAAGCTATTAGCACAAATCAAAAAGTATCAAATGATACTGTCAATGCAATTCAAGCATTATCAGATCAATTTGATGAAGATGTAGCTAATCTACCAGACCTAAAATAAGGAAAAGACCATGACACCAATTCCATCAGTAGCTACTTATATGCTAGCTGAAACTCTAATACTTCTAGTAATTTTTCAGCTAAAGCACCTTGTTGCTGACTATATTTTCCAAACTAAATACATGCTTGGAAAATTTAAAGATACTAGTTGGGTTCTTCCTTTATCAGCCCATGCATTGGTTCATGGATCAATCACATTTGCTATCATTGCAAGTTATATTGGAATTTTCAATGGAGTTCTAATTGGCTTGATTGATTTTATAATTCACTTTGTAATTGATCGTCTTAAAGTCATTGCAAGTCGTAAAGTTACTATTGATAAACCGAAATTTTGGATTGCTTTAGGAGTAGATCAAATGTGCCATCATTTGACTCACTATAGCTTCATATTCATTGTCATCTGTAATAAATACAGTCACTTCTTGGTAAAATAATTATGAAAACACTTCTTAAGGTCACCATCGCATTAGCTGTTATTTATCTTCTTACTGGTTGTGGAATCTTCCAGTCAAAAGTACCTGCTCAAATAGTTGCTAAAGAAAAACTAACAGTAGTTCCACTAGATAAGAATCTTTTTAGTTGCCCAAAACCACAGCCTGTAAAGTCTAAGTTTACTAATCTGGCAAATAAAGAAGTTTACGAAAAGGAACTAGACGCCGCCTTCAATGAAGCCTATGCTGCACAAGTTCAATGTTATAAGTCAATGGTAAATATTCAAGTTACTTATGATAAGACTGCTGCAAAGATTCTTGAAGCAAATCAACCTGACACAGCAAAAAAGTAATTTATTATGCAGATTGCACAAGAAACGTTTAGTGTTGTCGAAGATATTGTCAACTTTATCTCGCTTCTTGTCTTTAAAGATGAGCAAGAAGCAGATAAGCAAGAGACTCAAGAATCTGCTGCTGCAGCGGCTACATATCTTTCAGCAGTATTGAAAACTGATGGTAATACTGAAGCTCAACGTGCTGTCATTATTAAGACATACGTTGAAAAGAATAAGTATTACAAATGGTTATGGCGTAAATATGGTGTACCTTACTACACTTCTCGTCTAGCTAAAGACTTAGATATTGTATATCAGCCCACTGCAGTATTTACATCTAAACCACTCCTACAGAATTACCGCTCTCTATATAAAGAGTGCTTAACGTATTTCTATTTTACTTCCTATTCCAAAGCATTGGAAGGGCAAGATAATTATCGTAATCTAGCACTATACATTATCAATCTTATGGCATTCATTAAGATGATTCATGTACAACTAGAAACTCCTTACGATATCGATTTGATGAATGAGAACCAACTAGATAAGTTCATGATGAACTTTGGTATCTCATATTTCCGTCGTTTCCCTATTTACTATAAGCAAAATCTTGCTCGTAGACTTAATACTCTAATTTCAGAGAAGGGTACTGACCGAGTCATTACTGATATCGTCAATGTCTTTGGATTCGATAACGTTGAGCTACATCGATACCATCTAGTACGTGATGTCACCGATCCAAAAAATAAGTTTAATAGTATCATTACTAAGCCTAAATTCATTAGTCATAATATTGCTCTACCTTCATTGGCAGTGGCTATTAAAACTAATCAGTACAAGGTATGGAATTATAATTCAGTAGTTGATGATGATCCTACATGGCAAGCTGATCCAAATGAAGTAGCTTCATACAATTTTGATCATATTCAAACTAAATACTTCTCAGTTGAATCCAACTTTGAACTATTTAAAAGTGCAATGGATACTACATATCTATTGAATGTCATTAAGGAAGTTCGTAGAGATTATTCAGCTAGAGATAAGATGACGATCTATCTCACTAATATCTCTAACCTTCCTATCAAAATTGAAGATTTGATTCTTACTTTACAAGTACTAAGCTTGATGTATCATGGTGTACAAGATGTAATCCAATATGATCTAGATAATATTGGTGACATTTATATGTACAATATTCATGACAGTTTAGTCGAAACTAAGAAATCATTCAATACTGATGATGCTTCAGTTCGTGAGACAGTAATGCTCACTGATATGGATAGTGTAAATAGTTTTGGTTTTACTGATACTAATGCTTTACATAAGCAAGGTAAAAAGGTCCGTTCATATTATGAAGATCTTTTAGAATCAACTACAAAGTATCCTAAATTTAAAGCTCTTGTAGATTTATACAAGTTTAAATTCATCCAAAAGTATAATAATAGTGTATTTAAACCATATGCTACTTATACTGACTATATCAGAGCCAATAATAAAGACCTTGGTACTTACCTTCAAGCTATCACTGATATTGTAAGTGACACTGATCGTAAAGATGAAATTGAACGCCAAATTGTATATCTAACAGATGCTGTTAAAAATGCATTAGGTGATAATACTCTTGTATTTGATAATGATGCTACTGACATTATGGCTTCATATATCCGTGAAGTAGTGGATGTATTCAAAGCATATACAGTAATGCTAAAAGATATGAAAGTATCTATTCTTGTCAAAGATAAGACTGTATATAAGCTTATTGATGATTACTATTTCCATGCACATATGGAATGGACTGACAGAATTCCTGATTTAAGTGATGCTATCAATCCTATGCATGGAAAAATGGATGCTTATAGAAAGAAAGGATTTATGTGGCGTGATTATGTACGAGTAAATGATTCTTTTACTATTAATCATGTAGATTACTCATAGCCAACAAACCTTTAGAATTTATAGCTTTCAATAACTATCTTGGATATATAATGATCGAATTTTTAGATGAACCAAGGATTATGCGTCTGGAAGATCAGATGCTAATGAAGGATATGGCTGGTAGTAAGCGCACCAAAAACTTCATTGTAGTTCGTTCACCACGTACAGGTGAAATTCTTTGGACTAGACACAATCTAGTAGTTAATGGTGGTCGTGAGTTTACACTCCGTAAGCTATTTAATATTCCTTATGCTGGTGAAACTGCAAGTCAACTTTGTAGTCGTAAGGTAGCATTCTTTGGTATTGGTTCAGGTGGCACTCCTGTAGCTGATCCATTTATGCCTATCGCTCCAACTCCAGCAGATTCAAAGCTAAATAATGAAGTAGCTTTCCGTTCAGCTACAACTACTGCTCCATTAACTGATACTGAATTAGGTCTATATAACGACCAACGTTCAGATGGTACTGGTGGCTTCTTATATTATAAGAAAGCCTTCACTGATATGGAGCTAGTACTAAATACTAATACTGATGAAGATTATGTCCATCTAACTCTTGATATTTCAGATTTAGATGCTCGTGGCGCACTTATTAGTGAACTTGGATTATTCACCGCAATGAATAATTCTACTACAAATACATGGTCCAATTATCAACTATTTACTCGTATTACCTTCCAAACTGAACCAATGTCAATTGACACTAGTAAAGGTTTGAATATCGATTACTACGTATATGCCTAAGTAAATATAGTATTCTCATGGATATATTATTTTCATGATAATGTAATTCATAGAGAATACTAATAAATATGCAAACCGTATTATTGCAATATTTATGGATATATTATCTAAATGCACTTATGATGTTAATAAGAGCCTGAAGTACCGTACTTAAGCTTAATGAATCACTAGAAAGCTTAAGATATATCCTATTATATTTACGATAAAGAAGCAAAGCTAATGCAATCACAAATCATTGATCTTAGCGAAGAACAGCAAGCACATACAGTTAATAGCCCGGAAGATGATCGCCGGGATGATGATTGGTGGCAAGCACTTCGTTAAAGATCTATTGATATATAAAAAAGATTCATTAGTGTAGTAGGATATAGTAGGGTCTCCAGAGTATTGGAGTTATTTGGTTTGCGAGGACCAAAGTAGTAAAATGATTCCGATGCCACGGAGTCTCGTAGTTGCTGTATCTCTACGAAACTAAGATATTTGCCAACTGTAGTATATCCTTAGGGGTTTTATTGTAGTACCGAATCCTTCAATGGATTCAGGACCGGAAGTTTAGTAATACTAATAAATATAAGTGCGCCTGGATAGTCATAGGCAACTAATGGGAAGACTAGCTACATCGTAATTGATACATCGTAGACTAGCAAAAATGCTTTAAAGTGCAGGGTATATAGGAGTGATCTGTAGAAGTCACCCATATATCAAAAATAGCATTGTGTGGTAGACGTGATCAAAATTTGGTCCTGAAGATCCTATATGGGTCTTCAGGATTAATTCTGTTTGCTTCATTTTTTTTTTATAAGAGAAATTATGGCTGATACTGATATCGAAAATCAAGAGAATACGGATATCGCCACTGAAGAGCAACCTAAACCACCAAAAAGAATTGATCCAAAAGATCTTAATTCGGTATTTAGTTTGCTTGAATCCGATATTACAAAATCATTCTTGATGGAAATGTTTGCAGTAAATGGAGATGCTGATGATGCAATAGTACCTCCAAATACTCCTATCAAGATTGATCCAAAAGTAATTCCTGAAGGTAGTCCGATTACTCAGTTTAAGAATTACAAAGATTTGGTTGGTAAGGAAACTACCATCGGCCGGATCATAGTAAATTTATTCATTTTTGGTATTTATGTCCACTTTGCTAAAAAAGAAGGTGGCATTGCAGATTATCCACTATATCCATTAGTCAACTTTGTTGATGCAGCTTTTGATGCTAAGACAATGAAAAATGCTGACTCTAATATAGTTAAACTCTATATCAATAGTCAAATAGATCACCAAGTTCTAACTGATTATATTGATAGATTGCAGTGGTTAGGTTATACATCCGCTATCTTTACTTTACCTAGTCTTGATCTTAAGACTATTGTACCTGATGAAGAAACTACAAGAGTCAAGAATAAGCTTATTGCAGATAACCGAGATGCTATTGAAAATAAAGACGTTCTTAAATTCACTGAAATTGAGAATAAGGTTCTTGATGTAGCATCAGAAGAGCTTACTAAAAAGGGTGCCACTGGTAAATTCATTTACGATAGTGGATATAATGGATCGTGGAGTAACAACTATAAAGTTACATCAGTTTTCCGTGGAGTTGCTACGAAGACTGCAGATCCAAATGCTTTTGAAATTTGCTTATCTAACCTTACTGAAGGTGTATCTAAAGAAGATATTCCTGCCCATGCTGACTTGGCTGTTCAAGGTGCAGCAGGTCGTGCTATTGACACCCAAAAGGGTGGTTATCTAAATAAGATCTTTATTAATGCATTCTCTGGTGTAGTTGCAGATAAAGAAGGTTCTGATTGTGGATCAACTAGAACAATTGATGCCATTATCACTAACAAGAACTATGATAACTACAAGTTTAGGTATATCAAAGAGGGTAGTAAATTAGTTCGTCTAGACGATGATAATAAAGACAAATATCTTGGCAAAGTAAGCAAATTTAGAAGTCCGATGTTTTGTAAGACACAAAAAATTTGTAATCATTGCCTAGGTGATATGTTCTATGTGATGAAGATTGAAAATATTGGTATGCACATTGCCCGTATTTCAACTCGAATCATGCTATTGTCAATGAAGGCATTCCACAATATGGCTCTTAAACCTACAGAGTTTAATCTAAATGACTATGTAGAAGAAGCATCTGTTAAGATTAAGCCTAGTAAGCCTATTACAGATTCTATCCCTAAACAAGATAGATTTGAATTAACTTAAAAAAAAAAATAACCCCTATACCCCCGTCAAGGAGGTATAGGGAATTATTTATTCTACACGATAACCTTGAAAGGTAATCTTAGTAGGTGCAATAAGATCTGCTTCAGTTAGAAGCTTTTTAATATTCGATTCAAGAATTGGTCCGTGACTAGAATCCTTTACATTGATAGTAAAGTTGATGCTTGCCTTAGTCAGTAAATCGACATTCATCACACTATTAAATAGTGTATGCATCATCTTAATGACATTAGGAATGATTCGTTCGTGACCTAATGCATATTCTCTAAAATGGATAGTTACCGATACTTTCCTATAAGTTTCTTTAGCTAGATGTAATGCAAAAGTACGAATTGCTTCCGCCTGACTATCTAATTCCATATTGATAGGAAGATCAAACATAAGAAACATACGGAAGTCTTCCATAGCATCTTCAATATGAATGATAACACTATCTTTTGTCATATTTGGCATGATACCCATTTTTATCCTTATACATATCCTACTATTGGATCACCATTAATAGAGCAGGTTTTAGTGAATCCATATAGTAACTGCATGAAGTTATTCCATCGCTGATATAGACTTTCAAAGTCTTTACCCAAGCAATTAATAGTTGATAATCTTATATTATGATTGAATGAAATTCCTTCTTTTATCTCTTGAACTAGTAACCATTCAAGATGCTGAATAATGCTCATTAGTGAATCGTCATCTTTATGATTCCATAATGTAATTTCAGTCCAAACATAAGCATTATCCAAATCATCTTTACCTAGCTTAGAAAGATCATCCAAATGAATAAATTTCTTATCCATACATTGTGCATAATCATCCCATAATGATATTTCGCAGACTATTCTATATTTATCATTATTCAAGATATCGTTTGAAGCCATGTCTAATTTTCTCGTCAATATATGGAAGAATGATCTTTACATCATCTTTCGCCGACGTAGAGATATTGAATGGATTGAAAGTACAAAGAGGACGATCTTCATAATTGATGTTATCTTTCAAGAAGCTAAATCCTGATACTAGATCATAAAGTCGGTCTGCTGGACTTGGTGTATTACCTTCTTTAATATCTAAGAAATGCTCTGTTTCTTTGTAAATATTCTTAGCGTATGACTCAGTAGCAATTTTGTCACAAGCTTCATTATATTGAATACCTGAATGACCTTTATACCATTGAAAGTCTAGCTTAGTAATGGTAAATTCTTCTTGAAGACGTCTACGAATAGCATAGAATGCCTTCCAGTAACCCATATTGGAGATAGGTTTACCGGTATTATTAGTCCATCCTTTCTTAGCCCAATTCCACATCCACTCATTGTTACCCTTGACAGTATACTCTGAATCAGAGAATCCTCGGATACGAAAGTGAGTCTCTTTTTTATTGTAGTCAGGAAATGTAAGCTTTAGATAATGGTAAATATAGAAAAGTGCCCATAAAGCAGAACCTGCTTCCATTTGCTGATTGGTAGTTTCATGTGATGTAATTTGACCAATATGCATTAGTTGCTTATCAAAATATGTCAAAATACCACCACCACCTGGTCCTTGTTTCTTATTGGCACCATCAGTGTGAAACTCAATCAAATGTACTGTTGCCATGATTTTCCTAAAAAATATTATTATTTATATGTAGATTCCTATACCTTCACTTGGAAGGTATAGGATTTCTATCAGAATAATGAAGTTGGTTCTACACCAATAATTAATGATTGACGTGCTTTAATTGCAGCAGCATCACCATACATAATACCAAACTGAGTTGGAATCTTAGTACGGATACCATTAATTACTAACTCAGGCATTGCGATATTTGGGAAAGTATCTATACCAACACGGCATTGAATAAATACTTTACTATTTGAAAAGTCACCTGTGGTAATCTTATAAAAATTCTCAAGGCACTTAACAAGTGTATTTAAGAATTTATTTTCATCACCATAATTGTAACTAAAGACCCAAGGTGTAACTGACATTGCATAAGGGTTGATCACATTCTTCATAAACTCAGCATCATAGTCTTTACTGACATCGATAACAAAGTTTTTATCTACACTTACTGCAGTTTTAATTGTTTCATTAGTACGAGTACTAATGATATCCTGTGGTTCTAAAAGCTTATATGAAAAGCTTACTGTACCATTTGTGCTCATGATTGCTCCTAGATATAATATTTATTTGTCTAGTGATTGATCACTTCACCCGGTCCTGGTTCTCTTATCTTATAAGTAAAACCAAAATTAAATTCTTGAGTAGGTTGATCACCTAATAAGGTCAACTCATCAAAGACCTTTTGACGAAATGCAGTCCAACTGTCCATATGAGTAGGAATTGCAAAACTAAGATTCAAAAGAGTTTGAGTATCTGGATTAATCCTTTTAATTTCTTCTTTAAAAGAAATCATTAGCATTACCATTTCAAGGGTATATTGCTTCAAGAAATAAGCTTGTGTGCTAATGCTAATATCAATCATCATACCATAGTATTGATCATATACTACATATGGCGGAGTTCGATGACCTTTTCTTAAACTAGTACAGCATAAGACCTTCTTAAAGATATCCCTTATTTGTTTCCTATCAAGAATAAAATTATCGACATTAGGAAAGCCAATGATTTCTTGACTATCAAGACCTTGATAGATCAAATGCATTTAGAACTCCAAGTATGGTACTGGTGTAGTACTACTTTGATTATAAGTAATAATAGCTAAATGAATACGAGCTTTTGGATGTTTGAAATCAAGACCCAATACATTATTAGTATCTTTTAAGAATCTAAAGATTTCATTTGATTTATCTTGAGCATACTGCCAAAGTAGATCTCTATCATCAAGCATAGTTGCTTGTACATATAGGTATAAATTAAAATGAATAACTTCTAAATTTTCAGAAAATACTGATTGAGGATATTCTTGACCTACATCATAGGCTATATTAAGTAATCTATGAAGAAAAGCTAGAAAATTAGTAGGTTCTTTATAGATATCCTCATAGAAAGTACCGATACGAATTGTACTCTCGGCATGAATTACGGTTTTCTTACCAATAACAGCTGGATCTTTTTCAGCAGCTACTAAGAATTCACTTTGAATTTTTCTTTTGACTTCTTTATATTCAACTTCATTTAAATTGAAGTCATTTGGATATAGTGCCTTTTCAGCATAATGATGTCGTGAACCAATAATCATTTAATACTTCTCCTTATTACATCATTAATATAATATATTTACAATCCGTCATTAAAAATTCTTTATAAATATATTATTTTAATGCTGTAAATAATATTTTAACTATTAAGGAAGGCTATACAAAGATGACTGTTACTGCAGTAGTCGCTGAGTTAGAAACACTAATCCGTGATATCAATATTAATACACGGTTCTTAAAATCCTTAGAAGTTACATTAGTTGATCCGCTCGCTGGAGATAGTCGTGTTAAGGCCATTAAGATCTCGTACACTCTTTCACCTTCTAAATTCTTTCTGCTTGAGAATCTTCAAGTCTTCTCCTTTATTATTGAATCAGAATATTTCTCGCAAACGGACTATAGTAATATACTCAGAACATCAGAATTCCGTTGCGAATATCCAGGATCCAATTGCTTTGAAGACGACATCTGCAAAAGTCTATTCTTTGAAGCGATGAAAGTTTGTCGGAAAGTATATCAATTGTATGAAAGCGAATTGATTACTGACGATGAAAAAGAATAAATTGTAAAGTTAAAACCCCTATACCTTCTTTCGAGGGTATAGGGGAATAGTAAAATATCTATTTTTTTTTTATACTTCTTCTTCTTCACCTGAACCATCATCCATACTTTCATCACCACCCATATCAGGTTGTGCATTAGCTGGATCATTAGTTTTGGTAATGGTTTCCTTTAATGATGCTTTAAGGAATGCTACCTTTTCAGTATCTACAAGTGCATTAAAGTCATCCCAATCAAAGTTGGTAATATACTTTTCTAGCATACCTTGTTTCAGTACACCAATAAATGCTTCATGCTGATCATCAGGAATACCCTTAACCTTCAAGTTTTGTGTCAATGAATCAAGCAATGCAGAAACGTTATTAATCATTTCTGTAAGATTGGTCATATTCAAGCTTGATGGTGATGGGAAAACGATACTGATATTATTTAGATCAAAATTAATGATATCTGCTGGATTATTCTTAGCTTCTTCACTTTGATCAGAACTATCACGTTCATTTGATTTATACTCTAGATCATATAGACGACGTAAAAGTTTAGTATATCCTTCACCTAAAATACCTTGCTCAGAAATAATGTCTCGAATAAATCGACTATTTTGCATTGAAAGAGTCTTTGCAAAATCAACATTCTCAACTTCTGTCAAATAGGATGAAGGAAGACCAATACCAGAAAAGATATTATTGCTTAACCAGTTTAAGAAATCATCATCAAGATTTTTAGCTGGCTGTGCATCAATATTCTCAAAAGTAACAGGCTTTTCACCATCTCTGGTGTAGTTTGTATGAATAGTTAATTCATAATACTTATATTTTCATATAAGATCAGACTATATCTTTACCCTATAAATAGAGTATTTTCTGTTTCCATTTCACTTGAAATGTACATTATAGTCGTTGAACGTTCCTCTTAAGAGGCTTCGCTGCTGATCACCTTCATCATTACATGTTAAGGACTTCCAGCAATTAAGAAAATTTAACCACGACAGATGGTTATTTACCAAAAATTTCACTTAAACGTTCTTCAATATTTTCAGTATAGATGATACGATGTAAAGTAATTCCATTATCTTTACAAAAATTGTCTTTTACTGAATTACGTTTAATACTTTCACTAAGATTATGGCCTGTAAATGCCTTAGATGTTTGAAAGTGCTGTTTACCATCGAATTCAATTAAGAAATATTCTGTATCCGATACATGTATTGCAAAATCAAAATAGAGTTTCCTATTTTTATCTGATTTACAATTATCAAAATAAACTTCAGTATCAAAAGAAATTCCATTATTTCTTAAAAATTCTTCAATAGTTTTAACTCCTTTAGATACTTTAGGCAATTTACCCATATTACACTGTGGGCAACGCCTATTATCTAAAAATTTTATTGGAGCTACACTATATTCATGGCCACATACATCGTGCCTAATTTTAATCTTAGTATCATTATTATAGTACTTCTCTAAAAAAGTATATTCAGAAGCATTTGGAAGCAATTTTACTTGTTCTTCAAATTGCTCAGGTGTTTTTGCTCTGAGCTTATGAAGTTTCTTATACTTACAAGTAAAGCATCCACCTTTATTCTGAAGAAGGTCATTTGGACGAGACTCAAATTCATTACCACAAATAGTATGTCTAAATAAAATCTTGACATTATTTTTGATATATGTACCTAAAGCTTCGTACTCTGTACCCCACTTTTCTTTTAAAGTGTTGCAAAAATCTTCATGTGAAATTTTCTTTGGTATAGCATGTAAAATAGTAATTAAACTTATTTACATGTTATTTTATCGTGGGAATGTAATAGTCGTTAAATTCACCTACCACATTCAAGATAGTCTGCATATCTAGATTATGTACACCGGTAATTTCCTTAGACTTTAAGTCACGGACAACCTGTTGTACAGATGCTGATGCATCATTATTTAATCCGATATCTACATATACTGCACGCTTATCTGCACCACGTAGTACATTCTGCATTAGAATAGTAACTAGTGTAGCAATATAAAGCTTTGCAAAGAATAGAATATTGTCAAAAATTGATTGACCACGATTGATATGAATAACTTCTTCAGGTTTTAAATAGACAATACGAATCTTTTCATTACCTGTAAGCTTCTTAATAGCTAGACCTGAATAGATTGCATACTTCAATGTCTCATTCTTACGAAGAAGCTTAATATTTGAGTCTCTGCTCATCTTATTTGCAAAGACATTAGCAATGAACATTAGACGTGCATCATCTACAGCATCAAGCTGTGGTGAACCATTTGGATTTTCAGCCTTAGCTTGATTACCCATACGGTTATTACCATCCATACTGATATCATTACGAGCCATTACCATATTTTGAAGAATGGAACCATTGCCGCCTGATTGTGTAGCTGCTGGCATAAAGGTTACATTGTCTTCTGAGTCTTGACTCTTATCTGAAGGAAGTACTGTACCATCTGGATCAATTTCAACGATATCAAGATGGATATAACCTAGTACATTACCATCAAATTCTAATGGTACAATATTAGCTGGATTGACACGCTTAAAGATAGGACGTTCACGACCACCTACAGGAACATCTTCAGGAGTTACCTTTCCATCTTGCGGAGCACCCTTATTCTGTTGAGCAACGTTATTTTGCATAACAGAAGTAGGATCAACTCCAAAGAAGTTCATATTTACATCTTCAGATAAAGATGAAATTTGACTATGTTCCGCAGCAAGATGGCTAGAATTACCAATAATAAAGTGCTCTTGTAGAAATGTATCTACGTTTTTAAGTGCATCTGGAACTTTACTACGATCAATACCAAATGCTTCTTGAACACCTTCAGATAACCACTTAGAATAATCTGATTCAGTACGCTGTGATGCTTCTGTAGACCATTCACTACCTTCCATAAGACGTTTATCTTTGTCTGAAAGAATAGTAGTTAGTTTTTGATAAGTTCTTAATGGTTGCTCTCCAGCATGCTCAGAAAGCATCTTCTTGATCTGATCATTCATTGATAGAGCTAAGAAGAATAACTTACCATTCTTAAGAAATGCTGTTACATCTTCTTTTAGCTTTTTATTGATATTATGATCAACAAGAAGTTTCTCAATACGTTCACGAATTACTTTTTGATCTTCTTCAGCTACACCTTCAGCATTAATATGGATCGATAAAGAATCTTTCGTAAAATCATCTGGAGAAATGATTGTATTGGCAATTGTAGTAAGAGCTAAACGCATTTTAGGAATGATCTTAATGATCATATTGTAGGTAGCAATTGCATCACCTACTTTACGACGATTAAGGTCAATCATACTAGAAAGCTGTTGTTTATTGCTTGTTAGTACTTCATTTTTAATAGCATCTAGTTCTTTCTTAAATTTCTTACCATTCATACGACGCTGTGCAGCACCACTCTTTTGAGCTAGAGTGATCATTGTATCAGTAACTTCAACGTTATTTGTTGGATTACCTGCACTAGCGAATTGACCTAAAATCTTTGTGATATTTAGGTCAATTTTTTGAGTAAGCTTCTTAGTTTTATCAGCTAGATCTAGATCATCATTATCCATCTCTAGCTGTTTTCTTTGAATCTTTTTTGTAGAATTGTCAAATCTATCTTGCAGCTTTCTACGTGCTGAAGGAGAAATTGGACTAGTAAAGATACTATTGTCCTGATCCTTATCTGCCATATCGATTCCTTTTTAGACTTTTACTTGAAGCGTATTTGTAACTAGTGCCAGTACTTCGTTAAATAAACTTGTAAGCTGTGCAATAACACCCTGAAAAGTTACTAGAGTGTCTCCATAAGGACTAGTTAGAGCTAAACCATTGTTAGCTTTATACGTCAATGCTACTTTATTCTCAAAGAATAAGTATGTAAAGAGGTCAGTCAAATTGTATTTACTGATATTATCGGAATTGGTAGTAGTCACTACGTCATCAGCATATACCGCTAGTTCAGTATTATTGTAACCACGACCTTTGATATTTAATTCAAAAATCCTTGAAGTTAAATAGTCATCCAATAGCTTTGAATAAGGTTGATAGTTAATAAGACTATGAAAAAATACTAGATTATCTGAAAATGTAGATGAATTACCTGAATAATCTACAATGAATGAAGCTAATTGATCATTATTGAATGTAGCAAATGGTTCCATTAAATAGGCCCACACTGCTTTCAATACTGTAGCACTTCTTCCAGTAATACTAGGATCAATAGTCCAGCTAGGTAATAATGCTGATACATCTGTGACATTATGAGTAGCTAATAAAGAAGAAGTTACCTTTTGATAGAATTCTTCCTTAAATGATGTCTCATTATCATAAATACTACCATTGGCTAGACCATATTCAACATATGGCGCTGATACTGTCTTAAGAGGTACCAACTCATCATACATTGTAGTATTTAGCCAATCACTATAACCTGAGTAAAAACTCATTAATGGGGTTGGCTGACTATCTGTTCCAAGTAACCATTGTCTTGCATTGAAAGTCGTTGGTGTACCTGATGTGTCAGTAGAAGTATTGATCCTGTCATATAGATCAAAAAAATCCTGAATCGCTTGGTCATCTAAAATACTCATATTAGCTAGTTGACTCAAATTAATTTGTCTAAGATAAAGCATAGACATAATTCGTTTGAAATTATCAACGTTGGTTAATGAATATAACTTAGAAAACACTAGGAAGGTCTTTGGAGTTACAAACCGATCTAGATAACTTTGTAAGTCACTATTGGAAATGGTTGTCATGATGTGGTCGCAAATTGAGTTGCAGTCTGAGATTGGACGTTAGCTTGGAATAGCTGATAATTAGTAAAGAAGTTAATAAGTGCATTATATGTACTTACTTCAGTAGCAATTAGTTTCGAATCAAAGAATGCAGAACCATAAATCTTTGTAAATAATACATAGCGTAGAAATACTACCTTACGGAATGCATTGATAAAATCAGCTTCATTAGCAATTAAAGCCTGATTAAAAATAGACTGCCAAGAATAGTTTGGATCAGCCATCAACCTATTGATGGTAAAAGTACCATCTTTTGTTGTATCATTTGCATAATCCGTAGCCATTTCCTTAGTGAATGATGTTATATTATCAACATAATTCTCATAGATGACATCTAGAAAGGATTTACGGTAAATATAGCCATTAATAGTATCAAAGCCACCCTTGATAGGAATAGTACCTTCATTTGAATAGACAAAATAGCTATTATTAGTAGCTGTTGTCAATGCATTCATTAAAGGACTAATATCAAGATTGAAAGATGCCTTAATCTCAGAAATATTATTTTTGGCAGCAGCTAATAGTGTTTGAGCTACACTACCATTTACTAAAGCCATATAATTAGTACGTACAATATTGACATCATAGTACGAACCTGGAATGATATTCAATGTGTCAAAAATAATCTGTGTACAAAACCGAATTGCTGATACACTTCGACGAGTAATACGTAGTCCAGCATTAGCCATCTGATCTTTTTCAAATTGGATCCAAGTTGGAAATGCTTTAATCTTATTTCGGTAGTAAGTATATTTACTAACTAGAGTATTTTGTCCATTTTCTACAGAGGTAATGAGTAACTTCATTGACTCATTACTAATAGGCATTGTATATAGACTATTAATCTCTAATTGACCATATACTAGATAGTACATGATAGTATTGAGAATACTAGTATCTATAGTATTAAGTGCTGCAATTACTCGTTTGATATCAGGATTTGTCATATCTAAAGTAGATAGATACGCATCTAAATCCGTTTTATTTACTAGAACTTGTGACATATAAATCCTTTAATATGACGAAATCGGCTTAGTCGATAGTAAATCAGAAAACACTAACTGGACTTGCTTTACATCATCCATAGACAGATTTGCTACATTCAACTCTTGAATGACTTCTTCATTCATGATTGGTAGAATTGAATTAATCTGATCTTGGGTAAGAGTCTGTCCAGTAAGCTTTGTAAAGTTCTCAGCAATGAGAGTTTGCATCGAAGAAATATCAGGCCTAAACATGACATTTTCTTTAATAACTTCTCCACCAAATAATCTAGCTGATAGATTATCTTTCATATTCTGAGCTAACTGTTCATCAGTAAGACCAATTCGTGCATCAGTATTCTTATCGCCAAATCGATTATACTGTGCATCATTAGGTAGTAGCTTTCTGGTATCTTCAATATCTAGAGTACCAGCTAGAATTTGTTGCATAAGCGGTTTATAGTCAGAAATATCTGACCTAAGTAACGCTGCATAGAGATCAATATTAGTCGAATCAATAGGCAAAGCGTCAAATTGTTCTTTAAGTAAACTGATACTAGGCATGTTTTATCCTAATGCTTTAATTAATTTCTTGTTATAGCCTTATTTCTTTTGAAAAATATACAAAAAAGAAAACGAAGTAGAATAGAACCCTATACCTTCACTTGGAAGGTATAGGGTTATCTAACTTACTTATTTATCAGAAGATAATTTCTGCCATGATGGTGAACCATAATAATGAATGGTAAAATCATCAGACATATGATTCATGAAATGATGTTCTTCTCTGGTACATGTAGTACCATCGGCCCATTCAAAAATATCTTCAAGATCTGGTGTTGGTATTGAATTATCCATTACTGGTTGGTCACATAAAAATCAAATTCTTCCTGTCGAATGACATTGATTTGTGTTACAAATGGACCAGCGCCTTCATAAGCATCATTAATACTAGATGCACGAGGCAGATCAATATCAAGCCTTCCTCGGAATGGTTTGATAATCTGAATTGATGCAAGGTTATGATACAGATTACGTGGGAAAGCTGTCTTCCAAGCATCAGCAATTTGGAAACGAACTGCGGAACCAGTATGAGCTTGAAGCATTAGCTCAATATTGTATCGTTGTTCCATAATTAATTCCTGGAATTTACGATAGCCTTCTTCATCAAAAGCTTCTAGCGCCACTTCTTGAACAACGTTTTCCATTAGTCTTCTACCTTTACAAGATTGATTGCTGGAGGCATTTCGATTACTTTCTGCTCACTAAATACTTGATCCATCTTGTTGTGCCAATCCATAGTATCAAATGGATGTACTACAACTTCGGAATAATCATTGATATCTTTATTTCCACGGAAATAAAGCTTTCCACAAGGAAATTCAAGAATATCTTTTGGATCTACAGGTCTTACTATGTCCATTTTTAAGCTTCCAATTTAACTCGTTTGTGTCGACCAATACGATCGTATTGAAGCATATAAGGTACCCCGTTCCTATCAAGCTTATACTCTCGATCGGTTTCTACTCGAATATCATGAAGTGAAAAGCCTTCTATGATATAAGGACGGTTACTTTCTTTTCTTTGATTATCATTTGTAAGCATGAAAAAGGGCAAAACCGCCTTCTCTTTTTCACGTTGGTTCTCAAAGGAATGTTGAATATGGTCGTCGAAAAGAACTGTATCGAAGCGAGCAATATTATGGTGCATGTATGCACCATCATAAATAAACTCACCTTCCGCATTATTCATAAAGAAAGTAAGACCTGTTGTATTAGAAAATTTATCTGTATGAGATCTTACACCATTAGGATGACAGATCATAAGATTAAAGAATCCATCTGTCAAACCAAGTCTATCTGGAATCAAAGTTACATCACTTTCAGCAATTTCTTGATTAAGTTGGATGCTGTAATGATGCTTAATATCCTTATCATCATCCTGATACCACATATTCTGAAATAATGCACCGATATAATTACGGATTTGCATCATTGAAAATACACGGATTTCTGATTTACGGAAAATAGGATAAGACATAGTATAAGATTTATGTAAGTTAGAATAAACTACTTAGTATTGTAGTTCTACATCATCCTCATCTTCCTGAATACGACGGAAGTCATTAGGAGTAAGATTACGAACGTTACGATTAAAATCTGATTTAGTTTTAGCTTTCGCACCACGGTTCTGTTCTTTTTTAAAGCCCTTCGACAGACGAGCATCTTGATCTTGAACGTTCTTATTTGGTGCAATGATTTCTTTAGCCATTTCAGTATTACAGTAAATTTTTTATGAAGTTTTATGGAAAAATGTTTACTACTAAATCAGTTGTTATTCTGGATCTACTACAGAGAATTCAATTTCATCATGCTTAATCAGAATCTGATTAGCAGGGAAAAGCTGTTGAAGAGTACTATACAAATGCGTAAAAGCAAGACTATCTTTATTAGTAGCCATCTTAGTATACTGTTCTTTTGGAACAGATACTACAAGAACTTGACCCGGTTCAAGTTTAATCTTTGAAACTTCTACTTCAATCACTTTAAGCTGTGCTTCAGTCATTTGATGATCCTTTACCTAAACCTAAACCAATACGATCAAATCTTTCTTGCAAACGTTCATCACGTTCTTTCTTTGTAGCACGCCAGTATTCATGATTAAATAGTGCGGTAGCTGTTTGGCTTACTTCACTTTGGCTAACTGAAGTCTTATTCACTGCATCAAGTGCAACAATAGCATCATCTGGATCATTAAATTCAATAACTTCAGTAGTCAGTGCTACTGCTGGATGATTTACTGTTTTTTCATTACCACTCCAATAAGATTGAGTAAATCCTCTTATTGATGTAGTGACAAGAATTCTAAAACGATTCCCATTAATATGGGTAGTTTTATTAGTCGCAGTTATTTGCTGATATTCCATAATCAACCTTCTATATGAATATGATTGTGTGACTCATTGAAATTAGCTTGCAAAATATTGAAAAGATCAATTAATCCTTTATTTTGCTTATAAAATTCAGATTCATGAAGCTTCATTGAACCACCAGCTAAACGAAGAATACCATTAGTAATCTCCATTGCTGCTTTTCGATCAATATCAAGCTTAATCTTTTCAGTTGTGCTTTTGATGGCCATTTTTCTTATTCAAATTAATACGGCATAGATATGAATCATGGATTCTAACACCTTTAGAATCTATAAATACTTTAGATTCTGGAGTGATTTTTCCATAACATACTGGACATCTAACTTCCATCTCTTCTTTCTTAAGAAAAGATTTTTTACTAAAGTATTTTATAAGATTCTTAATCATCATTAATATCAGTACAAGTATACTTTTTATTCTTGTTAGAATCAATCTTCATAGCTTTTACTTTAAGTCTTTCACAAAAAGCTAGAGTTCGAGTATCTACGATTTCTACAAGCTCACCATGAGTATCTTGTACAAAAAGAAACCCATGTTCACTGATTAAATTGGCATGGGCAAGTACGGAATAACAGAAAACCCAAATACCAAAGAGAATCTTATTCATCTTCGCAAAACATTCCATCAAATCCAACGAGGAAAATTAACCAAGTGAAGTTCCAAAATCTTCTTTCAAAGATATTGCGTTTTGCCATAACTGCACTTGGAATCATATCGAATACAACTACTAATGGAAAATATAGACACCAAAGAGGGCATCTAATAAGATCAGTTTTAATACGAATAATTCGCTGACCTACAAAATTTCCATGAGTAGATAGGATAATCAATCCGAGGATGATCCATCCATAGTATCGTCCAAAGAAGTCATAATATCCTGACATACAATCTCCTTGACAATGTCCTTAATAACTTCTTGATGAATAGCTAGCATAGTGGTAATAAGACCTTTAGTCATCTTCTTACCATTGCCGAAGTATTCAGCATAATATCCATTCATCCATTTGAGGCATTTATCGATAGCATCAAAGTTATGAATTAGATACAGATTAAATTCTGGATAACGATCAATATATTTATTAGCCAATTCCAAAGTTTCTTCTTCTGGAAGTGGGTCTCCGCCTTCTGCAATGAAGAGAAGGATAAGTTTGTGAAGCTCAGATACATCTTTACGCTTCTTAATCAAGTCCATTTTACATACTTGCGCATAGTGTTCACCTGCAGCAAAGATCTGATCAATCTGCTTTTCCATCAAAGTCGGATCTTGACTAACTGAAGCGAGTGCATTTTCGTAGAGCAACATGGTAGGTCTTAGTAGAGTTATTAATTAAGGGATATTACAAAATATTCAATGGAAAATACTTACGTTCATTTTCCTTTTGGCGTGCTGCTTTAACACGAGCTACTGCTTCTTCTGCATCATCCTTATGGATATCCCATACCAAAGGATCTGGATGAAGACGATTGAATCGAATTCCATCTCCACAGAACTTATAATCACCGTCAAACTGTTTGTCAAAATACTTATAACCAACAGAGTGAGTTAAACCTGCCGAACGAGCTAAAAGATTAGCTAGGTTGATATAGTCTGACATGGTTTAAATAAGATGGAAATGAATATGTACAATACGAAACATGATACCGATCATCAGAAACCAACCAATGAATCTCCATTGTTTAGGAAATTTATTGTCGCTACCTCCCATATTCAAAGTAAGAATACAGAAAATAATAAGGCACATAACGAGGATAAGAGTATTGGTCATGATAACTTAGAAGAGTTATTTAAGGTACTTCAATAATATAATATATTTATAAAAAGACAATTGATTTTAGATATCCCTATACTCCTTATGAGAGTATAGGGAATCTTTTAAATAGAATAAGTTCGTTCTAGCATTTCATTCGTCACACGAGAATCCCATGCTTTCTGTTCATATTCTTTTTCTCTTTCATTAAGCCTATTTACAAAAGCTTCAACTTGTGCTTCAGTAGGTTGAAAATTCTTTGCAGCTTCAATGAGTTCACGGACATTCATGTATTCTCAGTATCCATTGTTGGATTGAGGCCTGCCATTGCTAATGCAGTTGGATCAAAATGATGCTGTTGATCAGCTACAGAGGCATATCGACTAGCACTATGATCAGTACCGGGATCGCTAAAAGAATGCGAATGTACTAGCTCTCTATTTGGGTCATAAAGAGAATTACTATGACCTGGATCAATTAGATTATGGTGATGAATAAAACCACCATCAGCTAGCATACCCATACCAGCTTCATCTACAGGATGTTTAAGATGTTCAGCCATAGTATGTACTTTCTTATTACTATAAGTAATTTCAGAAAGTCGAACACGGCTTAATTCTGCTACACGGCGTGCTTCAGCTTCAGTCTTCTGGATCTCTTGCCAACGACGTTCAGCAAGTAAATAGCCTTCGAAAGCCCAGATTTTATCAAATGCTTTGCGATATGCCCATTCATTACCAATGATAGGATTAAAGTTTGCTGGATCTACGCAAGCTGAAATACCTTCAAAAGTAAAGCCATTTTCCATTGTGATAATACAAATTGTCATTGTAGTATCAGGTGGATTAAAATAATCGATCTTTTGGATACGATCCTTAATAGAATCTTCTGTTACACGAGGTGCAGGTGATGCATCGGTTAATTCTTGTAGATCATTGTCACTCATTAATTGGGACATCATTTCACCTAAGAAGTTAGTTGTTTGTGTTACTGCTAACTATGGGTTACTTTAGATGTCCCTTTGGCAAATTACAAGTCAGTGATACCTAAAAGAGACTTTAATGTATTCATCTCAACTTGCATATCTTCTCGCAATTCTGAAATGCATTTATTTTCAAAGAAACCTGTGCAAATAGCATCTAGTCTTTTAACTGATTCAATTACCGGACTATTATATCGACCTAGATTTTTAATCTTCTCAAAAGTTTCAGCATTCCATCCATTATCTGGCAATGACGGAGGTTCTTTAGGAAGAGGCTCAATCCTATCATCCTTATTCTTAATTACAATAACATCATTCAGACTAAGGCTTTCTCTAGTAATGATACCAATCTTTTTATTACCGGGTTTTTTACCACCGGGTTTGGGAGATCCTGGACCTCCAAGGCGTTTACCGTAAATACTCATTATATAATCCTTTTTTTTTAAATGATCAAACAAACCGTTTCCAAGGAAGTCCTGATCCGAGGGCATTAGATGTAAATTTTCGAGTATATTCGTAAGTAATTCCGTCGTTCTTAAATTCCAAGCTCATCTTATCAAATTCTTCACAATACTTTTCCCAAATACCACGGCTTTGATGTGGCTTACCCCAATTAGAGTCAGCTACTACACCATGATCTTCTAGGATATTTTGTGCATGAATCTTCCACCTTTCCCATTGCTTCCATTCTTCACCAGTCTGAAAGAACCAGCAAGCAGGATTTTGAGCAGTTTTAATGAAACCTGCAATGAGACTTACTGTTTCCAATAGTTCTCGAATAGTCAATAGATCATCTACTCGATTATCGGTAATATTGATTGAAAGAGTACGAAGTTCACAAGCTACAACAGTACTACCTTCTAATTCTCTAGCAGCTTTAACGAATACTCCACCACGACCTTTCTTACCAAAGCTTCCACTTAGATGTGGATTATTAAGGTTATTGAGGCAAGTGTAAATTCGATTCTTATTACCCCAAAGCATCTCTAGAAGCAATAGCATATAGTAAACATCTTCAGATTCTTGTACATCACCTAAAGTAAGATGTAAACTGTGCTCGCCTTTTGGAAGAAGATCAATATGACGTAAAAGATTAATTTGATCTAAAAGAATATACACATCATTTACTGGAAGAAATGCAAACTCCCAATACCCATCTTGACCTTTAGGAAGACCCATCTTTTGAGTTTTAAGAAGGGTTGGAAGAAGGTATTTATCTTCTTCAATAGCAATTTCTTTGGAAATACGACCTTTAGTATCAAAGTCTCCATTCTTATACTCTCCAGTTGCAATATATTTCTTATAAAATTCTGGAAAGTAACTACTAAAGTTAACTTCAATTTCTGCACCAATACTTGCAACACCACGCCAATTTTTACGTTCAGAAAGACTACCAGCATTCGGAGCCAATTCAAAAAGACGATTCAAGAGATATTTAGCTTTCTTATCAAATTCAGTATAATTATTCATTGTGCTATGCAAAAAGAAATTAGAAGAATTATTTATAGGGAATAGCCTCTTCGACTATTCCCTATATTTTACTTAAGCGGCAATTGCTTGTTCCATATTCATTGCAGCTTTAGCAATTTCAATTACTCGATCAATCATCACTCGCTGGTTGTAATTTACGATTCCAACAACAACTGGTTCTGAAGTCTTACCATGATGAGTTTCTTCTTCAGCTTTATACCAGAAAGTGCCAGTAGGCTGAATATCTTTAAAATAAAATACTTGAATTTCACCTTTGAACCCACGGGTATGACTATCGATACGAATAGCTTCATTATTCTTATTAAAATAAACGCCTTTAAATGCCACAATTGCATCAGATTTCTTAATCATTTTGATACTCTTTCTCGTTTTTAAGAATAGTGTCCCAATCAGGTTCGGTAGTGAACCATTCATACAGCATCCATCCTAATCCAGCTAGAATTAGGATTGCTACAATACTCCAATGATTTATCATTGTTGAATAGGTTGTGTCATGCCAGTTGATGCTTTTGGAATAGGTTGCTGCTTAGGTACAATCATTAAACCACCAGTAGTAGCTCGTACATCTGGCTGATCTAGATTTGTAGGGTTTTTATTATCATTAGGATCACTACCACCACAAGCAGTCAGTACAATACCAAAGACAATTAGAGATAATGCAGTTTTCATTTTTGTGATATTGATAAAATATGGTCAATCTTTCCTTTATCTAGGAAGGATACAGGACCAAATTTAAACATTTTTGTTTCAGAACCATTATAAATCTTTTCCATACCAATATACCAATCGATTGAATCTACTGGCTTATAGTAAAAAGTTACTTCAGTATCTGTACGAAATTTTTCAATCCGAACTACTTCACCTTTATCATTAAAGCGAATTCCTTCGGACATTTGATCACCTTACATGCATGTAAGCTGAACTATTGAGAGCAGCATCGATACGAGGACCATTAGCTGGTACTGTATCATGCATACCTACTTGCATTTCAGGCAAGCTACTAATTGTATCACGGTATGCTACATCAAAAGCTGCTTCATTCTTCACCTTTTGTGCCCAATAGATCTCAGCCATGATATCTTCTGGAACTGCATAATCTTCAGCAGTATCAGTAAGAATCTTTACATGTGCAAGATCTGCTACACATACAGGCTTACGCTTTTCTAAAGGTACTTGTGCGAGTTGAAGAATACTGACTAAGTATTGCTGATAAACAAGATATGGAATCTTACCAGTAATACATAGACGCTTATAATTCAAATATTCTAAATAGATATTTGTAAGCACTGATGAATTACTAAAATCTTTTGGCACATTAATTGTCGCTGAAAGAATTTCTTGACGCAATTGTACAAAGTGAAGGATTTCTTCTGCTTGATTAGGATTATCCATGATATTCTTAAAATGAAATGCCATAACCTTTCTTGATTATGGCATTGATTTATTTAGTTTGAGAGATTATGAAGAAAATTTTTAAATTCACGAAGATTCATTAATACTGGACCTGGCTTACGATATACGCCACCAAGCTTTGATGAATCTAGGCGATATTTTTGTGCAGCTTCATTAGGATCACAAAAGAAACTTTTTGGATCTTCAAATTCTTCATGATCCATTCCACGGTAAATATCTTCTTGAGTGAAAGTTTTACCAGATTGACGAAGTGTTTCAATAGCTTTTAATGCTGATTGAATTCCACCAAGAAGAATATCATCATCCAACTTTTCTACTTTCTTTTTTACAGGAGCTTCAATCATAACATGATACTTTACACCATTTACAAGAAAATGACTAAATCCTGCAGCATCTACTTCATAAATATCAGCATAAATATCATTCCAACGAACTACTGGTACTTTTTGAAAAAGGTCAGCATACTCTGAAATAATTTCAGCGATCTGCTTAAGATTCGCAGCATGTGCTTTTTCAAGAATACTCCGTACAGCTTCTACTGGAGTATTTTTCATCTCCCAATAAATCTGTCCGTTAGTTTCCATTAGTGATTGAAGAATATTAGTCTTTTCTTTTTGTGTGGTTGCACGAACGCTATGATACAATTTAGCAAGAGCCGATGCTTGATAGATGATTGTCTGAAGTTTTACATCAGACGTATGAACTTCATTCAATAAAATATCATCACGATTGATGATACTATTGTAATGGTCTTGCTCATCTTTAAGTTGCTTTGCAATATTTTTAGCAGAAATAGACAAATTATCTTGCTTAGCTTTATCAGCCCAAGTCTGAATAACCTTTAGACTACTAAGTTCCTCAGTAAAGTCAAGAGGCTGAAACTTTACAGTTACATTAACTGGTTTTGCTTCAGGTTCAATCTTTCGACCATTAGGCTCACTGATAGTTGAAGTAGCCTTACAGCAAGAATTATTACGGCGGCAAATATCTTCATGATGGCATGACTTACCATCACCACAGGATACATGCGGCATATCACTCTTACTACCAGTATGATGAATACCGATAGTTTGATAAAGATCAGCTAGAACTGTATTCGGAATCATCATATTGTGGCGCTTGAATACACATTCAATAGCTTCTGCAGTACGAGCCGAAACAGGATGGAGTACAATAGTTTTATTAGTCATGATTTATTTAAGATAATCTCGAAGAAGGTAAGACAGATTGCAGTTGGTATCAACCTTGACTGCATTTTTAGGTTTATGTATATTATGAACTTGATTACTATTCCAAGCTAATCTCATTAATTCAACATGTTCTTCTAATAATTTTTCTGTGCGAAAATTCTCTTCTAGCCACTCATCAAATGTCATTTCTTCTCCACGGGAATATCACCATATTCCTCGTCTTTTTCATGCTTACAATGATTACATTTGACTCGATTAAAGATGACCACAGTTGGATCATCTTCACTTACTTCGATACGAGTCCATTCATGTGTGCAAAAAATAGTTTTTACTAGTCCGAACATGAGTATTTATTTAGTTATAAGTAACTGTCATACCATGAAATGGTTTAAATTCATAGTTCTTTCTACGGTTCTCACCATAATTATCAACGGCTTCATTGATATTACCATCATTGAAACCATCTTGAGTTTCCATGAAAGATGCACCAGTAAAGAAACTACGACGTGCTTCTTCAGCAATAAGATTTTTAAGATCATCAATAGACATAGTTACCATTGTCTTAGAATTTGATGTTCGAAGTCCATTATTATGAGGAATCGTAGAAGAGTCGGCATATTGCTCATTACTATCAAGCTCAAGATCGCCCATACCTTCTAGAGCTTCATCATCATTATTGCTATTATTAACCCATTGCTCATCATCATCTACACCATCAGCAACTGGCTTAATTTTCTCTTGTGAATTCCACCAACCCATATATTGCTTTACTAGATGACTATTAAATTCATCATAGTATTCTTTAACAGCAGCTACAAATTGAACATACTTCATTGGTGTATTAAATTGACCACCATCCCATACTGACAACCATTCCCATGTATGGGCCATAATATCTTCACATTTTTGAGTTACATGTTCTGGTGATTTATAATTATCAAACTCTTTTTGAATCTCATATAGATCATCATAAGTTTCTAGCATGAAAATACATAGTTCACGCCATGAATGTGTTGTAAGAAACTTATTGCCTAGGACACATGCAAGTACATGTCCTAAGCCATGAAAACGTTCATTAAAACGACGACGAAGCGTACTATCAGATACTTCACGATGTGGCTTTTTAGCTTTGTTTTTGTGCTTAGTAATCATTATTCATTTCCTCGTGACTTAGCATACATGAATAGTTATCATTATGCAGGTTATACACCATTCGATTCAGTTCATACTTGATATTATTAGGAATATCATAGATGCCACTATATTTTTCAATAGCTTGAACTGTCGCTTCTTTATTAGCTTGCTTGCCTTGGTTTCGTTTAATCCAATGCCAAACTGATTCTAAATATGATGCAAGGTACAACATCTGTTGAGAAGTACCATTAATGTATTTCTTTGTCTCCACCAAAGCTTCTGGATAATACTCTAAAAGCTTTTGAATCCGTAGGTATTCTTGTATATCATCCATCCACTGATTTTGAGTGGTGAAAAGAGCAAGAAGTCGTACTTCATCATTAGGTAGTGCTGTCTCGACCGATAGATCCATGATATTATTATCTCGAAGTTTAATAAACCCCATTTCCCCTAAATAAGAGGAAATGGGTATTTATTAGTTCGCTTTATTAATGATTCGTATATTACCTTGAAACTTTAAGGTGATTTACGAGTTGATCTAAAATGGACTTCTTTTCTTTGTATTCGTCTGTTTTTTCGTATTCTTTTGCAAGACGAATATCTCGTTCTAGTACTTTACCACCAAAGTACCAAAATACTAGTACGATGATCCCTATCATTCCAATACAAAGAAATTCCATTAAGCTGCTCTCGGTACATGTTCGATACAATACATATTTTCATTACTACCATAATGTGGTCCAAGCTTAGTACCGCAAGTATCACAATGTGGCAATGCATCACAACAAGATTTATTAAAATACTCTGTTACAGGCACAAGGCCCAATCCATGAAACACTTTAGCAAAAGGTTTTTGAATATTAGATGGAAGTTGCATAATAGTCTCTTACTTAATTATTGATAAACTAAGTTCTTATGAGGATACAACACTTTCCTAATGTATATTTCTTGTTGTGGTGCTTTTCAGCTAATTACTAGTTAAACCATTTTACCGTAAATATGATTCAAGTTCATATCAAGCTGTGATAGGTTGTGTTTACCATAACCACCATTCATATCATATGGTGGCATTTTGCCTTGTCGTTTAGCTTCTCTATTAGCTTCATAACGACGTTCAATTTCAAGACTTGCAAAAGTAGCACGATCAAATTGAAGTTTAATTTCTTCAGGAGTCATCTTTGCAATCTGATCAAAAAGCTCTTTCTTAGCTTCTTGACGTTGCTCAATGGTCTTTGTCATAAACTCAGTAAGATTGGTCACAGGAGTGAATCCACGTTGTTTCATTTCTGCAAAGTAATTCATTATATTATTTCAAAAATTATATGATTGACCTTCAATAGCACGGCAAATTGCAATAGGTTTACCAAGATATTCATGAAGATTACTGGACCAAATAGTTCGAACACGTTTCAATGCTTCTTTACGAGTTGCAAAGGTGGTGAGAATTGGTTCAATTTGAGAAGGTACATCACCATCACCCTTCCAATCTGCAATGACAAGCCAAGGTTTTTTGCTGTTAATTTTTTGTAGCTTGCCATTAATACTAATATAAAGCCATTCAAAATACTTCATTTTAAGACTAAATGGATCAATTTCCATTTGAATATTACCAGTTAATTTTCTATCTTTCTCAAGCATCAGACTAAAAACAGATGTATCTTTTGAAGAAGGAGTACTAATGATAATACGTGGTGCAGGAAACTTAATACATTCAGAAATTAAACGAGGTGGTTTATAATTAGGTGTAAGTACAACTGAAGGATATCTTTTTGCAATTGCATTCAGTTCATCAAAGAGTTCTTGATTTAAAGTATCACTTTCAAAATCGCTTCTTTGTTTTTCAGAAATTGCTTTGATCTCTTTATTCATTTTCTTTATATAAGTAAATCCCTATCCCTCATAAGAAGGATAGGGAATTGGTTAAATTGCAATAATATTGGTTGGTGTTTCGTACTTCTTAGATTTTACAATTGTGAATCCAAGACTATCAAGAATAATATTACCACTTGACATAGTTCTATTAATAATGAAGTCTGTATCAATCAATGGAATAAACATGTCAGGAATCTTCTTAACTCCAAATGGAATTGAGATTAGACCAAGACCATGCTTTGATAGATCTTCACCATGTTGCTCAAACAATGCTTCAATTTTCTTACATGCATCTTCTGGTAAATACTCATATAACTCTTCAGAGGATACTTTCTTTAGAGTTAGAATATGCATTGAAGAATTTTCATTGATCTGATTGTCCGGAAATAGCGCATTCCAGACTAAAAGACCACGATATGATTGCATTGAATATAAATTAGCATAGTTGCTAAAGTTTTTAATAACTGCTGGTGTAAGGAATGCAGTATTGCTATTTTCAACGTCTTTACGAATTTGATTCTCGAACTCAATAAATCGACGATATACACCAATACCATTAAGAGTCTTAGCCTTAAGAATATCATCCTCAAGAATATCTGTGAAGAATTTCCGTGCAGGTCTAGGAGTTGTTGTCTTTTTGATCTGAATTCCTTTAATATCAACGTCTGGTTCATCATAGATGTTACCTTCTTTTGATAATACAAGGCCAGCGTATGATTTCTTGTTTCGTGTTAACATCATACGTAAATAGTGAAACTCGGATTTCATATTGATTTTGCTTCGGTCTTCCTCTAAGATATTTAGATTCTTAGTTAACTGCCAGAATACTCGTGCAATAAATTTAGTAATAACGAATGTCATTACTGAAATAATAGATGCTTGCTGTTCTTTTGTAACATCTTCCTTCTCAATTCCACCAATATCGAGTACATACTCAAAATATGGGTTCAAATTAAGAAAGGTTGAGTCAGTATCAGAAATGATAACTGTCTTACGAATTAGCTTTGATACTTTCTCTGATTTATTTGGATATGGATACGGATAGTATACAAAGTATTCAAATAATTCATTGAAATATTCTAGTTCATCCTTGATTTCTTCTGGTGGTGCATTTACATCAGGAAAATCATTACGAATGAAATTATCTTTGACGAATTCTTTAAGTGATGGAAGATTCAATAGTCCAAAGAAATCATTCTTTAGATAGAACTTCTGCATTACTGTAACTGGTAAATCTGTAAAGAATAGTTCAAGTACTTGTAACTGATTTTCAGTTAAATCAAATTGACATTTTTCTTTATACTTCTCAATAAGCATTTCTGAAGTAATCTCAGGTAGCTCATCAAGAATCATTTCCTCATCATATTCTTCTCTACGAATATTTGTAAGGAAATAAAATAGTTCACCAAAGTTTTCAAAGTAATAATTACCACTTAGAAAACCTTCAAATCCAAGAATAGCACTAATAATGATCAGCTGACCAGTATATGTAACTGATGGACCTAGATATGGATTAAAGAAAATAAATGATTTTGTACCGAAAGCACCATAGTATGAGTTAGCTAATACTTTAAGATTCTGTTGCTTTTGATGCAATGAATCATGGATAGCTTGGTCAGCATCATTGATATGCTTGAACATCTCATTCTTAGCTACCTTTCGTTCTTTTAGTAGATAGTCCAAGAATTTACCGGGAACATTCAGTGCTTGATTACTATTCTTGAATAGTGTATTAAAGCCTGATACAATCGGTTTCTGTTTACTACATAGAGTCATCTTTAATAGATCACCCATTGTAGCTGACATCTCAATATTCTTAGCATTATTATTAAGCGTCAAATCCCTATCTTGATATTTGCTAAGGCAATGTGCTCTTAACTTATCAATATTGATGGATGCAATATCTGTGACCATCACTAATCGATCTAGTACTTCTTGAAAGTACTTTTCGAAAAAAGGAGACTTTATTTCTTGCATGGAATAGCTTTCCTAAGTTTATTAGTTGTATCTTTATGTTATTCGCTATAAAAATATGGAAGTTCTTGTCAATATAATAATATATTTTCAATTCAATTTTTAATATTAACATAGTAATAGCATTACCCTCATTTATAAATGACAGTAATTATAGTGCTTTGGGACTCAAATGGCCATTTTGGTCATGAAGCGCTATCCAAAATAATTTTATCTTTAAAGGTATTTGACATGTCAAAATCAACACTAGACTTTCTACTAAATGAAGAAGACGACGCATCAGGCGTAGCTGCTGATGCTGCTGTCAATGGCGATAGCACTGTTACTGATATCGGCGACATCCAAGGTTCCGGTAATGATAACGAAACTCCAGATGCAGACGGCGAACTAACCGAAGCTGGTCTTACAACTGGCGATATCGCTCAACTTCGTCAACTAGCTGAAAGCCAAGAACTTATTAGCGAACAGATCAACATCGTTCGTTTAAATAAGCAAGCTAAGATTGCTAACCTTACAACACGTTCAGCACTTCTTCTAGCTAAGCGTAAGGGTGATCAGCTATACACCAAGTATGCTAAGCTAAATGCAGCACGTCTACAAATTCGTGCAATGATCGTTAAGAAGTATGGTGCAAAAGCAGCTTCCTATGCTCGTAAGCTAGTTGCTCATATGAGTACAGCTGCAGGTGCAGGCGCTCCTAAGAAGTAAGTAATTTAATAAGACCCTATACTCCCAAATTAGAGAGTATAGGGTTTTTATTTACTTAACTAACACCATAATAGTAAAATCCTATTTACAATTTACAAAGGTAAAATCATGGCATTATTTTTAGAATCAGCCCATGCTCCAGTAGCAGATTCTGTTGTTAGTGGTATGTCAATGACTGAAGCCACTCTTGGTCTAATTGAAATGGCTCAAGAATTTGATTCACTAACAGTTCAAACTTTCTCTGAAGACTTCATGCTACATGAAGAAGCTAAAGAAGAAGGTAAAATGGACAAATTCAAGGCTAAGTCCAAAGAATTTGTTTCAAAGACTGCATTTAAGCTTAAGCAGTGGATGCAAAAGATTGGTGATTTCATTATCCATTTCTGGAATGCATTTAAGCGTAAGTGTGCTGGCCTAGCTGTTCGTGTTGCACTATTCCGTAAGAAAATGGCAGTTCCAAAGCGTGCTGAAGCTGGTCTTCATGCAATTATGGAAATTGCTAATGAAGGTATGTCGGCAGTTCGTAGCGTAATGAGCAAAGTTGGTACAGAAGGTTTCAATGATGCGGTTGCTTCAGTTGGTAAGCTCATTGAAAATGCTGGTAAGAAATTTGAATCAGTTGAAAAGGCTGGTGAAGGTACAACTGAAGTACCATTAGGTCCAGTTGCTTCAAAAGCTCTTCAAACAGCTATGAAGGCTTCAGAACTTTGCCAAGATATCGGTAAACAACTAAAGCGTCATGCCGATTCACTAAAAGCTGACAATGAAGCAGAAGTTGCACATGCTCGTAAGGTTGCAGGTGATATGCATCATCTACAAGCTAAGGCTCAAGCTCTTCTAACTCCTTTAGCACCAAAGGTTCTACACTTTATTTCGATGGCTAAAGCTCAAGCTGAAGCTGCCGGTGTAGATACAAGCAAGTTTGATCAAGCTCATGCAGCAGTTAAGGGCATGGCTGGTGATCATGGTGAAGAGTAATCTTCATTAAGTATTAAGCATTAAAACTCCCTATACCTCTTTTTAAGGGGTATAGGGGTTTTATTTACTCGCCAATTTCTACATATTTATGGAAGTTATTGCAATAATATACACCTTCAGATTCTTCTACAACATCGACTTCTTCGCTAGTTACTTCACGAATGACATTGTATTGCTTATCTACGATGTAATATTGTTGATCACCTTCAGCATAAAATAGAATTTCACCATCATCATCAACTTCTGAAGTTTCTAGTTCTTCTTCAATTTTAGGCTCTTCCACTATAGGTTGTGGAGTTTTTCTATGATCCAGAAGAGTATTGTTGACCGGTTCTTTAGTTGCTTCATCTTTCTCAGCAGCTTCTAAACGAGCCAGCATTTTTTCTTCTGATTCTTCTTCAGTTTCACCAGCATCTCTTTGAATATTACCACCGATAGATGGTAAGCGGACATTAGACTGTAAGAGGAATTTAAGGATTTCTGCAGCAGGAATACCGCCAGCACCACTTCCGTTTGCTTTGTCCTTTTGAATTTGATTAACAATCTTAAATGCACGATCAAGACGTGACTCTTTAAGATCCTTACCATGCTTAAGAAGACTTAATTTTAAGTTCTTCATGCTGATAAGGTTTGTAATCTGAGTAGAAATATACATGGGAGAAACCTTTTTAGGTTCTGCAGTTCCCATGCGTCTAGGAGTACTAGGCTCATTACCTTCTTGAGCATCCATCAAAGCCATAGTATGTTTACTAGTTCTTTGATAGAGTTGATCAATTTCGGCAATTTCTTTGTTGAGTTGTGATTCAACTTCAGCAAAGTCATTATTAGAGAGAATTTCTGTTAAATTACTTAAAGCAATACCAGCAAGAGAATCGTCGTTATCTTGTTGCGAGTTTTCTTCTTCTGGCGCATCGTGGTCTGTATGGGCCATTTTTATGTACCTGCAAAATTCTTGAACTATAAGGATGTTCTTTTTGATTCTTATTTTACAAATATATTATTATATTGCCATAGAAATATGGTGCTTTTATTCTTATCATTCAAATAAGAGAAATCATGCAGAACACTATTCAAAAACCAATGGATGCAGAAACTTATATGGCTCGCTGCTTTCTATTTGGAGAGTATAATAAACAGAACTGCGAAAGTAGCTATGAAAAATTAACAGACTTCCAGCTACTTGATATGTTTGATAAAGATCCAGTATTACTATTTATTGAGACTCTTCGTGGTCCACAAATAAAAGAAAATGGTATTCTATCAGAGAAAGATTGTATTCGTCCTGATTTAGAGAATATCTTTATGCATGGTGCCTGTGGTCGCTTTGCAATGACACTGTTGTTACTATTTCCAAAAGGAAAGATTGCAAAGCTAAACGACAGTCATCATATTGTATTCTTACATTGTGATATTGATGGTACACAATGGGTTTATGACATTCGTGGTCGGCACAAAAGAGATGCGCTTGGTTCGTTCACTATTCTGGATTTAACTCATAAGAAACATCTCGATCTTATATCAGAATATACAGATAATTACTCAAGTGAGCTTCACGGACCAATTGTATAAGGAAAGGATCGAATGTCAGAAACAGTAAAACAACTCCTTTTTGCACAAGCAGTAACTAATCACTTCAATGGTAAGACTAAATCTTTCATTGTAGAAAAAGTTAAAAATAAGACTACAGGTAAAGTTAAGAAACGTGTAATCTTTGATGAAAATCCAGACTTTCACTTTTATAAGACTAAGAAAGGTCATGAACTGGATTATGCTGCAAAATGTATTCCAGTCGAGAAAGTTGAACGTATTGACTGTAAGTATAATCAGTTATTTGAACTAATTGCTAAGATTACTCATAAAGAAGAAGAATATGAGCAAATCATTAGTGAGAATAAGCGTTATAAGCTAGCAGGTCTTCATAATGATTATAATATCCATCAGTCAGATGTAGTCTTAGATGACTATCTCATGATGAAATGGGCAAGAGAAAATAAAGATGTAACTGAACCAATTGCACTTCATAAGGCATATTTCGATATTGAGGTGGATATCATCAATTATGATGGTTTTCCACAACCAGAAGAAGCGCCTTGTGAAGTTAACTTTATTTCATATCTAAGTGATAAGAATCTTATTCTAAATTCATATATTCTCTATAATCGTGAGAATACTAGTATGCGTGAATTCCTACGCAAAGCTAAAATGGATAAAGAAACTAATTCACTAGATACTGCTTTAGGTAATGAATGGGCATTAAAGGTACTGGAAGAGCATTTCACAGAACCAAATCCTAAGTCAAAATCATCAAAGCCACTAAAGGGTCTATGTGTACGAGTCTTTACAAGTGAGCAGGAATTAATCAAAGCTTTCTTTGATGATGTTCATGAAGACAAACCTGATTTCTTAGGCGGATGGAATAGTCACTTCGATATTCAGACTATTAAATCTAGGCTTGAAAATCATTTAGATGAAAAAGCAGTCAATTTCTTTTGCCCTTCAGACTTTCCATTTAAGAAAGTGGATATTCGAAAAGATGAGCATGCTATTGACGTGTCAGATAGAGCGCATGAATTCTCTATCTCAGGCTACACTATCTTCTGTGACTTATTGTATTACTATGCTTCAATTCGAAAGACTAGTAAGGGTAAGAAAGAATCATGGAAGTTAGGTGATATTCTTCTTGAAGAACTAGGTGAATCTAAGTTCGAATATGAAGGTTCGATTAAAGATGCAGCATACATGAATTATGAGGCATTCTTAATCTACTCACAGATTGACTCATATCGTCTATATCAGCTTGAAGAAAAGAATGGCGACGTTGACCTTCTATATGGTATGTCATTGCTTACACATACCCGAATTGAAAAGGTTATGCGTAAGACGATTTCACTGAAGAACCTAGCAACAACAATGCTATTTGATAATGGTTATGCACTATGTAATAACCATAATAAGTTTATCAAGACCGGAGAGAAGAAGAAATTCCGGGGAGCATTAACCATAAGTGCTCTTTAAATATACTTAATTGCTGGAAAACCCTCTGCTAAAGGGCAACTAGCAGCTATTTGATCTGCCAAGGTCACACAGAAAAGGTACTACATGAAAGAGATCATTTTTAATGATTGGTTGAAATCATTTCTTGATTATGAAATTGATTTCAATGCAGTTAAACCAACACTCATCCGTTTATATGAGGGTGATAAATCCTTTGAAGATTTTACAATCTCATATAGTATGAAAAAGGGAGTAATTCCTAATTTCACTATTCGAGAGGATGAATTAAATGGTGTAAAGGGTATTGTTTTACAAAAAGCAAATCGCCGATCTACTCGACATGTATTTTTACAAGATTTACCGTATAAAGTACGTGCTGTGGAATATAATAAGAAAAGTATGCTATGGCGTCTTGATCTTTATTATAAAAAAGAATTGTATTACTATCCTAGTGGTGAACGTCGTTATGATCATCGACTTCATTTAGATGGTATCAATGATAATGATGAATATTGCTTTTCATATATTCCAAAGCAGTATGAAGCATTTAGTATTATGAAAGGATTTATCGATCCATTGATTATTGATAAACCTAGAGAGAAAGGTCCAGCTCAAATCAAAAAGAAAGCAGATCAAAAATTCACGAAACGACCCTTGGCGATTAAGTAGTTCAACGACTATTATGTACATCTCAAGTGAGATGGAAACAGTATACTCTGATGATATAGTCTGATCTTATGTGAAAGCATAAGTAGGTAGATTAACGACCTACCGACAACACGATGTTGTGGCAAACCCTAACCTGATTGCAAAGGTTGGAATTGAGGTTAATGGTTCTAAAACTCATAATATTTTTGAAAATGTAATTGACGAAGACTTGGCTTCACTATATCCGTCTATTATTCTTTCATCTAATATTGACTCTGAAACTATGATCGGCAAGATCTTAGCTGAAGATGATGATGAGTATTTAGGGCTCTTCGGTGAAATGATTGCTGAAGCTGATTTAGTATCTATTGGTAATCATTTTCTAAATCTACCATCTTTTGAAGATGTTGTAGAAAATATTGGCGATTTCCTTCTGGAAGAAGCATAATGTATAATAGTAAAGGTAAAGTAGAGATTTCTCAGAATAATAGAGTTATTGTAGAATCTGATGGTAAGACAGTAACTGTAGTAGAACCATTTAAATTCCCTGATCTCTCAAAACCTCTCGAAAAACCAAGAGATAGAAAAAGCAATTATACTAATCGTGTAGTAACTATGCGACCAGTAACTCCAGTAGATGCTAGACATGGCACTGATGCAGAAATCCAGATTGGTACTCTTCGAGTAGGTCTGTCTGGAAAGGAGTTTATGGACGTATTAACTACTATGCAGAGACATCTTGCAGATAATCCAGAATTACTAATTCTAGCAAAGAAATAACGATTAAATAGGTGATACAAGAATAAATCTTGTATCACCTTCTATTTTTCTTATCGAGTGAAAAAATGGATCTGATTAAACGGAATTTTATTGATCTGCCGCCTTGCAAGAATACAATGGTTGAATTACCAGATAATCATCCACTTCGTCTAGCTGTAAAGAAGCTTGCTCTTAATGGTAAGACGATGACCTTTTATCCTGAACTACCAGAAGTTGAGAAAATTGTATTTGCTATCTTTTGGGATGGCTCTTGTGGTATTGTAAAGTATACAGGTGCTTGGACATATAAATTAGTATCTGGTGGCTATATCAATAAAATGCCTATTGCTTGGTGCAAAGCCACAGAGACCAGTAAGTTCACCGAGAAGCAGCTTGAGTTCGTTTATCAATTGAAGAACTTATATCAAGACAGATAGGCTTAATTTTAAATGGAATTTGAAACATGTCAACACAAGTTAATGCTGAAGAAAACGGTCTAAACGAAACTGAATTAGACGCACTCTTTGATCAATTTTGGGCTGTAGAAGGTCCAAAGGTATCAGATGCTTTAGATAAGTTCTTTGCAGAAACTCGTAAAGAGGTTCAATAATGGCTTGTGGACTTTGTGGTTGTGAAGGCATTCATGCTTGTATCGGTCATAAACCTGCTCCAATGACAGAAGAACAAAAAACTGCTTTAGATAGATTATTTAGAAATTTTGATCAAGATCAGCAGATGATTGAAGAATTAACTGTTGAACAACTTACAGCTATTAAAAAGGCATCGGGCATAGATCAAAGTAATGTAAATAATATTGATCCTTTTTGAAATAAATATTACAAATATATTATTAACTTGATACACTTGTATCTTAACTTCTAATAGATGTGGGAGCTTCATGGCCACAAGAAAAGAAAAAACAGATGATGAATTGCGTCATTCACTTTTGAATGATATCAATCAGATTCTCAAAAACTATGAAGTATATTCTTATAACCTTGCTAACGATGTATTTTATGGCAAGTTTGCTGGTTTCAATTTTAAGTATCGTGACTTTGGAACTGAAGGTTTTCTCTCAAGTGTTAATTTCAGTATCACCGATGGAAAATCACTCTTCAGTGCACTAAAGACAGTTGATAAAGTACGTATGATTCGTAATGAGAACGATAAGACTGCTGAACCGCAGAATTCCGTTCTTTCAATTATTGATGATCATTCGAATCCTATTCCGTATCGTGAATCGGATTTCAAGATTAAAGGTGCAGTAGGTTTGTCTCTTAACCTACAAGATGCAACATTAAGATATAATGATGAAGTAGTAAAAACTGGACAATTGTTTCCAGAAGATATTACTGGAGCCGTGCGAGGTTCAGATAATGATCATTCATTGATCTTTCTGAATTTCACAACTGACTCTATCATTATTCGGTCAAGCAAGACGGATCTTGATACCAAACAACCGTTCTTGATTACCGATAAAAAGACCTTCTTGAAGATTAAGCATGGCAAGAAGGAGGATTACTATTTCGATATTAAATTCCTAGATAATTATACTAAGATTTATATCCGATATGGTACTGATGCACGTATGCTAACATTGTTTGCAAACGGAATCTTTAAGTTCTAAAAGAACTATCAGCCTTAAATTCACATCTCTTATCCTAACTAAATAAAGGAAGCCTATCATGGCATTTACAAAAAAAGGTAGCGGCAACGCCGAAGGTCGTCAATCCCGTCCACAAGCAACATACACAAATGCAGATTTTTCATCATATGATGGTCTGTTTAGTGCATTGAGCTTTATGCTCATCAATCAAAGCACCACACTTCAACTAGCCCCTATTGATCCAGCAATGATCGGTAAGCAGCCTAAGAAGGGTGAACGTGTCTATGATTATGACAATAAGCTTACTGTAATGCTTAATGCTCCATTTGCAATGCAATTGCAAAAGGCATTCGAGTATATTACTGATCCAGAATTGGATGCAGAAGTTACTCAAATTACAGTTAGTACTGGCGTCGAAGGTAATTCTCGTGCTGTCACAATCTTCCGTCCGGGTGCAGTAAAGCTAAAGGTTGCTGGTAAGTCAACACAGTTTGATGAAAACTATCTCATGAAAATTGAGATCACCAAAGATGGCGATACCACTCGTGCATATCATGTAATGCAGAATTCTGTTATTACATTCGGTATGAAGAATGCTGAAGGCGTTAAAAGTGAAGATGAAGTAACAATCGAACACGACATCGAGATTATTAAGCAAGTATGTCAGCGTGTTATTGACACTGCTCTTGGTCTTTCACGTCATGGCGCTACTCAAGCTGTTCGTATGAATGGTGGTGGTAGCAGCCCAGCCCGTAAGAAGAATGCCTTCCAAGGCGTTGAAGAGGGCGAAGATGATGGTGGTAGTGATGGTGGAGACAGCGAAGAAGAAGATGGTAATACTTCTAAGAATGGTAAGAAGCAAGCTGTAAAATCTACTCTTGCTGCTGAATTCGGTGAAGGTGAAGACGACGATATTCCCTATTAATATTAAATAAAGGGAAGTAGTAAATAACATACCCCATAAGGTCTTAATGATCTTATGGGGTTTTTGTTTTACCTTATAATTTTTAAATAAAGGATTGGTTGTGCTTAAGCAAACTGACGATAATACGTTTGTCATCAATAATGGTGGTTCAGTACGTAGTAACAATCTGAGTTTAGCAGGTGCATCATCTAAGAAGACTAAGTTTGTATTGGCAGTAGACTATGATGAAGTCATTGTTAATATCAATCATAAATGGATGCAGAAGCTGTTGAAAGATGAAGTGATTAGTAATTACTTCTCGCCAGAGCATCGAATTGTAGCTAATCTAGAAGCAAATCTTCGTACAGACTACGATGTATTTAACTGGCTTGGTATCAAGCATGGCGCTCCAGAATTTGAACGTGGAATGAGTTTGTATTTTAATGATCCTAAGTTCTATAGTAAGCTAAAGCCAACTAAGTACTTTGAATCGATTTATCAAGCTCGTCACTTCTTTAGTGAAATTCATATCATTACTAAATGTGGTGAAGATCTTGATGCACCATGTAATATTGATAAGAAGCGCCAGATGGCTTTCCTATTCCGTAATTTTGACGGAATTAAGCTAGGTTTTCACTTCATCAAGAGTTCAGAATCTAAAGCACAATATTTCAAGCAAAAAGGTATTAAGTTTGATTCCTTTGTGGATGATGCACAATCCAATATGCTTGACATGATCAATGTATTCAAAGATGAATTTAATTTTGAAGCATTGATGCCATTGTATTGCTATAACTTCCTGACTCCTCAGAAGATTGATCCTGCATGGATTCATGATGGTCGAAACCAATTCCGGTTCTTCCATAATCTTGAGAGTTTGAATACTCAGCAAATGGGTCAAATTGTTAAAGAACTAGAAGCAAAACAGGCTGAACAGATGCTTGTAGCGGCATAAAAATTGTCATGGGCTAATGGGAGAAATTCCATTAGCCCAACAATCTTTTAGACAGTCTTTTTTTTTTGCTTCGTTAAAGGAACACATGAAATGAATTTAGATGTGTTAAATATTGACGACTTTATTAAGGTTAATGGGATTAAGCAAGTATCTTCACCATTTATCTTTGCTGCAGATAAAACACCTGATCCAGAAGGTATCTTCTCATATGATATTTTTGGTCGAGTTGGTTCTGTAGCTCGTAAAGTCAATTATGGTTATGTGGATCTTAAACGAGAGTTTATTCATCCATTCGTATACAATATCTTGCAATCAGTTTATCGTAATCTTCCTCTGATTATTTCAGGTGATAAATACGTTAAACTTGGTCCAGATGGTACCATTCTCAATGCTAAGGACGATGATCCTGAAGGTCAGACAGGTATTGACTTTATTATTGATAATTGGGAAAAGATTTCTTGGGAATCAAAATCTTCTACAGCTAGTCGTGAAAAGAAGTTAGCTATTCTTAGTGATTTTTCACGCAGTGAAATCTTCGTTACTAAGTGGCTAATTATTCCTGCAATGTATCGTGATATTAATTTACATTCACAAGATACAGGCAAGATTAGTATGGATGAAGTTAATTCATTTTATAATAAGTTAATTAATCTTACAAATTCTGAATCAATTACTTTTGCTTCAAGTACTAATACTCAGTCTGCAGTGCAGATGAATCTAGTAGATATTCATAACTATTTAACAAAGAAACTTTCAGGTAAGCGTGGTGTTATTCGTCAAGCTGTTATGGGTAAGACTATTGACCATGCAGCAACAAACGTTATTTCTGCACCAAGGTTCAATGATGAACACTATAAGAATCAGCTAGTACCTTATAACTATATTGGAATTCCATTGTATGTTATTTGTGCTACATTCTATCCATATTTCTTAAAATGGATGGAAGATTATTTTTATGGTATTGAACAAAATGCTGAATTCGTATTCGGTGGTCAAGTATATGACTCCAGTATGGCCGCTAATGTAGTCAATTCAGAATCTATCCGTAAATTGATTACTGCTTACGTTAAAGATAAGACAAAACGTATTCGTACTGCACCATTTTCACTTAATAAGACAAATAGAAAGCTACAGTTCCGTGATGCTATTATTAATTTCCGTGACTATACTCTAACTGATCTTTTATTTGAAGCTGCAGAGCAAATTGTTAGTAATAAGTTAGTCCTTAGTACTCGTTATCCTGTTACTGGTTCAGAATCTATTATTATGAACAAAGTACGGATTTTAACTACAGAAGAAACTATTGATATGACACCAAGGCTTCGTACCCTTAGTGAATCAGCTAAGTTTCAATATAGTAAGTATCCAAGCTTCCCATATGATAGTACTGGCGCGGTTATTGCAGATCATGTACGTTGGATTGATTCCCTAGTACCAAATAACTCCTTCCTAGCTGGTATGGGTGGTGACTATGACGGTAGTTTTGCAATAAATTTATAGATTGTGCTAAAATGGGTGGTGATTAAACAAAATCATAATTTGTATATAGGATTATGATTATGGCAAAAGCACTAACTCTAGCTGAATTTCAAGAAAGGATTTCAGCAAAATATGACAATGAGTATTCATTAATTTTCTTCAAAGCACTAGCAGTTAGAGCTCCTATCATTCTTAGACATAGTTGTGGACATGAATTTGAATCTACTTTTCAATCATTTGTAAATGATTCTAAAGGTAAATGCAAAGTATGCTATTTACAAACTAGTAAAGGAAGACAAAAAGCTCTTACTGAAGATGAGTTAATAAAAAGGCTTATTAATACTGAATATAACTATATATCAGGATTTATTAATACTAAGAAGAAAGCTTTATTTAGACATAGCTGCGGACATGAATTTGAATCTCTACCAAGAGATATTTATAGTAATAAGTCAGGCTGTCCAAAATGTGCTAATAAAAATAGAGGTAAATATCAAGTTAATAAAAATTATTTAGAATTACTACTATCTGTTGAAGATGGTAATGAATATAAATGGTTAGATAAGTTTAGGGATAATAAAACACTTACGCTTATTAAACACTTAACTTGCAATAATGAATATAAAGTTCGTCCAAATGATTTTCAACAAGGTTATCGTTGTCCATTTTGTTCTGAAAAATTTCCTACAGAATCAAAAAGTGTTAAGCACATAATAAAACGTCTTACCGAATTAAATATTTCTTTCGCTAGAGAATTTACTGATTCTAGATGTCGTTTTAAAAATGTGCTTAGATTTGATTTTGCTATTGATTTACCAGATAGCAGGAAACTTTTAATAGAATTTGATGGTAAATAACATTTTCATCCCTTAATTAATGAAGATGTATTTGAACTTCAAATTGAAAGAGATTTAGTTAAGAATCAGTTTTGTAAAATATACTCTAAGGAGTATGTATTAGAAAGAATTTCTTATAAAGAAAATGTAGAAGATAAATTAGTTGAAATATTATTAAAACACAATCTTGTAGAGTATTGCCGTCATTAAACTCTCTTAATTGCTGGAAACCCTTAAATGGCAATCAGCAGCGAATCTTTTTATGAAGAACGTTCAACGACTATTATGTACTTATCAAATGATAAGGAAACAGAGAGCATCGAAAGATGAAGATATAGTCTGGTCTTATATGAAAATATAAGTATGATAGTGTAATAAACTATCGCAACACTAAGGATACATTCCGTATTATTGGCCTATTCACTCAAGAAGCTAATGATGAAGCTAAAGGTATTATGGAATCACCATTAAATTTCATTGACCCATCAGGCAGTTTAATGCGTGGTGTAGGTCGTGAAGCAGGTCTAGCTTTATATATGCTTACAAAGAAATAAAGATTTCCCTAACCTTCTGAAAAGAGGGTTAGGGAGTATCTATAGCCTTCATGCAAATATATTATATTAGTGTAGGATTGTATAACACAAATTGATTATAATAGGATTAGATTATGCCTAAGAAGACAAAGGCATCTGCTCCGTTAGTTATGGGCAATCCCCTTAAATTCTATAGCGACGATATCTATCTTGAAAAATATGAGCAAACTTTACTTCCAAGATTAATTCAAGGTTTCAATAATTATGGTGAAGCATTAAAAGCGCATTCTGAAATTTCAGGAGCTATGATTGTAGCAATTTTTGATAATAATGGTAAAGTATCAGCAAAACCGGTAGCTGGTCATTGTCATAAATTTCCTTATTTCAGAGAGTATGCTTTGCTTATGTTGGAACCAAGCCAGTCATTGTAGTAAATTAGGCTAAAAAATATAAATATTCAGTGAATAGGCATTTGGGGGCTTCTTCATGTCTAGCACTAACCATTTTTGTATCTTGGGGTAAGCCAAATGGTGAGACCTATTTCATCTCTTTCATGGAAGGCGAAACTTGAACTGTTAAAGTCTAGACTCCATGTAACAAACAGGCAGTTGTCGAAGATTCTTGACGTTCAGTCCAATCTGCTGGAGAAGTATTATATGAGTATTACTCCAACGGAAGAGGTAGGTCTTAAGATTGATGAAGCGCTAAAAACCTTTCACAAGGACTATCGCAAGGTCAATCTGATTGTAATACATGAATCTTATATGGCACGTGAAGATCTTGACGATCTAATGCGCCAAGTTCACAGAGAAGGATTGCTCAATGAATATCATATAATTTCTTCCTCCAAAGAAGAAATGAAAGATGAAGCAATTGTGAACAACACAGGTGACATTCGTATTCGAATTCATCGTGATCCAGATCTGAACCAACGTCAAGTTGATCAGTATTTTGCGATTATTGTGATGAATATGATATGCCGCATTCAACCTCAGAATGTGGGATCTGTGTCCATCCTTGCCGATGCCAAGCAATTTCGTCCTTTGTGTGAATTTATATCAAAGGACTATGGTATCACCTGCTCGTTCGTTTAATGGATAACTATGTCTCAAACCAGTAATGGTAAGGGGCATAGTTATTCAATTTCTTTTTTGTGAATATATTATCTTTGTGAAAGAAAATCTTAATATAAATAAAGAACTTCTAGGAAAATAATTTTTTCACCTATAGTTTCTAATCCATGTTATAATAACGGTTCTGAGTGTTATTTTTAACATAAACTTAGACCTAATCAATAAGGAACGGACATTAATATGCCAATTGGATCGATTCAAAGTGCATTGGTTTCAGCATTCCAAGACGAAAATCCTGAAACTTTTAATGAAGACCTCATCTATATGCGCCATAAAGAACGCGCATCATTGCATGACTACTTCAAAGATGTATTTGCATCACTGAAGCTTCAAGGTATTACATATCTTGAAAGTCGCACTATTACTGATGAATCTGAATTCGAGAAGTATGTACCAAAGCGTACAAAGGCAATTGAAGAAAATCGGATGGACTTGATTGAAGCTAAGTTCCTCCTTGAATTTGAAGGTGAAAAGAAGGAAACATCAATCCATCTTTTCTTCCCTAAGCTAGTAGATGATTTCTTCTTTTATATCAATGGTAATCGCTACTTTGCTATTTATCAGATTTCAGATCGTAACTTTTATTCAACTCGTACAGGTCTCTTCCTTAAGACTCTATTGATGCCTTTGGGTCTTCAGTTTAGGAAGTCTGAATTTGAGACTCTTGAAGGTACTCATTATGAAGGTAAAGAATATGTGCTAGACTTCTTCAAGACAAAGTTCCAAAACTTTGATGCATTGAAGAATATGTTCTATTACTTCTTCATTAAGTTTGGAGTAACAGAAGCAATTGATATGATCTTTGAAAATACTGAAGATTTTACCAAGGTAGCATTGGTAGATGATGCAGATGAAATTGAAGGTTATGAAACAATTGAACTCCGTAAAGATCTATTCATCAAGTTCTATAGCAATCCAGGACAGAATGAGCAGAACTATATTAATCTGGTTGCAACACTAGTAGCTGCTCTTAAAGGTATTCGTAAGACATCTATTACAGATAATGAAGACTATTGGAAGCGTAAGATCCTTAATAGCCCTACAGCAAAGCTTACTAAAGCTGACAAAGCACTTATTAGTCTTGAACGTGTTCTTGATGAACGCACTAAGCGGAATCTTAAGGAAGTTACTGATCCAGCATACAAGCAAGATGTATATGGCTTGATTCGTTGGATGACTTATAACTTTGAGAATCTTTATAATATTGATACAGTCGATATCTACAATCGTCGTCTGCGTCTATATGAATACATGCTGTATCCTCTGCTAATTAAGTTTTCAGATGCATCATATCGTATTCTTAATAGTCGTAACCTTGATTTGAAACGTTTAGAAACGGTATTTTCTAATATCGGCCCTATGTTCATCATTAAACGTTTGATTACTAACGAACTTTTCCGTTATAATAATGCTACGTCAAGTCTTGAACTATTCAGTGCGGCACTTCGTTGGAGTTCAAGAGGTTCTCAGTCTCTTGGTTCGTCTGGTGGTAGTATTACCATCAAGTATCGTGCTGTCCATCCTTCTTACCTTGGTGTCGTTAGCCTTAATGCAGCAAGTGCATCAGATCCTGGGATGACAGGTACTTTGGTACCAATGTCAAAGAATGTTGATACCATGTTCTTTGAACCAGATGCTCCTCAAGATATTTATAGCCATTCAGTAGATGCGATGTTGGGAGTTGAGTAACATTTAGATAGTTGTGCTTTCCGTCTGATGCTAATTCAAAGTAATTTAGCTAAGAATGTGGCGGCGCACTCTATCCTCCTAAGTATTTCTCAAAATCCCTTAACCCTAAAAGGTTAAGGGATTTTTGTTTACATCTATTTTTTATAGGATTTTAAGATGAATGACGATGTATTAGCTATCTCTAATGGTCTAAAAATTAAATACCTTGAGATGAATAAGCTAATGGAGGATTGTACATTTTCAGAAGGAATTGAAACCATCGATATCTATATCGACTCTAATCAATTCTTTGCATTCATGCGTCAAGAGCATACTAAGGCTGTTGCAGATAAACTGATTAAAAGTAAAGACTCAGTATCTCCAGCTATTGCTTTCTTTAATCTCTGTGGACATTATCGAAACTACTTTAAGACTGTTGGAGTAAGTACTCGATTCTTTCTTATTCATTCTGTTGGTGATACTATCAAATCAGGTATCTATTCAGATTGGAATAAGGAAATCACTGAAGGTTATACTGATCTAAAAGGTAAGAATTACGTTGATTTTGTAGTACTAAAACGTATTCGTCCAATGGCTGAATTTCTTAATGATGTATATGTCATTAATTCAGTTGATGTATGTCATACTACATTTCCTTTCATTCTAAATGAAAAGAAAGAAAATAGAGCCACATTTATTTTATCTAATGATAAACGTTTTCTTCAATATACTTATCTATTAGATAAATGTGCTGTTATGCGTCCTTCAGCAAAGAACTATCGACTAGTAGAAGCAAGTGATATATTCAACTATATTCAAGATAAATTGAAGAATCAAGTTGAACTTACTTGTCATTATCTAATTCCATATCTAATGCTTGTAGGAAATAAGAGTATTGATCCAATGGATGATAGTGTAAAGACTGCTAGTAAAGCTGTAAAGTATCTTGCTAATGGCCCTAAGATCGAATGGGATACTTATGATAATCCGGAACTTCTCCGAGAAATCATGGGTAGCTTTGTAGATGAAGAAGATGATATCCCAAATACTTTAACTTTATTTGATGTACCTACTTTGGTGCAGAAAGTTGAGTTTTTAGATGCTTGGAAGACTCATATTCGGAATCAAGTTCAATCTACTCCATCAAAGAAATCAGCATTCGAGCTAAATGCCGAATTCTTTGAAGATGAAATCAACTTGTCCATGCTCTATTGATATAGAACAATGGGTTAGTTAAAAATTCAAATGTCCTAAAGATCCTTATTGGGTCTTTAGGACTACTCTTTACTCTTCTTTTTTTTTGATTATGGATAATATTGCAGCCGATTTAAGCCTTAATAGTTATCCGGGTGCCGATTATACTATTCCTCCTACATCAGGTAAGCAGGATCGTAAATCAGCAAATCTTAGTGCAGCTGATCAAGATAAGCTAAAGTCATTATTAGATCAAACTAATAAGGCATATGCTACTTGGCAGTCATGGATTCCTACATATCAGTTTAGTATTAAAGAAACCACTCGCTTAATGAGTGGTAATACTACTTTACAGAATGCACAAGCTCAAGCAGAAAACGATATTCAAGTAGCTAAACTTGATAAAGCTATTACAGTTGCTACGCGTCTTAATAGTGAGATGCAAAAAATATGTGATCCGAATGATTTGTACTCGGTTAATGTAGAATTTGGTGACTATTCAGATATCTATCCTTATAATAGTCATTTTAAAGAATATTTAGAAACTATTAAAGCTATTCAGCCACAAGTAGCAAATATTAAGAATAGCGCTCAACCAGTAGCTAAAGAAACTACTATTGCTGCAGCTACTGATAATGGTAATCCAAACGCTCCAGATATCACTGTGGCTACTGTAAAATCTGTAACTATTCCGATTCATCCATTTGAAAAGATCATGTATCAGATTTCAATGAATATGATCATGCCCGGAGCTACAGATATTCAGATTGATCAGTATATTCAGGATATGCTTTATTCTATTGATTTTGATAAGCATGCAATGCCTATTTTATCAGTAGGTATGAGAGTACCATACGCAGTTATTGCTTCAATTAAAGATCACTTTGAGAATATTACTTGGAGGTGGTCTGTTAGTAAGATTGCTAAAATATCAGATAAGAAAGAAGTCCAAGATTTTGCAATTCCCGAAGTTATCTTTGATAATGTGGAACTAACAGCAATCGATCCTGATTTCAATGCAGTTAATCTTAATAAAGATACGGCAAGTAGACCAGAAGGTGCAATACCTACATATCCATTAAAGATTGACTTCATTATGAAGAAAGACAATCTTGCTAGTTCACATCAAATGGCAAGAATCTTTAATAATGTACGTATGATGGATATTCTTACTTTCTTATGTAATGCACTTAAGAAAGATAATCCTGATCTAAGTTTCACTATTACTCCACCTGATAATCAAAAGGTATATGAGCAAGTAATAATGGAACCATCTACATTTACACAAGCTATTAATAACTTACAAGATCGATATGGGTTATATCGTTCTGGAGTTAGAGTATCACTTAGTTCAAATACTCAAGTAAGTGCAAATCCAGATACACAAGTAGCTAACTCTACTAGTGATGTACCAGAAAAGAAAGTAACGAAAAGTTACGTTACTATTACTGATAAAACTGGTACTGCACCAGCTACAGGTGCATTTTCTAATGTACTTATTGAGATAGTAGATACTCGTAATACTGATAATCTTGGATATGAAAGTGGTTCATGGCTTGATAAAGATTCAAAGACATTAGTAGTTAGATCCAGTAAGCCATATTCTATCAATAAGAATAATTCAGAACGTTTGAGTAATGGTGAGAATATGCGTGTTCTCCATAATAGCTCAAATTTTCATGCTCGTTCTGTTTGTGATGCAGTAACTAATGTAGTTGGTTCACAACGTCTGTATAAGCATCCATATGATAATGAGTATGCTTTATCACAAGTACAAACAGCAGTACACGAAAAGACTCTACAAGTAGGTATTGAAGTAGCTGATATTGATATCTTTACATTTTCAGATAATCTTAATTATTATCTAAAATTCTATTCAGCAGATGATACTACTGCATCAGGTACTTATCGTATTACTAATGCTCAATTTTTACTTCGTGATGGTAATTCTGGACCTAAGAATGCTATAGAGACTTCAGGTAAGTTTATCTTTACAGATATTCCACCTCTTAAGCAAGATGGTAAAGTAATTGAACGTCCTACTTATGAAGCACGAGTAAATACAGCTATTAAAGAAACTACTACAAATGCTAACTCTACTGGTACAGTACCTATGCCAACTACAGCAGTTGGTCTATTTGGTATTCCAGTGGCTCCTGCAGGTAATTCAGTTAGCAAAGCAATTGATTCAGCTAAATCTGGTATAAGTGGGGCATTAGCTACGGCTAAGGCTGCTACTACTGCAGTTAATAACACTATTACATCCGCTGTTAAGAATGTAGAAAATGCAGTATCTGACACAGTTAATTCTGGTTTGGATCAAGTAAATAGTGGAGTTAACACTGTTAAAGCTTCTGTTGGTAGTACTTATGATAGTGCTTTAAGTAATATTAAAACTTCCGTTTCTCCTATTACTGAATCAGCATCAAAGGCTTTAGGTGATGGTAAAGATGTGATTGTTAAAGGTATGGGTGAGGCAGGTTTTAATGTTCCATCTACTGTACCTACATCAAACTTTCCAGTTCCAGCTGTACTAGGTGGAGTTGCTGCGGCAGCAGGAGTTACAACTATGATGAAGCTACGAGCATTAGTTCAGCCCAATAAAGTAGCAGCTACTTCAACAATTGCAGCAAGTACTAAGGTATACCAATTTAGACCTACATTTACTAATCGTAAAGATTATAATAATAATGTAGTACCTGATACTATTGCTGATAACTATAATATGTCAGTACATATTCAATTTAAAGATGTATATGATTGTGTAACTGGTACTGATATTAATGCAGCAAATGCAATGATGCAGAATTTTCCATCATTCATCTATGCTCAAAAGTTTTCAAATGAAATTCTTGATCCAATTATAGAGAAGTTTGGTAAATTCAACTATAGTAATGGTAAATTGCTTAGATTTTATAAGTATTCAGTTCCTGCACTAGATGGATTGGCCAGTCAATCATTAGTAGCTCTTTCAGCAGATTTTGTGCCTACTAGTGATATCGGTGATTCATTGTGTTCAGCATTACTCTGGATTGCTATTAATAGTGGATTAGACTTCGACCAATTGATTCTAGAAGGTGATGGAAATCAATGGAAGTTTATTCACATTGGTAGACAGCTTAATGGAACTAATCGAAAGCAAGTTCTATTAATGCCTAATACTAGTGCAAATACTAACTTTTATCAGATTGATCCTACAGTAATTGGTCATGAATCTCAGATCTATTACAAGAACTATAAATCTTTAATTAACTAATAATCCCCCTAACCCTCGAAAGAAGGTTAGGGGATTTTATTAGGCCTTACGAATTTTAAGACCATTCATAAAGTCTTGGATTGCTCTTAATTCTAAATGAACAATCTTGACCATGAGACTATTGATATAAGCAATATGATTAAGCTTGTCATGGATTGCGGCAATATCATGATGTGCTGTCGGATCATCTGCTTTAACCTTATCTACTTCAGCTTCAGTAGCTCCTACTCGATGAACTAATGAGCCAAGCATTTGCTTATATTTGTCTTGATCACTCTTTAGATCACCAATGATACGTGCAAATAATTGCAGTGAAAATTTAACGGTACCATCAATTTCTTTGGTCTCATCATAATCTGCAATAAGATGAGCATATTTCTTGCCCATATCATCAACTGTATCTTCTACAGACTTTTTCTTTTCAGCATAAGAAGTTACTGGTACTTCATCTAATGCTGTAATTAGATCATTTAATTTAGGTACATTGTCTCTTGAGAATGGACGAATCTTCTCATAATTTTTGACAATACCTTTTTTACATTCTGCTTCAAGCAGTTCTTTTTCTAGCAATACTGATTCTTCTAAACTACCACCTGATTTCCAACGCTTTTCAACAATAAGCAGGTGAGCTAGAATTCTAATCATTGTTACAATGATTGCATTCCATACACGCTTGAGAGTTTCGAGGAACTTTCGAATGAGACTCTTTACACTCTCAATAAATTTGGAAATTAGGCTGACTTTGGCTTCTTTCTGCTCATTCTCAGAAAGAATATTTGCTGATACGTGTAATTGGTAATCTTCATGTAGAACTGAAATCATACAGTCCGACATACTCTGGGTGAATTCGCATAAACTTACTAATGCTTCTTCAAGAGTGACTACTTCTACTTGCATTTGTTGTTGATTTTCTAAAAATAGCGCCATATCTAACCCTTGAAAATAAAAACCCCTAACCCTCGGTAGAAGGTTAGGGAGTTCATCAAGCAATTAAGTAATTATTAATTACTTATTCCTTCTTTTCTTCTGGTGTATTTGCTGCACCAGCTTGAACAGCTTGTGAAGCAAGACCAAATAGACGAGTAGCTGCTTGAGCTAGTGTTGAAACACCAGTCTTTTGTGCAACTAGCTTGCCATGTTCTTCACCAGCTGACTTCTTGTCGTCTGCTGAAGACTTTTCATCGCTTTGAACCTTCTCAGCTTGAGCAATCATTGCATTGATTTGGGCTTCTGCATTCTTTTGCTTAGCGATGACGATTGTCATTGCCTTTTGAATTGCGCCGAGTTCTGAAGCCTTAACTGCAACTGCTTCGCCACCTTGTGCGTCTGCTGCGGCTTCCTTATCGAAAGCTTCCTTAGCTTCTGCAACTGCCTTTGAATAAGCTTCTGCTGAAGCTGGCTTAGCTGAAACAGCCTTACCTAGCTTGTCAAATGCTTCTGAAGCCTTGTTTAGACGCTCTAGCTTTGCCTTGTTAACCTTGAGCTTGCCATTTGCGCCAGTGATCTTGGCCCAGAGAGCCTTGAAACGTGCGACAACAGCGGCCCATACGCGCTTGATCATTTCCTTGAGCTTCTTGAACATTTCAACTAGCTTTGAACCAGCACGCTTTAGAAGACCAGCCTTCTTTTCTTCAGCAGCTTCTTCAGTTAGTGTCTTTGATTGCTCATGGATGATGAAGTCAGCACGGAGTACTGATTCATTAAATGCTGCGAACTCTTGTGTGAACTCTAGAAGGCCGAGAAGGGCTGTGTCTAGTGATACACGTGGAGCTACTTGGGTGCTTTCTTGTAGGAAAAGTGCCATGATATGTAAAATCCTTATTTACAAAATTTAGAAAAATTTAATACGTGGCGGTATTGATGACTAACTTTATGTTTATTAGTTGTCACTCATAACTCGAACGTTCTAACTACATCAAGTTGCTGATTGATCCTTAGCTAGCCTAGCACTATTACAAATAACGCCAATTACAGGACCAATTGTAGACATTACGAACTGTATAATTTCTTGCTTATGAATTAATTCAGCATGAATATTATCAAATCCACTAGGATCTCTTTCTAAAATGATGACATTGGCTTCTTTTTGAATAGTCTCAATCGAAGACTTAAAATGTTTATCAGTTTCAGTAAAGAAATCTAAAAGCTTCTTAATGAAATCACAGAAATTAGTATCTGCATATACAATACCTTCCTCATCATTTGCCTTTGTAAAGACATCTTTAAGGACTAAAGTAAGTCTACCAATTTCTTTTCTAGTATCAGTATGAATTTGGTCGTAATTATCTTTCTTAGATACAAAAGTCTTATCGACAAAAGTTGTCGCAGTATTTACAAGATTTTGAATAGCCTCAAAAATCTCTTTCCTATGAATATAAATACCCTTATCGACAACGGTACGACCTTTTCCTTCATGACTTGTAATCTTTTCATAAACTGCCGTGATTTTCTGCTTAATCCAGTTATAGATTCTTAGAAGAAAATCTTTTAATTTCTGGTAAAGTTTCTTAATAGCTTCAAAAGCTTTATTAACAATTCCTTTACTTTCATTAAGTACTGTATCTTCAGAAAGAAATGCTAACCTTTCATGGAGAGAAAAGTCAGCGCGCAATACTGATTCATTAATAGCATTGAATTCAATATTGGCTTCTAGAAGATCCAGAAATACTTCATGTAATTCAAATACTTGTACTATTTGAGTATCATCTTGTCTGGTTTCTAGAAAAAGTGCCATATTAGATCATTACTGATGAAGTTTGTAAATTGGATAAGGCACGCTTATCTTGATTAGCTTCCATGCGCATTTTGACTTCAGCTTGATCATTAGCATGATTTACAACTGTAGCACGACGTTGTGCACCGGCCTTAAATGATTCAAAGTCAGACTTTGTCATGATACGAGCTTTCTGAACACCAATACTTGCTTCAATACCAGCAGAAATATTCTTATAGATATTGAATGTATAGCGAACTGAATAAATCAGGAAGCGGATTAAATAGACAGGGAATAGGAGAAGATCAGTGAAAGTATTGTGGGTAACTAGACCAACAATAACGTCAAGAATATTCTCATTAAGCTTCACTTGTTCAACAGCTTGGTCACAAGCTTCAGATAGTGTAGGCTGAAGAGCCTTAACTAACGAACCATTGCTAAGACGTGAGCTAATGAAGTTGATATATGTTAGTTGGTTGTCAATTAGACCAGCTGGATATTCAAAGCGAAGGCTTGCAACTGTAGGAACCTTTGTAGTATAATCAAAATCAGCTTGAATTGAATTTGAATATAGAAGGTCAGCAGATACTTGAATTAGGTATACTGCTAGTTTAAAGAAACTTGTACCAAGCTTCTTACTATCACCATTTGCTGCTTCAGCTTGAATAATTTCACGCAATTGACGAGCATTCTGAGCTAGAAGACTAATAGCACGCAGGATGATACTTGCATTGTGACTATATTCTTGCTGCTCAGGTGATTGTTGACTACCCATTGCATCATTTACTGACATTGATGTCTTTAGAAGACTAATCACTGCAGCATTGTACTTTGTACGATTAATGTCGCCTTGAGCATTATCTAGATCTTTGAAGAATGCTAGATCTTCTGATGAAATCTTATCAAAAGTAGAAGCATCAACTTCATCACTATTAGCAATTAGATCTAGGACGTCTTTACGTGTAGCATTGACGAATTCATTTAAAGCATATTCAGCCCTAACTAGCTTTGCTTCTTTCAAAGGTAGCTTACGGAAAGCATCCTTATCTACAGCTTCATTGAGGTAGTAAGCTTCAGTATTACGATCTAGCATTGATTCTACTAGAGCGAGTTTGATTGGTGAATTTAGCATTATTTATCCTTAGAATTAACCACGCTGAATGCTGCTAAAGATAGCCTGTAGCTGCTTCTCATTATCTAGTGCAGCAGTACTCGTAACTTGCATATCTGAAGGACGATCGCTATCAAAAATGATGAATTTCTTAGCAGGCTCATCAATAATGCAAATAGAAAGAATATTTAGTGAACTAAAGATTCGATGTAGGCTACCAGCATTAGTTAGAGTAAGTTTATACTCTGATGAAAGGCGATCTGCATCTGAAGAATCAAGAATAATTAAGAAATTCTTAAATTCAGTAATTTCATCAAAAGCCTTTGGCCAAATAACACCAGAACGTGATGTAATTTTTGAGAGTACACGGTCTTTTAAAGCCAGTGATGTACGACGATCTGCTTCCTTCATGACTGTACTAAGATTTAGTAGTACATCCTTGAAGAAACTTGCCTTACCAGCACGCCATTTGAGATACTGATAGAAATTTTGAGCATTCTTGCTTTGTGCAAGTGTAGCAATTAGTTCTTCACTATCTACAATAATAACAGTAACACGAACGAAGATGTTAAGCTTGAATTGAACAGCTTGACCATCTGCAGTTGCTACAGTAAGATTGTATGAATGAAGACTTCCAGGAGACATGAATGTACTTGCTTGACTGGAACCTAGATCAGTATTTTTAGCTGCTGGTTGATCACCATTAGCAACTACTGGACTATTATTACGACGACCAGCAGGAGCTTCAGTAAGAGATTGACTAAATTTGAGATTTGAAAAATCAAAATTCTCATGCATACTACCTAGTGCAACGTTTGCACTATCAGCTTTAGCAACGATAGAATTTTCTACATCTGGATTGGTAAGATTGCGGCGTAGGAAATCTTTAGCCGATGCAGCATTCTGACCAATGTAATCTTGAATGATAACGTCAAGAAGTGTAGCTACCTTTGTCTCAATACCCTTAGCAATACGTGAAAATTGTGCAGGGCTGACATTGTTTGATGCAATCGCATAGATATTTAATGTATTCTTTGAGGCACGCTTGTTAATATCATTAAAATCATCTTGATCTGTACTTGCATTAAACTTGATTAATGGTAGTACGTTATCTCGTACGTAATCAACCGTTTGGGCAATAATTGAAGGAGATGCCATTATATATCCTATTGGTTTTAGTGTAAGACGAAACTCAGTTCTAAATCATTGTTATTTTTAAGCATGAGAAAGATCTATGATAGACTTATATTTTTAAAACCATCTAACTAGTTAAATTAATGCTTTTAAGGATTAAGGTAAAATCATTAAACATTTTATATTGAAACATCATAATAATTAAATTTTTCTATTAAAATAAGATCTTTAATATGGCTAACTTATCCAATGCAAGCTCAGGATATCAAGATGTAAATACTCTTGATACCGCCATAGATAGAAGATATAGGGAATTTCAGGATTTCTTTCCTGATCGTAGAGCAATCAATGACCCTTTGGTCACAGGTTATAACTACATTTTCTTTACATCTCCAGATCTATCACTGACTCAACAGAATTTCTCAGGTGCTTCTAATTCAGACACAGGTCTGCTATTAAGTAAGAATCAGTCATTTTTAAAGCTTCCGGGCGGAGGGGATAGTATTTATAATGATAATATCATTCAAATGCTATCAGGTAACTCTGGTACCTTCATGAAGCCTTTTACCAATAGAGCTACCTCATATCCAGCTAATTCGGATCAATTAGGTACTCTTGATTATGCTGAGACATGGACTCACCATAAAATGACTCTTGGTACGACTACTAGAGATACCAAGATTGCAGGTAATTTTAATATGTCTTTTCTAGAAGATGGTGATCTTACTATGTGTAAGAGCATTAAACTATGGATGGACTATATTGAAGCTATCTTCTATGGTGATGCTATTAGCGCTTATGCAACTCTAGAAGATCTTGACAATGCTAAAAACGGTTTTATCGATTACTACAGTAGCGCTTATATGTTCGCTACTAAGCCTGATGGCCGAACTTTATCTTATTGGTGCAAGTATACAGGTTTGTACCCTACTTCTGTTCCGTGGGATGTCTTTCATACTAACGATTCTTCTCCAAACGTAGTATCTGAAGTTAGTATTGATTTCCAGTTCGTCTATAAAGAAGATATGTCCGTTGCTGCATTACGTGACTTCAATCTTTTAGGGCAAGAAAATAAGGCTCTTCTCATTAATCCGACTGGTAGTTTCTATGATGACAATTCGGTAGATATCGGTGGTAGTAATTCCTCACCAAATATTACCAAGTCTATAGATAATCTAGGAAACCCGGTGTATACATTACACTTTGCCGATTTCCATGATGAAGCTACAAGTGGCGGATATAACGAAAATTAATAAAGGTTTACTATGGCACTTACTCGTATTATTGCTGAGTCAGAAACAGTATTCCAAGAAAGAGCATTAGAAATTGCACAAAACTTCTTTGATGTTTCAAGTACATCACAATTGAAGATTGGTAGTTTCGGCTATGTCACTGGTCTTGCTTCACACATTATGCGTGATAGCACATTTCACCGTGATATGCTTTACAATGAATTCTTTCTTGTATCAGCAAGTCTTAATAGCACTCTTTATAATTGGGCTAAGACTCTTGATTATCCAATCAATTTAGCTACTCCATCACGCTTTCCAGTAGCTATTAAGTTTCCTATTTCAAGCATTGAAGCAGCAGCTACATTGACTTCTAGTGGTATTTCAAGGGTATTCAATATCCCAAGAACTACTAAGTTCGATGTAGGTGGTTATTCATTTATGCTACCATATGATGTAAATATTCTATTTACTCGTGGAGCTAATAACCAGCTATCAATTACTGGAACGTATGATTTTTCGATTACAAACTATTCAGATTCATCAATTACAACTCCTTATCTGAAAACAATGCTTACAACTGAAAATGGTATTGCTTATGCTACCATTGCAGTTACATTATTTCAGTTAGATTATAAGCAGTGGATTTTCAATATTGCATCCAATGATTCACTAGATGCAGGTATTATTGAGCAAAACTATGGTTCAAATCTAGTTAGCTTTAATTCATTCTATAATCCAAATACAGTATCAAATAATTCATATACTCCATTGGAAATGATTTTCAATGAAGTATCGCTTCCAACTACAAACCAGTATTGTTACTATACATTAATTAGTGATGATACGATTCGTCTTTATTTCTCTAATGCTGCAAACGATTTTCGTCCTGCATACAACTCTAAAGTTGGTATTGAGACATTCACTACTCTAGCTGAAGGTGGCAATTTCACTTATAGTGGTGCAATCTCTATGCAAGGTACATTGAGTGCATTACCTTTTACAGTAGCTAATATTTCATCAGCTGCTACTGGTGGTGTGAGTATTTCATCATTTAATGATACTCGTATTGCCCTAATGGAAAAGCTTCGCACTCGTGATAGCTATATTACTAGCTATGACCTTGAAAGCTTCTTTAAGACAAATCGTAAAAAGAATTTTACTACAAATACTGATTTTTCAGTTGTAAAGCTTCGTGATGATATCTTCCGTCGTCAATATACAGTGTATATTAATCAGAGGAATGCAAATAACGAAGTAGTTCCAACTAATACAGTTGACCTTAAGCTTTCTATTGATGATATTGTCAATATGGATTACCGAATCAAACCCGGTACTCTAGTCATCTATGATAGAACTTTAGGTCGTTATCGTATTCTTCAGGATTCAGAACTTCCAGAAGTATATCTAACATCATCTGATCAATATCTGTATTCAGTACCACTTCTATTGAATTTTGATTTTAAGGAATTTCCTAAAGTAGTTCCTTATCTTACAAACTATTCAAAAGATTCAGCGCTAACGTATCATTCATACAATACTCAAATTCCATATGAGATTGTGATTAATACACTGACTCTTACTAGAGATACACTGAATAATCCTGATTATTTTGCACTTACATGTGATTTGAATACATCTGCTGTTAATCTAGATGATATTCTTATTCGTGCAGTATTAATGCAAGATAATAAGATCATTGGCTATGCTGATATGCAACGAGGTGCTAATACTTCATCATATTCATTAGCTATTCAGACAAGTGATAAGTTTGATTCAGATGGATATTTCTTACTTGAAAATTCATTTAAGAATATAGCAGATGGCTCAGTACAATCTACTACAGCTATTAATGGTGGATACAATGTACGTCTAGCAGTTCTAATTAAGAATTCGGCTATCAATTCAGAAGTTACAAATGCTCTGTATGATAATATGCCAGACTTACAGAACTATACACTAGTAGCAGAGCTAGATACTCAAGATACATTTACATTTGCTGAAGATCTTTCAGAAATCATGTATTATGGTCTAGATATTCGTCAAGCAACTGGTGAAATCACTATTAAGAAAGTGCCTTTAGTTGGTTCACTATTTTATTTGAATGATTATCAGAATGCGCAGATTATGAATGACTTCTACCAGAATCTTATGGTAGCAAAGAATATGTCAGATCAGCTAGAAAATAATACAAGTATTGATGTCAAGTATTTTAATACTTGCGGTATCTCAAGGTATTTTGAATCAGATACTATTGATTTAAGATTTAAACTTAGTATGGCACTTAATGTGTCACCTAATAAGACTCTTACTAATTCAATTAAGAATTCAATTGTATCATTTATTGAAGCTTGTAATGATGCTTCAGATAAGCAATTTGCATTCTCTAATCTGATTAAGAAGCTTGAGACTGACTATCAAGAGATTAAGTATATCAAGTTCTTCTCTATCAATGGTGCAAATATTCAGAGTATTACTCAAACTCAGTATCTGGATACTGTGACTGAGCAACTACCCTTAGATTATGTACCAGAATATCTGACAGTCCGAAAGATTCTTCCTACAGATGCAACTCTATCCGACTTTGATTACGATATTCAAATTGATTTTATTTGATATCAACATTCTCTTAGTTAGCATATAGAAACCAACTTTTACACAGGAATTGCTATGTCAAAGTATACAGAAAGATTGGCAATGCGTCGTAAGGGTCTTCAAGAAGCTGGTCGTGAACGTGCTGAAAAGTTACTTACAGAACAGACACAACTTCAAGAAGATTCACACGCAAAGTCATTCGTTCCACGTCGCAGTAAATTGCGCAATAGCTTTAATCAGCGTCAACGTGAGCTAAACGAAAGCCATCGCGATCGTATGCACATGTTTATTGCTGAAGTAGTTAAGCAAGCTTGTCCAGTAGATCTCTCACATGTACCACTTGAAGAAATGGTACATCAGATTGCTGAAGTCCGTGAGACATTCAAGTCAGTCATTACAGAGAATCCAGATATTTGGCAAACACCTATTCCAGATGCAGGTACTAAGACAGCTGTAATGTCTCTAGGTAATGCCAATGGTGATTGTACTGCTGTTGATATGATCAAAGCAATGGGTACAGTATGTGCTCAGTTTGATAAGCTTGGTCGTACACAGACAGGCTCAGAAGCTAAAGATACAATTATCGGTGCTGCTAATTTCATGGATACCTTTATTGCTAAGGGTAATGATGAACATGCAATCTTCACACCACAATTTGAGCAATTCCGTCAATCACTAATGGGTAGCCTTGCTGACAATGCTCGTAGCAAAGTCGTAATGTCCATTAAACAAGATCGTGAAATTGCAAGTCAAAAGCAAACTATCGTTGAAAATTGCCTAACAGAAGATGTACAAGGTATTGCTCGTGTTAAGTTTGAAAAAGAAGTAAAAGATCTAGACGCTCGTCCAAATATTCTTCGTGAAGTATTCAATAGTGTCAAGCTCTTTAATGAGCATGAAACTGGTGATTCACAAGACTATATGAATGAAACAGTCTTTAATCTTACAGTTCTAGAAGTTCTTAATGAACTAGGTGAAGTCAAGGGCAAAGCTGATGACATCTGCTTACAACTTCGTAAGGATCGTCGCAGTTTTTTAAATGAAGGCCATGGACGTTATTGGGGAGGTGCTTTTAAAGATGCAGTTACTTTTAAGCATGTAGGCAACTCCATGGCTTCTCTTTTCTCAGGTATTGCAAGCAATATCAAACGTACTCATGAAATTGTAGATAGTACTATTTCATGGCTAGAAGATGAAAAGAAAAATAGTCATTTTGATTTCAAAAAGATTGATGAAAGCCATCTTAAGAATTTTTTTATCCATCAAGATAAAGCAGTTCATTGGCGCTTTTATTTTCTTTTAGATGATACTAAATTTGAGCAAATCAAAAAAGGTATTTCTAATGAAGGTAAAGATACTGGGTGGTTTGATTTTTCATATAAGCCAGATGTCCTTGGTCCAGTAGTTCGTATTGCTGGTAATAAGTCAGTAGATGCATTTATTAGCCTAGCTAAGAAGTATAAAGCTCGTGCTGATGAGATTGCAGGACTTATTAAGAAAGATCCACGTAATGCTAAGGCAGTTAAACATGAAATGAAGATTGTTGCTGCAGGTGCAATGGATTTTGATTTAATGGTTAAAAACCTAGTACGTATGGCAGCAGTGTAATAAGTATCCCTTAACTCTCTTTACTGAGGGTTAAGGGGTTTTATTTTTCCAACAATTCCTTAGTTTTCAATAGGAATTTAGAATATGTCAAGAATTCTCCTAGATACATATGGATCTTTGATTCATACTGCAGTAAACGATAAACCTAGATTAACTAAATTTATCACTCATATTGAGAAGTACTTTGATAAGAACCATGCTATCGTTTTTGATCAAGGACCAACTAAGAAATTACTATTTGCTAATAGTGATAAGCAAGTAGTATATGATTTTCTCGGTATGTCCGATAAAGATGTAGCTGATGTAAAGAAAGTTATTAAGACAGTACCTACTATTTACTCTAAAGGTATTATGCTTAATGACCCATTCGTCATCTTATCAGTATATATTGTACGTGAACTTCATGTTCAAAAGCTTGTTAGACAGCGTGATTTAGTTCTTATGTATTTAGCATTTAAGAACTATTCAAGCTCTCAGAATAAGTTCTTCAAGTATGGTGCTAATGAACAGGTTATGGCCTTTACTTTGAATAATCTATCAGATAAGTTCAAATATAAGGTATTAAAGAATAACTATGCTGTACTTAAAGATACAGTAATGAATTCACACATGACATATGAAAAACTGTTAGAAACTGGCACAGATGATATGCCGCCAATTTACTATATTCAGTTACATAGTCGTGTCAATAAGATCATTCGTAATATTGCTGGGGAGTATTACACAAACTATAATGAGAAGCGTTATATCAATTCAGTTAAGACCTATGATGAAGAATCAGGTGGACTTATTGATTATGAAAATTCTTCTGCTCTTATTAGTGGTTTAGCTGAAGGTACACTAAGCTATTTTCTAAGCTCTTCTGTCAATATGAATCTTGTAAAGACAGTATCTGAACGAAATTCTATTCCTTCTAGTACTGTATTTCAGGCTCTTAATGCTATTAAGAAAGAAGAAGATCCTTTAGTAATCCAACTAATGATTACTAAGATTCTAACGATTATCTATGATGATAATCCAGATCTTTTAGGACGAGTTTGTTCACAAGACTTTGCAATTAATGCTATTAAGCAATTGTCAATTTCTAATACAACTAATCCTAATCTTATTGAGCTAAAGAATATTCTTGATAAGTGGCTAATGACATACAATATTAAGTATGCACAGACACAACGATTAGCTACTAAGATGGCTTATCGTAATGCATTATATAGCTACTTTGTATATATTCTTATTCTCAATAAGTGTAAGAGTTAAGGAATAATATGCTCATTAATTCATTAGAAGAAGCAGGTATTATTAGGCAAGAGTATAAACCTACTCTACTTGAAGCGGTATATAAGAGACATCCAGTTCTTATTCAATGTGAAAAACTACTAGATCAATATATTCAAAAAGTAACTTCACCATTAAATGCTAATTTCTTTGATAGCGAAAAGATTCTTCAAGAAGTTCAGACTTTACTAGGAAAGCATTTTGGATATAGCGAGTTAGTTATTTCCAACCAACGGTTTTCATTTGGTAGACAAACTGAAACTACTGTCTATAAGGATGGTAATACTGTAACTGGTATTGAATCTAAAGAAGTAGTTAACTTTAGAACAAACTTCAAGAATATTGATGCTCATACTTTTAAGTCTATTTCAGTACAGAAATTAAATCCTTTTGTAGATGACTTAGATATATATGAAAATACAGGCTATAATATTCGATATAAGCCTGGAATGAATTCATTCAATCTTATCCATATTTCTCCAGCAATGGTTGCTGCAGGTCTTAATGGTGCTGAATTACTAGCAATATTACTTCATGAGATTGGACATGATTTCTACAATACATCAATTCTTACTAAGTCATTTAGATTACTAGCAATTATTGGTAATGCTCTAGAAATGGCTACTAGCGTAGTGATTCATTATATCACTAGACTACCATCTATTCTAGTACCAGATAATCTAATTACTCAAGTAATTGGTGCGGTTATTGCATTCTTTGAATCATTAGCTACAGATGTAATGTATATGATTAAGCATCGAAAGATGACAAATGCATTAGCACAAAGTCTTGGAGTTATTGGTGAATTCATCAATACTATCTTTGGTATTGTAGGTGATTATGCTACTACTCTAAAAAATATTTTTGTTGGTCCACTTTTGCTAATTCTTGCATTACCAAAGCAGCTACTAAGTTTCTTCCTCATGGATGGTCTTACTGAAGAAAAATTCTGTGATGAATTTGCAGCTATTCATGGCTATGGTGGTGAATTAGCTTCAGCATTAATGAAGACAAAGAATCCTACTTTATTGTATGATTCAAATCAGGGCACAATCCAAGGTCAAATTGCAGTATTAAGTGCATATTTTAAAGATTGGTCTAATTCAGCTATTAATCTTCTTGATCCACATCCATCAATTCAGACTAGAGCTAACTATATGGCGGATGCTTTAAAGAGTCACTTAAAGCATGCTAAAACTCCTGAAGAACGTGCATTGATTAATAGTCAGCTTAGAGCAGTTATTAAGGGTAGTTATTTAGCCACTATTAATCGAAATATTACTGGCAGCTCTAAAGATATTGAAAATGCAATGATGACTGCAAATACTACTTCATCATTTAAATTTACATCTGACTTATTTGCAAGTGTTCCAAAGATTGCTACTGATTTAATCTTGTCTCTCTTCAGTTTCTTTGGACCTGAAGGTAAGCGTCCAGATTCAGTACTTAAGCTACAGCAGAATCTTGTAAAACAAGGCTCTAGTAAGTAACTAATATAATAAGGAAGCATATGGCAATTACAGCTAAAAATCGTAAAAAGGCAGAGAAGTTAATCCTTGATACTTTAAGTAAGCTTGAGCCATCAGGTATGAATACCGAGAAGTATCGAAAGATCTTCTCGGAAATGTCGGATAAACAGTTCGTAGATTACTTCAAAAAACTTAAAGAAGATCGTAATGCACACTTATATGTGGAGTGTGACTTATACGGTAAAAATCAGATTACTTTAGGATCAATCCAAAAAGCTGCTGATTTCTTGAAAGTACCTTTAGAAGAATATGTTTATATTCGACATAAAACACCTGATGGAACTCCTATCAGAAGTAAGTTCCGTGTACCGGTGATGTATATTCATTTGAAGCGTAATTGCGCCCATATACTAGAAATAGTGTATGCGTATTACATTAATTGCTGGAAGTCCCTAAAGCTAGTTTAATCTAGATTGAGTATAGCCAAAAGCTATATTTCTATACAATGGGTAATCAGCAGCACTATTTTAACTTATACTTTACCTCGTAAAAATAAATAGTGTTCAACGACTATTCCTGCAATGGAAGTACATATCAAGTGATATGGAAATGTGTAATATCCTTCTAGGATAATGATATAGTCTCTTCTTATGTGAAAGCATAAGCTGATAGTTAACAACTATCAATAAGATTAAGTATGCAACAGATCCAGACTAAGAAAGTCAAGACTTCTATTGATATTGAATCTGGTAATGTACGTTCGAATATTACTGGTAACTTAAATCAAGATAATAAGTCGGGCCGATTCACTGATGCAGATACACAAGCTTTTCTATCTATCTTATCTGATAAGAAACTTGAAATTGGAAAGACTGGTAAGAAAGAATCTGCTATTCTTAATGAATTACTATTGGCTCGTGGTGGTAATGCTGCTATGAAAGCTGCAATGTCAAAGAATATTTCACTCTTTGGCGCTGCTTCCCTACAAGACGTTGATGTAGGTACATCATATGCAGCAGTATCACCGGGAATTAGTAGTGCATCAGCTATTACAGCAGAACCAGCTAAGAATACTATTGATGCATTCTTAATTGGTGCTGGTATGAAGTCTGACATCATCTATAAGTCATTAGTTACACTACAAGGTGAAGCTAGTAAGTCTGAAGGTGGTGATGGTGATGAATTTGCATCATTAAGCAGAGCATTAGGTCGTGAATAAAATAGTCCCTATACCTTCGAAAAGAGAGTATAGGGATTTATTTTAAATTTTGAATAAAGAAAACCCCTAACCTCCAATTGGAAGTTAGGGGATTCTTTTCTACTACATTTTTTTTTCTAAATATTAGCCTGTGAAGGTACCAATATTGTCGAAAGAATTTTCTGTGTAGAATGGGTAGACGCGATCGGCAATATAACTTGATGCAAAAGCGTCAACAGCCTGACCAAAGTTTAGAACAGCCGAGAAAGGTTGATCTAGCTCTGCTAGGTTGTGGTCGCCTGAAGCAAAGTTATAGTGCTCAAGGTTCAGACGTTTTGGCATGACATGTGTCCACAGGAAAGCACGCTCGATGTTTTTACCTGAAAAATTATCAGCATCGGGACGTGTCACCACGTAGAGAAGCACACCGGTATGGTTTGAGCTATGATATTCTAAGTTATACTGCTTAGGATATGTAGCAATACCAGTTTTAGGATCACGAATACCTGATACCCATTGATCGTAGCACTTTGTCAATGGGGAACCAGAGTGTTCTTGATACTGTAGTGTAAATTCAGTTGGCTTACCTGCCATGCTCTTAGCATAGTGGGTTTCGTTAGAAGTAAATCCAGCATGTACGCCATCTGTATCAATATCAAGGTTGCTTAGACCTTGGAACGATTTGAAGTTTTTCTGTGATAGTTGCTTAAATTCTTCAACGTTATCTAACCATGTTGGAACCTTAATCCAGGTAATGAAAGCATAACCCGATACATATGGGTCAAAGCTTCCAGAACCTGTATTAATAGAACCAGTGAAAAAGTTAGTAGCGGTAGCTGAAGCGTCATGTGACGTTAGGCTCTGATCACGTGAAAGTGTATTACCTGCCATAATTTTTCCCTAGCTATAGTTTGGATTATCGGTTTACAACGATATCAGTGTAAATACGCTCAATGATACCTGTAAATTCTAGTTCAATACGTACGCGAGCAATCTTTTGCTGACGATCGTAATCTGAGGCATATACGGTCGCAGTAATGTATGTTAGCGCACGATTTGATACCCACTTCTGTAGATTGTTATTAAGATTGTAATTAATAGAATCGTAAGTGTTCTTATCGTTGAACTCCATACGATAATCGCTAAGCATTGTCTCTGTTTCACGCTTAATACGTAGAAGAGCACGGACATTGTTGATGTCTGAAAGTGCTGATGCTACTGTTTGTGTAGTAAGCTGTGTAGCAAAGTTAGTCTTACGTGGATCACGTTCGATATAGTTAACTTGTGCCTTGTAGAGATTTTCCTTCCACATTTCGTTAGGAATGAAGTTAATGTTATCGAAACCACTGATAACACCACGACGTGGACCAACAAATGGCCATTGAATACCGAATGCGGCATCATTGGCTGGAATCATGCTTGCTAGTAGATATAGTGATGTAACAGTGACTGTTTCGCCATTGTATGCATCATAAATATCACCATGCTGTGCATAGATACCTGTGTAGAAGTTAGACATTGAGATTGAGCTACGACGGAAGTCGATAGACTGTTGCTCATTGCCTTGGAAACCTACATCTAGAAGACCAATACAATCCTGACGAGTATCTACAATTAGATCACTAATTGCATTCTTGACAGCGGCATCATAGTTAGCATCAAGAATAACGTCAACTTCATAGATCTTTGGATCTAGAAGGTTGTTATCGATTAGACCTGAGTATGCCTTAACATATAGTGCTTCTTCAGCATTACCACCTGTCCAAGTACCTTCTGAGCCTGAAGCTAGATGAATAACTGAATTAAGGTCGGTACCAGTTGCATCCCATGTAGCGCCACCATGAATTGGTGCTGGAGCTGGTGTGCTATAAACACTACGCTCTTGACCAAATAGGATATCAATGAAAGCTGGATTGGTTGTACTAGCTAGATCGCCAAGAATCATTGCTGCAATCTTGTCGAAGTTATCACGACGACCAAGAATCTGGAAATAGTCTGAAGCGTACTTGTTCACTACTGTTGGTAGGAACATTGAAGCACGTGACTTATCCTTAGCATCTGGATCAAGACTTACTAGGAATGGACCTGCTACTACTACGTCTGCACCAGTCGCATCTTTAGCAGTGATTGAGAAGTTATAAGTACGTGAATCGTATGTTGAATCAAGATCGCTACGGAGAGAGATCTGCATACCCATACCATTATAACCATCACCACGACCGGGAGGTAGTGCTACGAATAGTGGTAGTTCATATGTAGTTGAACCATCTTCATTTGTAGTTGTCTTATCTTGATTAAGAACTGTTTGAACTGCTGCTTTTGAAGTAATGCTTGCAACTAGAGGAGCAAAAACAGGTTTAACCTTAACTGAGCGTGGTACACCTACTACTGGTGGTTGTGCATCTGGATCAGCAACAACTTCTGGTGTTACAGTAACGATAAGCTTAGCCATGACGTTTGCAAAAGTTGCATCGTCTGGTAGAATACGTAGACCATATACGCCACCACCGCCACGTAGCCATTGAGCGGCATTGTAAGCTGCTTGACCATATTTAGAAAGATTGGGAACACCAGTCTTAAATAGGAATTCAGCTTCAGAACCGTATTCAACGATCTGATTATCGACACCAAGTGGAGAACGGAAAGCAACAAAGAGTTTTGTAGTACCTTGTGCTGTCTGAAAAACTTGAGAGTTATCGATAATTCTTGTGGCTACTGACGGATGTAAATATTCTGTATTAGCCATTACATTTCCTTAAAAATAAAAATTAGCTTCATTTCCATAGTTTTTTGAATAATGGATTTTCTTCGAAAAATTCAAGAATCTAATTTTTTGTTGATTGTTTATTATAAACAACCCATAGAAAATTCATTATCCGTTTAGGCAAGATCAATTAGATCATCAACCGGGGAAACATTGTCCATACTCTTTGTTCTTGAGAGATAAACACCTGCTTGCAAGGATTTCTTTACATCTTCAAAAGAAAGAGCACCAAATACTGAACGATTACGCCCAATATCCTTAATATTGATTAGCGTATAGTCAGTTGGACTTACACCTTTCTTGTCAATAGCCATTCGGAAAGGCATAGTTAAATCATCTTTATATCTGACCATTTCAGAAATCATTGCTTCTAGAAGTTCACTAGGTACATTTAGTGATACACCATTAAAAGACATATTTTGAATGAATAATTTCAGTAGATCTTCGAAGTTATCTACTGGAATTCGAGCAGATGTAAAGTACTTCATAAATCTATCAGCAGATTTAACGTGTCCAACGAAATATTGCTGTTCTACAATAATATCATTAGTTTTATAAAAGAGAGTAACACTTTCTCCATCTGACTCTCGTTCAAGGACATTTAACTTTATAGCTAATGGAAATTTTACTGTGAACTGATCTTTATCATCAATAGAATGGATTCTGAAGAGGCCATATGTAGAGATATTAGAATCTACTTCTTCTGCAAGACCATTATCAAACATATCTTTTGAAATGATAATTTTAAGGTCTTTCTTAGCAATAAGTTGGATTCCGTCTTTATAAAGATACTGATCAATTTTGTTAGCCATTGTTTTTCCAATAATAAAAGCATAAAGAACCCTATACCTTTGTTTAAAAGGTATAGGGACTTAAATATTTACTTCATCGACTTGCGATAATCACATACTTTATTGATGAAGCTTACATCAGATGCAGTTGAGAATGCCACTGTAAGAATATTTGTAGTAAGCTTTGCATAAATCAGCTTGCTCTGCATAATATCTTTACGGTTAGCATTAACGAACTTCAAGAAGAAATACACAAAGTCAATCTTATTCTGCATAAACTTACGACCTTCAGGCTTAATAGCATGAATCTTCTGAAGAAGAACGCCAAGACCTTCAAAGAACTTAAGCTTATTAGTACGAGCAAAATGGTCAACCTTATCGTATTCCATTTGTACTAGACCAAGAGAGATTTCTAGTTGTGGATTAATAGTCTTACCAACAAAAAGAATCAGTGATGATTGCTCTTCAAATTCATGAATATTCTCTAGAAGAAGACGAGCATTCGCTAGTTGCTGAAGCTGTTCTGCAGTAGGAGCCGAAGTTAGTTGCTGAATATCAGAAATTACAGTAGTTGCTGAAGTTTTAAGATTTTCTACCATCTTTTCAGCTACATTTTGTACATGCTGTACAGCTTTAAGATTCTGATTATCCATTGCAGATTCCAGAGTCTTTACATCTTGCTGAAGCTCTTCAGGAGTCTTCTTAGCTAATTCTTCTTCGCTTGTATTTAGAAGACTTTCAATCTTTGCTTCATCAGCAATAATCTCAGTAGTAGCAGCATCTAGTTCATTTAAAAGAACTGCATCTGAGTCAACTACAGGAGCAGCTTCAACTACTGGTTGAGTATTATGATTATGATGATGGTTGGACATGATGTAGTTCCTAAGTGTAATTTACTATTATGCTGTTGGTGCAGCTACGATTTGCTTAATTGTGTCAATAAGTCTATGCTTAAATGCAATTAAGAAATCGGGGAAGTGTTCTGATGAAAGAACGTTAGACATAAGAGTTTGATATGATTCACATGATTCCGAATCAAATAACTCATCAAGTGCTTCTCGTTCTTCAGAAGTTAGGTCGATATAATCAAAGAATGTACCAATATCAACATTTTCAGCACCTAGTACTGTATTAGCAATATCTAATGCATTAACGATAAGAATGATATATTCAGGATTATCTAGATTAAGCTCAGTCTTGATATTCTGATATACTAGATCTTTTCTAGGTGTAGATTGCTTAAACTCAGGAGCAAGAGTCTTCTTATTGTTATAAGCAAAGCTAATTAGATAAGTTAGTAGATTCTCACGGAATCCAATATAGAAAGTATTGTAAATCAAATTAACTAAGAAGCGTGCCTGTGGTGCTTCATTAAATTGGTCTGAAATAGCTTTCTTATCAACACCAAAATCTTGACAGAATTGATTGACAATTAATGTATTAGCGGCAGCTTCTACATTAGTTGCATCATCAATTTGATCTTGATCTAAATCAAATCTATCTTTAATAAAATCAACTTTAGTTACAATCGTATTGTATAAATCATTAGATGGTTTATTTGCAATAAGATCTTGGCGGTTTGATAGATATTCATCTAATCCTTCTTGTAAAATGGAGGCTGTCTCCTTTACAAGAATACTGTCACTGTCTAAACTAAACATAATTGTCTCACGATCTAAAATGTCTTAAAGGGTCAGCACTAGCTTTACCAGCTAGCATATTGGCTAAATTAGTATCGATACCACTTGACTGTGGTCCCTTTACCTTATTATTTTTCTGTCCTAGAATCTTAGCTAGCTGGTCTGGTGGTACACCGTCTAGGATCATTTGGGTTAGTTCAGCAAAGTCATGATTTTGACCCTTATTAACTGCAGGATCATCCACAACTTTTCGAGTAATAGCATTGAAATTCTTAGCATTTTGAGCAACTTTAGCTCGTGTTCTTAAGAATCTACCAATATTATTACCATATCGAACTACATATTTTACGAATAAGTATGAGAATAAGACGTCATCATGCATACCTACTTCGTGGTCAATACGTCCATTCTTATAGATAAGACCTTTGACATCATCATATAACTCTGGAATTGCTAAAAGCTCAGGTTCATCTGCAACGATTTCTTTAAGAATATCGATCATTAGAGGACGTGAGGCTTTATCAGTAGTAATACCATACTTAATACTATCTGTCTTAGTAGCAGGATTATTAGCTGTTTTGTCTTTATCAGCTAATTTATATTCATAGTAAATATTCTTAGGAATTACATCTAAGAGATTTTCTACCAGACCTTTACCATAACTATTAAATTCAGGGACTACAATACAGTTAGGCAATTCTTCTTGAACTAGCTGTGCAATAAGAGAGCTATATACATTAATATCAATAGTATTATGCTTAAATACTGCTACAGGAGCAAAATCTTTTTCAGGATCAGTAATAGTAAATGCTGAATTATCTGCATCAAGACCACCTGCAGTATCAACACCCATGAAATAGACTTTCTCTTTCTTTAGTTCTTCATAGAGTACGATAGGGAATTTGAAAGTACGGATTTCACCAGTACTCTTGATTACCTTCTTGATATCCATATATTTGATACCAATAGGTGTTCTTTTCTTACTATCAATAATATCTAATTGCTCTTCAGTAAAGACCGAATTATCTGATGATTTTGTCCATTGTAGGTCAATTTCACGTTTGATAATAGCACGGTCATTATTAAGAACACGACATTCTTTCTTATACCACTCTTCATCAAGACCTAATTGTTTCCATGTATAAGAAATATACAAGAAGTCATTTGATGAGTTAGTAGCAATGTAATCTTTTAATATATCACGGTCCCAATCATACATCTCTTCAACGAAGACACAAGCGTTATCTATAAGACCTTTACAGAAAGCGCCCGCCGGATTGTCAATGTTTGAAGGAGTTGTAGAGATAATACGACCGTGTGGTCTACCATGAGCTTCAGCAATTTCAGATACTTTTGAAATAGCTGGACCTGCTGACTTAAAGATAATATCGTTATACTTTAAGAATGCGAATTCGTCAGGCCAATAGATCGGGATAGACATACCACGCTTATGTTATATGATAATCGTTAATTATCAAGCTTATGCTTTCACATAAGATCAGACTATATCTTCACCTGTTAAGGGTTCTACATTTCCATTCTACTTAGAATGTACGTAATAGTCGTTGAACAAATTCATCAAAATTTTTGTATGTTCCAAAAAAAACCTATGATTTCTCATAGGTTGCTAACTCCTAAGAGTTAGACTTCAAAGGTTTGAATGGTAACTCGGAAACGACCCGGAAGAGAATGTACTTCATCCGAATCAAGAGTTTTGAAAGTATGTGGACTTGACATAACTTTCTTACCAGTCAGTTTACCATCAATCTTTTCGATCATATCTACTACACGATCGTAATGCTCTTTCAGTTGATCTGCAAAATCTACTTGATCATGCTTATTGCGAAGTTCCCATTCACCATGAAGAAGTTCTTCCAAATAGTGAGGTAGATGTGTAAGGGAATAGTCTATGGAAATACCATCCAATCCCTTTTCATCCAATTCTTCTTTCGAAACATCACGAGTTACTGACCAATCAGCAGCATCACTCAGTTGTCCATAGGACGCATAAGGATATTGATTATGCCAAACTCGGTCATCGCCAACTATTTGGCTCTTGAAGATAAAGCCATCATGCTTAGGCTCTGCATCTTCACGATCCCATTCATTACGAACCTTATGGTGTTCTGTACATTTCAACCAGAAAATGTGAATTCCTTTCAGAGTATTATCCCAAGGGAGATAAGTATTGCTCATCAAAGCATCATTACCATTTGCATAATTGAAATGGACACGAATGAACGGAATGATCGAACCGACTTGAAAACGCATGATAATTTCCTTAAATAGAAGAATAGTTATTTAGGAGCAGTAAGACGAATTAGCGTCAATTCTGCATCCTTATAGTAGCCATGTGGATCATCCACTGTTCGGCATTGAATTAAAGCTTCTTCCAAGCTAGATGCTTGATATTTGAATTCTTTTGTATCTGACCACCTACCTGTAGTTTTTCTTTGGATATGGTAGGTAGCTCTAATATTAGGCCACTTAATACAATGTAGCTCTGATACCATACTGATGCCTTTCAATTTCCATTGAGCACCAATTTCGTCTTCCAAGATTCCAACAAGTGTTACTACATGCTCATGTGCTTGAAAATCAGTATCAATTAGTTTTAAAGTACCTGTTGGCATAAGCCATTCAGTGAACTGATTGAAACGAGGTTTCATAGCGTAATAGTAACTGCATCAGGAAACAGTTTTTGCAGATGATTTTCCATTTCCTTACGACGAGCTTCACGAATATGAAAATCCGAATTTGGCGAATCATCACCAAGAAAGAATTCATATACTCGCTTTGGTTCTTCAATTCCTTTTTCTTTTCGAAGCGCTATAAGCTTTTCACGCATAGGAGAAGGAGCATGATAAGTATGAACACGCTTAATTGCTTCATCAATACAATTAGTAATGGATTCTTCATTATCACCAAAGTATTGACCACTACCTTCTTGATAATTATGTAATTGGCGAATAGCAAAGCTAAATCCACCAACAGTCATAGTACGACGAATACGAAGAAGTGATAGGAATCCTCCCGGATTATCCTTTACACCATATTCAATATAATTGAAAAGACCTTCTTTCAAAAGAACCATCATAGATGTCAGTTGCTTCTTAACTTGAAGTTCCTGATCAATCTTTTCTTGAGTCATCAGCATAATTCTTTACCGTTTAATTTCAGGAGGAAGAGCATTATAATAATGATAATTAGCAAGCCAACCATTAATCAATGCTTTAGCAAGAGTCTCATCTTCAGTGTAATACAATGAAGGCCAAGATTCCTTGACATACATATTGCAAAATCGTTGTCCAAGGCGAAGTTTATCTTGTTTCCTTGCATTATGGAGACTCAAGAATTTTGCATATGCTTCAGTAGTCATTGATCACCCTCATCAAGCCACTTCATAATACGTTCAAAAAGCGACTCCTTTACTTCACGAAATTCATTAACACAATGAAATCGCTTCTCTCCAGCACCCATAGTACGAAAGGTAATGCTAAACCAATCTCCAGTTCGATTATCGAAACAAGGATCGACATACTTAATGGAAGGACGATACTTTCCATTAGGAAGAAGACAAGTCCTAAAAGGACTATTTTCTTCTGCAACCTTCTTAAGAACTTGTGTAAGTTCTTCATGGGTCATTGGACGGCTCATGTCTTTTCCTTAATGACGAATAATTTTGAAATAGTCCGCAGTGATATTACCAGCACCTTCAAGGCGCTTGCTATTGTGACCAACCACTCCCCACACAATTGAAGCATTTTTATGTGAATCTACACTGTGGGCAGTTACCATAGCACGTTCAAGTACATCAAAGTTGGCGAACGGTTTGGTAAATTCAATGATACTACCAGTCTTAACGTTCATCTTCTTTCCAAAAATTAAAATGTTTATTAGGAAAGTGGGAGAGACCATTTAGATCTCTCCCTTCGTCAATCTGCTTGCTTATGCAAACGGATTGAAGAATTCATACCAACGACCATGGTTCAGACGATAGCTCGTTTGCATGTTACGAAGCTTTTCAGCTTCGGTATACTTCCAATTGAACAGAATGTCCTTGAAGCCTTCGCCCAGCGTTTTCAGGCATTCACCTGCATCACGCAGAACATAGAGCGTCTTGTCAACGATAAAACCACAAACCTTCTTGGTCTTATCGATAACATAGACAGTCACCTTCTTGGTACCATTCCATGCATACACACAAACCGACTGAACACCTTCAATCGTCCAGTTGATTGCCTTACCAGCACCTTCAACAACGTCACCGCAGAAGTCGCCAATCTTGTCGAGGATCGTAACTTGTTCGACCTTCGCATTCACGGCAGCATTTGCAATTTCTTCTTCAACATCGACACCAGCAGCATGCAGTTGCTCTTCGATAGCGCCTTTCAAGATCTCATTGTCCACTGCTTCTTGGACCGATTCCGGCTTGGGCATCGATGCTGAAACTGCTTCTTGCACGATTTCCTTTGCGGGAAGATGTGCATGTTCTGCAGCATTAACGATGTTAACCATCGCTTCAGCAGCATTAGCTACTTTCGATGCAATCGGACCGAGATCAGCAGATTCCTTCACTGCTTGAACTTGAGCCTTGATATCGACAACTTCGATATCTTTCGGAAGAATCAGCATGAAAAGTACGTTGTGATGCTTTTCATCGCTCGTAACCGAAACGATTTCTGCATCAGCACCGCATTCATGAGCGATGTGTTGAAGACGAACTTCAACTTCATCACCATTGCTAGGTGCTGCAACTTCTTGACCATCGATTTTTGCATCAAGAGAAACATGCAGAATCTGAGCCTGATGGCCATTCAGATCAAGTTGTTCTTCAAGTGCAAAGAACGAATCCTTGAACGTTGCTTGATACACTTTCAGCGATTCTTCCAGCTTGGTCAAGCTGAATTTCGAAGCATCCGTATTGAAAGTCGGGATGACGACTTTGATGTCCTTCATCGAACGTGCAACCGGTTTCTTAGCCGAAACCTTCTTAGCTGCTGCGTTGACGTTACCATTCTTTGCTGCGACGTTGATGTTCTTTGCCATGATTGAAAGAGACCTTATAGAGAATTAGAAGAGTTATTACTAAGTGTCTTGAATTTCGAATATTTCTATTCGTGATCAGGTGAATAATATATCAGCATTATATGCTTTAATACGCTTATTTCACCGGATCATACAAATATTACAAAGAGATAAAGCTACGTGCATTCAAAAGGAAGTCTTCAAATTCAGGAAGTTCCTTTTGCACATGAAGCAGATTGTTGAAGAGGCTCGTAAGGAATGCTGCCATATCTTCAGAAACTTCGATAGACGTACGGCCATTCAAACGATATACGATATTGACTTCCTGAACGATACTACAGATAATATCTGAAGCAGCATTAGCAAGATCTTTATCTTCAAATCGTTCAATACGAGAAGCAATTGCAAGCAACGTTACAGCCGTATCATTCCAAAGGTGAATTCTCGGAAGATATGCTTCGAAGTTATACTTTAGATAGATCTTGAATGATGTCAGATCGACTTCAGTACCTTCTTCCATTGCTCGTTCAATAGCATGCTGAGAAAGACGTGAAAGAGTCTTTTCAATTCTACTATCAGAATTATCTCCCAACATACCTTGCTTCTTTAATTCTCCAACGAAATCTTTAATCACTTCATTAGTCTGAAGTTCTTCAAAGAAATTCAGAACACGAGAAGGATCTTCCTTATCTAGCTTAATCAGCAGTGCAGCTGCTTTGTTAATGGCTTTATTCGTCAGATTGAAATTCTTCGACATGATTCTTTTTCCTTGAGAATGTTGGAATGCTTATATTGCGATCAAGGAAAAAATATATACTTATTAGCTATTTAAATACGATTAATCGTTAGTCTGAATATTACCCAATTTCTTGGGAATTAATACTTCCTTAGCTACTTGCTCAAATTCGGGCCATAGCTTACGAAACTTGACAAAAGGAATAGAAATTGTTACTCCTTCAACTTCAATTTCAACTTCACGCTTTTCTTTATTTGCTTTGATAGATGATGACATTTTCTTTCCTAAATAGTTAACAAAAATCTCGACTCCGCATATCTGGGTCATAGGCACCAAGATAATAATATATTTCTGAAGTATTAGTTAATGCTTGATGAATTTGCTGCTGATTGCCATAGATACTAATTTACATTTTTCCGGAATGCTAGTTAGGATCTTTACGGGGTTCCAGCAATTAATAGAATTTATACAGAGCCGTAAGTAACCCTGTTTGTCTGCTTGTTCTTCAGAAATTGGCTGACCATTGACGTCGATCTTATTATTACGCTGCACACTATGTACTGATTCAAGATTATCAGTATCACCTCTATCTGCTAAGGCATCTTGAATGTATTTAGGTAAATGTAATGTAATATCCTTAAATCGCTTTAAGTTATTCTTAGCATCACCTAAGCTCTTATTTGCAAAGAGCATATTAGTATTTTTAGTACTAAAGTTATAGATGTAATTTAGTGCTGCTGCAATAGAAATTGTTTTACCACGCTGACGAGATAGTAAGCATATCAAGTCAAAGTTATTAAAAATTGCCCAAGTAATAGCTAAGTTACCCGGATGCAATTCAAATTTAACAGTACCACCCGGAGCTACAATCTTTACTACTTCTCTTAGATAGTAGTAAGGATTTTTTGTAATTTCCGTAATGATTTTTGTCTTTTGTAACTCAGTTAGATTTTTTCTATGAGGATCAATACCTTTTAAACTTTTATCATAGAGTCGTAGAAAGAACTTGTTATTTTTAATACCACGTTCCTTCAAATACTTAAACATCTTGATGAAAGAAAGGTTCTTAGTCTCGGTGTCAATTACATAGTCACCATAGTCCGTTTCCCCATAGATAGCTTTATTGTAAGCTGCTTTACTAAGCGATACCATAAGCTTTCCTTTAAAAAGAGGGATTTACTATGTGAGTGTTCAACTTCTCCGTTCACACAAAAAATTCAAGAAAATTGAAAAAAAAAGAAGCCCCGTTAGAGGCTTCTTCCTAGCTATAAGCTGGAAGTTACTTCATTTTGACATCTGCAACAATCGCTAAAAGAACTGACTGTTGTTGTGCATTGAGAGTGAAGCCACTCTTGATGCCAGAGAGGAATGCAATCTTTTCCTCTTTCGTGATGTCAAGTCTAGCACCAGCTCCAAGAATTGCATCCTTGTAAGTAGCATAGACTTTCTTGTTGATACTGAAGAATTGGCATTCATTCATTTCTTCAATTTCAACAAGCTTCAGCTTAATGAGCCTATCGACAGCCTGAACGAATGCATATTTGGTTGCACGCAATCCATTTTCCAATTCATCGAGATAAATCGGAGTAGGATGAACCATGATACGTTCGATCAATGTCGTTTCAAGCAAAGAGAAAGCTACTTCAGTCTTTGGCTTGGGAGGACGAACAACTGCTCGACGAACAATGTCAGGAGTCTTTTTGCTTGAAGTTTCTGATTCAGGCTCTTTGACAGGAGGTGTTTCTGTCGGTTCTTCTTTCCTAGGCACGCTCGGAGTTTCTTCCGGTTGTGGTTGAGGAACTGGTTTCGAAGGTACATCCTCGGAAGGAGTGTTATTTGAAACCAATGCCAGTTGAGTAGGAAATTTTTCTACTGGCGTGATCATCGGAGAACCTGACTTTGTGTTCGAATACTTCTGAACGATTTCAGTAGTAGGAGAGACCATCTTGGCATCCTTCTTTCCAGAGTTCTTATCAGCGTGCATTGCGCTTAATCCGATTGATCTTTCAACATTCAATCCCAATGCATTAAGAATCTTGTCAGCCATTTTGTCATCGGGATTGATTTGGTAGGAATAGCGACGATGCGTTCCTTCACGAATAATCATACCAGTCTTATACAACGTAGACAAAGTAGCACTCGTGATATTAAACGGTACACCAATTTTCTTGCTGATCATTCCAGAATCATACTTAATTCCATAATTATCAAACAAGAGTTGAAGTACCTCATACAGGATGGTAAATTTCCGTTCTTTCTTATCCTTTGTAAGAGAATAAGTTTGATTTACAACGTCATAATCAAAGCCATAATAATGACAAAGACGTTCAACGTCACCAATAGTTGCAGGAAGGTCATACTTCCTTTCACCATTTGAAGCCTTAAAGGTAATGAGAAAACCGGGATAAACATTGGTCGTGAGATACATACGCTCAATGTAATCTTCAGTCTTATCATTCCACCCAAGCAGCTTATGAATCTTCTCACAAGAAAGACTACCTTTCTCTTTAAGAAGATTAAGAATATTCAGGAAGTTCTCCTTAGTATTCTTAGAGTTAAACTCTGCTGCAGCTGCTTCATTTTCCATTTCGACAACTGACAAAGCCATTGCTTTCATTGCATTTTCCTTGAATTGAATATTTCTTATTAGCGACTAAATTCTTCGATCTAGTCATTAGTATAATATATTCCTATATACTGCTATAATACGAATTATACTTGCCAAGCTAAGTTAGTGACATCGTTATTAGTAAGATCACCATCTTTGAAAACTAGCTTATTCAAGTTATTGGGACACTTGCCAAGAAATGCTTCAGCAACTAGCCATGCTACTCGAAAGCTTTTTGATTTACCTTCCTTACTAAGATTCACACCAATATAGTCAGTAGTATGACTAAGGGCCATCATTTTGCCCTTAATAATGGTAGTCTTTTCAGGTTGATTCAATGCAATAGTTGCACCACCTTGACTTAATACTTTTACTTTTCTTGGACGATCTTCTGAACGCACTTTACCAGTATTACTAACTGAATAAGAACCTTCATAGCCAACTACAGGCTTCCATACAACAGTATTCATTTATTTTCCTTAGTATAGTAAAACTCCCTATCCCTCTTTTTGAAGGATAGGGATTACATCAGTTTGCTAGTAATGCACCAATCGTATTAAACAAGAGGTAATCTTTAACTCGTTTTTGACGTGGCAATGAAGTATAAGGAATATCGCCATCATAGAAATCTTCTACTGAAGCTCCAGGTTGTGAAACCATTTGAGCAATAAATCCAATATATGCTTCTTGTTGCTTATCAGTCAAAACGTCCCAATTAGGAATAAGTTCGCCGATAGTTTTGCAATATGCTTGTTGTGCAGCATGAGCAACTTTTGCAATATCTACGAAGCTAATTGAAGTGGACATTTCTTTCCTTTAATTAATGAAAAAATCAGGTGATCCTTCAATGTTGGTAGAACCATCATCTAAGGAATCACCAACTCTAGCTACTGGAAGGCTATTTATGAATACATCAGGTGAACCTGATTCTTGCACTGCTTCATGACCATTGCATTCAGCATACTTGTCAGTTACCCTGACTATTCCTTTACCATTTACTGCAGTGTCTTCAGATGCAGTAATACTAGGTCTAGGTTGACAACTATCATGAGCAGAACATCTATCACCTAATCTTACTACAGCTGGCATAGTATTCCTTTAAGCGTCTTTATCAGCACTAAAGACACATCGAGTATTTTCATATGAAATATTACCATCTATCCACCATGCTGTGCCGAACATGTTGTGATGGTCAGGTAGCTTATGTACCTTTTCTAAATCTTTTTCTTCAATTGATAGGATTATACTTCTACCAGTTTTTACACACCATGCCAAAGCTGCTTGAAGATTACTAAATCCTCGAACAGGACTACAAATATGTCCTGTGTCTTTATATAATTTTGCTTTTTTAGGAGTAGTGCAATGAAAAAGAATTTGTGGTTTCATTTAGATTGAATATGATCTTCTAATTGATCAATCGGAACAAGCTTATTTTTCTTATCACGAGGGTTAATATGAACGACTTTATACTTATTAGGCACTTCACCATCTGCATTGGATCGTAGGACAATACTCTTATTAGAACCAATGATAAGATTTTCAATCGCCTTCATAACTACTTTATTTTTACTTTGAATAACGATTTGATCAATATTATCTAGATCAATAAACAAAGTTCTATCTTCAACTCGAAGTACAGGAAGTTTAGTTTCCTGTTTTGTATCTTCTTTAATTTCCGGCATTAGCAAAAATCTCCAATACGCTTCCGATTATTATTTCCTGCCAATCTAGTTTGCATAAGACCCAAGAATGTCTCATTGGATGAGATATCTCTAATTTTACGTTTCATTTCTTGATACTTAGCATTATTCGGAAGACTTAGATTACGCAGAGGAATATTGCGCTCTTCACCATTAATTAGTACTTGACGAGTAGTGTGTCCTTCATCATTAAGTACTTTACCATAACCTTCAGTACAAATAACAATAGTACCATTTGTAAAAGAAGATACTTTTAGGTAATCATGGAATTCAAATTCAATAAGATTCTTTGCCTCAATTGTCTTAAGAGTACGAAGCGGTGATGCTTCCATTACTCGAAGATGGAGCATACCATTTTTAATAGTCTTAATTTCATCAATAGCCATAATTTGATAGGCATGGTCTTCATCTGTAGGAATGACCATCATACCAATTTCAAAGCCATAGGACTTCATCATTTGTGCTGCCTTTGCTGCGAATTCTTGATTCATCTTATTAATGTACAACAAAAAGAAAATTTATTAAAATTAGAATAAAAAAGTAAAGGGTACTGCAATCCCTTTACTTTCCTACTTTAGAACGATTGAACCCAAGGATGATTAATACCCATATTATCTGTAGAGTAATTAATTACACCCAAGCAAATGTCACGAAGAGTATATGCACGTGTACCAGATGCAATGCCATGTTCAATCGCCCATTCAATTACATGGAGATAGAAAATAGCACGGGAGAAATATAGACCATTCAGTCCATGTTCTCCCATATACGATTTATCTGAGTGACGAGTAAATCTATCTTGAAGCTTTTTGAGTTCACGAAAACGTCCCATAGCATTAAGGTAGCTAGCGATGTCAATGTTTCCTCCATTGAAAGTGTCTTTGAATTTTTCAACACAATCAACTTTATTATGCATCAAATGGACTGAACGATTATTGCTGGAAAACGTTGCGAGCATGAAGAACTCCTAAGTTAGTAAATTATTTCGATAGGAGTTTCTTGCTCCTTCACCGAAATAATATATCTATAAAAGTTCACCAGTTACGATGTTTCCAATCATTCCCCGTTGTTTCCCTGATTGTGTAAGGCTGCATAGATTGATTGAGCTATACAAAGCGGTGCCCAGATAATCACTAATACAAAGCCAGTCACAATTCTACCAGACGGTTGTGGGTTTGCTTCTTCAATCATTTTCCACATATCGGCATTATTATTAATCCATACTAAGCCAATAATTACATAAATCACCATCCAAATGATGTAATAGACTATCACTTTATACTATCCCAGTTAGTATTGTGAATAACTTAGAAAACTACTCCATATCTTGAAGTAAGTAGACTAATACTCTTGCTGCATCTTGATAGAATAGTCCATACATTTTTTGATTTTCATCACTGAACCATTCGTTATTTGTTTCTGCTGCTTCTTTACTAATGACACTAATCATTGGATTATTCAATGTCATATAGAAAGCAACCCATTGCTCTTTAGCAGATGCTTCAAATAATGCTCCAAAGATAGGAGCTAGAATATTGTTAGGAGAATGGACCTTTCCCATAAGTTTGGTAAAGGATAAGAAGCTTGTAGGAAAGTATAGAGACTCTCCAGATGACTTCTCAATAACTTCTTCCTGTTTATTACTAAATCCCATATTACTTCCTCACTCTAATCTGTGTTATGAGTTGATTCAAAGGAATTTTATCAGTATTAGCAAGCAATCTTTTAATTTTTAGTAAATTATGTGGTTTTAATGAGATTGCATTACGAACATCTGAATTCCATATAATATTTTTCGATTTGTCGATACTAGCATAAAACGTATCGCCATATCTGATAATACAAGTCCTTCTAATCTTTCTCATGATACCTCACTTACAGTACTAGCCAAATTAATAATATATTTGCATAGTAACCGCAAGTACCTACTACCAAGCAGTTAGTAGGGCAAGCAGCTTACCAGCATCTTGATAATAAAGTCCTTCTTTATCGTTGGTCTTATCTTCAAAATACTGATTATTTTGTCTTGCTAATGGGTGATGTTCAATATGTACTTTAAGTCGGTTATCCTCAATATAAATTGCAGCCCATTTTTCTCTATATGCTGCACCATAGAGTTCACTAAGCATTTTAGCATTAGCTATCTTATGCTTAGGATCTTGTGATGTAAAATAGTCATTGAAGTTTTCTGGAAAGAGATATTCTTCACCATCATATTCTACAACATCTTGAGTGTTTGCAAATGCCATTACTATACCTATAACGTTAAGTTGATTTTGTTATAGTTGTTATCAATATAATAATATATTCGCAAAAAGCAAATAAAACTCCCTAACCCTCTTTCGAAGGTTAGGGAGATTATTCCAACAGATACTAAGTTACAGCTTAAGCATTGTTAGCAATTGTTACCTTACCAATCATGGGGGTAACCATGTTGAATAGGTGACGCTTGATCATCTGAATGCTTGGTAGGTTAACTGTGTTTGGTGAAGCTGAACCGCGAACAGTTAGGAAGCTGTATGGGTAGTACTTGAAGGTTGTGAAGTCTGGTTCTGAAGGAACGTAGATCACAATGAATTCACCTTGTGTGAAGTAAGGTGATTGTAGTAGAGTGTAGGTTGTGATACCTGATGTGAAGGTACCGACCTTGTAGTCTACTGATACATCATTTGGTTGCTCATCATTGTTGTAAACCCAACGAACGTTTGAAACAACTTGTGCATCGAGTGGGTGTGCGAAAATAACTGCATGACCACTGTAGATGTTTACTGATGTTTGAAGCTTGGTTACTAGACGATCGAACTTGATCTTGATCTGTTCACGCCATGCTGCATCACCTAGAGCGTAGTTGCTTGGGGGAACTACGTCAAATGCTTCAGTGATACCAGCGGATTGCTGGAATGAACGCTTAAGGAAGTCAATACCTTGAAGGTCAGTAGCATGAGCGATAACAGTTGACATTGACTCTAGGTGAGCTAGAGTTGAGTCAATCTGGTACATTGCCATAACATCAGTGATTTGCTGAATGTTAATTGGGCTTTCTACTGGCTGTGCGGTACCAACTACTAGTTCGATAGCATCGATATCGAAACCAACTTGTAGTGCAGCATTGTTAGCTTCTGAAGATACATAACCACGAATCTTAAAGTCTGATAGAACACCACCGATTGCGGTAGCATCAATTAGACCCTTTTCACGGTTTACCTTAGCTAGGAAGGTAGCTGTATGTTCAGGAACTGGTGTAGCGCCACCAACTGCTGGTACTGTAACTTGACCTTGAATAACGTTGATGTTGGTATCAAGCTTGAATTCAACAGGGAAAACAACGCCATCAACTGTTACTGAAGTAACTGCGAAATTACCATCGATTTCATCGCCGAGTGCTGCATTCTTGCTGATTGGGGTGAGTAGGTCGAAACCTGATACAGCACCACCAGTTACAGGAACATCAGCATTTAGCTGTGGAAGACCAAATAGGTCACGACGTGCTGTCATTGCACCTGGAAGGTAAACCTTCTCATTGGTAGCATGATCAACGATGTAAGGACGCTTTGTAGTAATCTTGAACTTTGGTTGCTCGACTGGTTCGGTAGGAAGACCTTCACGAACAGCAATCTTTGGGAAACCAACGCGTAGAATTGGGAGTGAAAGCGCTGTAATTGGGTTCGCACCGGCGATTGTACTTTCGGTAAGAGTACCCATACGGACGTTTTCAGCTAGCATAATAAGGTCTTGACGTGTTTGTTCGTCAGTACCTTCAACTAGGCGCTCAACGTATTCGTTGAAAGCTACCTTGTTGCTCATTACGTCTAGAGCTGCTTCTGAGAAAATATTTACGCCTTCGCCTTCGAAGTGTTCTTGTAGAGCCTTAACTGTACCAAGAGCCTTTGAAGTATATTGTTGACCACGGCGATGGCTTGGAGCACCATATGAAACTGCCATTTTGAATTCCTTATTTAAATAAAGTAACCGTAATTTTTAAAAATTAAGGCCGACGACTTCTCAAGTACGTCTGCTTCTATACAAATGTTTGATACAGTTACAAATCATTTATAACAAAATCCTACTTTGCCTTCTTTTTAGTTTGATTATTAATACTATTAGCCTTAACGAAAAGTTGAAGGTTAGTGTTAATACCTCTAAGGTCAGACATATAGGTGTTATAAATTGCTAAAAGATCAGCATATTTTTTTGTGGTGAAAAATTCCACATCAACTAATAGAGAATCCAAACTAGTAATGTTAAATTGAATCTTATCTTTGATAAATTTAACTGTATATAGATTGGATGCAGGTAAATCTAAGTCTGCTAGCTTAGTATAGATATCTAAAAGATTTCTATAACTGATTTGTAATTGTGTAAAGAGATCATAGAGAAGCACGCGCTTCTTCTGAGTTTCTTCATCTTCTGGAGTCTCAGGTGATGGAGTATCCGTATCTGGATCGAATTCTTGAGAACTATCATCATCAGCCGCCACAGCATTATCTGTGTTCTCACTACCTTCGTTCTCGTCAGGATATTCTACATCATACTGAGAATCATCATTGGAAGAATCATCATCAGAATTACTAGAGTCATCATCGGAACTTGAATTATCGCTAGACACATCTTCTTTGTCTGCGGTTATATCTTTGTTGCTATCGTCTTTATCTGAAGCCTTGGGATCTTGGGTATCTGTATCGCCGTCAGCCTCTAATAAAAACTTAAGAAATGAATCCATGGTTTCTAGTTCCTATGATAATTCTTAAAACTATCTGATTGTTTATTGATTTTCAATAACAGGATGACATTTCGTAAATCTTCTAGAAAAAGAAAAGGCATAGTAACCTATGCCCCTTCTTTATTTATTTGACAGCATATCCAGTAGTGAATACTTTACTGAATAAATTTGTCATAATATCATTAGCCTCTTCTTCGGGCTTTTCTTTTTTAGAGGGTCCAACAATAGCTTCAAACATGTCATGAATTTCATTACATGCTTGACAGACAGGTTCCATTGTTTCTAATAACTTAACGAATGGTAGTGTGATTAGGTCTTTTGCGTCTTGTGAGACAATTAGTTCATTCTGTAGTTCAAAGAAAGAAATTGCTTCAAGTGCTTCTTCTTTTCTTCTTTGAATGTGAACTTTCATATTGAAAAGCTTTTCATATTCAATGGCCGACTTCTTTAACAGTCTTCGTGCTGACAAAACTGAGATTTCAGTACAATCCTTGTATTTTTCAGTGGTTTTATAAACCCAATTGGCAATGCCAATAGTACTGAAATGAAAATTATGAAACTCGATTGCATCATGTATGCGTAGGCCTGTTAGGTCATACATGTCAAACCCCACTTATTTTTATTAAACTAAAAAAAAAAGAAATCCCATAATACTAATTTATGGGATTCCTATTAAACCGTTCTAATTAAAGTGGATACCAGTACACTACTTCGTAGTGTCTTTTATGTTGACGGAACTTAGCAAGATTTCCATCCATCTTAATAAGTTCATGCCGAACGATCCAATAATCTTTTTCTGTTACAGTTCGTTTGTAATTATATTGGGTCTTGCCACCAATCTCAACAGATTGGCGGATATTACCATGAATCTTTACCTTCTTGCGATGTTTTTCAAGATGGTAACCAAGCATGTATGTAACTCCATCCTTGGTGAAACCGAGTCCGGTCCAACTACGGTTCTCCGCATAACTAGAAGTACCGGTAATGAAAGTCAATCCCGGATACTTGCTGCGGATTTTTGCCATAGCTTCTGCATGGCTAGATGCACGAAAACTACGTGCTGTTTCAGGACGACTATTGATGAACTTCTTAGACATGATTTTGCTTTCCTTTCTTTTCTTAGATTTTTATATCAATATTACGACCAAGAATTTCATTAAAAGAAACTTTAATCGTTTCCTGCTTTTGCTGCGGATACTGCTGTTGCTTATATTGCTGAAGAGAATCAGTTGTCCTATAAATAGGACTGATTGGCAGAATTAGCATCGTCAATATCTTTCAGAGTGACAGGAACGAGCACAATAACTTCTTCAGTTAGCCCATTCTTATTATTGAACTGAGCTTTCTGTATTACTTTAATATCATGCAAAATCAACGGATTATTCGGATCTTGAATCTTTACTATCTTGGCATAATCGCACAAGAACTCATTATGAAGAGCTTCTTCAAGAGTCTGAGCATCCATACCTACCATAGTTTCCGTTGCCATTTCAATTCCTTAATTGAATAGGTTAAAGTCAGCAATATAATATATCTTCAAAAAGAAGATTAATACAATTTGATTCCCTTAGCTTTTGCCAAGGGAATCATTGTAATACTTTATTTACCCGTTGGCCAACGAGTTTCCTCTATGGGAATAAATTCTTCACCCTTTTTTCTAGCGAGCATTGTGTATATTTGTAGCTCGTCTTTTTCTTTTACTTCACTATCTAGGACTTCATAAAAAGTTTCTCCTTTACCAAAGCAAAATCTATGTAGAGGAGTTTTAAATCCATTACTAGCTAAATGGGTACTATATTTAGACACAGTATAATTATTATTTATGCTTAAAATGACCCTTCCCGTTTGTATATTAGTACTAGGATCACTTTGAATTTTATTCAGAAATTCTCTACTCTTTGCATGTAAACCAAAGTTTATAGAATTAGCAGAAGGCTTCAGCATAAATACTTTTCCTAAAGAGTTATATTAATTACAGTACTACATAAATATAATATATTTTCAAGATGATTGCAACTACAATGTAAAAGCAAAGAAAACCCCATAACCCTTTTTTCAAGAGTTATGGGGAGATTATAAGCTAATTAGCTTACTTCTTCTTTGCTACGACAACCTTCTTAGCTGGTGCAGCAACTACCTTCTTGGCAGGAGCAGCAGGAGTCTTCTTAGCAGCAGGAGCTGCCTTCTTTGCTGGAGCGGCTTCTGCTTCAGCAGCAACTTCTTCACCAATAGCATATGCCTTGAGTGCAAAAGTTTGCTTTGCTGGAACTTCAACTGATTCGCCAGTACGTGGGTTACGTGCTGTACGAGCAGCTTGGTCCTTACGCTTGAAGGTACCAACGACTGTACGGATTGAACCTTCAGCCATTGCAACCTTACGGATACCCTTTAGAACTGCGTCTAGAGCAACGCCAACGTCCTTCTTGGTTGAGCTTTCAACACCAGCGGCTGCTAGTTCTGATTGTACTGCTGCGATTAGATCGTCACGATTTGCCATGATAATTTCCTAAAAATGAAAAGATGATAATGAAGTTAAATTTGAAAATTTATAAATTCTGAATTTCAGAACTCTATACCTATGTTAGTTACAACTCTGAAAATTCTACGATATAAAAGTGCTTGAATTTTGAGGGGAACTTGTATAGAGTAAGAAGTTCCTTACGGCCGGTTAAAGCCATAAGGAACTAGGGGATTTACTACCTATTACTCTGCTGCGTCAGCTGCCTTGATGAAACAAACATCAATGATTTCGATAAGGCGATCCTTCTTAGCCGAATCAATCTCAGCGATGATATCTGCTTCTAGGTAAGCTTCGTGTTTGTGCAACCATCCGCGTAGAAGTGCAACACTCATCTTCTGGTAAGCTTCTAGAGAAAGAATCTCTACTTCGCCTTCCTCACCTGCTTCGCTCTCATCTGAAGAGGATTCTTCAGACTGCTCTGATTCAGATGATTCTTCAGCTTGATCTTGTGCAGCAATGATCTCAGCGACAGGAGTCTCTGGTTTCACTTCTACTACAGGAGGAAGCTCAATTGAAGTTGGAGTTGGTACTAGTGGAGTAGGCATATTCTTTGCGGTTTCTACAACCTCACCTTCAGGGAGTTTGGCGAAAACGTAAGGAAGTACACGGTTACCAGCAATATCGATCGTCACATCTTTTGTAGCATGCTCTTTTACATCAAAACCCATCTTTTTAAGCTGTGCTGCATGAGTCTTTAGAATGCTAATTGGTGATGAGATAGGACCGATCTTATTAATAAACGGAATACGCTTATTATTGCTGATTGTAACAAAAACGTTTGTATCAGACATTATAAGATGTCCTCCTAAGAGATTATAATTGATTCTTATTAGATTACGAGGTTGTCGTCGTCTGAGTCGTCCCAGCCGTCGTCTTCATCGTCATCCATATCACCATCGGAGAGGATGCCTTCTACTTCATTTGCGCCTAGATCATCTAGAGCAACTTCATCATCACCTTGGTCAAGGCTACCAGTGTCAACGCCACCAACTACACCACCAACATCGCTGAACTTAACTGAAGAATCTTCAGAAGCTTCGTTGATGCCGAGTAGATAACCGACCATATCTGATTGGCTTTGAGCAGCACTTGTAGCACATGATGGCTTTAGTGATGACTCAGGAGCTTCACCTTGATTTTGGTGTTGGAAATAATTATCTGGAGCTAGTGTATCAGTTAGATCATTATCGTTAACTTGTGGAGCACGATTCTGATTGAAGAACTGAAGATTGTCAACACCAGCATCTGTTGGTTGCTCATGTGGACCAGCGGCATCAATGAAGGTTGCTTCGTCAAGGCCGATTTCTTCGAAAAGTAGTTCTTCAACTGATTCAGCGATAAAACTTGCTGAATTTTCAAGCATAGAGCCGGTCTCAGCTAGTGCTTCGTTTAGTGAGATTGCATCTACTTGCTCTTGTAGAGTTAGAGTAGTCATTTAAAGTTTCCTTACTGTGTTTAAAATAAAACAAACAAGCTATTTGTTTGTTTACTCAGCATTACTGATATGCTTAAAAATGTCTTTTAATGCAAATAGCAAGAAAGAAGTCAGATAAAAGTCACTAGACGCAATCTTCAATTCTGAAGAGGAGTCTGTATATCTATCTTCAATTGTATGTATTGCATCCAATACGGTATCAAGCTTATCTGAGTCTGTAGCATTTCGCTTCCAATCTAGATACTTGATAAAGAAAATTTCATTTGGATCTTCAGTTAGTCCGTCTGCAGGAGTACGGAAAATTTGAGTATTAAATGTATCTAGTAGAGTCTGACGTACATCTAATGGCGTACCATCATATAGATAGTCTACGAATGACTGTTTCTTTTGAATATAGAAATTATATCCATAGTCACCAGTAAGTCCAGCCATACTTACAATCTGGAAGGTATTCTGAGTTGTAGGTAATTTAGATACATCCATCAAGTTATTCTGAAGATAATAAAAGATGGACTTGCGGTAAGTCTGACCTGATGCATACTTCAATACAGTTGGATTGATTCGAGTAGAAGTTCTTAATGATTGATAACGTTCAGTCAGCTTATTATCAATTAAAAACTTATTCAAATACTGATCTACTGTACTTCCACTAAGGAAGACCATATTAGCTTCTACATAGAAGCGTTCTCGGAAGCATGCAAATACATCATCAAATACTAATCGAATTTGCTTCACAGAGTCGGCATGACTCTTAGGAAGGACAGGATTGGTCGATCTACCAATAAGCTTAAAATCTACTTCTAGCTCTTTTACTACCTGTCTAAGAATCTCATCAACTTTATAGTTGCTGATTCTTAAGGTAATCTTATAAAACTTTTGGTTATTGTAGTTATCTGCTTCTACATTCATAACCGTGAATAGGTATTTCTTAGAGTTTCTACTAATTTCTACCTGATCTTCATACATTGGTATGACTGTATCAGGAATAATAATAGCAGTAGTTTCAATCTCACTCTGAATACCATTATCACTTTGACTTGTACCGAAATCTGCCTGTTGCAGATCGTATAATGGGAAGTTGTCAATCCGATAATAACCAGATGGTGATTCCTCACCCACTGATTCGTTATATGCTGTAAAAGGTACATCAAAATCGGAGGCAAACTTACTTCGGCTAAAGTATGATACGAATGTCGGTGCTGACTCTAGGAAATTAGAATATCTAGCTGTAGCGTCCTTGACATACTCAGACACATTCATGTCAATCAGCTCTTCCACAGAAACTACGGAGTTGACGCGTCCCATAGAAATTCCTTTAAGTTTTTTCTAAAGCTTTGTTATTTTACAAAAATGAGCAAAAAATAAAGCAGGATAAAATAAACCCCTATACTCCCAATTAAGGAAGTATAGGGGTATTAAAGCTTAACCATTTAGAATCTTGCTAAGTTGCTCAGTTTCTTTAGTATTGGCAGTTTCTAAGAATCCACCAGAGAAATGATCATCTACCTTTTGATTTTCAATAAGACCTTCACTAACTACTACATCGGGAATTTGATTTACGTTCTGTTCCATGATTAATCCTTAATGAAAGAATACAGTTTGTTTAGCATGGTGTACTGCATCAGCAAATTGAACGAAAAATTCAATTAGCTTATCTTCACTATCGATACTATGATCTCGTAAAGGACGAATCATATTACCAATATTTGCTTTGTCATCTCGTTCATCATAAGCTAAATAGGTGGTACTATAATTAGCTTTTTCAACTGACTCAAAAGATGCAAATGAACCAATAATCAAATTACCAAGATTTTTGATATTCGGTTGATTATCAATATATACTTGGTTGTCTTCAATATACTTTTTCATTTCTGCACGAGTAGCAGTATAGCAGAAATCTAAGTGTGGTTCTGACTTTTCCCTTTTAGGTGGAATAAATTCATCTGAATAAAACATTAGCTAAAGATCCTTTTAATCCAAGATTTCTTATTTAGTTTGGCATCTAACTGCTTTGCTTCGAAAACAGTATCTTTTCTTATTTGCCTAATATTAGTTTTATGATTATCAATATCATCAAAGAATTTATCAATATCCTTTGTAATTTTATTAAATTTAGGATATTGAACTTGGTATGTGATATGTAACCACTCTTCACCATTATTAAAATTTTCTCTATTCTTTCTTTCAGCCTTAAATGAGGAATACCAAAAGTTATAAGCAATAAACCACTTATTTTTAAATACAGTCAGTACTGAAAGAATTTGGCAAATATGCACATGTAGATTGATTGCTGTATCATCATCAAGAAGATAACCAATTCCTTCTTTTAGATATTTACGATATTCTTCTCGAATAATCTTTTCAACATGATCTACATTGTTTAATAGATCAAAGATATTCAGATTCTCTTCATCAGCATCTCGAAAATTTCTAGTTGACAATTCAAAATCAACTAATTGGCTAAATGCAATTACTTTGTTCAAGAAATCTAAGTATTCCTTAGACATGATCTTTCCTTTATTCTTCTTCCTCGATAACAAGGTTAGATTTAAAATATTCCTTGTTAATAAGCTGATTGGCCATGTGAATCGACAGAAGTGTATTTGCCATTTGAGCTAGATTAAAATCATAGATCATATTAGCAAATACTCGAAATTCTTTAAGAGGCATAAAATCTGCATGCTCATCAGTTTCAACAAGAATCCGAAATCCTAACTCATAAGGGTCTTCTCCAGAACCACGAAAGTCAGGAATAATCACAAGTTGTTGATTAGACCGATTAGTCAGTGCATAATCTTTATTGTTTCTTTTAACCTTGAATCTCTTCTTGGTTGGTAAATCAGGGTGTTTGATTTCTTCGATAACTGCATCAATATCATCATAAAATGCTAAAGCATTTACAAAGACATCTCGTAAATCATAGATATCAAAGTGTGATACTGCAAACTGCTTAGTTTTATCAGCCCAATCCATTTCTTCCTTTGGACTGGTAAGTTTAAAAATTAGATATGAAGAAGTAAGGAGGGTCGCAGTATTATTGTACATATTGAACCATCCAGCGGCCTTACCAGCACGATTTTTACTCTTTCCTTTACTAACTTTAAACTCCAGACTGAAATTACCGAAGCTTAGTAGGATTTGCTTTGGATCTGCCATTTATAGGTCTCGTACTAGGACATTTATAGACTAATTATATTCTGATGTTTCATATTCTTTTAAGACCTATTCTACATTAGAATATAATCCCCCTTACCCACATATAGTGAGTAAGGAGAACTTTTATGCTAATGCTTACTTGCCAAAGCGAGCAACATCTGCACCTGTTGCACCAGCAATTGTTGTTGTAGCTTGATTGTAGTGTGTTTCAAGCTCAAGAGCGGCTGTAGCTTCATAAATAACTGAATACTTGCCGATTGGTAGAGTATCACCTTCTAGGCCATTCCAAAGCTGTTGCATTTCACCAAATGGAATAAGCATTAGACGTGGTTGTTCACCGGGAGCTTGTGGTGGTTGAATATGGATTAGACGTGGTTTACGCATATAAAATTTTGCGTCATCTTCCTTTGTTACATCACCAACTACTGCTTGATTTGATGTAAGAACTAGAACCTTGATCATGATGTTTTCCTTTATTGAAAAAATAAGAATTATTCTTGTACTACAGGTGCTTCTTCTGGAAGCATTGCAAAAATCTGGCGGACTGTCAAGCTATTAGCAATGACTGTTTCCAACGGATATTCTTCTTTGTCATCTAGACAGACAACATAGCTTTCATCCCATTCATTTGCCATACGAATCTTATCATGGTCAGTTAGAAGACCAAGTTGTAGTGCGGCAATGGGAGATACTTTTTGATGAAGGCTACCAAATTCAACTAGCTCTTCAGTAAAGACATTAGTACCAAGATGTTTTAATACATTAGTATCAAGTTGCTTTAGATCGCGATCGAGAAGATACTCAGCGAATTGGCGCTTTGTAAGAAGATGCTCTGCTGGCTGAAGTTGAATGACATCACCATCTTCACTTGCTGGAAGAGCAGCAAGAATTTGACGAACTGACAGAATGGCCTGTTGCCATTGATCGCCAACCTTCTTTACATAGTGGATAAATACTCCACCACGAGCAGCAGCATACATGTCATGATCTTTGCTAGTAAGCTTACCTAGAAATTGAGCAGCAACTGCAAGGGTGCTACTTTGATAAATCAAACCTTGCTCAAATTCTTGTCCATTTAGAACTTGGTCGAAAATGAATTGAGCAAATTTGGTTTTAGTCAGCATCTACTTTTCCTTAGAAGTTTAATGAAAGCACTTTATTATAGTTGTGCTCAATTTAATAATATATTTCTAAATTGAGGTTTAAAATCCTATAGCAGTTTGCACCACTATAGGATTTTCTTTACTCATCTTCTTCTTCGACATTTGTCTCAGGAGGATTCAATGTTACTTTGTGAATTTCAGTACAAATATCTTCGACAGTTCGAGTCTCATTGTAAAGACTCTTTTTACACTTCTTAAGTGTACCATCACATAATTGCATAAATATACTCTTCTTATTAGGCTCATCACGAATACGTCCCATGATTTGCTTAATATGTGATTCAGAAGTAATTGGATAGATATTGATAATTACTTCTAAGTCTTTGATGTTGATAATACCAGCAAAACTTTTATCAGTACTTACAATAAGTTGAGCATCAGTTTCTTTCCAACGTTCATCAATATCTTCAATATCACTATTGAATAAGCCAACTGTCCTCTTAGGATACTTTTCTTTTAAGTAACTATAGATAATGTCATTGTCTTCTTTAGTTCTACCAAGAATAGCAATCTTATTGGTAGGCTTAGATAGCATCTTAGTAGCTTGATTGACACATTTCCTAATAACTGTATCTAAGAAGAAATCCCTATAAGGTAATTCTTTATTAGGATTAAAAATGATTTTCTTACCATAGTTGATATAGTCAAAACCATTTGGTTTAGCTAAACCTTTAGTATGCCCCTTTGGTGCATTTGAATGATATGTAAGTGCCCAGAAATCAAACCTCTGCTTTGCACCTTCATCATAAATACACTCTTCAGAAGGCATTAATGATTCTAATAACTTAGTCTCCTTATACATCTTTCGAGTAGGAGTTGCTGTTAGATATAAAGTATTCTTGGATGAAACCATCATCTCAAGATAGAAAAGTACAATGATATTTAAGTGAACTTCATCGTGCACCATAAGACCCGGTTGAAGTTCATCAAAAAAGTTTTGCATTAGATCAAATTGTCGATCAATAATAAGACTACTAAAAGTCTTAGATGATGCTAAGACTAATTTGTACTTTTCTTTATTCTTTAAAAGCTTAGCTAATGAATCTCTACCAGCAAGAGTAAAGATTTCTGTAGGTTTGATATCAGTAAATTTCTCTGCTTCTTGTTTCCAAGTAAGAATAGCTTTATCATCTGGACAGTTGATGAATGCTAAAGTTTTCTTAATTGAAATGTATTTTAGAGTTAAGAAAGTTTTACCAGTACCAGTACTAGCAAATAATGCCCTTCTAGCTAACTTAGCAAGCTTACTATAATTTCCTCTGCCTAAAAGAAAATCAAGCATTTCTGCTTGTAACTCACTTCTTGGCTCAGCTTCTACATTGACATCTCTAGATGATGCAGGAATGTAGTATGAATCTTTGATTTGTTCCGAGGTATCAGCAATATCTTCTAGAATATCTCGTTTAAAGCGTCGTGGTACTGCAATGGCAGGTTCTCCATTATACATTACTTCAAATGCAGCTACCCATTCAGATAGCCTCTCGAAGTACATACCTGTCTTTACAATAGTTACCCAACGCAGAAACTTTTGAAAAGCATCATCATCTCTGAATTCTGTTATCAAAAGCCTCTTAGGTTGTAAGATAATAGCCATGATTTTTCTTCACAATAAGGTGAACAGTATAACTTATTGTTATATTTTCATGGAATTTTACAAAAAATAAAGGAAGTATAAAGAAGTCCCTTACTACCCGGAGGTAGTAAGGGATTTAGCTTATAAACGTTTATATGCTATTGATATTCGTCCTCTTCCATTTCTTCTGGAGAGAGAACTTCATCAATACTTCCATCATTGTCCCAACGCCGAACTCTATCATCGATAGAACGTCTAACATTTAGGACTTGCATTACCTTTACTCCATGCTTATCTAGCCATAGAGCACCTTCACCATCATCATGATTTTCTAGAAAGAAGACTTTTGAAATTCCTGCTTCCAGAATCCTAGCTGCGCATCTAAGACATGGGCACAATGTGACGAATAGGTAATTACCTTCGCATAGCTTATGACCTGCTTTAATGATTGCTCGTTCTTCAGCATGAAGTAGAGTAACATCAGACTTACCGGTCCTTGGATCGACACAGTCATGATATGTATCTACTCCAAGTGGTTTTGCATTAAAACCAGTACTGATAATTTCATATTTAGTATCAGTAATAATGCAACCTACTTGCTTACGAAGATCTGGAGAACGATGAGCTTCTATAAGAGCTTGCTCAAAAATCCGCTTATAATGGCCATGCGGACCTTGGTAAAAAGTCTTTGATTTTGCCATAATTCCCTATTCTTATTAATAGGAAAAGACTATTTAGAAAATACCATCAATAATCGATTCCTCTGTCTTATCAAACAGGTTAGTTTCTAGAAGCTGGCGGAGTCGTTCGAATGCCAATGATACAGCAACCGAATTAGAATTGATAATTGCATTGGTTAGCTTAAGGAAATAAGGACGAGTTCCTTGAGCATGACGTCGTTGAATATTTTCAGGATCACGAGCCAGTTCCCGTACAATCATTTCTACACCGACAGATGAGGAGCGGATGTTTGACTTGTTAAGCAAGTCGATGATATCTGCTACTAATTCATCTGTTGATTCACGCTTATTCAATTCTTCTTCAGATTCGAGCAGCTTTAGCAGTTTCTTGAGTGGTGCCGAGATTTCATTATTCTCGATCGACATACGGAATACTTCTTCTCCTTTTCGAATGTCAACACGGTTTTCTTCATCAAGGCGATTTTCAATATTGTCAGCAAAGAGTTCGATGTCTTCAATACTGAATTCATATGCTTCTTCTTCAGAATGTACAGTTAGCTTACCAACTGTCTTTGTATTAGATTCTTCATCTGTTACAAATTCATCGATAGAGATAGTGAATCCATCTTTAGCAATCAAGGAATTCTTATCAATATCAAAGAAGTCTTCCATACCTACTGGAAGTTCAATCTTATCAGTCTTAACTGCAAGCAAATGCTTAGATGATAATAGCATCTGAGTAATCTGTTCAGTCAAGAGCAGAACTGCAGCCATACCAATATGATAATCATTCATATCAGCTAGACCACCATAACATGCTTTACAAATCTTATTGCCTGTGAGACTACAGCCAATTGGACCACGCATGTGGATGGTTTTGCCGATTAGATAATTGCCATCTGGACCTGAGTCACTGAATCCTTCATCGCCTTCTTCAAAATAGAATCGATGTAGGACTCGCTTTGCAATATCTTTATCTTTGATTTCTAGACTTGTATATTCTTCAGAGCCACAGTCTTCTTCATCACGAGCAAGTGTTGTATTAATCAATAGCAATGCTAATTTCCGTGACAGATAACCTGCACTACGAACTTGAGTTGCATTGATAATTAATGCTTTACGTGCGCCCAGAGCATTTGTAAAGTAGTCTGTAGAATTACGAAGACCACGATAGAATGATGTATTAATAGGCTTCTCAATAATCCGACCATATAGATCTGGCTTAAGAGAAATATTTACGAACACTTGCTGGAATTGCTTCAAAGATACTGAACTTAAAAGATTCTTATAGCATGTATCTGATGCTTTCAAGATCTCAATGAGTTTCTTAGCCTGCTCTTCAACTGTACGTTCAATTTCAGAAAACTGTGAATTCTCATTGGATTCAAATTCTAATAGCTTCTTGACTTCTGGATAATCTTTTGCAAGATGCACCATGTCATAAATATTAATTGAATTACCCTTTAAGTAATTAATTTGCCAAGCATATCGTGCCAATTCTTTAGCAGTATTTGCCATAGCGTCAGTGAGACTAATACGATCTTCGCCATCATATGTAATGATAGACTCATTAAAATACTTCAAAATCGTACCATTTACATCACCTGTGACATTAACGAAATCATCGAATGTCAACTTACGCTTAAATGAGAATCTTGTACGAATTAGCAGTAATGATAAGATCAAATCATTGACCTTAATCTCTTTTGTCTTCTTTCCTAGTTGTAGAGTTACTACTTCGTCTTTATAGGCGAAATCACCTTTGATTAAATCAATAAGCCCGTCAATAAGTTTATTGACTTCCTCTGAGCTTTTATTATTAATATAATCTACATTAATAACTTCAGTAGTTTCTGACATGTATCATTATTTTAAGAAACTGGCAAGTTTACCAGTGAAATCAGGAAACGCAATTCCAATCTTATTCTTTCTATCATTGGTAGAAGTTGAATTAGAATTGTTCGAATGGACATTGATTACAACTGACTGTGCAGTGATAGATGGAAGCTGACTCAATACATCAGAGACATTAACCACCGACTTCGATGCACTATTCTTAGGTTTATTTTTTGTCTTGCTTGAATCGCTCTTTTGACGGTTCATAGACTTTTTTTGCTTTCCTTTAGTGTTTACATAACTACCGACATTACTCATTTTATACGCCCTTTATAATAAGTCTAAGAGGGACGAATAAAACCTGATCAATCTAAGAATTTTATTTTACGAACTGTTTCATGTCTATGAATTTAAGTATGTTTCTTATTGAGAAACAGGGACTAAATTGATTCCAACCGGTACCAACCTCAGATTGCCTTATTATTAATATTCCGGCGCGCTTATGGTTTACAGGCGCATTTGAAAAGCTAAAATTACATCAGATTTCAAGTTAATTCGCTATTTTTATTTATATTCAATCAGATACTACTAAATAACAAATAGTGATTATTTTGAAAAATAAAACTTTGGGTAAAACCCCCTATACCACCGGGAAGGTAGTATAGGGGTTACAGTTTTAAAGCTTTACTGATTTACTTCTTGCCTTTCGCTGCAGGAGTGAAAGTTTGTTGACCTTCTTCATCGGTTGACCAAGTACCGGCAACAAAGTTACCCTTGGCGTCGAGATTACCTTCAACGAATTCACCATCATCGTTCACTTGACCCTTAACGCTTACCTTACCAATAGCAATGCTTGCCTTGATAGCGATATGCTCATGGACGAATGTAGCGAGTGGGTTTGCTTCAACTTCCAGACCACCTGTACCAGCATAGATACGGCTTTGAACTGGTGAGCGACGGAACTTAACACCGAATAGATTGACGCTATACTTCGGGAAGATTTCTTCAGCGAAGAATGCTTCAAACTTTTCAAGAGTACGACGTGCATCAGCGATCGTAACGCCTTCCTTCTCTGCAAACATACGGAGGAAATCATCGCGTGGAATGATCGAACCTTCGTTTGGCAGTTCCTTGGGTTGACGTGGTTGACGAGCAGCACCGAAAAGTGTCTTAGCCTTAGCACCACCTTCTTCAGCAGCAGCTGCCTTAGCAACTGGCTTCTTGGTAGCAACTGGACCTGCCTTCTTGACAGCTACAGGAGCCTTCTTAGCAACGACAGTCTTCTTTGCAGCAGGTGCAGGAGCAGCTTCTTCTTCAGCAACTTCTTCTTCACCCTGATCTTCTTCACCAGCAACTTCTTCACCAGCGGTATCTTCTTCGCCAGTTACTTCTTCTTCACCTTGCTCTTCGTCAGCAGCGGCTTCTTGTTCTTCTTCGCTTGGCTCTTCAACAACAGGAGCAGCCTTCTTTACAATAGCCTTCTTACCAGGAAGAGTCTTCTTTGCAGCAGGAGCAGCAGCGGCTTCTTCTTCGTCTTGCGCTTCTACTTCATTAGCTTCAACTTGTGCCTTAACGGGAGCCTTTGCAACGATCTTCTTCTTGAGTTGTGGTAGTGCCATGATGATGTATTCCTAAGTTGTGTTAAAATAAAATTTATAAAGTTTTCAAACTTACTACGAGATGGAAATTGCAAGAATTTATAGATTTTATTAAAATTCTTTCTTCTCTCCATTAAAATAATATATCTCTATTTTAGTCTTTAAATTTTTGACCTCATATGACCTCAAGTATCTTATTGTTGAACATCTACCAAATTTACATAAGGTAAGGATTTACTTTACGTAAAGGCTCAAAACGATTTTCTCAAGGATCTCGACGAAGACATTATCAAATGCCTTTCCTCGATGATCATTGTTCACCTTTGTCGCAGGATCCAGTGAATCCAGTGGCTCTTCAAATCCATTCGGAATGAAGATTGGATTATATCCAAGTGGTGTCTGATAATGATTCAATAGATGTGCTAGGAAGTTAGAATATCCAATCTTTCCATAGCGATAATCTGTATAAAGTCCCAACCAAATCTTTCCAGCAAATACTCCAGTATGATTACTAATTTCACTCTGGAACATAGAAGCTGATGCAGTTGTGCTTAGAAAAGCTGGTACATATCTAGGAGGTTTCTGTCCACTCTTAATATATTTATGGAACAGATTGTCTAGAAGCACAATATTATTTAGCGTACCCACATGAAGCTTCAAAGCTGCAGAACCCATTGCATCTTCAATACGCTTCAGAGTAGCTTTATTCTTATCTAGACGACTATAACGAGCAGATACTACTCCGGGATCACCATTAAGAGAAGGTACAATCAAACCAGAGTCTTCTGAAATTACTACTCGGAAAGAATCATTGTCTTCCCTTTGTGAATGAATAAATGCATCATTCTCAATACTCTTAGTACAAGCATTTTCAATAAAGCTGTACTCATTCTCAGGTGTATCTAGTAGATTAAAAATTCCCATATCTTCTAAAGAAGTAAAATGGAAGATTCTTTCAATCAAGCGATACAGCTTATTCTCTTCTAAATACTCTACAAATTCCTTATTCTTTCCAGGATTTGTAGAAGCAAATGTCATCTTAATCCTACCTGCAGGATTAACTACATTACGGATATTCAATACTTCCATATGTGTAGCTAATTGATAACTATCAAGCTTACTTAGTTCTTTAATAAGCTCATTAGCTCGATTAGTTATGCTAGATAGTCTTACTGCTAGATTGGTATGATGATGCTGATGATTATTCTGCATGAAATCATAGATATCACCATTACTTACATATTCTCTAATAAGCTTAAGAAGATATTTCAAACGATATTGATTTTCTGAATCCATACCAATTCTTTATGGTTAGTCTAATGGAGAATTTTAACTGATTTCTACTTAATAGTATACTTTCATCAAGAAAATAATATATACCTATCTTGAGAGTTAAATTTGGATATACCATCTTTCGACAGTATATCCAGTTTCAAAGTTCCATATTTCGCTTTTATATTAATATTTTAAGACTCGTTAGAGGATTAAAATATTAATATAAATTAATTAAATAATTTAATTTTTTAAAATATAAAGAATATTTATTAATTTTTAAAATTTTATAAATAGTTTAAATTTTTAATAAAGTATTAATTAAATATATTTAATATTGACGCTTAAGCGTCAATAATTTATTAATACTTAATCGGCTTCGCCGTTAAAATTATTAAATTATTTAAAATATCAATTAAACGCGCGAGGGCACAAAAAAGCCATGGATTTTCCATTCTGCTATTTTGGCCTCAAGGCGTAGTTCTCCCGGCTTCATTTCTGAAGAAACTGCATGGCATGTGCACGCATGGAAGTTCAATGAAGTACTGTGATCAGCAAATACCCCAAGGAGAATAATATCCATCTGCAGATGGACAATCCTAACTGGTTGTTGGAAATTTGAATGAAGCATGATCTTTCCAGAAAGTCCTTTAGTTATATCCAATTTACTGATAGATACTGATACCTCTTTTTGAGGCAAAAATCCTATGATTTTTAACAAACTTTTAGAATCTTAAAGGAAGATATATCATGTCTGTAATTAACCTAGCAAGAATGAATTCTTCGAAGCTTTACAAGGCTTCTCAGTTACTTATTGTCAACAACTCACGCACTAAGCCAGTTCTTAACCTCTTCTTCGGTAAGGAAGGGACGACTGACAGTCTCGTTGAGGACGTTAATTATATTCACTTTTCGCCAAATGCGCCGAAGAAAATTTGGTTCCCGGACTATAAACTTAACGTCGCAAACCTAAAGACCTCCAGAGACCTTACAGTTCGTAATAGTTTCTTCAACGATCTTAAGTCTCATAAGCTTAGCTTCAATAAGGTGAATAACCTAGCTACCATTGATGATAAATGGGCTAAAAAGCCTATTATTGTAGACCTAAGCAAGTTCCGTGACGAGTACAATCAATACTGTAACGACCATAAGAAGACATATACTACAGGATATCGTTTCCTAAAGGCTATGCTTCAATTGGTACTTAAAAATCTTCCTACTGGAATGGAAACTCGATTCTTTATTGAGATTCCTTCAGAGCAAGATACATTTATCAAAAGTCTTAAATATGGTCTAGACCATGACTATAAAGCGCTACATCCAATTTTAAAGGACTATAATGTCATTTTCTACAATCCCAATACAGGGATAGTGTATAAAACTGACTTTAATAATCCTCAGATGAAGGCAAGAGGCAATATCCTGATTGGTAAGTTTATGCGTATGCATACTACTGGTCTACCAGATGATGCTATTCTTGCTAACGATCCAGATATTGAAGTAACAACAGATGCTAATACGCCTACTGAAGATAAGAAGATTGTTGCAGCTACACAAGATGTAGTTCGTGATGAATCAGATAAAGATCAGAATGGCGATTCAGAGGAAGTTGAAACTACTATTCCAGCTAAGCCTACAGAGCCATTAGATGATGAATCTGATGAATCTGAAGAAGTACAGCCAGATCAAGTTGCACCAGCAGAAGAAGAGCAACAAGCTCCTCTTGACCTAAGTATGATTCTTAGTACTGCTGAAACTGAAATTAATACTCTTTATGCAGAAAATCAAGCATTTCTTAAAAAGCACATGCCTAAACAAGAGGCTGCTTTAAAAGAACTTGAAAAGGAAGCAGATAAGCTTGCTGCAGATAAGACATTGGATCCACTAGTGATTAATGATAAGACAATTATCAATGATCACGTTCGTGAAACTACAATGTCATCCATTACAAATGGATACTATAAGAAGCAATTTAAGCGAGATGTGCTTAATATTGTAAAAACATTAAATACTGATCCAGAGAATCCAGTAGTCATTACTAAATTTGCAGTCAATGATAGTTCTACAGCTATTAGCCGACTAGATGAACTTCATATTGAATTTATTGATAAAAAGTTCAAGAAGCATACTTTCAAAGTAGATGTACCACGTCTAAGTCACGATGGTTTCCTTTATATAAATGGTAATAAGCAATTTATTAGTAAGCAAGCAACGCTTCTGCCAATTATTAAAGAAGCAGATGATCGAGTTCAGATTACTACCAATTACCAGAAGACCTTCTTATTCCGTAAAGGAGATAAGATTAATGGTCAAGTTGATAGAATTCTAAGACTTATTGTAGGTACAAAGTTTGATTCAATTAGTAAAATTCCCGGTAATTCTACTGAATCTAACCTTGGATACAATGTATCTATTCCTTATAACTATCTTGCCAAGAAGCTATTCACTGCAAAGTTTAATGGTGCAGAAGGAATTATTTTCTTCTTTAACCAACAAAATGCAAGAGAAAAAGCTGAAGAAGCTGGTTTTAAGGTTGACTATACAAAGTACAATGTAGTTGGTGCATATTTATTACATGACAAGGAACAAGATTTAATTCTTGAAGATATCAATGATCGTTCTATTTGGCAATACTATAGACCAAATCAACGCAATGTCAATTCTGGAAAGATTGTAAAACTTGATACATCAATTGTAGGATTTCTTACAAGTATTATTTCAGTATCAAAAGATGAATCGCTTCAAACTGCATATCGTGCATTAAAGCCTTCTTTAAGTCTTTCCTTCACAGAAGTAAAGATTGCAGCAAAAGCTATGGGTCTTGGACCACTTATTGCATCATTCAAGGGTCTCATTCCAGCACTTGATCTTTATCATGTGAAGTATCATATTGAAGAGAAACGTATTGCTAAAAAAGAAAGTGAAATCATGCTTGCTTTTAAGGATTACTATCTCTACATTGATACAGAATTTGATTCAGCTAAAGAACTTTATGTAAATAGCTTACTAGCTTTAAATAGTGCTGATTATACTTTAGCAGAAACAACTCGCATGTCACCAATTTTCCTTGAATATTATGAGGAATATACTGGTAATCGTAATACAGCTAAGGCTCTTTTGAACTTTGAATCATCAATGATTGATCCGATTACAAAAGAAATCTTAGAAGAAATGAAGCTTCCAACAGATTTTCCAGAGCTTCTTCTTGTAGCTAATACGATGCTAGGTGACTATCAGCGTAAGCTTAAGAATGACATGAGTAACTTCCGTTTCCGTGATTCGGAAGTAATTGCAACAGCAGTCTATAACGTACTCCGTGATTCATTTAATGCTTACAAGCGTACAGTTCGTTCTGGTACAGTACAGCCTATTTCTGCAAAAAAGGATGAGGTTATTAAGCGCATTCAATCAATGCCTAATGTTGAACCATATTCAACACTTAATCCATTCCTTGAGCTAGAAACTAAAGCAAAATCAACTTTTAAGGGACCATCTGGATTAAATCCAACATATCCTTAATATGTTTTAGGGTATGTTTTATGAGAAAAGCATTAACAACAGAAAAATTTCAAGAAAATGTAAATACTATTTTTGGAGCTGATACATATACTGTAATTTCAGAGTATACCAAATCTAGTGGATATATTTCAATTAAGCATTCAAAATGTGGAAATACATTTGATATAGTTGCCAATGATTTTACCAAAGAGTCTAAAAGGGCTAGATTTTATGATACATGTCCAGCATGTAGAACTTCTAAAAGAAGTCCTTTGGATAAGGTAAAAGAAGATATCAGAATTGCTACTAAAGATAGATTATTACTTTTAGAATATGGTGGAACAACACATACCCCATCTAAATTTAAATGTAAAATCTGTAATTATGATGATATCAAAATATCTACGCATAGTTTATTAGGAAATTTAAAGTCAAGATCAAATTCTAATTCATGGGGATGTGCTGTTTGTTCAAAAAAGAAACAGAAAACTACTCAAGAATTTAATAAAGAAATTGATCAACTTTTTAATGGTAATATTGCACTTATTTCAGAATATGTAAATGTAGGGACTTATGTATCTTTGAAATGTAATAAATGTACATATGAATGGAATACCATGCCATCAACTATTCTAGGCGGATCCCAGTGTCCAGCATGCTTAAGAAGTTTTAGAGATTCTAAGCAAATTAGAAGAGTGATTGAATTTCTTGATAAATATGAAGTACCTTTTGAAAGAGAAGTAACTTTTGAAGGTCTAGTTTATAAAAAGCAACTGTATTTTGATTTTTGTATTGAAACAGAAGATACTTATTTCTTGATTGAATTCGATGGACAGCAGCATTTTAGAGGCTGGCAAGGTAATGAAGATAATCTAAATGAAAACCAAATTCGAGATAATATCAAGAATGATTTTTGTAAAGATAATGATCTTCCTTTACTTCGTTTGCATTATAAAATGACTCTGTCTGAAATTGATAAGGCTATTTATGATTTTCTCTTCAGTCCAGAATAAACTTCTTTAATTGCTGGAAACCCTCTAACAAAGGCAATCAGCAGCGAAGCCCTTAATTGGGAACGTTCAACGACTATTATGTACTTATCAAATGATAAGGAAATAGGAAGCACCTAATTAGGTGAAGATATAGTCTATTCTTATATGAAAATATAAGTTATGAGCTAATGACTCATAGTAAATATAAAAGTAAATTCAGATGATGCATATACGCCTGAAATTCGTGCATATGATAAGTCAATGCTAGGTGTGTATGGTATTTATACGCCTATTTCATCACAAGTTGGTGTAAGTCGTGGTCTTGTAATGAATCCACGCTATCATTCAACTCGTGGCTATCTAAAGGATATGGATCTAAAGACTGCTCGTGCTGATAATTTATTCACTGCGGCAGAACTTCTAAATGTCTTTACACCAAAGCATGCTGATAGTCCTCGTGCTATTATGGCTTCAGTACAAGGTCGTCACTTGACACCAACAAAAGTACAGGATCCTTACCTAGTTGGTAGTGGTGTTGATAAAGCACTTCCGCATATGGTTGGTCAAGACTTCGCCTTTAAAGCAACAGATGATGGCACAGTTATTAAGATTGACCAGAAGAAAGAACTAGCAATTCTACAATATAAGAATGGCGAGAAAGCAGCAATTGATTTCTCACCAAAACCAGCTAAAAATAGTGGTGGTGGCTTCTTTATTCAGAATAAGCTTGATCTTAATGCAGAAGTTAAGGTAGGCTATAAATTCAAGAAAGGTGATATTCTTGCTAAGGATGATAACTTCTTCAAGGATATGCTAGATGGTTCTACTGGCTTTGCGGCTGGTCGTCTATCAAAGCTTGCTGTTCTCGCTCTACCTGAGACATTCGAAGATTCGTGTGTTATTACACAACAAGTTGTAAGTGATATGTCATCGGATATTATTAATGAACGTGAAGTAGTTTTAAAGAAAAATTCACGTATCATTAGTGTGGCTAACGTTGGTGATGAAGTTGAAGTTGATACACCACTAGTTGTATTCGAAGAAGTAGGTTCTGATGAAACATTAGCTGTTGCTGCTTTAGAAAAGCTTGATGCACAAACTAAAGGCACTATCAGTGAACTAGCTCGTTCGACTGCAAAGTCAAAGTTTGCTGGTAAGATTTTCGCTATTCGTATTTATTACAATGCAGAATTAGATGAAATGCATCCAACGCTAAAGAATATTGTCGAGCAGTACAAAGACAAATATGATTCTAAGGCAAAGATCATTCAGACACTGAAGAAGGATGAAATTATTCAGCAACCTTCAACTGAAAAGCATAATGGTGAAAAGCTATTAGGTAATGATGTTGATGGTGTTGTTATCAAGTTCTTCATCATGCATGATGATAAGATGGCTATTGGTTCAAAGGTAACTGCATTCACTTCACTAAAGTGTATTATTGCAGAGACTATTCCAGAAGGAAAGGAACCATATACAGAGTACAATAAGGATGAAGAACTATCAATGTTCCTAAGTCCATTATCTATTGTCTCTCGTATGACTACTGACTTCTATCTCTTAGGCTTTAGTAATAAAGTTATTATTGAACTAGAGAATCAAGTATTAGATCTTCTAGAAGAATAATACAAAACTTAAATTCCCCTATACTCTAACATTGGAGTATAGGGGATATTTTTGTGTGATCCGATAACATGCTTTATTTCAAGGATATATTATTTGAGTGGATAGAAGTACATGACTCTCTTAATAATTCAGAAGGTATACTATGTTTCATATTGATAGTTTTACTCTTTTCGTTATTACACTTGGCCTTGCATTGATTGGCATGATTGTATTTGCATTTTTCAATAATGCACGTATTAAACGTGAATCGAGAGAACTTAACAGGATACGTGCCAATATGTTGAATACACTTCCTATTGATATGCGTGAAAAACTGCTTGCAAATAAGCAGACTTAAAAAACAAGTCTCAACTTGTTTTTTCTTGGAGAATTTATGACACATCGAGATTATTCTAGTAGTCCATGTGTGGGTATCTGTACTACACTTTTTGATGAAGTTTGCAAAGGTTGTGGTAGAACTGCAACTGAAGTATCTCATTGGGTTCTTATGACTAATGAAGAAAAGGAAATAGTTTGGCAAAGGCTTGAGAAAAATAAAAGCTAGAATGTAAATATATTATTTAATTGAAGTAAATCGATAATACTTTTTACAAAGAGAAAGAATTATGCTGAACCACAAAGCTTTGATCCAAGAAGAATTTGAAGCAAATACACATATTGTTAATCTAGCTCAAGCTATGACTAATCTTGGTGACGAGATTATGTATAGTAAGGGAACTACTAAGATTGACAATATCTCTGGTAGAGATGGCTTTGCAGTTACAGTACAGCTTTCAAAAGAAGTTGCAATTAAGAAAGTAGTACCTGCTGCAATTGTTTCTGCAACTGAGAATCAGCTTATTACAATTGTAGAGCAAGCTCTTGAAGAGTTGGTGGTACTTGCCATTAATTCTAAAGATGAAAAACGTAAGCTTACGTCAATTATCAATAAGATTAATAAGCATATGGATCGAGTCACAAGGATCCAGCCTACTAGCTTTCAACCTAAATTGTCGTTGAAAGAAGTAAAAGACAACTTCTAATTAAATGCATCAAACAAATAAATCTAAAAGATATTTTGATGCTGCTGAGATTGCTGCAATGACATCTACTCATAGATGTCAAATCGGTGCTGTTATTGTATATAAAAATAAGATCATCTCGGCAGCAAATAATGAGTCAGAAAAGACTCATCCAATGCAGTACAAATACAACCAAGTAAGTAAAAGACTTCCTAGCTTTAGGGCTGGTCGAATCCATGCTGAAATGGCAGCAATCATTAGGGTTCGAGATAGAGAAGTATTGAAGAAGTCTACGATGTATATCTTTAGAAGAAACCGTGATGGTAAAATCGGTATGTGTCGTCCTTGTACTACCTGCATGGAAGCAATCAAGGATTATGAAATCGGGGAAGTTTGTTACACAACTCCAGAGGGTTTTGCCTCGGAATTGATTGAATCAATCAATAATTCTACCAATAGGTAATAGTATGGCTCTATTTCATAAGGCACTTTCACGGAATAATAAAGAACGTGCTAATGGAACAACATTGTTTGGTGTAAAGAGGTTGAATGATCAAGGAGAAGAAGAATATCTTCGTAAAGTATTTTCATATCCTGATATTGCAGTAGATGCAATGCTTAATGCTATTGAACGAAAGTTCAATAATAGTATTAAACGAAATGATCCTAAGTTCAAGTATATCTTTACAGAAGCTCAAGCAATTGCTCATCGTGAAGAAATTGTAAAGAGACTTCAAGAATCTGGACAGAAGGAATTCAGTTATACTATTCTGTACAATCAACCTAATGGTACAGAAAGTGCAGAATATTTCAAGATCTTTCCAGTGTCACTTCATTGTGATCCTTATAATATTCCACAAAGAATGTAATCTCTAAGAAAGTCTCAACCTTCGAAAGAGGGTTGAGATAGTACTCTACCTTTAGTATCCTCGATTAGATCAAACAAGAGAATACTAATTCTAGAGTACTAAGAGCGACTATAGTTCAGACGGATAGAACACAAGCCTTCTAAGCTTGGGGTCACTGGTTCGAATCCAGTTAGTCGCACTTAGAATTTTAGTTTTAAATCACAAATATTTTAAAGAAATGGCTAAGCATCTTACACCAGAAGAATTCTTCGAAAAAGCTCGTCTCTCGCATGGTTTGAAATATGACTATACAAAGACTAAATTTGAAGGTACAACTAAGCTTGTAAATATTACTTGTAATCTTCATGGTGAATTCTTCGTTCTTGGTTCAACACATCTTAGGGGTGAAGGTTGTCCTAAATGTGATTCAGATAAAGTTACAAAGAATTTCATTGGTCAATCTATCATTGTTCATGGTGATAAATATGACTATAGTAAAGCTGTAGTAACCAAGTACAAGATTCCAGTAACTATCATTTGTCGTGAACATGGTCCATTTGAAATGATACCACGTGTGCATGCAATTGAAGGCAAATCTTGTCCCAAGTGTGTGCCAGATAGAAAGAAAGTTGGAACCTACACTCCAGAAGAACTTCATAAGATTTTTGTGAAATCTCGTATGGGAGTTTTCTTTAGAATTAAAGAGGACTTTGTAAAATCATTTGTAACAGCTGATAGTACGCTGCCAATCTATTGTATTAGCTGTGACAATCGCATGTTTACAACTTTGCTTAAGATTAAATCAAGAGCATTGCATCGTTGTTTTATCTGTAATCCTGTAAAAAAGAAACCTAAATCACAATCAAAAATAAAGGCAGAAGTACATGAAGAAATACTAAACACTAACGAAGATAAACAAGATGCACCTAAAGACATGAAAGCTAATTCAAATGTCTTTAGTATGGTCAATTCAATCTTTTCAGTAAAATAATTCTTTTAACTTTTCATTTATATCAATATCATCATGGCAAAGAATAATCAAGCTCAAGCTAAGGTACAAGACCAAGAACGTCAAGGCCAAATCGTTTACCTGACGAAAACCTTTGCAAATAAAGAAGAGTATAAAACCCATGTCGTGACTGCTGCAAATATTATGCTTCAGCTTAAGGGTATGCGTGCTCGTCCAGAAGCAATCGAACGTGCTATGAAGCGTTTTGAACATGTAATGAGTGAGCAAAGTCTTAATAGCATCATTCGCAAGATTCGTATTGAATCTGGTGAAGATCTTAAAAACTAAGTAGTGTTTGATTCCCTAACCTTCGAAAGAGGGTTAGGGAATATATTCTAATGTATTTCTTTTTATGTATTAGAATTGCATTAAAGTATATATTATTTGAGTGAAGTAATTATAACTCTTTTAACTAAAGGAAAGAAGATGTCTGACTTGCATTCGATGATCAATGAGCCGATTACTTTCCCATGGACTTTGACAGTCTATGAACTCAGTGATACGCTCTGGATTCATCATAGCAAAATTGGTTTTGTGCAATTTCAGCCAGTAAGTAAGTGTGTGGTTGAAACGTTGGCAGCTTTTGCCAATGGTACTACCAATGGTGTTCGAGAAGTCTTGAAACACAATCCCAAAGCATCAATTGCATGGGATGTCAAAATCAAAATGATAAAGGCGCTTCGTAGTCTCTTTACCCGGTTAGATGTCCATGCAGGAAAAGTTCTTCAGGAATTCATTCTTGAGGGAAAGAAAGAAGATGAATCTGGTCGTCAGATTGTCTTTTGGATGAAGTCTAATGGTATTGAAGATACACGAAAGGTTCTTTCTGACTTTAATAAAATCTTCCAGACAGATCAAGAGTGCTTTGATATCCTTGTAAAAAATACAGAAGATGCCTCTGATGCAAAGCTAGTTGAATTTGCTGGTATGCAAGGTTTTCGTGTCAATAACTAATTGAAGTAATAAGAGCCAGAAATTTCTGGCTTTCTTTTTTCTTGAAAAGAATATGGATAAATATCTTGAATTAGTAGAACGCTTTCAACGTCTTGCTAAAATTACTGGTAAAAGTAAGATGGACTCATATGAAGTTACTCTTACAGCAATTCCGCCAGTATATGATTCTGAACCTGTTAAGTATGCAATGTGTCTTGAAGCGGCTGATGTGCCGGGAATGAGTACTCATCATCGAATTGGAAATACTCACGATAATCCTATTCTTTGGGATGATCTTTTGCTGGTTCTTGATGAAACAGTCAAACAAGCTGAATACAACGTCATTCAAGCTAGCTGTGCTTAAATTGGCTATTTAAATAAAGATTCTTACAAACTACTAACTGAAAACTTGAATAACATAAGTATAGTTATGCGGTTGAGCCTTGCGGTTCTGGTCGGTTGGCATGATTGTCTCCTTTCTCCTTGTGGTTGAGTAGGTGAATCCTAGTTCTTTTGGTTTTCATATTCCTCCTTTGTTGTTGACCTTTTGTAAAGCTTCGTCCCTTTACTTATTGAACTAGGTAGTAACCACTTCTTTTATCCCATATCCCTCTACAAAGGGATATGGGATTTTTTATTCTTTTAAAATATTATGAATATCTTTCTGAAACTTACTGTTGGTTTTACAGATAAAACTCAAGATCCAATGAAGACTGCCATGGATCAATACTACTATCCAGTTCAGCAAGCTGATGGTACTATTACTATTGAGAAACTGGATGATCAATCAAAGGCAATGCAATTTGATTCAGCAGATCAAATTGATCTTGCTGTCAAAGATGTATTCGGTCCACTAATTAAAGAAAAGTATGCCGATACTCTTCTTTGTGATATGGAATTCCAGACCAATAAGTATGTAGCATACCATGTACTTGCTGCAGCTTATACTGAAACTCAATTCAAGCGAGTAGCCGTTTTCTAATGAAAAAGTTCTTAATGAAAATTTATACTTCTTTACATTTATGTAGCAATACCGCTACAACTAATGAGAGAGAAGTATGGCACGCACCATTCGTCGTAAAAACATCCACAAAGCATATCGCTGGCTGACTGATTTTAATATCAATGAACATGGTTGTTTGCAGTGGATGCTTTTCAAGGACTCTAAGGAAGCTGATAAGAAAAAAATCATGCTCTTTGGAGATAACCATGCTGGTAAATGGAGTGGCTACAAATCCACTCGTCAACGCAACCAACGTAAATATCGCAAAGAATGTCGTGAGCAAATTCGCTACTTCATGTTGAATTCTGAGTTCGAAATTCAGCTAGATCGGAAGCCGGACTGCTGCTGTGATATTTGGGGTGATCCCTTGTAATTAATATACCCTAACTCTCACTTCCGAGGGTTAGGGTTCTTTCTAGTTAAAAGTGAAAATGGAAAACAATACTCGTCGTAAACGTCAGTATCCCTTTGCTCTCAATATGGAATTGATTGATATGGAATTTTTGATTGATTCTATCTTAGATCAAGTCTGGCATCGTCGTGTTGAAATTGTTCCTGATTACATGCCTCCTTTTCCGAGCGATGATACGAAGCCTAAGTGTATTGTCCGCTATAAGACTGAAAGTGGTAATTATACTTATCTTCGTTATGGTCGTGGTCCGCTTCCTGATTACTTCTGGGATCTCTATGGTGATGACTTCCATCAACCGGAATGTGCATTGCTGTGTATTGCAAAGGCACCCGCTCCTCGTGGCGTAGATACCTATCCAGCAATGGATAATGGTGTATATTATGATATGCAAGATCGCAATGAAGCACGTCGTGAAAAGCATGGCATTCAGCAAGAAGCAAAACCGAACTAAATAGATGGATAGGGATATATTATCACTGTGATTAGAATAATAAATTCATCGGGGATTCTTAGAACTACTTGGAGTAAGGAATGCCTTGGATTTATGACCGTGCACATTATACTAAGCAGCAGAGATTGAAATCTATCGGTAGATTTTTCGGTGGACTTCTTATTACTATGCTTGTAGCATCGTTTCTTCATTCACTTTATAATATGGCTGCATTGCTAAAATGAAAAGTATTCGAAAGCAAAAAGGTTTCACCCTCATTGAAATTACCGTAGTGCTTGGTGGTTTGGGCGCTCTTGCTGCAGTTTGTGGTGTGCTTTATATGGCTGCACATTTCATCAGCAAATGGTGGTAAATAAAAATGAACGATAATATCTATACCCCTCGCATTTGCATTAACCTCATTCAACGTAAGCCTACAAATGGTGTCAATACTGCAGTAGTAATTCCTTATCGGGATTACGAAATCAGTATTGGTATGGATGATAGTTGTGGAGCCATGGAAAATCTTGGTCGCTCTGATCTTATCATTATGAAAAATGGTAAGAATGTAACTGGTGATTTCTTTGCCGGTTATACCAAGGGAACTATCATTACTGCAACTGCAGCCCATTTGAAGATTATGATGGACGCAATTGACCATCATTATCGAAATAAGGATTCGTTCTTTAAGACTAAAATCGAAATTCCAAATCCAGATAATCAGGACTTGGTGATCCGATAACTCGAAAGTCATGTATAGCAAGAGCAATAGAAATAGTCTTAATACTACTGACATAGTAATTCTTTCTAGTTGGGCTGTAGTTTTAATTATATTTAGTTTTACTACAGCTAAATTGCTTGTCAGTATTTAATCTGAAATTACCCTTACAATACTTCGGTATTGTAAGGGAGATTAAACTTCTTTCTATTTTTTATCTTATTTCTAAGGGACAGAACGAAAAAGCACATCAAAATGAAGCACTGCAACTTCTTGCAATTCCATGCCGCATCTGGCATGGTGGAAAACTTACCTTAGTTTTTTGATTTCTATTTTACAAATAACATAAGAATACTTATTGCATTTCATGCATTTAATTTTCTTAACTTCTTTAGAAAGATATAAATAATTCCTATGACTACATCAAGCGGGCGTGTTAATGCAGCTGACAAGCGCATCATTAATGGACAAACTGACGTCAATCAGTTAGTACCATTCAAGTACAAATGGGCATGGGAAAAATACCTTGCTGGTTGTGCTAATCATTGGATGCCACAAGAAGTAAATATGTCTAAAGATATCGCTCAGTGGAAAACTCCTGGATTTCTATCTGAAGATGAGAAGCGCATTGTTAAACGCAATCTTGGCTTCTTTGTTACTGCTGACTCACTAGCAGCAAATAACATCGTTCTTGGTACATATCGTTTTATTACTGCTCCTGAATGCCGTCAGTATCTACTACGTCAAGCATTCGAAGAAGCAATTCATACACATACTTATCAGTACATTGTAGAATCACTCGGTATTGATGAGTCAGAGACTTTCAATGCATATAATGAAATTAAGTCCATTAAGGACAAGGATGATTTCCTAATTTCATTTATTAATACAATTACCGATCCAGAATTCACAACTGGTACTCTTGAGAATGATCAACGTCTTCTTAAGTGTCTAATTGTATTTGCTTGTATTATGGAAGGTCTATTCTTCTATGTGGGCTTTACACAGATTCTAGCTCTTGGTCGTTCTGGTAAGATGACTGGTGCTGCAGAGCAGTATCAATATATTCTTCGTGATGAATCTCTACATTGTAACTTTGGTGTTGACCTTATCAATACTATTAAGTTAGAGAATCCACATCTTTGGACACCAGAGTTCCAAGAAGAAATTAAGGATCTATTTCGTCAAGCAGTTGAACTTGAATATCGTTATGCAGAAGATACAATGCCACGTGGCATTCTTGGTCTAAATGCAACTCTATTCAAGAGCTATCTACGTTTTATTTGTAATCGTCGTTGTCAGCAAATTGGTCTACCTGAACTGTTCCCCGGTGAAGAAAATCCTTTCCCATGGATGTCAGAAATGGTTGACCTTAAGAAGGAAAAGAACTTCTTTGAAACTCGTGTTACCGACTATCAGTCCGGTGGTGGACTAGAGTGGTAATCTCTTTTTAATTTTTTCTTTAAAGGTAATCAAAATGTCACAAGAGCAAGTACAAGCAGTTGAACCTGTAGTTGAACAAGTTGCTGCAGAAGAAGATGATTTTCTAGCTGAATTCTCAGCACCAGCAGTTTGCTCAATGGAAGAAGGTTGCGAAAGCTGCCAGTAATCCAAAGTCATTTAAGAATATATTATTTAAATGATTAAAATTCTCCCTAACCTTCTGAAAAGAGGGTTAGGGAGTTTAATAACACAGAAAGGAGGGTTCATGCGTATCTTGTTTGATGATAAAGATATTTCCCTCTTGTTATTATCAGAAAAAGAAAGCATTATTAACATCGATGGTTATATGATGGTAATAGGCAAGCAAGATGATGATAATTATTACATACGGAAAGAAGGGGATTTTCTCTTTTATGACAAAGTGGAATTGATTGAAGTTCTGAATTCCAAGAATGTAATACTACCATCAGCTTCATATCAAATCCTTCTTATAAGATACATGTTTGACAATCTTAAATAAGGATTATAATGAAAGTCATATTGAATATGATAGATATTGCATGGGTAGCCGATATGAATCCAACTGTCGTACTGGACTCTGGAGATAGATACATATTATCATCGGCATCCTATGCATACATTCTCACTTCAGATAATCCTATAAAAAGTAAAAGATTCAAAGAAGGAGAGATATGTGAGTTTCTATATGACAATGGTGCAAAGTATAGCCGTGATGTAGTAACTGCAATTCTAAAGCATTTTCCAGATCTTTACTTTTAGGAATCATAAATATGCAAATCGAGTTGTCTGAAGATGATATTCAAGTTCTCTTTACTGAATTTGAAGAAATCGATGTAATAATCGATTATAATAATTGTCAAATTCGACGCTTAAATGACGGCATATACAAACTAGAAAATAGTCATGGCATAGAAAGAGATCGACAGTTTCCTAATGCTCAGAAATTGGTATATTATTTGAATAATAATGCCGCCAAATATCACGATGCTACTCTTCTATTCCTCAATGGATTAAACGAGTAGTAAAACCCCTATACCTTCTTTTCAGAAGGTATAGGGGAACAATCGGAATTTGTTTTTTTTTTAGTACATGAACTCAAGAAGGAATTCAGTATCATTATCTAGATTAGCCTCAACTGGAGCAAAGTGAATACCACTAGTTGCAGAGAATAGGAAACCTAGAAGGTCTGGATCAATGACATTACCTTCTTTATCCCTTTTGGGGAAAATATTAGTAATAGTGCCACGTAGACGTTCGACATCCTTATCTTGAATAAGTGAATAAATCTTATCAGCATAAGGTAGATAGTTCTTAGGAATTTCACCATTAACGATGTACATGAATGTACCGATAATGATATCAACGAACTTAACTACTACCTCATCACGGACAATGATTTTACGAGCATCACATACCTTTCGATGAGCATCTTCAGCTTTAAATGACTTGCTAATTTTACTTTGGTAAAGATCTTTAGCATTTGGATAAGCCTTTTGAGCCGCTTCCAAGTCTAGTTGAAGTTGAAGCATAGGACGTGTTGGTGAGATAAATTTAGCAGCACGCTCACTAATAAATGAAATGCAGCTACTATTTTGAATCAGCTCACGAATGATATCAACTACATTCTGACGATCCAGTGATGATGCGATTCCTTTCTTGATTTCATAAAGCTTATCTAAGCCTTCGTCATCAATGTTATCAATTATATTTGACATTTTTGTATGATCCGTAAGAAGTTTTATATTAGTAGAATTAACTAATGCTAGGTTCCACTAATCAAAACTATGTCAAAGGAACTCAACTTCTAAGCTCTGGGAGGAGTTCTTAGGAGAGCTTAGTACTACTTTGCTTACATCATGACCTTCAAATGTATATGGTAAAGTAATATGAATTCCGTTAGTTAATGATAAGACACCGAAATTAATATCTAAAGCTCCGCTCTTGATATCACTGACTAGCCTATTGCTATCAATACCAACTAGTGAAAAGTCCACGGCCATTCCTCTTAAATGCATAGAAAAGGAACTACCGCCAACCTCACTTGTGGTCATTTTAAGATCGCAGAGACCAAAAATGATATGTATTTGGCATACTGGAGGAGCAGAAGCTCCGTAGTAATAATTATAAATTGGAAGAAGGATAGAATCATGGATTTTCCTAATATTGTCTTTCTTATCCTGAGTAATTAAAGGAACACTTGTTTTACTCATGAATAAGTAGTTATTAAGATCAAAGTCTGGTACAAAACACTTGTAATGAGAACTATCAAACGTTAAATTCAATAGGTCATCATCTGGGATATTAGGAAGAATATTCGCACCAGTGCTGATAGTGCCACCAGCTTTAGTACCAATATTTCCAATTGATCCAGACCCTCCATTACTACCATTATTTGGAAATATATCGTCTAATGGATTACCATCGGCATCTTTGCCATTGTTGTATCCACTATCGATAGGAAACATATCCCCTAGCCCTGGCCCGCTTGAACCGCCACCGCCACCGGACCCATTAGTATTAGAACCGTTGCCGTTAGTTGAAGAACCGGATGATGAGTTATTACTGCCGCCAGTAGGTTTACCAGCATTAGTAGTAGAACCACCATTGTTTTTACCATTGCCATTTTGGTCTCTTATAAAATTATCATTATTGGCTAAATCATCTGCAATAGCGCCTTTTTGTGCATCAGTAAGAGTAGGAGGAAATGCTGGAAGGCTTCCACCACCATATTGATTCCATAGGTCGTCTAATTCAGTTCCTTTACCATCACATTTAAGCTTATCAAATTCATCGATAGCTTGAATGAGAAGATCTCTAGAACCCTTTGCAGTGACATGGCTTAGATCGTATGGTTGATTTGTACGATCTTTAGCATATAGATCATCAACTAATTTCTTTAAAGCATACACATTTAGTGCATTGAAATTAGCAAGACCTGTACGTCGTGTACCATTATTAGTACATGACATCATATCAGTCATTAAATCAGCCAACCAGCTAGGAAGTAACTTCTTAAACTGGTTGGTAAGATTTTGAACTGAAAGACCATAACAGTTTTTCAATGGCATAAGTACCTCATACTAATTTAGAATACTTACGATCAATGAAAATGGATTGGAAAAGTGACTCATATTCCATTCCAGTATACTTGATGAATAGCTGATTTCGAATAGCTCTTGCTCTTTCAGCAAAAATATCATCAGCAGAGTTTACACTGTTACCTGCTTTAATAGTCTTAATTGCATTGGCAGTAGCCTCAATAAGACGTTTTGCAGTATCATTTAAATTATTGGAGTCTAAGTATATTAGTCTCTCATTACTATCAAGAGCCATTTAAATCTCCTGCATTTAAAAAGATAACTTCATTGTCAAAGATATCATATAGCTGTAGAAAGTTACCTACATTGTCTGAATTAACCTTTACATTTACTCCAGATGTAGCTAGATTTCGGATTGGTAGCAAATAAGCTTGTACCGTACTAATATCTTTCTGCTTAGTTGTAAATGTAATCTGTTCTAGATTGACATTAACTGATTCAAGATCAAGCTTGGTTAGTTCAAAGTCAAAAGCCGATAGTTGAATACGTTCGTATACTTCTAGCCTAAAATATTCAAAATTTACTCTATCAACATTGATCTTAAAGGTGTCATTCACACCATCTACTTGATATACCTGAAGGATGCCTTTTGGTAGCAATTCGGCATATTGCTGTAGAGTAATCTTATTGATCAAGTCAGGATTGAGAATATCTCGGATAAAAATAGCTCGACCTGATTGAGCAGAACTGAATTTGACAGTTAATACTGTTTTTGTTGAATCTACAGTAAAAGTAGCCTTATCTGTAATTCGATTACCATTAGGATCAAATATTTCACAGATGTAGTTAGCAAAACCCTTTTCTGTATCAGTAATTGTCCATGTTGAAGCTGGTGATACTTGTACAAAGAATGTAGTATCAAGTCTTACATTAGGTGATTTCTTATTAAGAGCAATTTCAATAGATCTCTTTAAGAATTCAGCTTCATCCATCCTAACAGCAGTATCATTATTGGTCTGAACTAAACTAGCATTACTAAATTTGTAGATTAGATTCTTTTTAAGATCAATAATATCTTGCTCGAATTCTTTCATTGTATCTGAATAATCAATCTGGATAAATTCAGAGATACCTTGAAGAGTTTGCATATGAATAGATGCAGTAATCGAATTACCAATCATCTTAAGCATCTTCTGTACATACTTAACGTCATCATACATATTCTGATCCATAAGACCATCATAGTATTTAGACTTATTAACTACATCATGTACAGCATCACCAGTAGAAATTGGAAGAATTGTCTTAGTATTGGAATCAAGATCATTATAGTTTTTACTTATACCTAATGCTTCTTGAATAAGAGGTACTTTACGACGCTCTCGCACCGTAAAGTAGCTAGTACTTGACAATTCACTTACTGTTTTATCAATAACTCGCCGTCGTACTAAAGGAGGCTTCCTAATATCTTTGACAAGTACTTTAATCAAAATTACATCTAATTCTTCATTCTCAGAATACGTTAAAGTTTGATCGAAAAAGTTACCCATTAATACCTTTTTAAGGGTATCAATGGGTATGTCGATTTTAAGATCTTCCTTAGAGGTATCTGCACTGCCAGTAACCTTATGCTTAAGGGAATTGAATAATGTGACTGCTCTCTTATACTGAGTGGAATCAAAAAATCCACTTCCCTTTTGCTTCAAGTAACTAATTGGCAGATTTTTGATATTAAAATCGTATGCCATATTTTACTTTTTAAATAAAATATCTACTTCCACTCTAGGTTTGCAACTATAGAACTTTTCATGATTACCCTTAATGACTACCGAGTCATCAGTATAAAGCAGACCGTGAAGTGCATCATAGAATAACTTTTCATAGTTATCTAAGTCAGGCTTCTTTAATGGTCTAAATACACCCATTTCAGCTAGAATCTTATTGACTCTGGATTCACCTTTGGGAGTAGTTCTATAATACCTAGCAGTAAAGTAAATTTCTTTTGAAATTGGTTTAAAGTTGTTACCTAGCTGGTGACGAACCTGTTCATTAATATATTGCTTGAATGACTTACTTGGATCGTAAAAATGACTTAGGTTACTAACAGCCCTAGCACGAGCTTGAGCCTTTGGTTCACCATAGTAAACAAAGCTCATTTTCTCATAGGTACTTTCATCGAAATAATCAGCATGAGCTTTTTCAATTTGGGCATATTCTTTGTCAGTAACACCTAACTCATCCATCACTTCTTGTGCCAATTGATTCATTAAATCTGTTGGTTCGATCATGATCTTTTCCTTATTTTTAACTAACTTTTTGTTTACTCACCAAAATAACGTTTAACTTTATGAACCCATGCATTGGCTACGTTATATGGTTGGACAACGTTAGTAATGATATCCTTTGTATAGTTTAATGCTTGTTGAGATAGTGAGGGATCCATTGTTGCATATAATGATAATCCACCCATAGTATTCAAGAAAGCACTAGTACCGAAGTTAGTAGCAAATTGATTATAGTCTGTTGGAAGGCTTAATGCAGAATATAAATCCATAATGCTAAAGCTACCCTCAATAATCAAAGGTAAACCACGGTTACTAAATAGCATTTCATCACCGCCCTTACGGAATGAGAAGTTATTAATAACTCCCATAGGGCAAGAGAAGAATCCCGGAGCATCAACCTGAATTAGATATGGAGTATTTAATGCTGATACGCCATCTTGCTTAGGTAGAGCTAAAGTTAGTAAGAATAGGAATGGTGTAATGACATGATAGAATACTGATCTATCATCACCATAAGGTGATACAAACTTAAAAGATACATCATAGTTTCGAGCAAAGTGTGAATTATCAAACACTTGTGGAAACTGGAATGATGAACCACCATAGGAAGCTGAAATGGCTGATGACATTTGACCTACTGATTGTAGATCTTTATTGTCTGATACAACTTCTGTCTGAGCAGCATCTTTATTATAGGAACCAAAGAGTCCACCAGTAGCAAATCTAAGCTGTTTCATTGCACCAGTCATACCCTGAACTGTACTTTCTAATACTGAAGTAGTAAATGAGTTATCTACTGATTCAGAAATACTAGTACCTTTCTCAACCCATACCTTAAAGCCACCAGTAACCGCAGCTTCTGGTATATTGAAGCCAGCCAAGTCAGAAATATATCGTGGTAGACCACCTTCCCATCCAAAGATAGCAGAACCTACTCGGTTAGCTACAATTTGGAATGATCTTAGATAGTCTGCTGTATCAGGTTTAAAGGATAGATAACGAAGATCACACTTTTGCTTAATAAGCATAGCTTGTGTATCTTGAGAAACTTTGACATATTGCTTCTCTTTATCTGGACCTTCTTTCATTGCATCGACTTTCTTAATACGTTCCTCATGATCATCAATGATCTTTTCGGCTCTATCAAGCATAGCCTTATCTGAATAAGGTACACCCGGAATCATATTAAGAATAGTATTATTTCGTAAAGTAGTACGCTGATAAATACGCTGATTAGGATCAGCTTTAGGATTCATTGGTAATGGTTTACCAAAGATATAACCATACTTTTCGTCATATAGACGACTATAAGGATTATAGTTATCATTGACGTTAAAGCTATTAAGAAGACTACTATTACGAGCAGTTCCCTTAAGAATTGGGTTAATGGCCTTTACAGCACTATCATTTTGAGCTTGTTTAACCAAAGCTCCTGTCTTTGCAGGAATACTAGAGATAGCATTCGTAATTGAACTGATATCCATGATACCTTCTTATAAAAAATGCAAAAATAACCCCATACCCTCTTTCGAAGGTATGGGGAATTATAAATCAACTATTTTGTTGTTACCTAATACAAAACTATCAGCCCATTACACCACCCGTAGCAACTCTTAGAGCGCCGGGAGATGGTTGTAAATAGCTAGGGATTGTGGATGATTCGAAACTAGTCCTTCTTTTGATTCGATCGTCAGCACGTTCTGCAGCAGCTACCTTATCAGATTGAACCTTATCAGCAGATGATGTTTGACCACCACTAAAGAAATTACCACCATTCTTAGTGTTTTCAGCAATCTGTTTGAGTAGATCAACCTGTTGTGATAGAAGATCAGTATGCTTACCACTATCCTGACTATTAGCTGTATTAGAGCCACCACCTGCACTAATATTAGCAACCTGCTGAATGTTCTGGGAAGCATTACTTCCTGGAGCATTTGTAGAAACTACTAGAGGAGCCGGAGCACCCTTCATAGATGCATTAGCATTTGGCGCATTATTAGACATTTGAGTAGCCGCAGACATTGTAGCCTGTGGACTTGCAGAAGCTGAAGTAGCAGTAGCACCCATTTTCATAGGTTCAACCTTACCTGAAGCAACTGTACCCTGTAGTAATGGTGGAGTCTTTAGCTTACTAGAAGCATAAATATCCCATGCAGAGAGGAATGACTTTGGATCACCAGTAGCAGCCTTACCAGCACCGGGAGGTGGATTGGTAGACATATTACGTAGTGTACTAGCATCTAATGGCGCTCCATTAACAGCAGCATCATAGATCTTAGCAACTCCACCCGGACCCTGTTGGTGTGCCATATACAGTGAAGTACCTGTAACTGGAATACCCTTCTTTTCTAGATAAGCTTTATTAGCTAATGTGAAGCGTGCAGCAGCTTCAGTAGCCATAGCTGGATCTAAAGGATTACCTAGTGGGTTAGGAGAATATTGCTTCCATGCATCAGTACCAAATTGGAATAAACCTGCATAGCCAAACTTATTAACTACATTATTTCGACCACCAGATTCAATTTGGGACATTCCCTTCAGATAGTCATATGGTAAACCATATTTACCTGAAGCGGCCTTAATAGCAGCATCGATTTGCTCTGGAGAAGCATTGACTGTAGGAAGATTACCACTAGAGAATTTAGCAGGTAATGCATTAATAGCAGTACCTTGTGTAGTTTTGCTCTTAGTATCAGCACCATTACCACCAGCCCCAAAGAAGCCAGCAATACGATCCTTATTAGCTACTAATGCTCCACCTACACCACCAATAAGCGCACCCGGAAGAGCACCGATACCGCCAAAGAAACTACCAGCAGTACCACCAATACTAGCACCAGTTAAGGCACCATGTAAAGTGTCATTCCAGAAACCACCCTTCTCTGTAGTCTTATCAATGATAGCATCACCAGCTAAACTAGCAACGATACCACCTACACCCTTAAGACCCATCATACCAAGCTTACCTGCCTTGGCTAATAGACCCAATTTACCAGCTTTTCCAGCTAATCCTGCAACTCCATTAAGACCTTTACCAGCTACTCTACTTAATGAACCTTTTGATCTAGATAATTTACGAGCAGTACGCTTTAGCCATGATGAACGACGACGTTTAGCATTTCTCTCCATACCATCTAAAAGATCACCGGGACCATCACCACCACCTGCAGCCTTAGCAGTAAGAAGAGCAATTAGACCAGTAAAGCCTTTCTTAAGGAAGCCAAAGAATTTAGCACCAAATGCAAGAAGACCTGCACCAATAGCTGATTCTCCAACATGACTTAAGAGACCACCTAGAATACCCTTGGATACATCACCATCATTCTTAGCTGTAACGGCACCCTTAATACGCTGCTTAAAGCCCATTGTAAACTTACTAAATCTTGTACCCATTGGTCCAGTATACTGATAGGAACCAATCTTACCATCTACTACGTAAACATGTAGAGGACGACGACGAGTTAGATTAATAAGTTCTGAATGATTGCTTACATAAACAGCTTCACCACTCTTACCCATTTGGCCAAAATGACCTACACCTAGTACTCTACCAGCTACTCTTGATGCAGTATTAACTACTCCACGTGCAGCAGTTAGACCAAATTTAGCTACAGAAGCAGCTAATTTAAGGAGACCTACAGTAGCATGACCTAAACCCTTTACGAAGGTATTAATTACTGGAACTGCACTCTTAATAAGTGTAGTAGTAATTGATGCTAATCCCTTAGCTAATGGGACAGCTACCTGTGACATAAAGTGTCCAGCAGCTTCAACGATAGATGAAATAGCTTTAGTTGCAGCCTTTAGTAATGAAGTAGCAACTTGACCTACAGATACAATCGCATGACCTAGAAGTTCAACACCAGCCTTAACTGCTTTACCTAATGCATTGGCAAGAGTAGGAATGATATTTAGAACACCCTTGGTAATACTAATACCTGCTTGGAAAATAGCCTTACCTAATTGCTTAGGAATTTGCCATAGACCCTTTACTACACCACTAATCATACTAGTTGCAGTATTAAGAAGCTTAAATGGAGCCTTAAGAATCCCCATTGTCATATCTTTCATCCAACGAAGTGGATTACTAAAGAATGATGTCTTGCTTCCTGCATATTTAGCTGGTTTACCCTTTAGACGACGTAGAATATTTTCAACTCGTGTATCGAGTCTAGTCATATTTTTACGCATAAAGCCTAGAATGCTACCTGTATTTTGAGCAGTTAGTCGTAGATCTGAACCATTTAGCGGAGTTAATGCTTTACCTGTTCTTGTCTTAGCAGCTTCAGCATGAACCTTTGGAGCAGTTTCTGCTGATAGATTAGCTACATCTACAGTATTACGATCATTATGCTCATGAATATTGGTACCTACTTGAGCGCCATGTGAAGAATGTGGCTTAAGAACTGTACCATCTTCAGCAATATGACCACTTCTTTGTAGAGAAGAGATTTCAGCTGGAGTTACAGTACGTCCTGCAGCAGCCTGAGCAATCTTTACAGCACCTCTAGCACTACCATTAGCTGTACCTGATGGACCTAAATTAAGGAAGTTAAAGAACTTACCTGACTTATTTAGACCTTCTAGACGTGCTCTTTCAGCAGCACTAAAGTTTCCTCTACCAGACTTTAACTGGTTAAACTTCATTGTATCCGTAACTCCCTTTAGGAAGTTAGTAGGAATACGAAGTAGGAATCTAAATACCTTAGAAAGACCATCTGTAAGCTTCTTAGTTAGACTATTTAGAGGATCAAGGATATTAGTACGTAGAATATCTACTAACTCATCACCAAAAATCTTCCTAAATAGACCTTTACCTACTGTCTGGAAGCCACCAAATAATGTAGTCTTTAATTGACCCCATTGATACTTAAGTTCTTCACCTAAAACTGAACGGAATTCCTTAAATACTGGACCAAATAATTCTTTTGCAGTTTCCTTTAATGGTTTGATGAATTTATCTTGAAATCCACCCCATACTGACTTAAGAAACTTGGAACTTTCTTCCTTTAGGTTAGCCATAAAGCCTTGCTTAGCTGCTTTATCCTGACCAAATAGAAGTTTATTGAAAAATGGTGAAAAAGTCTCACCTAGATTTCTAAAGAATCCATTCTTTCTCTTGTCTCCACCAAAAAGTAATGCATTTAACGGCTGAACTAGCTTTTCTTGGAATGCTACACTGATAGATTTGAAAAATGATGTCTTGAAAGCTTCCTTTCTAGAACGACCACCTTCTTCACCGCCTAAAAGCCAGAACTTAATTGGAGTCATTAGGTTCTTATTTAAAGAATATCCTAATACTTGACCAAAAGTCATTCTCTTAGCAGATGCACCATTACCACCTAGCATCCATGTCTTTACTGGTAGAAGGACTGATTTCTCAAACCTTTGACCAAAAGCAGACATTAATGATGTATTTTTTAGAGTTTTTAGGTTTGTATCACTACCTAATAGAACTCTCTTCATTGGAATGAATACTGAACGTTCTAAACGATGTCCAATAGCCTTCCAAATAGTAAAACCTTTAGCTTTAGCTTCATTACCACCTAGTAAAGCCTTCTTTAATGGCATTAAAAGAGTACGATCAAATGCTAAACCAATTGATTTAAGAATCGGGGTATTAATTGCATCTTTTACTGATGTACCTTTACCTAGAAGAGCCATTTTTAGTGGCACTAGGATAGAACGATCGAATCTAAATTGTAAAGTCTGTAGAAAACTATACTCTCCTGCTCTGCCTTTAGCTTTTTTACCTAAAATTACTTCTTTTAAAGGCATTACAATAGATTTATCAAATCGAAACTTGATAGCATCTACTAGAGTCATATTCTTGTCATTAGTACCTACAGCAGATCCATTAACTGAGTTAACACCTGCACCACCTAGATGAGAAAGACCACGTTTTCCACTGTTTCTACCTGTAAGTAGCCCAATTAATGGTCCTGAGATCTTATCATGGAAAGCGTCAACGAAACTGGTACCAAAGTTACCTAGTGCGTCAGCAAACTTACCTACAAAACCACCATTTCCACCACCGGGAATATTTACATGAGCACCTTGTGCAGATCCATCAGCATTTCTGCCAAAAAGATCCATAATTTGTGTCTTATTGACCTTACCGCCTTTAATATTTCTCCAAAGCCCGCCTAAACCACCTGCTCTTTGATTCTGTTCAGCACGTAGTGCATCAATTCTATTACGACGACGATTACGTAGTGGAGAATCAATACCTTCTTCAGAAGTTAAACCTGGAGTCATACCCATTAGGATGGCAGAATGCTCTTCAGCAGAGCCTAGCTTATCACTAATTGACTTCATTTCATTCAAACGTGTATACTTATTACCATAAAATGCACGTTTTAGATCAGAAAGTCCACCTGTGCCTGCTTCTTTCTTAATTTGCTCCCATGCCGCCTGAACCATAGGATCATGGTGACGAATATTCTCAAATTTAATCTTGTGAGAATCTTTTCTTAATGAAAGCTTAAGAAGGTGGTCACGCATTGCTTCACGTTGAGCAGTACTTAGACGTGAATTGACTTTATCATTGTAATTTAAGAACTGTAGCTCACGGCCAATACCACCATGATAGTTACCTTTATTAATTTCATCTACTTTACCAGTTAAACCAGCATATCCTTTCTTATCTGTAGTAAAACGACCTTTTTCATAATCATAAACTTCATGATGATCAGTCTTACTTACAGCTTTAAGGATCTTAGAAAGATACATTGGAATGACATCAACGATAGCTTTTCGTGTCTTACCATCGAAGTCAACTGCTCCATCATGGTATCCACCTAACTTAACGTTAGATTGTCCTTCTCGATCAATCTTTAATAGATTGCCAATGCTTCTAAGTAAAGTATCTTTGAATCCTGAGCCTACTTTCTTAGACCAATTCTCAAAAGTTCCTTGTGCTCTATAGGCTAATGAATTAAAAGTTGACTTAATAGTATCAATAGTGCCAGCAAACATCTTGGTTACGGCAGTAGAGATACCAAACTTTACAATCATGCCTAGAGGATCTTGAGAAACTTCCTTAAAAAATCCTTTAAGTGGTGAAATCTCACCAAAAAGCATCTCAAAATTACCTTCAGTAAGCTTTTTAGCAATACGAGAAGGATCAAAGAGCTTATCTTGGAAAGAAGATTCATTAGGATCTTTCTTAGCCCTAGCATCACGCTTATTCTTGAGGTCTATTAGGTGTTCCTGTAGAGGATCCATAATTTCTTCAATTCTACTGGATAAACTGACGCCTACTTTAAGGGCATCTAGTGTATCTCTATAGAATGCAGAAGTCTGTTCCTCATGGAATCTACCAATAGCTTCTAAGTGTCGATCAATAGAGGGTAAAGTTTCTCCAAGAATATTAGCCATTTGAGCATTTACTGCAATACCATAGCTCATTTTCTCAGAAATTATAGCTTCACCCTTAGTAAAGCCACCCTGTTTCTTGAGTTGCTTAGCTATTGGATTATCTACAATAATATTATTGACAACATTATGGTTTAATGTATCATGACTATCGGCAGACATGGAAAAACTACTTCCATCTGTATCAAAGTCAAAATCCATCTTACCTAGCATGTCATCCATGCGGTCGTCTTCAGTAGTACCGAATTTACCAGTCTTAAGTTGTTTATTAAGGTTCTTTGCCATAGCACTGAACCCTTCGAAACCACTGGTAGTATCTTTTATCTGCTTACTAGCTTTCTTAAAAATGTCTTTAGCATCATCTTGACGCTGCTTAAATTCACTCCATGCTGAAGTTTCATTAGGAAAAACTGATCTTCCTACTTCAGGGAGAGTCTTCTCCATGAGTGAATTAGCTAAACTTTTAAGGTACTTTGCCATAATAGTCTCGCCTTCTTGTTAAAAATCTATAATTCTGTTATGTAACATGAAAATAGTCAAGAATTTTCTATAAGGAACCTAAACGTGGTTACTTTAACTGATTTAAGCAAGAGAATTATTATCTCTGATAGTGTATCACAAACTACTGATACAATACTGGATTCTACTAGTCCTCCACACTTAAGACTAAATACAGACATCCTAGCACAGATTTCCACTACCCTATATGGTAAACAAGAGCTAATTGCTGAATCAATGGCTCTATCTAAGTATATGGCTCAAACTCTAAGAGAAGGGTTAGCAGATACTAACTACCATTTACAAGAAACTTTAGATGCCATTAATACCTTTAATGGGAAGACAGATATTCCATCGATTAATCTGTCTACTGTAGCTTCTCCATCAGTAATGTCAATGATGAGCTTTTTACCTACTACTGGTGTAGCTCCCGGCATTTCTGGTTATGTAAATAATATAGTTGGATCAGCTTCTTCAGGTTTAGATAGAGCGGGTAATAGTATCATGGGAATGGCTTCTAAATTCTCACCTGATGCTTTACTTTCAAATCCATTAGGTGCAATAGCTTCATTAGCTAAACTCTTACTTTGTCCTGAAAGAACTTTCCTTTCCGACATTACAAATGCTTTTAATAGTATTGCTTCAGGTTACAATAATTTCAACCCTAGCAGTTTACTAAATACAGCTATGGGAGATCTATCTCAGTTCCTAAATAATTACGTACCGGGATTCTCTCCTTTAATGAGCTTCGTATCACTCCTTTCCAGATATCTAAAGACTGGAGGATCAGATATTGATTCAGCTATGTCAATGGTTGATCAGATTCTTAATGGTAATCAACTTGATCGCTCATACTTACTGAATATTTCTCAGTTACAAGCATTAAAAGATCAGTTATCACCATCTAGCCCATATTATCAGTCTTCTACATCGAAGATTACTACTCCATTAGCCTTACCACAGGCTATAGATAGAACTAGGTGTTCAGAGCTAGCTAAAGTCATTAAACAACTCTTAGACACCTATAGAGCAGATAATAGATTTGAAGATGTACAGCTAAGAACCGACCTACTTTCTTCTATTAAGGATCCTGTACTAGCTAACAAAGTATCTAAATATATGGATGCTTCAGTTAAATGGTCACAAGATCAAAAGAAAAAAGACTTGGTAGATTCTATGGGTTATCAGAATACTACAGCCTTAAACTCAGCCCTAGCTGTATCGATGGTAAATGCTCAGACCATCAATAATACTAAGCAGGAACTAAAAGCTGTGAATGGTGATCCCGATAAACTATCTGTAGCTCAGGTTAACGCTAATAATAACTTACCCTACATACAGACAGTTAACAATCAATCCATTCAAGATCTAAAATCATTCGAAGAGGGTATCGATTCAATAACTCGTACAGCTAATGTCTACAATATGAGCAAAGTATACGTTTAATATTTTCACCATATAAATATCAAAACTACATTTTTAAAACCCTAGGGAGAAAAATCGTGATTTAATATTTTAATAGTACACTCACTATCACAAACTCAACTCCTTCAGATTTCCACTATGAGTAAGTCTCTCATATTTTCCGTAACCTAATAATGAAATATAAGCTAGAATCGCATCTATCCAGTTTAAAACCCTAGGGAGAAAATTAGGTAGATATATTTCAATAGAGAAATTTTCTTGGGAAGGTAAGTCCTTGGGAAAACGTATAATCTGAAAGGTTGAGTAAAATATATTGTGGGTAATTTTATGCTATAAAAATATCGAATTTGATTTTTTAAAACCCTAGGGAGAAAAATAGGAGAATGATATTTTAATGGGAAATTGTATAGAATTAGTTTAATAGAGATTTTGAATTAGAAACTTTTTACTGAAACTTCAAGGGAAAAATATATTGTGAAATATGATTTAGATACTTACACAACTCTATATTTAAATAAGAACTACCTAAAATATGACCAACTCCGTGACTTTTATTACAGTTTACGAGGTCAGACCTATCCTCTCGTTATTTCTATAGTAACAGATCTTTTCAGTAAACTTGGTTACACTAACCTAAATTCCATCTTTTATCCTGACTCTCTAACTGAGCTCCAATCCAATAATCTATTAGATAAAAACTTCTTTGATGGATTATTTGAACAGCGACTTGATGGTTTTATTGTAAATATTCCAAATAACTTTATTTCACCATTACTTTCAGGTAACTATTTACTAAGTGATCTTCTTACTTTAGACTCATCTAGTGAGTATGGTTTTATACTGAGTAGAAAGAATGACTTTGTGAGAGAAATAGCTAAGTCTCTAAGTGGTAATTCTAGTTTATTTAAGGATTACTGTAGTAGGCTGTATGCTAATCTCGTGGTCTCGAATAAGATTGATACTGACGTTTTGATTTTTATACTTTATTCTTTCCTGAGTGAGTGTAAGGAATCAACTAGGGATATTGAGATTATTCGTAGTATGTATAAAGGGTATTTGGATAGGTTTAGCTGGAGAGTGTTATCTGAATTGAAGTTTATTGGGATGACGCTAGATAACGTAGATAGTGACATTAAAATCATTAGTAGGTTTAGCTTGATGTCTATTACTAATCAGGGTAAATGGGTTAGGTTTCTTAGTGATCTAAGGGGTAGTGGAAAGATGACTGACCTAGTTGATATGCTTGATATACTTTGATGATAGCTAGTGTAAAACATTGAAATAATTGTCATTTACTTTGAGGGAAATGAAAATGAAAGATCTGTGGCCGATTCATAGTGAAGGGACTGGTTTATTTGAGGGCTGGGATCTATAATGGATATTAGATCTCTAGATAAGCTACCAAAGGCTTAAAGGAATATAAAATGGAAGAGAAAGTTATTGGTAGGATTTTCCTAGAGAGTCCTACTTTAGTTGAAGAAGATCTTAGGTCTATTAAGCGTATTAGTAGCACTAAGGTTGTAATGGAAGCTGTTCTTCAAGACGTTGATACTCTTAATCGTAATAAGCGAGTGTATCCTAAAAAGGTTATTGAAGAAGCACTTAAGCATCCATTCGTAGTAGAGAAGCTTAAAACTAAGAGCCTTCTTGGTGAATCTAACCATCCACCTCCCGGTTCTTCTATCCAACGTCAAATGAACGTTGATATGAATAACGTTTCACACGTAATCAAAGAAGTTTATTGGGATCCTAAGAATCCTAAAATCCTTCTAGGTCGTGTTGAGACAGCTGGTACCCAGATTGGTAAGAACCTTGCTGGTCTTATCCTTGAGAATGGTATGCAATGCTCATTCTCTATGCGTGGTGCTGGTGACGTTGTTCAAAAGAAGACTCACGTAGAAGTAAAAAGTCCTATGCGTCTTATTACATGGGACAATGTGCATTATCCTAGCCATCAAACAGCTTATATGCGTTCGATTATCAATGAAGCCACTACTGAAGTAGCGGTTACTACTGATAAATTGGCCGAATATATTGCAAAAGAGTCTAGCAATGTACAGACTTTACAAGAAAGTATTCTCTGTTTCGATACTTCAGCTTTCAATTACAAAATTGATGATGGTAAAGTATTGATTCAAGAAGCTGGTACTGGTCGTAACCTAGGTTTTGCTTTAATGGAAGCTAAGCTCAAGGATGAATTTGAAGACGCAATGCGTTCATTCAATTTCTAAAAAAAAAAATGATGTAAATGAACTCCCTATACCTTTCGTAATGAAGGGTATAGGGGTTTTAATTTAGAAGAATTATTGATATAAATTTACTTTAATACGATTTTTTGCATAATGCGCAAGTTCTCTTTCCTTCCAACCTTCTTTATAGTCTCGATTACAATATTCTTCAATGATTGGAATAGTCAATACTTTTTCATCCATGATCTTACTAATACCATATTCACAGATTTGAATCTTTCTTTCTATACGACGAGCAGCGGCAAGTGCTGCATTTTCTGCATTACGACCTTCATATTCTTCAAATTTGCCTGTAACAACACATTCAAAGATATCAATCGCAAGACTACTAAGAGTAACCTCACATACTCGCCATACTATTTCATTATTTTTCTTTTTAAAAGGGAAATAGGTAATTAAGTTATCAGCCGACATAATCTTTTCCTTTAAATATTAGAAGAATTATTAATTTCAATACAATCGAATAATATATCAATAAAAAATGAAGTAATACGATAATTCCTATATCCCTCTATGAAGGATATAGGAGTTTACTCACCAATAAGTAGGATCATTTTCAACTACAATTGATCTCATTATTGGCTTGACTATCTCTTGTTTAGGTGCAAAGACACCTTCACTGAAAAGATAATCAAGTATCATTCGATAGCCATCTTCTTCATATACATTACTGTATCCGTCAAACATGGCATGAAGATTTGTATTGGATTCAAGCTTCCAATACTCGAAATCACCATCAAAGCCAACTTGCTTTTTAGTAATCCCATGATTAATGCAAAATTCTTCAACAGATTGAGATACTTTAATGAAATAAATTCCCCGTTCATTACAGTACTCTTTTGCTGACAATGCATTTTCAAGACACATTATATTTTCTCTTGTGCTAGAAGGTTATTATTGCTATTCACTCAAATAATATATCATTAAAAAATAAAGTGATACGATAAACTCCCTATACCTTCCGAAGAAGATATAGGGGTTTATTCTTTACCACGCTCTCAGGTCTACCACGTCCTACCCTTACAGGTGATAGCCATTGATTAATAGGCGTTCACCAATTTCGAATAGTGTTTCATGATTATCATCATAGACCGAATAAATCTTTTGACGGAGTTTGCCATTTGCTAAAGCATAGACATACTCATCACCAACCCATTGTTGGAGTTCGGTATCATAGCGAATATCCATGCGGAACTTAATGTCCACATCATTCTTTTCAAGACGAAAAGTTGCTTTGCTGGTGAAAGGTGCAAGAATCGTTTCATTCTTAACAGAAATCAAATCATTTGCCCAAGTCATCAGGTCAGAAATAAATTCTGCTTTTTGTGAAGAATGTCGATCTTCTTCTTTGACTTTCTTTAGAAGACTTTCAGTAATCTTAACGAAATCTACACCAAAACCCGGTTGTACTTGATCAGTACTCATTTCTTTTCCTCTTTAATTAAAGATTTATGTAATACTTGTCAATGGTATAATATATCACCAAAAAATAAAGAGATACGCTATACCCCATACCTCCATCAAGGAAGGTATGGGGATAATATAAGTTAGCTGTCAGCTATCCTATTGAGCAATGCTGCATAATACTCTTTTGTGTCATAACCATCAGACACTGACTTGTCTGCATCATCAATATAATTTCTTAAAGCAAAGATGAATGCATCCATATCTTCTTCATACGATGTATCAGGATCATAGTACTTGAATTCAGTACCAATCAAAGCTGCTAACTTTGAAACCTGACCTATCGTAGCATCAGAAAATATCAAGTCATATTGTTCCTTCACGTCAAGAGAGCTTTCACGGATATTCTCACAAATACCATGAATGAGTTCTAACTTGAACAGCAGCATTATTTCTCCTTAATAATCTTTACCACGTACATCATTAAGCTCTTTATCAAGCTTAACAGTACTTACTGATACACATTGAGAGCTAATACGATCTGTCTTTAATTTCTCACAGATATACTTACAAGCTTGCTCAGTAGTAAGCTTTCCCTCAGTGTACCAAATAGACAATCGGCGATTGCCACGCATACCGAAATCATGATCAAGTTCAATCTTAGTAATAGTATTGGTAGATTTACTATCAAGATTGCCTTTAGCTGCAGCATCCTCATATGCTGATTCTTCAGAAGTAAAATACCCTTCTGAAAGTTTTTCAAGCTTGTCGTTGAACCAATACCACTTATTAGATGTCATCGCTTTAGAGGCAAAGTAACCTGCAGAGTTACAAATGTCTTTAAGCGTACCTTTTTCAGCATCCTTCTTAATCTGTTCAAGCAAATCAAGAATTTGCTTAACTGACATCGAGTCACTCTTCTTATATTCGCTGAAAACTGCGATTCTTTCTTCGATTGACTTAACCAACGAGTTCATTTTCTTCTTTCCTTAGATGATTTCTTGATAATTTTTATAGAAAATACACTGCATCAATTCAAAACAAGCTTCTTCTTTTGTCAAGAAGTATTTTTTGACAGTCAGTACTTGCTGAAGCTTCTCATTATCATATGCAAGTTCATAAAACTTGAATTGCTTACGAGAAGGACAAAAGTGAGCATAGGCATGATAGTCAATCATACCTTCAGTCTTACGTGTCTCAACAATCTGAGTATTCAAGCAACCTAAAACATGCTCACGATTACGGTCAAGCTTTTTGAGAATAACCTTAATCTGATCAAGACCTCCTACAACTGGAGTTCCTTTCATAGAGATAGGCTTATTTTCATGAAGCTTTTTCGTTACTTCGGCAGCAGCTAAATCAACACCTTCCAAGGCGCAAGAAACATCAGCCATGGTAACCATTACTTTTCCTTAGTTTAAATAGTTATACCACAAATAAAGCAGTGATGCAACAACAGGTGTAACAAGATACAGATAGTTGGATGCTACAAATTTCCTAGGTTTATCATCATCCATACAATCTTTTCTTGGAACACAGAAAAACAATGATAATCCTATACTCTCCCTCGTATGAAAGAGTATAGGATTCCATTACACTATTTAATGTAAAGACATACTGGCCGCGTAATTATTTTCAAGTAGCATACCCATTTCCACTCGCTCTTTTGTTTCCAACATGTTCTTTCGAACTTCAGGAATCTCCAGATTGAGGAAGTTATGCGCTCCTACATCAAGCAAGTAGAGATGCTCCATGATAGTATTACGCATAACAAGCTGATGCAAGAATTCTGTTTCAGAGTCAAAGCACATGATTTTTCCTTTTGCAATTAGTAGAATTATTGATTTTATAGTTACAAAGATAAAATATATGTCTGATTGCTGCTTCAATACCCTATGGAAGTTGGGCGTTGATATCTTGCTGAACAAGCTCAGGCTTTTCTAATCGTTTCCAAATTAATAAGCTTGCCACATATGCAGATAATTGATGGAGAACAGTCTGCACCTCTATAAGATAGTGCATTTGATCATTCTTGTCGTCCATTAAGTATATACATATTGCCGTTATCTGATCTTCGTTATAACGTTGACAATCTAATAATTTTTTAAGCCGAGTAGTATAGTTTTTTGCAATCTTGATCTCTTGCAAGGTAACAAGACTTTTCATTTCTTCAATCTTGTTAAAGTATGATTGGATATAAGATACATCATACTTCTTGCCATGTTGAGTGAACTTTTTGAGTTCAGACTTTAGAGACCTTAAAGATGGTAGTTGTGCCACTTTTATCTCCTATAACTGTACTATACATCAGGTACGACATAAAAATAATATATATTTAAACAAAAAATAAGTACAGTAGTAGTAAACCCTATCCTTCTAAATTAAAATAGTTATATATCGCTACACTCAAATACTATTTTAATAAAAACAAAGTTATCACACCCCCTACTCCTTCTCTCAATAAGGAGTAGGGGATTATACTTTATTCTATATGGGCTAGCTCCTGTTTAGGTTTGTCTAGCTCCAATCGTCGAGTATATAGAACTTTCTTAATCTCTTTAATAGTATTCATTCGTTTTTTGATGTCTAATACTTCTCTATTGAACATGTAGTCTACGAATTGAACTGCAATATTACCAAACCTCCTAGCAATTAATCGGTTCTCGCCATGAATGCGACGAGTTTTCTGATAAAGGAGTTCTAACTGAAACATCACATCACTGTAGTGTTTTCGCTTTCTATTTATAGTACTTTTATCCATGCTTTTGAAGCCAGTTTTATAGTAATGGAGAGATGCTTCCAAATTAGCAAGACTTGGTATTTCAACCTTTACTGGTGCTGGCATTTCATCTTCCTTTCAAATATTAATATATTGCTGACTACTTTTGCAACGGTACTACGTACATCAAATATATAATATATTTACAAAAAATAAGCAAGTACAAAAATAACCCCATACCCTCTTTTCGAAGGTATGGGGAATTCAATTACTCATCACGCTTATAGTTAACTTGACGGCTATCCATTACAGCACGCATATCTGCAAGAAGCTTTTCAAAGTTTGCAAGATCTGCAGCATTCGTTCTAATAAGATCATCAATTCGCTTATCAAACTTCTTATTCACATAAGCTAAGCCAACTGTTTCAATTGACGGATCTTCACTAGTGAGTCGATGCAATTCAGCCATTTCTTCATGGCGTTCCTTGTTAATCTTATCAATAGCTTGACCATTCTCTTGCTTTAGTTGCTTAACCTGAACACGAAGACGCTCATGAAGAGAAGTTAATGAACTATTGATAGTTTCATTTAATCCTTTACGAAACTCATCACTAGGTGCAATAAGTGCCTTAAACTTAACTTGAATCTCATCTTCACCATAAACAGCCAGCTTAACATCTTCAGTATTGGCAATACCAAGAAGTGCGAGATGATGATTCATCATTAAAATAAAATCATTAAACTTCTTAAGAGTATTATATTCACGAGAATTATAAGACCTTAGATGTTTAACAAGTGCATCGATATTTTTATTATGCAAATTAACATAAGAGCCGGGATTATCAGTATTAATCTCAACTTCCTTAACGTTATTATTCATAGCTAGATGAATCTTAGTACGAATATTGCTAAAAGCTGTGATAAAATCAGCAAATAGATTAGCGTATTTACTTTGGGGAAGAGGATGAATTGTAGCAGTCATTTGTTAACCTTTTGGGTGAGTTCTTTGAGATAATTGTACTGCTCGATAGGCTCTTTAGTAAAAGCAAGCATGATTTCAGAATGCATTGCTTCTACTAAACGAATCATTTCTCTACTAACTTCAGATTTCTTGAAAGCATCAGCTTCAATCAATACTGGACCACTATTGTGGCGATATCCTACTCTACCATCCTCAAGTATGATTACATCATACAAGTTTCTTGCTGTCTCGTGAGTCAATCGAATAGCTTTAGTTGACTCTTTGGTCTTTTGGTTTACGAAGACATTGGTAGCAAAGTACATAGATTATCGCCGTGGTAGTTGAAATACAGGAGCCTTTGCAACTGCTGAAAGAGCAATTGATGAAGCTTCTTGATTAGCAAAATCAGGATTGCATTCAGGGCGATATACAACCTTGTAATTACGCGCACGCTGTTCAAAACTAACTACATGGCGTAGCTTAATAACTTCAACATATGCCTCCCAATGACGTGGAAGACCATCTTTCTTTTCATAAAACTTTTGGAAAGATACTGCAAAGATCTTTTCAACCTTGAATGGATCTGGATGATCAACGAATGCACAAACTGAATGATTCTTAAGAAGTTCAGCAAGCTGTAGTTGTCGTTCAGCTAGAGTCGTGCCATCAGAAATAAGAGACTGGCGCATCCAAGCATTGACTTTAGTTGCAATGGCTGGATGAGGAAACTCATTATAACCGCCCATATTCAAATGCATTGCCATTGCTTCAAGAAGATTCCTCTTGGTACGCTCAATAAAATGATGCTTACCAGTCTTTTCATTGAAACTATAATGACTAATTGACTGTGGCATTGGCTTTACTTGCCGATCAAGAAGTTTACCATCTTTCTTAAGTTCAAATACGTTTGACATGATACTTTCCTTAGTAGATTTATTAGTAAAAAATTAAGCTGATACAGGGATTAAGTTATTAATATTACTGTAATCAAATTCACTAGCTGTACAACGACCACGATCTGAGGCACGGTTATAGCGCCAACCTAGACCATTGGATGCACCATCATTTCCTTGGATACACTCATATGGAGTTCCTTCATTGGAAATTTTGATGATCTTAATCTTCTTACCACCGATTGTATAATAGATCTTACCTACTTTAAAAGGTACACTCTTATCAATCAATGCTTGAAATTCTTCTTTCGTAAAACGACGATTCTTTTTGCTTTTAGCGTATGAAGGCATGGTAGCTCTTTTATTAGAAGAAAAAGAAAAAAGGAACCCATTTAGGATTCCTTCTCTGCAATTATTTAAACTGCATTAAATGAGGTCTTTTGCGCCTCATCGGGATTTTCTATTATTTCTTTATAATTATTATATGCAATCACTGTAAAGAAGATGAAAGTGATTGCCATCGTTACAAGCGCAGCCTTGCGACCAGCAAACAGAAGTACGAAGAAGTTGATAGCTGTAAAGAACATTACAGCTACAGCTATTTTCAATGATACCGCCACTTGCAAGGCAGGAATCATCGAAAGATCTATCGTATTCATGTGTTTCTTTCCTTTCAGTCCGAAGACTCTAATTAGATTTATAGCGACTTACGATCAGTAACGATGCTACATAGTAATGCCATAGCAATTACAATCATAACCGACAGGCCTGCACCTACTTTACTAAATGCCTTAATATGCTCAAAAGGCATTGCCACCATATTCAAAATCATAAAGATAATGATTGGCAGTATAAGAATAACTGCAAGTACACTAAACAGTCCGGGCGTTTTGCCGTTGGCTTTATTATTAATCATGACGTTATTTACTTTGGTTTGAATATTTATTGGTTTACCTGCAGCTACTCAAATTCAATTAACGCTGATAATGGCTATAGTAACGCTTGCCATTGAATTGCTTACGACGTGCCAGACTGATAGCCTGAATGATACGACCATCCATAATCAGCACATACAACGTTCCGAGAAGGAGAGCAATTACAAAGAGCAAATTGAAAACGATGATATTTTCTTGAATGAACGGAATCGTTTTGAACTTCTCATAGATACGAGCAAGAAGATTCCAACCAAGAATGATCGTCGTAACAGTTGCAGCGAAAACAACAGAATTGATAAACTTTTTCATGATTCTTTATGATTAATTAGAATGAGAATTAGATAGAATATGGCATTTCTGCCACTTCCTTTGCATCAACACATTGAAGATCCACTACATTCCAGAACTTATCGATCTGAGCTTTACGATTATTAATCGCATGATCAATCGCTGATTGCTGATCTGGAAAATCCTGCTGTACTATTGATACATAGTTATTTGCTGCACGAATATCTTTAAGACTTGCAGAGAGAACTGCATATGCATCATCATCATCACCCGTCATATTGCAATGATGAAGTAATTGCTCATCAAATCTCGATACAGCAAGATTATTTGATAAATCAACTACATGCGTCGTGTCTTTATCTTTTTCAGACGCCTTCTCGAACGCCAGAGGATTAGGGTTACTGTAAAGCGCATCATGGATGGTCTCACCAACAAGGCATTCTTCTTCGTCGCCAAGAGGGATGTGACGCCCAAAATCTTCTTGGTAAAGGATTGCATTTGCCGCTCCGATCTTATTTCCGGGAAGACCTGCAACTTCTTTGATTACGAATGAATCCGGATGTTCCTCTGTATTATAGTGAACTTCAAATTCACCATCTGAATCATCTGTGACAAAACGAAACTTTTCACCTTGTTTAATACGGATTTCCATTCTTTTCCTTAATTGGATTAGATTTCTGGAGGTGCTACAGGAGCAAAGGGAAGAGGTTTATACTCTAATAGAGCCTCGATCCTTGCTATCAATTCTTGTGGTGCTGTAAGTTTAAGCCAAGGTAATACTTCTTGGAATAATTGGTAGCAATCTGATTCACGAAAATGTTCTCCTCGTTTATCATATCCTCGCATTATGGCATTTGCAAACCATGAATGCATCCATTCTTCATCAAGAGCAGCTACAGGTTCTTTTGTTTTAAGAATATCAACAAAACCTTTAGCCCAATCTCTAGCATCAAAAGAATGATACCAATCTGGTACCTTACTAGCCCCTTTATCTGAACTTGTCATGAAGATAATATATCAATAAAGAAGATTTAAATACCCTATACCCTCCGAAGAAGGTATAGGGATTTTAATTAACGAAGCTTAAGCGGACCTGATTCTTTCTTACTATTAAAGACAGCTTGAGTCTTATCCGTAGTAACGATATCATATTCAGCAAGATCAATTTTTGGATAACCTGCCATAGACAGCAGCTTACCCTTCCAGAAATAACCTAGATTTGTTTCATAGTTACGCTTTTGATCAAGAAGACGAGTCTGACCATTCTGGAATTCATCACGACCTGCAATGATTACTTCTTGAATCTTACGATATAGAGTAGCATCTAGTGTAGGATTCTGTTCCTTAATAGCTTGAAAGACTGCCTTGGAACCATCCTTACCATAACGACCACTAATAGCCGCAGATGTTACCTTATTGATATCATCACGATACATTTCAGGTACTTGTGCAACCTCCATGACCTTTTGAGTATAGGTTGCATAGATATTTTGGTTATTCTTATAAGTTGCCTTGATGCCTTGTTCAGCCGAATTACCATAATTGCTTGCTGACACATATGACATAAAGAGAAATGCAAATACAACAAATAGTGCTACGATGATAACTACTGCGCTTGTTGCAATACCTTGTTGCTTTTTCATGATTTTCTTTCCTATTAATATTATTTACTACGAACGTATATGAGATTGAGGAAAAATGCTACGGCAAGAATAATACCATCTACAATCCACACCCATACAGGGAATGACTCTTCTGACTCAAGATATTTAAAATCTTTCATATGCTTACGCTGAAAGCTTTCAATAATATTCTTTCGAATAGCTCGATCAATATCAATATATTTATTGATATCACCGATATCTTGAATTTCATCAGCTAATTTAGTCTTGAAAAGCTGATTATCAGTCCAACTGAGTATCTTTACCCAATTAATAGTTGAGTTGGTTGCGCTCATTACTACAATTACATCATTCTTCTTACCACCTAACCATGCATGTTTGAGTGCATAGAAATAATCACCATCTTTTACATCAGTGATATAGACAACGACATTCACCTGCTTTTGAGGACCAATATCGCTAAGAATAAATGAAATATCCTTAGCCCATTCACTTTGATTAGGTACACTTACACCTGAACCAAGTACCCGACTAATCTTATAATAATCATAAATTGAATCAGGATAAGGAATAATGGTCTTCTTATATTTTTCAAATGCAGCTTTTTCTGCTGAAGCATTGAATAGCGATTCAGGTGATGCCTTAATATAGTTAGTGTAATAATGATCACATGCAGCAGGTTCACCAATTACAATACGGTCATATCGTTTTGGTATACGACGTGGACTATCCGTTGTACCTACTTTAATATCACCAACTGTAGTATAAGCATGCCAATTATACTCATCAACATGCCGCCAACAAGTTTGGCAACTGCCTTTGCTATCACAATTACAAGGATATGACTCATCATATGAATCATCTGTCATACCCTTGCTAGTTACTTCACCATTCCAAATCTCAATATCACGAGTTTGATACCCGAGACCAAAGACTAAGAATGCTACAGAAATCATCATTACAAGTATATTTAATGCTATTGCTGCTCTTGGATCACGATAACGTCCAGTATTCTTTACTGACCATATCATGAACCCAACAATGATCAAAATATTGACCATGATGATGAAAAACTTAATGGCGTTCATTTACATTCCTTCATTAAGGAACCTGCTGATTTTTGTTAATTTTCTACAGAACCAATCAAGTTGTATATCATCTATATCTGCAAGATTGCCCTTGTAAATATAGTAGCCAATCTTAAGATTGACATGAAACTTGTAACGCTCTTCAATTGGTACTGCTAGGGTTATTGTATGACCTTTAGAATAATCAAAGATTTTATCATGGTCATCAATAATTCTTAGATTAAATACTTTCTCATCCCTTAAAGCTTTCAAAAAGTCAAGATAGGCTAAGAATTCCAATTCTTTTTCACTATCATGCTCAGCCATAAAGAATAGCTCTATATAGTCATACTTAGAGATACGACTATATAGAATTTGGTTCAGAAACCAACACCAATGACAAAACTTGAAAAGCTTTTTACCTGAAATCTTTTTTAGTTTATTTAAGTGGAACATGATTAATTAAATGCAATACGTCCTTGGAAGGAACGAGCTAGGAAAAGAACTAAATTAGCTTTAAGTTCTTTAATAGTCAAGAAACCATCAACAACTTGCCCTTTATTAACTTGAATAAGCAGTGAATCAATTTCCATTTTAAAAGCATCGTCACGTTGATAACTTCTAGGACAAAGATACATATGGCCTTCACGTTGCTCTTTAGGCTTCTTTGCATCCTCTAGAATTTCAATGAAGAATTTTTGAATTGCTTCATATTCCATTGCTTCTTTTGCAATAGGCAACAAGCTCATTTTAAAAGTTCCTTTAAATAAAGATTAACTGCAACAACGGTCTGTTTTGCACGACTAGGTCTCGGATATTCTTTAATAGTTTTATAGTGAATATCATCTATGAAGACTTGCCTAGGTTTATTACCATAAATTCTACCCGGATGAGTCTTTGTGCTAGTCTGTATAAAGATTTCATTACGTTTAAAACCACCACTAATAGGTGGTCTTTGCTTAGGATGTCCTTCATATTCAAGCATACTCATTGAATCGAGTACAATCTTTGGAATATCTGGATTACCCATAGATTCATTAACGATCTTGGCAAATTCTTCTACTGTGATATCCATAATTTACCTATAAAAATATCCGTAAGAATCACATAGACTCTTACGGATCATAGAAATATTTAGAACTCGAAGACTACATCTTTATTATTCATAAAGAGTTCATCATCCTTATCTACCGTATTACCGGGAAGTAAAATTAATGCTGCTCGACTTGCCATAAATGCATCATTGTGAGTAATAATGAAACATTGCTCACTATCAAGAGAATCAAGCTGTCTATCAAGAATTTCTGTAAATGCTGCACGATTCTTTTTATCTAGCTCTGCATCAATTTCATCAAGACATGCAATATTATAACCATTGGTAGATGATTTAATAGCTTCACTCACAATACCTAGTGATAGTGAAGTCTTTACCATTGAAATTTCACCTTGTGAGCATTCTTTGATATCATCGCCATTCTTTACCCCATTCTTATAAACTGGAATAGAGAATTCTGTATCTGAAATAGCAAAATCAATAATAAAGTTACCCTTGAATGCCATATTCAATAGGCGATTAGTATTAGTCTTGATAGCCTCAAGATATTGACCTACTAGTACTAGAGGAATACCAGACTTAATATCTAGTGAATCTTTAATCAATGATAGCTTTAGCTTGCGAGCATTCAATGAAGTCAAACGAGTTTCATATTCTTCAATACGACTTGCATCAAGACGAAGCTTAGCTAAAATTTTCTCAGCTTCTTCAAGAGCTTCAGTATAACTTTCTAGCTCTTCAGCAATTTCTGATCGATTACTTTTATATCCTTCAATTTCATCGATAAGCTTTTGATTCTGAGCAGCCTGAGCATCTAATTTTTTCTTTTCAGCCTTAGCTAAATTGATTTGATGTAGATGTTCCTGAAGGTTTTGAAGAGTTGTAACGACATCTTGAACACGAGTAATACGATGCTTTAACTCATCATGATCTGGAGCTAGTTCATCAATAATGACTTTTTGCTTATGGATCTTTTCATCAAGTGCTTTAATTTGTGCATTGATGAGAGTTACTGCAGCATCATTTTGGCTATATTTAGCAATATCTAATTCTGCACGACTAATAGAATTCTTCCACTTATTGATTTCTTTAGTCTTATAAAGAGCATCTAGCACCTCTTGTTGAGGCTTGATATAGTCTCTATCAATTACAGCCGAATTAGCTTCAATAGCTAGACGAGTAAAATCAATATCTTCAGAAGGTGGCTTATTATTCTCAATTCGCTTAAGATATTTGAGATATGATGCTACTTGAGTATATTGACTTTTAATAGTTCTTTTAGCTGCACGATTAGAGCTAATGATTTTATCATTTTCTTCAACTAACTCTCGTGCATTATCACTCGATAGGCTATGAATATACTCAGTTACTTTACAATCTTCACCGAGATTACATTCTGGCATATCATCGATGATCTGAGAAACTGCTTGAGATTTACCAAGTAATTCTGCATTTTGCTTGGTTAGCGCTTCAATCTGAGTATCTAAAGTTTCTAGTTCAGTATCCCATGTTTCTAAGAACTTTTCACAACGTTCAATAGCTCGCTTAACTATCAATGCCGAACGTGATTCATCAATATCATAATAGATATCATCAATCAATTCCTGATTCATATCAGGTCGTTCAATAGCTACTAAAGATGATAGAGTATTTAATTCAGCAATAAGTTTACTCAGTGAAGTAATAGCATCTTCTAATTCATCTTCCTGTTCAAACTCAGGAATTTCATATTCATTACTAATGAACCATTGAGTAACATTCTCCAGCTTAACTTTATATGAGTCTAGAAGCTCATTAAGCTTATGGAGTTCTCGTTGAGCATTATCTGGAGCCAACTTTTTACGATCAGTATCAAGCTGCTTTTGTTCATTGACATGGGAGTTATAAACTTGCTGTGCAGTTTGAATCTTGACTGCTAGTTCAGATACTTTTTCTTTATACTTAGTAATATTTTCTGAACGAGTCTTAATTTCTTCAGCAAGCTGTTCTTTAGTTACTTCACCATCAGGAAAAAGCTTTTTATACTTGGTAATGATAGCTTCAGCACCTGCCTCATGCTGATTAATAGTACTTGTAATATCAGCTAATGCTTCTTTTAGCTTATCAAACTCCTCACTTTTCTCATTGAACTCAGCAAGCTTTAGCTTAATAACTTCAAGCTTTGCAGCAATCCTTGCAATAGTAGCTTTATACTTCTTGATCGTAGTCTCTTGAATGATACTATTCTTTTCAATTGTAGATTTATCTTCAAGCTTAGCACTCTCATCTACAATGAACTTGATATCACGAGTTACATCAGTTAGACGCTGAGACACATTCTTATATGCAACTAAGAATGGCTCTACATCTGGAGTAAAATTACCGATGAAAGATTTACGAGCAGTTGAGATAAGATCAATGAAATTATCTGATTGACTACCAATCTTTAGCAGCTTAAAGAAATCTTTCGATACACCAAGATGGTTTAGTACAGCTTCAACAAAGCCTGTTACATTACCTGCTGGATTTAGATCTTCTTCAGTACCATCAGAATAAACCTTCTTAATGAATGACTTATTCTTCTTTGGCATCATATGGTGATGAATCTTGTAAACTACATCATCATCAATAATATCGATCTCTTTCTCACCAGTTTTACCATCAATGATGATCTTTTTACGATCATCAAAGGTATCAATGAAAGGGGTCAGAGCCGACATAATAGTAGATTTTCCGCTACCATTTTGACCTAATAGCAGAATCTTACGGCATTCAGTCTTAGTAAAGTCGAGTTCAATCTCAAAACGACTCATACCACTGTAAATACCAATGTAATTCTTAAGCTTCATACGTCCAATGCGCATATGCTTTCCTTTTAAAGTCATTGTACTTTTGTCAATATAATAATATATTCCCGAAAATTCTTTAGTAATTGCTTTAAAATAATATCCAAGCTAAAATTGAATACTGAAAATTTTAAAGAAAATAAAGCAGATTTGTCACTTTCAAGTTGAAATTAACCATAGAATAGTCAAAAACTCGTTCTTAGAATGAGTCAAAAATAACTTAATTTTCTTGAAAGGAAAATCATGTCAAAAAATAAGCTACTAGTCATTGGCGGTGCATCTGGTTCAGGTAAATCAACTCTTGAACGTAATCTTATCGAAGCTTATCCTGATCTATTTCATAAGCTTCAGCAAGCAACTACTCGTAAAAAGCGTGTAGGTGAACGTGATGGTGATCCATACATCTTCCTACAACCATCAGGCTTTGATCATATTCAAGATAAACTGATTGGCCGCCTTGGAGTACGTCCTAATTCACTCTTCAAAGATCGTTATGGTTCATTTCCTGACTTTGTTGAAGGTAAGGTATCTACCATTATTCTAGCTGAAGAAGCTCTCTATGACCTTCGTGAGTCAATTGCAATAGGTGTAATTGATGCTGAAGTATACGTACTAGGTCTTGATGTAGCTTATGAAGATTTAGCGGCTGATGCTAAACGTGAAGGTCGTGATGAATCATTCTTAGAAAAAGAACGTTCATTCTTAAAGCTTGCAAATACCGTTTATCGTAATACAAACGGTAAATATATTCAACCAAAGACAGTCGTTGCTCTTCTGCAAGACCACTTCTTCCTAGATTGAATTAAATGAAAACTCCCATAGTCTCTATCTGAGGCTATGGGATTATTTTCGTATTTTTGCCTTGGAACATTCATATAGTTTAAGTTTGTCTATATTTAAACTAAGTTCGGAAGTAATTCCTAATCTATGAAGGAGAGGTATATGTTAGGTGCTCTTAAGCAACTACTGGCTAAGATTTTTAAGCTCTTTGGCCGTAAACAGCCTCTCGAACCTGTCATTGATAGCACTGCCGATAAGGTAATTGCTGCCGTTGATAAGGTAGAGAAGGTTGTGGATGAAGCTGTAGCTACAGAAAAAGTTCTCGCTCCTGTTATTGGTACAATTTCACCAGTAGCTGGAAAGGTAGCTGATGCTGTTGTTGCTGCTGAACCTGTTGTAGATGCTGCTACTTCTAGTGTTAAATCTTTAGCTCAAGCAGTTAAAGATGCACCTGATGCAGTTGCATAAGTAGTGAAGTAATCTAGGAGGGATAGAAATATCCCTTCTTTTCTCTTTTTGTTTTACCTTTTAATGTAGGTGATATCATGGGCGCACGGGCAAAGCGGAGAACCAGAGGTAACGAAAACTTTGATGAACAAGGTGGATTTCAAAAATCACAGCGAGTTCAACGAGGTCAGAAACAAACTTCCAATTCACAAGAGTATACTAATAGAGATCCTCGTGAAACAGACTTCCGTATTAAGTTTCAGCCTAAAACTGAACGTCAGCAAGATATGGTTGTTGGTATCGAAATGTCTACAGTTACAATTGGTATTGGTCCCGCTGGTACAGGTAAGACTGCAGTAGGTACATTTAAAGCTGCGGAATTTCTGCACAAGAGAAGAGTCAAACAGATTATTTTAACCCGTCCAATTGTTGAAATCGGTAAAACTATTGGTCACTTACCCGGAGATGTAAACGAGAAATATGCGCCATATCTCGTGCCTTTCAAAGAACATCTTGTCCAAGCATTTGGTCCTAGCGGTTTCGAAGCCAGACTAGGTAAAACTATTCTACCTCTTGCAATCAATTTCATCCAAGGTCATACTTGGGATGATGCTTTTGTATTGATTGATGAAGCACAAAACATGACTGAACAAGAAATGTATATGCTTCTTACTCGTATTGGTGTGAATACACATGTGGTTATCACAGGTGATACAAAACAGACAGCTACTGGTGCGCTTAAGCGTGACAATGGCCTTGCTGACCTAATGAGCCGACTTGGTAATTCAGGTCTATTTGATGAAAATGAAATTACAACTATTCGCTTCACAAGCGATGATATTGTACGTTCAGAATTTGTTAAAAAGATCGTCAAGATGTATGATGAATAAAATATCCCCATACCTCCTTTCGGGGGTATGGGGGATTTTATTAGTACTTAATCATAACAGGGAATGCAAGATTCTTAGGTACGTTCTGTGAACCACCAGAAGCAGCAACATATACTACGTGATTATGTTGACCTGAAGCAGCTTGTCCAAGATTATGAGAATGAGCACCATCACCATAGATTGTAACATTGTGAGCATGACCACCTGCCCATGATGTCATAAATGCATAGTTGTCATAGTCAGACTTATTAGTACCCCATTGGTTTGGACCACTTGCTACACCAAATGGAGAAGCTGCATTTTCACCAAAGCCTGAATCATGTTGGTGATCGCCTACTCCACCAGCACTACCACTGTGTGTATGGTTATTTTGCCCATCAGTCCATGCACTATGAGCATGTGAACCTTGAGCATCAGTACCACCACCATGATTATGTGAATAGAATGCTTGATCTTGCCATGAGCCTACGTTACGTGCTGGACCAACCGCATTATTGTTGGTACCTGTAACAGTACAACGGATAAATTGACCACGACAATCTGGAAGATTGAATGTAGTTGATCCATCACCTGCACCATACATTGTACCAATTAATGCAAAAAGTTTAGCATAAGTGGCTCGATTTACTGCTTGACCATTACAATATAACCATCCATCTGGAGCAGTTTTACCAGCATAAAACATCACCATTCCAGGAGTAATAGTAGATGATAATCTAGCCATTACCCATGCTGTAGTTGGAATCAGAGTACTATTATCACTAGGAGAAATAACCTGATTAGGATCTACAGTAGGAATACCAGTAAACTTAGGACTATCAATATTTGCTTTATTTGCAGGATTAAAATTACCTGCAGTCCAAACTACATCATTATTTACATAAAGTTGTTTGGTATTAAAGTCATAATGATAACCACCTTGAGTAGCATCTTGCCAACCGGCACCATTACTATCTTGATAATATTGTGGTGCTGGATTGAAAGGTACAATTACTGCATTTGATAATTTATAATAACCGGTATAGTTATCTGTCTTATCAAAGAAGATCTCTCCAACTTGTACATCAGCATGGTTAGATGCAGCCGCCAAGAATGGAGTAATAATAACACGTTCTGTCATTGTAACTCCTTAAGCTTTAATGCAGCACAGTAGTGCCATATTATATGGACGACTTTCATTTACACCTGCTGCGACAGCATTTCCATAGATAGATACATTGTGAGCATGATTACCTGCATCACCTAATCCAACATTGTGAGCATGATTACCTGCACCATTTAAACCAATACTATGGGTATGTCCACCTGCAGCGCCAGTCCAAATCCATCCATCATCAGTATCTGATTTAGCTGAACCAAGATTATTCATTGATGGACGAATTGGAGAGTTACCCCAAGGACCGGCACTATCTTTTTCACCCCATGCACTATCATGCTGGTGGTCACCTACACCATCGGTCCATCCATTATGAGCATGATAACCTTGTGTATCGGCATAGACAGCATGGCTATGATATGCTTGTTGATCTGAGCTACCATTGTGACTGTGTGAAATATATCCATCTGGTTGGTAAGAACCAAAACCACGGCTTGGATCAACACCACGACCATCATCCCAAGCTCTAGGAAAAATAGACCGCATATCTGGAATATTAAAGGTAGTAAATCCATCACCTGCACCATACGTTGTGCCAATCACATTAAAGAGATTGACGTAATTTGTACGGTTCAGTGCGCTACCATTAAGTTTTAACCAGCCTTGTGGCGGTACTGAACCCATGAAGAACATGATTGACCCTGTAGGGAAAATCTTGTTTAGATTGGTTGTAATCCATGCTGTATTAGGAATTGTTTTATCATTGCTATTAATATCTGGAGTAGGTACTGTAGGAATACCAGTAAATGTCTGTCCAGACACATTAGCTTTTTTAGTAGGATCGAAGGTAGATGCAGACCATGCAGCATCATTATTTACATAGAGTTTATGTGTTGAAAACTCATAGTAAAAACCTTGTCCTGATGCATCTTTCATTCCTGCACCACTGCTAGACTCATAAAAGTTCTTAGCTGCAGTGAAAGGAAGTACAGCGCCAGTAGGACTTAGATAGTATCCATACCCTGTAATTGGATCAAAAAAGATTTCACCTTTAGATACCTTTGTTACATTAGTAGGATCATCCGTTACTGGAAAATAAGAAACACGATTCTTTGCCATAGAAGTCCTTTAATACTTAACAAAAGGTCTAAAAGCAATATTTACAGGTCTAAATTCTTCAGCACCTTGATAATCTAATGCTACATTATGGGCATGATTACCTACTGCTGCAACTGTAATATTGTGACCATGAATACCTTGTGCATCAGTACCAATATTATGACTATGACCACCTGCGCCACTTGTCAAAAATGCATAGTTATCAAAGTCATCACTATTTGTACCTAAATGGGTATTACTTCCATCATAATAACCAAAGCGAGCATATGACTGATCACGTTCACCCCAAGGATTAACGTGTTGATGTTGACCTTGGAAATCAGTAGTTCCACCATGACCATGCCAACCTTGAGTATCAGTCCATGTAGAGTGATTATGTTGACCTGCAGCAGCCATTGATGCTATATGAGTATGTGAGATAATAGCTTGTGCTTGGAAGGTATTTAAAGCACGTCCAGCATCAACACCACGACCATCATCCCAACCACGAATGAAGTATCCACCAGCATTAGGAAGATTGAATGTAGTCGTTCCATCACCTGCACCAAAACCAGTACCAATCATTGCAAATAATGTTGCATATTGAGTACGACTTACTGCTTGGCCATTCATCAGCAACCAGCCATCAATATTATTAGCTGGAGTTGCACTCCATAATACTGTACCTGTGGCAACTGCTGAACTAACTCTTGAATTTACCCATGAAGTATTTGGAATTGTACCATCTGCACTGTTAATTGATGGAGTGGGTACCCTACCATTACTTAAAACTGGACTATTCAGATTTGCTTTAAGGCTAGGATTAAAATTACCTGCAGTCCATACTAAATCACCACTAAATGTACCATCTGCATTTTCTTTACCTTGTAGATAAAGCTGTTTGTCTGCAAAATGGTAATATATCGAATTTGTACCATCATCGAATCCAGCATCTTTAGATGTCTGAATCCAATGTGGCGCTGACGTAAATGCTACAACCTTACCACCATTAGTTAGATAATAACCTCGTCCATTCGTATCAAAGAAGATTTCACCTGGCTTTGCTTGAGTTGGAGTTGGCGTATCAATTAATGGCTTATAAATAAGCGTTCTATTCATAATTCATTTCTCTTATATAGAAATAGGATATCTACTTTCGTAGATACCCTATTCAATTAAAATACAGATGGATCGATATCGCCAAATGCATCCCACTCATTATCACTGCTAATCTTAATAAGAGTAATAACGGAGCCTGTGCCTGAAGTATGAAGTCCGCCAGAAATTGGAGGATAAATGGTTACAACTTCATCTGGGAAGTCTGTATCTACGATACCAGTAATGGCTACTTTACCTGTATTAGCTTGACGAATGATAATCTTATCACCAACACTAAAGCGCGGTGTAGCATTGGTAGGATCGTCCCAAGGTAATGAGTAAGTTACATCATTTGTACCTGTGTGACGAAGATAAGATGAAGCATCATTTGAATCCAGATTAATATCAGTGGTATTATTTTTTACTGGAAAGCGTAGTAATGCCTTAGCTTGCTGTACTGCTGCAAGTGCTGATTGATTTGATACTTCTGCAGCTTTAGCTGAAGCATCTGCTGCACTAGCTTTAGCATTAATAGTTGGAAGTATATTAGTTGATAGATCAGTATACTTTGTAGAGAAATCAGTATAACTGGAACCAAATGAATTATACTTACTATTAAATGCATTAATAGTATCATTTACTGTTGCAGCTGCAGTATTAAATGCATCTAAATTAGCTTTCGTAGTATCTTGATAGCCTTTAATAGTTGACTGAATTGTAGTTACAGCAGTCTTTACACCATTAACTGTAGTAACTGCATCATTAACAGTTTGAATTGTACTATTTAGCTGATCAAGTTGCTGGGAAGCTTGTGTAGCTAACTGCTGTGACTGAGTAATCTGGTTGTTAATAGTAGTTACTTGTTGTGCAATATTATTTGCAGCTTGAGTAGCACTATTAGCTGCAGTAGTTGCATCTTGAAGCATTTGAGTAACTTGAGTTACTGTACTTGATAGACGATTAGCTGCAGCTTGTGCATCAGTTGTAATAGCAGTTGCACTTTGAATTGTAGTCGCTAAACCAGCTAATGTAGAATTAACTGAACTAGCAGAGTCTGAAGCAGTCTTTGCATCACGAGCAGCTTGTGCTGCTAAATCTTTCATTGTAGAAAGATCAACAGTGATATCATTAAAAGACTGGTTCATTGTATCTAAAACTTTCTGTGCATTTAGCGCAGAAGTAGCTGAAGCTTGAGCAGATTGTGCTGCAGCATCAGCTTTCTGAGAAATTGTAACAGCCTGATCTACCACCTCATCACGGATTTCAGTAACATTAGCTGTCAAAAGTACAAGATTATCTTGACTTTGAAGAATAACGTTTAGAAGACGCTTATATGATGGAACTGGACCACTGTCAACTTGAACAATGGTATTTTCATCGCCGTTAATGATCGCATAAATCTTGGCTGTAGCAGTTTCTCCACGCTCTACTAATGCCTCGATACGAGCATAGTAGTCTGATAAATCTAGTGAATCACCACCAGTATCTGAGTAATCTGGAGTTGCCATATTTTAGCCTTATAAACTTGAATAAGAATTCTTAAGCTTGTGAACTATAAACATGTTTGCAATAAAGCTATATATGCAAAAAGAAAAGTAATTAAAGTGATAAAACCCCTATACCCTCTTTTATAAGGGTATAGGGATTCGACTTGCTTTTATTTTTATGCTTAGCTACTTGGAGTAGTCGTTGTATCTACTACAGAAGCTACCGATTGTCTACGGATATTAATAAAGATACAGGCAGGTTCAGAGACTTGCCCATAAATATTAATGAATCGATAACTAAAGCTTTCACGACCATCCTGATACTTTGGTAGATAAGCAATAGACTTTCTATCAGATCCAATTCGAGCAATACCTGCAGCTGGTCTGGAAAGAATTTCAGGATAGAATGGAACACCGATCTGAAATCCTGGACCTACTGATTCTTGAATTGGTGCTAGTGGAATGACAAATCTTTCAAATGCCATTACATCATACCATTTACGAAGAACGTAATTACCAGCTGTGTTTACTGTAAGTTTACCATTGACAATATCAAAGTCACGTAGTTTACCATTCAGTAAAGTAGGATTAGTTAGAGGAACCCCATTAGCAAGAACATCAATCGACCCTAATGTATAACTACCATCAAAATTAATAGATGTAGTAAACGAGATATCCTCATATGCAGGAATCGGGGTCCAATCGTCTGGTGTCCATTCTAGAATAGCATCAACGTTGCCAGCAACGGGATCAGCATATCTAAAAATAGTATCAGATGTTACACCCATGATTAATCCTTATTAGTTAATCCAGAGACGTTGACCATTACTGTTATTTCTTGAGATAGGAATAATACTACAGACAATACCTGTTGCTACATCAGGAATAACGAGAAAGCCATAACGACCTTGTGAATCTTGGAAATACTGTACTTTACTTGGATCAAGACCCATTTCAGCTACATAGTTCTTAGCAACAGCCAAACTACCAAGTCCAGTAGTCTTTGCATCAATATTATAAGTTACAATAGATGTATCATATACCATATATTGTAAGAAATTAGCAATAGTCTTATCCACTGGACGACGTGAATAGGCTTTACTAATATCAATCTTGTATACTGTATTAGAAGACTTTAGACCATATGTAGGTGAAATTGCAAAGAACTTAGTTATTCCTCTTACCATAAAGGTAGGATTCTGTACAAATACTTTAGCTTGACCTGCTTGCTGATAGGTCATATCAGTATAAATAAATACAGCGCTTCTTGGTGGAGCAGTCTCTCTGTACACTCCTTCCATATGAATATCAGGACGTATTACGACTGTTACATTTTGCCATAGGTTCAATGCAAAGTCTTGTGTACGTTGAGCATATGCTGAATCTACTTGCTGTTGACTACCATAAAGACTGTAATTATACTGTGCAAGTATATTATAGGAATTACTATCTGTACTAGATATACCATAATTAGCCGTGGCTACATTAATATTGGTAGGCTTAAGGCTAGTCATACTATTTGTATAACTATATGAGCCATTAATACTTAATGTATTATAACTCATATTAAATGAAGGTCGATTAAAATCTCCATTATTAATAGGTATAAAGACACTATTTACACCAATTTTAACTGTAGCTACATTATATATAAACCTATCACCATAGCTAATAAAATATGGATCATGTGCTAAATGCACCTGATATCCTGTCATATTGTACCACTTATCATATGAATATGCAGAATTAACTGCACTCAGGATATATCCAAAAGCTACAGCTTTTTTGATAGTTGATACATTGTAAATATAATTTGCTTGAGTTAAATAGCTTGGCGCAGTATTTTGTACACCAATACTATAACCGCTATTAACCATTTGCATATTTAAGTTAGATGTATTTCCATAAGCAACTCCAGCATAATACATAACTTCAAATACAACTGAATTATATGTATTAGATGTAGCTAGAATATTTGGTCTACTTAATGGATAACCATCTACTGTAGCAGCTATTACTTTATTGATACCACTATCAAATTTATTAGCATCAATAGACTCAATATGTGTATCAATACCAAGATAACCATTTACTATACTAGATTGTAAATCAGTTCGTGTTACATCATATGTATTACCATAGACTGTCAATGTTGTTCGTCTTGGATCTGGTAATTCATAATTAACTGATTGTAGTTGAGTCGAATCATGTACTAATATGGTTTGGTCCATACTAAATACTGGACGATCCAATACATCTGGAATTGGCTGATCTTGAGATAATACTGTTGTAGAATCCTTTAATTGATAATCATAGTACTGATCTGGTTGAGTCCATCGACGAGTTACTAATGCATTATCAAAGAATGCAACTACTGAATCCTGAGTTGAACCTACACCTTGGACAATTTCAGTTGTTTCAGGTAATTTTGTAGGTTGTGAGTTTAGCATATAGATATTATCTTCTAATTGCTGTTCAACCTCATACTTAACTACACCCTGAATAGGAATTGGTAAAGCTTGTAGTGTTACAATATGATTACCATACGCATCGTCAATATAATGGTATGATCGAGTTTGAGCCATCATCTGCATTAGATAACGGATATCAATTGTATGACCATTACCTACTGTACCAGTATCAATGAAGTCAGCATCAGTACCAGTACCATTCTTATCAATAGCAAACTGAAGAATACCCGGTTCTTTTGTAGTTAATGTACAAGTAAACCCTTCAGTCATACCAGTAATAGTCTGTGAGTCAGTCTCAATCAAAGTACCTGGAAATACATCAGTTGCTGAAGGTAATGTAATTGGATTTGGTACTAAATTTGGTATAGAACGGAATACAAATGTTATTGGCTCAAATTCACTTAAAAGTTGGAGCACCCTTGAGTCGTAGTAATTAGTAAACGCTGGACATGTAATACTAAGAACTGCGCCGTTTTCGAGGTACCCTGACGTAAACGCTTGACCATTATATTGAACCGTAAAACCATCGATATTATCAAATTGCACAAACTGTGCTCGTGCAAAGCTTAATGTATACGAAATAGTTTTAGCTGTGTTTAAAGGAATATCAAGAGTCTGTACTACTACACCAACTTTTGGTTGATAAACTAAAAATGGTGGAGTAATATCAGTATATAGTGATGTGATATAGAATTCTTTATTCAATGCTGTAGAAGCATATGCAAAGTTGACATCTGGCGCAGATTTAAGTACACCATTATCAAAATATTCATTATCTGAAAGTGATGCAATATATTCATCACTATTATCTGATGATACACCTGTTGCTAAGAATTTCGTTTCATATTCAATAGTGTAAGTATAATCAAGATTATTGAATGTAATTACACGGTTATTATATGCATCAACTACCCATACTTTAGAAGCAATAGTAGTATCAATTTGATTATCTGATGCAATAGAAGTAAATACACTATTAGCTGTAGCAAATCTTGTTGTAAGATTGCCACTGAGCCAAGTATAAATACCTTTGTTATTAGTAACCCAAATGACATCTTTAATATCAGTAAAGATAGCAGTTGGATTTAAATTAGTCATTGGATATGAATGAACTAATGAAATTACAGTACTAACGGCACTATATACATTAATCTTATCATCATATGCTACAATAATCTGACTTTGCTGATTAGATGTTGCATATCTAGCATTTGCTGGAATTGCAAATGCTGCAGCATTATTCAAAGAAAAATCAGCATTAACTGGAATAATACTGTTTTCAGTTACAATATAGTCATATGCTACAGCTGTATCATCCTGAGTCCATAATGGGGTATAGACTGATGCAATAGGCATCGATGTAAGTGTAGCTTTTTTGACTTCATTTGTAGCACTGAAAAACCACACATCTTTCTTTACATAGTCAAAAACTGTTGTAACGTCAGATGGTGTAAATGTTTGTGTAGGTGTATATGGAGTCTCAATGACTGCAGCTGTATCAGTATCAATACTGATAAACTTTCCATATGAAGTACCTGTCATTTGACGAAGCTTTGAGGCATCATCAAGGTAATAATAACGTCCTGCTGCAGGTGGAGTTACAATACACCAGTCAAAAGTCTTTCCAAGATACGATACTGGAATAGTCTTACTTGTTGTAGTACTGGTAGAGATCGTAAACGAATCATTTTGTTTGACATTGATGTCAGTATTTGGCTGATACGTTGTCCCATTGTAAGTAACTGTAGCATTAACGTTTAATACCCCTGATAAATCGGCAGTCACTGTTGTAGAAACAGTACCACTGCCATAAGTAACTGGAATATACATTTTACAGTCCTTTTTCTATAAGTATCATAGGATACTTCTGTCATGCATTAATTAACTAATAAAAGGTTAAAGAAATCCCTATACTGGCATTGACCAGTATAGGGAATTAATAAGCTTTCATCAGTCAACTAGGTAGTAAAACCTACTTCAAGGTTTGCTAAATCTGCCGCTCCAAATAATGTACCATCTTTACGAGCAGTAAATAAACCATTCATAGGATAGGCGGAACCTACTGGAACTGAATTAGGTGCAAAAGCAGTATCGATAGTTGTATTTGGATTTGAACTATTATAAGTACTAGCAGATAGACTCATAGCTGAGTCACTAGAATTAAAGGAAGTAGCATTTACACCAATTCCAAAAATATTTTTTGGTACTTTTGAAAATGGAAATTTATAAGTATCTTTAATTCCAATAGTCGTTGCTGATACATATTCAGTGGCAGACATAGCTTCATAATAGTTCAATCTACCTGCATCAAAACGACTAAAATTAGAATTACTTCCATTGGCATTTGGTGATACTCTACTAATATACTGCGGACCAATAGGAAATTGCATATTTGGATCAGCTGTACCAGTACTATAGATGATTAAATCATCCAACCAGAATCCGCCACCCTTGGTATATCCATTCCAAGGACTACCAAATGCTACATATGGATAAGATTGAGCAGTAGTTGAGCCAGGATTACCTAATCCTTCATCAACAGGACCACCAAATTCCATATTACCATCAATATATGTTATTGAATATGATCGATGATATATTGTACTTGCTTGAGTCCATGTATATTGAAAACCAAGCATCTCAATCCAATGCCATTTATTGTCATTCAACTGAGTAGTTCCAGTCACTAATGGCTGAGTATAGATTGAATTAAAGCAAGGATTAGCAAAAACAATACTACCCTTATTATAATAAATATCCATCCAGCCAAGACTATCTGTGGATGACGATGCCATAGCTGCAAGAGAAGCTGGTCTTGTCATAAATCGGCAATAAGCAACACCATTACCATACCACACATTAGGATCAAATCTAACCCAGAAACCAATAGCGGTTGTTATATTAACTGAAGGAGTTAATAAGCTTGGATCTGGTGCTGCAGATAAGGTACCGAAATTTTTTCTATTACTCAATGCATTGCCAATTGGAGAAAATCCAACACAAGACATAAGAGGAAAATAGAGACTTGACGGACTAGATGGAATTGCAGGATTTTGCCTATCTACTAAAGGTTTAACTGTCGTACTAATACCAATTGTCCATGTCGATGGAGTGCTAGAATTAGCTCTAGATCCACTATCATATACAGTAGCTGTATTATAACTAAATGCATTAAGTGCAGATGCTGCATTTGTAAATACATTACTAGCTGTTAATGCTGTAGCATGGGCTAAATTTGGATAATCAAAACCTTCATAACGAAGGACAGCCATAAATCCTCCTATGAGAGATTTTTAATTGCTTTTTTTGGACGTGAAATATTAGGCTTAGTTGCAGCAGAATAAATAATATCATATGTAACATTATTTACTTGTAAGCCCTTTGCAAAACTACAAATGAAGTCAAAATACATATTGTTTATCGTAATTCGACGATCATCAACATTTGCCACAAAATCATATGACATATTATCAAATGTGATTTTGCGGTCATCAATATTTGTTATAAAGTCATAAGAAGTATTATCGAAGCCAAATTGATTAGCCATATTATTTCCTTATGACTTATATATGCCAAATTCCATTTGACCTGTTGCTACATAGTTAGCTGGAATGAATGCAGTTTTTGCAGCATCACCTTCAGTATAAGTATCAATTAATGTTGTTATATTAGTAAATGATAATGTATTACTTAATGTAATTGCAGTAGTTGAACTCTTTAAATTATTAAAAGCCGTTCCCTGAGAATCATTTCTATTAGCAGCATAAATAGATGTATTAGACATCGTATTAATTGCTGAAATATTAATAGCAACTGCAAAAACTATATTAGGTGTAAAATCTAATGGTTGATGATGGTATGTTTCAGTTACCCCACTAGTAGTTGTAGATACATATGTTGCAGTATCAGTACTTGATGCAGCCTGCCAATTAGCTAAACTACCATTACTAGATACCATTGAATTTTCAGAAGCTCGCATTGAAGGACCACTAGGAAATCTACGCTGAATTCTAGTACGTCCAATAGGCCAATATACTCTAGAATCAATAGTCTTACCATGATAAAATAAAGTCATATCATCAATCCAAAAACCAGATGCATAACCAGTTGCCATAGTATTGGTAGTACCAAGTGATAGATATGGATTAGGTGTTGCCACTGTATTTGGATTAACTAAGTTTGCTGATTGTATTGCTGCAATATCGACAAAATAGTCTACATATAGGCCGCTATATGTATACTGCCACATATTTGAACCATTGACATAATATTGCTGACTAATATATATTTCAACCCAATGCCAATTTCCATCTAAAATATTAGTAATACCTGTACCAACTCCAGCAGGAGCAAGAGAATGAACTCCTACACTACTAAATACTACTGTACCGTCCGCTTTCTTAGTAAGTGCTAATGCAGTAATTGCACCACCGCCAGCAGCACCTCTTGCATTTATAGGACTATTTCCTTTAGATAAAAGCCTATATGTAGCAGCCGTAGCACCATTCCAAATAGCAGGATTTAGTTTAAACCAAAATCCATAACTCCAACTAAATAGAGCAGCTGAAGGAGTTCCATTATTAGTACCGATAGCCACACTGGGCCAAAGTGTCATTGGTATAGCAGAAATACTTAATGCTGCTCCTTCTGGAAAATATACACTACATGGCGCAGTAGAAAATGGTTTTTCATTACGTTCTACTGTAGGTGCAGTAGCACTAATTCCAACTTGAGCAGGAGTGATTGGAGTTTGATTGTTCGCTTGAATACTATTACCCCATAGAGTAGACATGCCATTGGTAAAAGCATTGTTTGCTGTCAATGCAGTACCATGTGGCATAGTACTTGCAGGATATTCAAATCCTTCATATAAGTATACACTCATATTAATTCCTTTAAGAAAGATTTTTAACAGCTTTCTTAGGCCGTAAAAAATTCACTTTTTGTTTTACTGAATGAATGACATCGATATAAAGATCGACAACATCTACTTCAGCACTGCGCATAGTACAAATAACATCTAAAGACATATCAAAAGCCTTTAGTGCTCTATCATTTGTACCCGCTACAGTATCAGTATATAAATCATAAACATTTGTAATTCTGTCATTAGTGCCACCTACAACATCTAATGAAGCGCTATATACTCTTAGTTGTCTATCATTGGTACCAGCGATAGTATCTGCATATATATCATATATATTCATAACTCTATCATTGGTACCAGCGACAACATCTAAGCTAGCATTATACCAATTTAGGCTAGCCATAATATACCCTTACGGAGTCACATATTTAAAGCCAATTTCATACTTTGACCATTTAGTAGGATCAATATCATAACGGGTAGTACCACCAGCATAAAGTTGATCAAAAATAAATGGGCTATATGTATAACCAGCATATGCAATATTGGTAGTCTGTGAAGTGTTTGATAAATTAGCTGTAACGTTAGCTAAAGTACTTGCACCTGCAGCAGCATCATCTGATGCTTTGACCATAGGGTATATTGCTTGTTGAGTCATAGTATTCGATGCTACAAGGACATATCCTACACCATTAATCTTATCAGGTATCCAATCTAATGGAGCAAATTTATATGTATCAACAGCACTTTGTGTAGTAGACACTGAATTACCAGTAGTTGTACCTTGTACTAATTGATAATTTGCCTTAGTATTATCACTTGGAGTAAATTGAGCATTGGAACCTGCAGCAATAGCACGTTTACGTGAAATTCGTTGACGCCCTAATGGAAATACTGTTTTCTGGCCAGCCGCATTAAAGTATACAATAATATCATCTAGAAAAATAGACATATTAGAAGAACCTGCTGCAGCTTCATTTCTAAAATAATTATAATATGTACCAGTAATTGCACTTGAAGACCATTGTACAATACCAGGAGTTATTTCAGAATAATCTATATATAAACGATAATATTGCGCTGTAAGAGATGTAGAAAAGCCAGCTACAAGTTCAATCCAATGCCACTGATTATCAAATAAATTTATATTTGGTGTAGATATAGCTGGTGCTGCATTAGTTCCACCAGCATATGCAGTTTGTATATAACCGTCAGTTCCACCAGAATTTCTTGATCCGCCATATGTAGGTGAAGATATTGCTAATAAAGTAGCTGGACCAGCATCTGAAGCTGTATTAAGTGCACTTGCATTTTTAATTAGTGGATAAGTAGTAAACGATGTAGTTTGCGCGGTTGATGAATATTTATTCCAACCAGTATCATACTTAATCCAAAAACCAAACCCAAAAGACATATTTGCTGAACTAGCTATAAAGTTATTATTATATGGACCAGTCGATGGTGATGCCCAAAATGGATATACACTTAATAATGCTTGAGGAGCTAATTCTAAGCAAGATGATCCAGGATATAAAGCCTGTGATCTATTTACTTTGCAGTTAACTGTCTTTATACTTGCTGCAAATGAATTTTCTGGACGTACATTTGGAGTATTCCCACCAGCACCAACTGGAATATTTGTACCAGTTGGAGTAACTGCATTAAAATTATTAAATGGATGAAGATAGCTAGTCCAAACATTTGCCGATGTTAGTAATGTACCATCTGCTAAAGAACTAGGATAATCAAATCCTTCATATGCAACAATACTCATTATTATTCTCCTTTAGATAGTAATACCAAATTCAGCATTAATATAATCTATTGGTCTAAGCTGTGTCATAATTGGAACTGCTACACCGCCATTTGAGCCATTAATACCAGTATAATATTGATCAAATAACATTGTAACACCAGTTATTGTATTCGTTGATAATGTAGCATAAACTACTTCATTATTTAGCCCATTAGCTGCAATAGTTGCATTATCATAATTATTATATAATCCCATTACAGTACCTGCTTGGAATAATGCACCGGCTGGAGGAATTAAAAAGGGCGAAATTTTTGTAGTAGCTAAAGTATTAGCCATAGCTACATTAAAACCATAACCAATAATTTTATCTGGATTAAATGGTAAAGGCTGAAATTTAAATCCTTCATATTTACCTGTAACTGGAGTATTAAGATTATCTACTCCATTATTTTGAGTTACAGTCTGATATGGTGCTAGACCTGTATTACTATTTATAAAATCTTGCTTTGTACCATTAGTAATTGGTTTTGTTCTAAAAATTCTTTGGCGTCCAATAGGGAATACTGCAGGGCCATTATATTGGCCTGCAGCAGTGCTACCAGTAAGGGCATTATTATTATTATAAAAAATTATATCATCTATAAAAATTGAAAAATTTGTAGCTGCATCATTAAAAAAATACTTTGCAAGATATGTATCAACAGTACCACCACTAGCAAAAGATCCAGATGTATATGGAAAATAATCTACATAGTGTTGATAGTATGTAGTATTTGTAGTAAATGACATTGCTACTTCAAACCAATGCCATCTATTATCAAACCATGTAGTTGGTGTAGCTGTAGTTGCTGTACTAAAGCTACTAGTAGTATTAGTACGATTGGTAATACTACCATCACCATTTACAGACATTTCACCTACTTTTAATGCTGTATTATCTGTACCATTAACAATACCTCTAGCCATAAACCATACTTGGGCGCTTGAAGCTAAACTAGTGGCATTTGGACCAAATTTAATCCAAAAACCCATACCTACCCGTCTTTGGTTAGCAGATCCATAGTTTGTACCACCATTTGGCTGTCCATTGAATGTAGCAGTTGTAGCATCTCGCCATAAATTTGCAACTGAAAAACCTGCTCCTGGAGGAAGTTCAATACAAGTTCCACCAAATTGAGATTGTGAACGATTTACTAAGCAGCCCCATGAATATGAAACAGGCGATCCACGATTTGTACCTTGACCATAGTTACCAGTTCCTACTCCTAAAGCACTATAGCTATTAGTCTGAATGGTTGAATTGGTAAGTAAAGTACCTTCAGCCATTGAATCAGGATAATCAAATCCTTCGTAACAAAATAAACTACCCATGATAAATTTCCTTTGTAAAAAGAAAACCCTCTAACTCCCTTTCGGAAGTTAGAGGATCTTTATATTGCTTAATACTTAACTAATAAATTGTATTATTAATTAAGAAGTACCGCCAACCTGAACAAGTGTTAGCATACGAAGTAGTGTGTTATTCGAGCCTGAAGCTTGCATTGCACGATAAACACGAGCTACTGTTTCACCATATAGAGTTAGAGGAATTTCTGACTCTTGAGCAACGACATCAGCTGCAGTATATGCAATGAGGTCTAGCTCATGGGTATAAGCATAACGGTTTGTGTTAAGACGGTTAGGAATAGTAATTAGATACTTATTACCTGTAGCAATACCAACTTGCTGATTTGAGTTAATAATTGCTGAAGAAATTGGGCTATCTAGGTTAGCACGGACGCTTGGTGTTGGAACTGAAACGTCATCTTCATTAACTACAAACTTGTATAGAGCAGCAATAGGCTTAGTAGTTGTTGATGCTTGGTTAAGATCTGATTGTGAAACAATTGTAAGAGCGCCAACAGCAGCAATTGTATCATTAACAGCCTTTGTAACCATAGCTTGTACATTATCTTTATAATATACTTGCTGTACTGTAGCATTATTAACGTTAGTAGTACTATTAACGTTAGTTACTGTGCCAGTATAGGCTGTTTGAGCAGGATTAGCTGTCATGATTGGATTAACAATGCTTGTAATCGATGTTAGTGGCATCGATTGATTAAGCTTTGTTGCCCAATTGCCGTTAAGCTGTGTAATTAGTGTATCAATTGTACCTTGCTCATAGATAGCATCGATACGATTGTTTGGTGCATATACACAGAATACTGGTGAATGTGAATCTGTAAGTGGAGCACCAGTCTTATTATCTACTGGAGATTGAACAGTAACCCATGAGAACTGTGGAGTTTTTTCTTGTGCATCACCCCATACCCATAGATAGAAACCATGATCTGATAGACCGATTTGATATGACATCGGGTTACCAGTAAGATCGCTGTACTGTGACTTAGCACGTACAATGAACATGCTACCTGGATCCATATCAACAGAAGCTGTTGAAGCATCATCCCATTTACGACCAAGCATACCGGCAATATTAGATGCACGGAAAGCGGCTGTACCGGGATATGAAGCTACAGTACCAGTATTGCTAATCTGTGTTGGGTTAGCAATTGCTACGCGTACTGATTCGTTCTTTTGAACTTCAATGTAAATACGATACTTTTGCTTTGTATTTACAGGGTTAACTGCAGCAGTTGATTCTAGAACAGCAATAAAGCTACCATCAGTACCGGGAGAAATAGCTGTGCTTGGGAATACTTTTGTAAAGTATGCGGTTGTATCGCTTGTAAGATCATTAATGATGGCAAGCATCAGTGATGATAGTGTAGTAAGCGCTGAACCAGTCTTTACTTTAATCGTAGTTGCCATTATCTTTTTCCTAAATTAATTAAAGAATAAGCTTGTAAAAACATGCGTCTATATGAATGTTACTTTACTTATTGGATATTACGTACTGCTTGGATCGAAATGAAAAGATTTATAGCAGCAGTCATTCCAGTAGTATCATTACCCGGTACTTCAATGTTATCTGGTGCAGTAATATAGAAGTTATCATTGCGACCAAGGTTTACATCAGTATCAAGATTTAATGTACCACTAGAACTATTTGCAGGAAATAAAATAGTTCCTACATGAGTAGTATTAACGAATACATCAAATGTAAGATCATAGTTAGCTGCAAGATCAAATGAAAATAAATGATTTGCTTCAGCTTTCAAAATTGTTGTAGCTTTACCAGCAATATAGCGAAGTACTCGTGCTCCATTTTTGATATCACGATCTGAAAAGTCAGATGCAATTTCAATAGGAATATTCTTTAAATCGCCATAGAGCAGATTTACATCTGGACCAGTATATCCATTAACTGTCTGAATACCTGATTTTGGTAATTGAATAGCTACAGGTGTAGCTGGTACACCATCTGCAGTAATAGATAAAAGGAGTTTATTCGTCGCATTATCAACTACTGCACTGATACCAATTTTAGGTACTTTATCAGCAAGCTTACTAAGATCAATTGTACTATATTGACCGGGATTAGTAGACTTTGAATATAATAGAGAGAATGTAGCTGGATCAAATTTAAGGTCATTAACTGAATCAGTTACTAAATCCTTAAATAATGGTGCAAAATCTACAGACTTAATACTCCCATCCATGTGAGTAAAGTCAAGACCTTTAACACCAGTTGCTGTAGAAAGAGCTACTTCTTTGAATGCACCAGCATATGGCTTAAGTGCATCATCAAGAGCTTTCTTAATAAGATCTGAAGCCTTATCTACAATTTCTTGGTCAACTAAATCTGGAAGCGTCTTCTGTACATCTTCAATGATCTGTGAAATATATTGAGTAAGCGCATCAGAAATAGCCTTAGCTACTTCGGCATCTACAATAGTATTTACAGTATCTTCAGTAATACCTAGAGTTTTAATCAGATCAATAACTTGACCCATATTTGTGGCATGTGTATCCACAATTGCGTCTGGAACTACTGCAGGAGTTTTGAACTCTGCATCATAGAACTTTTGAGTCATTGCTGGCGGAGTATACTCAGGTGTAGTTGTATCTGCCATTTTGGATCTCTTTATATAGTGAGTGTTAATGCTTTAGACTATATAAAGGTTATGATTTTGTACAAAAAATAAAAGAATAAATAAACGGCTTATCACCCTTTCGGATGATAAGCCAATTTATTAGATACTATATTTACCCCAAATATTACCAATCCATTTTGATGTGATAGCATCCCATCTAATTTCAATGATTGTTGGAGAAGTATCAAGAGTAATTGAACCTGAAGCTAAATTTAGGTTATCGATACTAAAAGTAGTACCACCACTAGCAGTTAGACGAAGGAAATAACTTGTATTATATCCTACTGGAACTGATCCAGTGATACTAAAAGTGATATCACCTGTTGCATTACATATAATTTCAGTACAATCAGTGAAATCTAAACTAACTGCACCAACTACATCACCTAAATTAATTACCTTGCCAAAGCTAGTCTTTGAAGCAAGAGTACCATCTAATGATTGAGCACCACTTTTCCCTAGTTTAGCAGCCAAGTAAGTTTGTAAATCAGTAGGTGTTACATTTAACTGAATTACATTCTCACCTGTTTCGTCTAACGTATAAATTGCTTTATCTGCTAGATTGACCGCTAAAACTCCTTCAGATAAAGATCCTACAGCAGGAATTCTACCCGGAACAATAGATCTTAGGATTTTAACGGTTGCTGTCATTAGAATGTACCTGAATCAACTGTATCTACAGAAAGATTACCTGTACCATCTACTGCTAAACCTGAACCTGAAGCAACTTTAACACCGCCTAGAGTTGTATCTGTAGCTGCTTGAAGTAATGGTGCAACACTATTATCAATGTAATCCCATTTTGTACCATCTGATACCAGCCAATCACCAATAGCCCATTTTGAATGGCCATCAATAGCTGTTGTACCAGCTACACCTACAATGTAATATTGACCTTTATTATCAGCTGCTGCTGCTGGAATTGCAGGAGTATTTGTAGATGCATCCCAAGTTGTTTGATAAACAACGGCACCTACTAGTGATGCAGGAATCTGTGCTGAAGTAAGTTTACCAGAACCATCTAGTGTTGCAACTCCATTATTAGCACCTTTAGCACTATTAGGAATAACACTTGAAAGATCAGCAGAAAGTACACCTGTACCTGAATCAATAATTAGATTTGCACCAACCTTAACCCCACCAAGAACTGTATCACTTGCTGTCGGTAAAGAATAAGCTGGATCAATACCAAGTCCAATTACATCACCATTGCTATCCTTAGTAAAGATTTTACCATCTGCTAAGTTAATTGCAATTTGACCTTCAGCAACTTCAGCTGCTGAAGGAATGCGGCCTGGAACACTAGTACGTAAATGTTGATAGACTGCCATTTTAATTTTCCTTAAGAAAGAAAAATGCGGAATCCACTATGAACTCCGCATACATCCCCATACGAAAAAAGTAAAGAGATACTATCTTAAGGTTTAATTAATCTTACCATAGATTGATACAATTCTTCCTACAGAATCATTAGATAGACCAAACCATGCTCCGGAACTGATATTCGAAAAGACTGGATCGTTACGAACATCAGTAAAATTAATACTCTGCTTAGAGCCTGCAGAACTATCATTGAATTGCTGAGTAGTTAATAGACCGACTGAAGTAGCTCCATTAGCAATAACCATACGATCAAATGTGATTCTATATGAAAGATCCATATTAAAATCAAATTGAACAGAGGTAGCCACAGTACTTTCTTCAGATGCATCTGGTTGTACTTGATCTTTAGATACAAGAGTAAATAGATTCAGGTTACTAATAGATGCAATAGCTGGATGTTTAAATAGAGTTCTTGCTGAAACTCCAGGAGTTCTACCAATTGCAGTACCTGATAGATAATACTCGGTAGTATCGCCCTTATTTGTGTCAGGTAAAGTATCCATTAGATCAGTCTTTGTATTTGGTACAAATAACTGAAGAATTAGATCAGTATCATCAATTGGAGGCAAATGTGATACGGAAGAGCTTGCAATATTGCCAATAATAGCTACTCGTACTTTTACTTGAGCACTAGTACTATAAGTAACCTTTGCAAACTTCTGACTATCTAATTCAATTTTAAACGGAACTTGAATTGGTTCACCAGTATCAATATCAAAAAAGTAAGCTGTTGGCCAAGCCAAGAATTGCATTGAGAAGGAAGTACTTCTTACTCCATCCAAAGCTTCAGTTTCTTCAAAGATATCATTAAATGTAAATGGAACAGCATCTGACTTTGATACTAGATACCTACCAAGCCTATTTAAATAGGTTACTGCATCATTGGTTTCATCTAGATCAGATTTAGTCTTATCTGCTTCTGCCTTTACATCATCAATTTGCCCTTGAAGATTTGCACCAACTCTACCAGCTAAATCATCAATTTCTCGTTGAATGGTATCAAGTCTATTAAGAATATCTACAATTGATTGATTTGTAGTATCCGAGCTACCTTGCCATTCAGCTAATGCATCTTGAATTTGCTTTAAATTAACTTTCTCTTGATCTGTAAGATACTTGATAATCTTTGCATATGATGGAACTAGGCCATTGTCAGTAGCAACGTCTGTATTCTCATCGCCATTAGCAACTTGCTTTAGAATATTTACTGCTTGATTGCCTTTAGAGACAATCGCTTTAATTTGTACTGCATAGTCAATTAGACTAACGATATCGGTACCGTCACCTGTAGCCATGATTTACCCTTTAACTTTTTGGAAGATAGTTATAGAATGCACCTGTACCTTCAGGTAAAGTTACATTCGCAAGATTATACAGTTCATCAGTCCATTCCTCAGTGAAGTCAAAGATAGCAGCATAAATATCCTTGAATACTGGAGTCCAATTCATTGTAAAGTCATGATACATCGTTACATTAGCAAAGATGTATAGACGATCCATACCTGAAGTATCCAGAGTGACATTACTCCAGCTTGAGCTTGGACGTAATGTATCGAATAGTGAGGTAGCTGACCAAGAATCATACTTATAGTCAAAGGAATCTCTGTCTGTAATAGTACGAGTTCTCTGATATGACAATGAAATGAATTTTTGAATCTTAGCTAAATCTTTAGCTGGAATGTACTTGATATTACTTAAATTAAACTGTGTAACTGAATAAATCTTATTACAGATCATAAGGATATACCATAGATCTGCATTATTATAGAGTCGTAGAGCTACCAATTCTGGACGATACATTTCTGAAGGATCAACATCAATTGTGTCAATGTATGGCTCAAAATAAAAGAACATATCCTTCAATGTGCATACAGGTTCCTGAATAGTATACTCATCTTTTTCAAATTCCACTAACACCCTATCAGAAAGATTATATAGCTGTAGCGGATTTGTTTTAGCATTATTAATTGATTCTGTAAACGTAGCATACGCAGAAGAATCATATTTAGCAAATGAAACATCTGTATTTAAGCTAGCCATATATACCTTCTTATAGATGCCATAAATTTAAAAAAAAGAATCGGTAAAAAAAAAAAGATCCCTCCTGCAGAGAGGGATCGAAAAATTCCGCGCTCGGATTAGCTCACAAGTCTGGAATTAAGGAAAACTAGCACAAAGCACTTATCTATATTGCGAGATATAGATGAGTACTTTATGAGTAACAACCTATAAGGAATATTGCTATTCTCTATAGGTTGTCATGAAAATAATATATACCTACCGGGCTATTTGTTACGGTTATACACAGAACTTCTTTAATTGCTGTTTGAATGCCACTGGATCGAAATAAGTACGTTGTTTATACTTATATGGATAATCATAATTTAAATAATCATCGATAAGTTTTTGACTATAACGCTTATAGTCAAAAATATCTTCCAGCCAATGTACACAGTCAATATAAGTGCCCATTCTTAATGTTTGTAATAATGGTGCAATGACTCTAGAAGCAAGAACACTATACATACGTTCATCTGGAATTCTTAACGAAAAGTCATCCTGAATAGCAATTACAATTGCATCTTGATAGAAAGAGTCAATATAAAAATTATCAATTAGACTACCAAGCCAAGGACTTCTATAGTTAAGCGGCGCTGCATTAAAAACTTCCCAATCATTCTGAATTTCATTTACATAAAAATGAAATGGTACTTGATGAAGCTCTTGATTCTCCCTAAAGTAGTTAAATACTCTACGATAAGCATAATATGGTACATATCCTTCTAACTCTGGAGTTAGTGGATTAGTACGCAGAGAAAAATTACTAACCTGCGTTATAATAATATGCTTATTCACTCTACGTTTCTCAATTGAACGTAATGGATATAGTTTTGATGGACCCATGAAATTTCTTTGAAGTTTGAGTGGAATAATATCTATTTGTTGAAAAGAATGCAAAACATGAAATTAATTAAAACTGATTAGGAAAGTATTACATGTTTTTATATCTTTCAGCTATATTACTCTTCTTATCAGGAGGATTGATTACACTTGTATCGATATTTTTCTCGATTCATGGTTTTCTTTCATTTGTACCTGATCCGAATCTTTATTATGGTATTCTTGGTTTGGGTATTGGTTTTGAGATTGCAAAAGTAACAGTCTCTACATTCCTTTTCCATGCTTGGAATGATAAGGGATTTCCTTGGTTTATTAAAAGTTATATGCTGGTAGCTGTAGTATCACTCATTGCGTTTAGTAGTATTTTTACATTCGTTCACTTGAATTCTTCGATATCAGGTGTAAGCGCAGATACTACATTGAATGATACTAAAGTTACACAACTACAGGAAAGAAATAAGACTATTCAAGCAGAAATTGATTCTCTTAATCAACAGGTAGCAGCTATTCCTAGTAATATGAATAGTGCTAGAATGCGATTAATGGATAAGATTACTCCTAGAAAAGATAAACTTTCTAAAGAATTGGAAGACAATAGTAAAACTATCTCTGAAGTACAGGTTCAAACTGTAAAAGACGATAAATTTGTATTCTTAACTAGTATCAGCAATATGACTGGTATGAGTCGAGAAAGTATCGTTGTCAAGGTAATTTTATTTATTGTACTATCAATTGATCCTTTAGCAATCAGTCTTTTTCTTGCAGCGTCATTTATTCTATCTAAGCTTAAGCCTAAAATAGAAGAAATAAAGCCTATTGAGAAGATTGTATCAGAAGTAATTACTCCAATTAAAGAACCAGAGCCTATTATTGATCCAATAGTAGAAACTCTACCAGTACAAGAATTTGAAGAAGAACTTCCAATTGAGAAGCCTTTGAATAGTCGAATGGTGAAAATGATCAAAAAACAGAAAGATTAAAAGACTCCCTATACCCTCGAAAGAAGGTATAGGGTTTCTTTATAATTCAAGATTAGTACGAATGCTATAAAATCCACTAGCAATATAACGTTTCCATAAGTTTTCTAAAAACTTTTCAAATTCTTCCACGTTACCAGTATCTGGTAATTTTGTAATTTTCTCCATTACTTCATAACCAAAAGCAATACTAGATCTATTCCTTCGTAGGTCTAATTCAATAGATCTATCGCCATATCTAAATATGATATGATGTACTTCCGCTACATTACCACCATTATGTCTATTGTATATAAATTCAATCTTTTGAGGAATTCCTAAAAGACTAGTGTATGCTCTAAGTTCTTTAAACTTCAGCGATTTCGTTATTGGTGGTACAGTTGTAGAGGATTTCAAATCCTTTTGTTCCTTGTAAATAGGAAACATCGGAGAAATCTCGAAGGAATTGCTCATAATCGTGTTGTACCTTAGGCATCCAAGTAGTTTCTTCTGAAAAGACAATCTCAGTATACATATTATCACCATAGCAAAATCTTACAGCTGCTATAGATATAATATCTCCCATATGTCTAATATCTCTTTTACCATGAATAAAATCTATGGATTCAGGCGGCATTAATATTAGATAATTAAGTAACTGAGCTATCTCAGGATCTAATGGCATGCTTACATCTCCATCAAAATCTATACCTAAAAGATAACCACCACTAGCAGTCATCATTACTTAGACTAACCCATTGAACATAATGGTTCCAGAAATATTATCAAATTCTAAATATTGGTCTATACTTAGTAGAAATTTAACAAGATCGTCTTCACTCTCATATCTAGCAAATGGTCTACCTGTAAAATGAATCAAGATATATTCTTCACCATAATACAATCTAATCATGGTAAGAAATCGTTCGCCTTTAACACTAACAGAATTTTTATGGTCTTTATCTACGGATTCTCTAACTTCAGTAGGAGGACAGAGCTTTACAAAATTGATGAGTTTTTGAATATCTTTTCTTTCAATAGACATAGATTAATCCCCATACCTTATTAGGGTATGGGGAATTTAATTATTCTTCTTCGCCGATTTCATCAGCTAGATTAATAGTCTTTACTCGGTTACGTGGTGCTGCAGATGGTTTCTTTTTAATTCCACCACCATTAATATAACCCTGTGAATCTTCATTCAATTCATCTTCTTCATCCTGATCTTCCATCACGAATGAGCCAAGGGTATCAGCAATCTTATCTACAGATGCTGACTCTTTTAATTCATAATCTTCAACTAGACGCATACCATTATCAGGCTCAAATGGATGTGCAAAATAACCCGCTGTAATACGAGTTTGATTCTTATCTGCACGATTCTTTAAGTCTTTAAAAGTAAGCCACATACTCTTTGTACTTACAGCATATTCCCGATTAATACCGGCAACAAAGTCTGCATTTTCAAGAAGCATATTGGATTCAGAAATCATAGCTTGAGTAATTTTATTACCCACGTCCATTTTCTTTTTACCGTCTGCTGATGTCTCTTCAAGAACACGATAAGCTTCACGGTTAAGCTGATTAGCTGTAATCACTGGAATCTTACGTGCTTTCGAAAGAGTACTAAATTCATTAATAGCTTCACCAATATCAATACGTAGATCACCTGTAGGAAAATCTGGCTTAATACGTTTAATATAGTCATGAATAATAATCTTTACTTCTACATTTTCTTCAGATTCAACTTCATTGATAATACCTTCAATATCACCAGTGGAAATTGAATTCTTTGGACGGTATTTAATCTGTAAGTCCCAACGTCCATCCCGTAGCTTTTCCCTTACCATATTGGCAAGGATTTCATTAGTACCTAGTGCTTTACCATCATCATTCAGCCCTTTAACATATGAAATGGTACGTTCAAGGGTTTCATGATTATCATTTTCTTGTGATAGATATAAAACACAGGGTCTTTTTGATCTATCATTGCATACAATATCATCATTATATTTACAAGCCCAAAATGCTACATTAAGCAATAGGCCGGATTTCCCATTTATGTTATCGGTGATCGTTAATCACCTTCTTATGTTTTCACATAAGATCAGACTATATCTTATTGAGAAATAAAATATTTCTCAATATCTATATTTCCAGAATCACTTGATTCCGTACTCTCACTATGGAGATAGTCGTTGAACATTATTTCTAATAATCTGCCAAGATTATCGAATTCCCAATAGGGAATTCTAACTAAACCAATTCCGTTATCAATACAAAATTTATTCTTATATTGATCAATTTCCTGCCTTTTTATAAATTCGACCTTATGCTTTTCTAAATTTAAAAATGCTTCATAATGAAAGCGACCATCATACTCAATAAAGAAATAGCCTTCAGGTAAATCTATTTTAAAATCATATTTAATAAATTTACTACGTGTATTTGGTGGATTATACTGTTCTGAAAAACTAATATTATGCTTAGTTAACCATTGTCGTATAAATTCTTCACCTTTAGAAGATATGCAATTTGGACAGCGATTTCCCTTCACAATAAAGTTATTTGGTCTCATAGTAAAAATAGTATTACATTCTTTATGAATGAATTTCTTTTTATCATGAGTATTAGTATATTCATCTATAAATTCATACTCATTATTAGTAATAGTACTAATTTGAGATTTAAATTCATCAGTAGAATACCTATAACTTCTATGTGAACATTTAGGACATCTAGTACCACCACCTAAAAAACCTTTTGGTGTAACTTCAAATTCATTCCCACAAATATGACGTAAAATTACTTTTTCATTATAATTTGTATAATTACTTAAGCATATATAGCTATTTATATGAGATATTTTTTCTTCAAAAGATTCTTTAGTAACTTTCATAAATCCAGCACAAAAAGGGCATCTAGTACCTTTTCGTTTACTTGATCCTCTGAAGTCACCACGTTTAGCACTAAAAGTTCTTTTACAAACTTCATGTCTAAATTCAATAGGTGTATGATACTTTTTATATTCGGATAGCACCGTATATTCATCGCCAACCAAATCACGAACTTCTAAGAGAAATTCTTTGTGAGTTGTTTGTCGTGGCATACATATCCCTTAAAATTTCTTGGCAGAGATGAAATAATGCTGCTGATTGCCCTCGTCTTAATACGTTAGGGGTTTCCAGCAATTAATAGATTTTATAGTGAACTGAAAGTTAATCCACTTGAAGTGCCACAAAACACATAGCAACGACCCGGTTGAAAACCACCATTAAGCATCTTATTTAGGCGCTTAATACCTGTCTTAATATAACGCTTTGAGTCATTCATATTACGTCGAACACCATCCAATGCATGAATAAAAGCATCATTGGAAAAACTCATATCTGGAATTGATAGAGAGGTGGTTGACTTAGAGATAATAGTACGATTAAGACGTTTACACGCAGCACTCATTAGATTCACACCTTCTTGGAATGAATCAACTTCGTGATTTTCGAATGCTGAGATTGCTTCTTTTACTTCTTGAACCATTGGCATTGCTGTTACATAGTTCAGTCGAGAAATAATCTCATTTTCAATGAATACTGCTTTATTTGAATCAAATGGTTCATTTTCTAGTAATTCGCTAAGATCATCTGTTAATTGATCATAGTCTTCTTTATTCTTTGGTGATTCAAGTAATGCTGTACAAATTAAACTTGTATCATCAATATTTTCATCAATTGCAATCTTTAAGAAATCACGAGCAAATCTATAATGTAATTCAATATCCGCATCTTCAAGGTAGATCTTTGTGTCTACTGTAAAAAAGAATAAATCGAGCTTGGTAAGGAAGATCCGACTTCTATACTCAGATAGAAGATACATACACAATTGCTCAAATAGATACTGAGGCATTGTAACTGTCGGCTTTGCCTTAGATGAAACTTTTCTTTTTTTCATTCAAGTAGTACCTATTAAAATATTTATTAATTCTGTCACATACGAATATTCTTTCAAACTTCAAGAAAAAAAGTATTCGTATAAGTACATATTACAAATATCGTCCTTTAGTATTTCTTTGTTGGTAGAGTGTGAAATTTCCCGTTATTCCACACTCTACTTCTTATTTACTATAGAACGCTATTTCAGATAAGAGCTTTACGCATGATAAAGTTCAGATCTTCATCGCTTGCAGTATCAATAATATCTGCATGCTTACCATTAGTAATCTTATTAATAAAAGCACGAAGACGATCTGCTGTAGCAATGGTCAAAGTGACAGGCTTAAAAGTTTCTTCTTTAACTTCAGTAACTACTTTAGCCTTCTTTGCTAGCTTCTTTTCTTTATGATGGACACCATTGGAATGATCAAACTTTTCTTGATCAAAACGAATATTCTTAACTTCATTAAACCAGTATTCACCTTTACCATTATCACTAGCCATATTAGCACGAACTAGATGACGAAGAATACGAATTACATTTGGTTTTGAAGTATTATGCTGACCATCAGCAATCTTCTTATCATGACGAATTTCATTGTACACTTCATGTACAGAAACTGATTCATTCGAACGAAGAATTTTAACGATTGCTTCAGCAATATTGATAGTTTGTTGGGTCGATGCCATGATAATACCTTTCTTTATTAAATTAGAATAAGAATACCACTACCTAATTTCTCAGGTAGTGGTTTCATTTATTTTACAGCAGAGATTGATTCACGGATAAAATCAAGATCGACTTCGTCAAATCGATCTGTATGCTTCAATTTAATAAACTCTAAAACTTTTTCATCAAGCTGTAGTTCATTACCAAATAGAAATTCATAACGAGATTCAGCAACCGTTACTTCTTCCTCTCCATTTTCATTAGTTTCAATATCACCACCGACTTCAATCATTTCGCCAGTCTTTAATACTAGACCAGCTGCTTCAATAACAATTGATCGCTTGCCATAATTATTGAAATAATTCTTAAGGAGTTCTACAATAGCTGGATTCTCTTCGATCGTATCTTTTTGAATCTTGACCTTAAGAAAATCAATACCTTTCTCTTTAGTTACCTTGATAGCTTTAATAGCAGTATCAAAGTTTAGTTCACCTTTTACAATCTTATCTAGAAATACTGTACGATAAGTTTGTGTAAGTTCATTTTCAATAAAATGAACTTGGTGTTCTTCATGATCCATCAAAGTAAGTAAGAAACCTTTCTTATCCTGATCACTATGGCAATTAGTTGAGAAAGAGCCATTGTAGTATACTTGATCTTTATAGCTAGACCTGATATGATCATGGCCAAAAATAGTCAATCGTGAGATCTTGATAATTTCATCTTGATCAAAGATTGGCATTTCAGGCATTGCTTTTTCTACTTCATTTTTATTGAAGCAATTATATTTGAAAAATCCATGCCCGAGGATCAGATCATATTTCTTGTTGAAATAAGGTGCATAAAATTCATCTTGATTCTTCATGTATTCTTCCGGAACACACAAAGTTTTGATGCCATTAAAATCTAATTCAGTGACATTATTGACAAGAATGAATCGATCTTCAAACTCATGGGTAAATGGTTCAAAGATATTGATCTGTGAATAATCATGAGAATATGTACCACGAATAATAATAAGCTTCGCAGTTGGATGTCTCTTAATAACTACTTCAATCAATGCATGGATAAGATCCATTGCAAATTTTGCATGCTGACTATTTAATCCGATTTGATGTTCAAATAGATCACCACAGATTGCTAGTCCTGCAAAGTTCATACCTTCTTTCAAATATTCATCGATATAGAAAAGAAGCTTCGTAAAGAATCCATTATCTTCATCGAAGAATTCTTTGATATTCTGATGGACAGGTTGATGACCAATGTGAATATCACTAATCGTGAAAAAGAAAGAAGGCTGTAACAGTTGTTCTACTGCTTTAGTTACTGCCTTCTTCTTTGGAGCCATATTAATCTAGCATTTGAAGAGAATGGCGGAGTTCATGTACTGCATTGACGTCCGCAAAGTTATCACCTTCTCGCATAAACTGATACTTCGTTACCAAACGCTTAGTTTCGAAATCAATATATGTCGAGACATACAATACAAATACAAATGAGCCAGTGTCTGAATAGTTTGTATAATAGAAATTAGTACGAGCCGAATTAAGCTCAATACCATTCTTTACTGAACTAACGTGATATTCTGGCTTTACTTCCAGATTATAGTCTCGTTGTGAGAAAAGGATTGTATCCTTAAGCTGACGAAGACTTGGCGTAACTGGTGGTGTAAGCAGACGTGAAATAGTTGCAAAGAACTTATTGAAATACAAAAAGCTATGTGATAGGAACATTGCCTTTGCCGCTGCTGCAGCTTCTGGATTATCTGCAGGAGGATTCATGACAAATGCTTCAATAGCAGTACCATGAGTACGATTCAACAGCTTAAGAATTGGATTCTCACTGTGTTCATCTGCATCTGGAGCAATCTCAATAATTTCATTGAGTCGATTCCAGTTAATATAAATAATTAGATTAGTCGAGTTATCTTTGGGAGGATAAGCACGATTGACACATTCCCAGATAGCCTTTTTAACTTCTGGATCAGCTACATTAAGCGCATCAAATGGATTTGCATCACTAATAAACCATAGTGAAGTACGAGCATCAGCACGATAGCAACCAAGAAGATTTACAAATACATTACCGAAAACAATTCCGGGATATGTAGCAAATTCTTTTGGAAATACAATAGTTGGACGATTTGCACCTGGAGCTACTGCTACTTCAGCTTGAGCTGCACCATTGACAAAGCTATTAATATCAGCCATTGCTTTATTTTCCTTAAACGGATTTATTGATTGTAAGAATGAAGGGATTCAACTTTGATGTCATTTTCTAGCTTACGCTGATCAAATGAGAAATCATACGTCATATTAAGCGTAAGATCATCATAGTTGATTAGCATATATGAGTAAAGCCTTGTTTGCACTGGATTAGAATGTACCATACGGCCATCATAATCCTTCACAAACATCGTGGGGGTCTGGGAAAGAAGACGAATTGGTTTATTTAGGAAATTACCAAACCATACTTCAAAATTGATACTGATTGGACTGTCAGTATTCGATTCTAATACTTCAGTAATATTCTTTCCATTAATGGGTTCAGCATCCATTAGTTTCCATTTTTGGATGTCTACTGAATCCATTGCAATTTCATTGGTAGACCCTTTGATAAATTGTGCACGACCAAAGAAACTATCAATGATACCAAAGATATCTAGTTCTCTAGAGTATCGAACTTTCAGTGATTCACGCTCAAAATTAAATCGAATGATGATGGTATAGATATCATCATCAATAAAGTGATTCATATCGATAAATTGTTTCCAAATCAGATCGGAATCTGCAGTATAGCTATCATTCCGAATAATATCGTAGCCGGTAATAATACGTACTTTTTCGGTACCTTCCAGTACAATAAATCGCTCTGTTACAGCAATATTAAAATTTTCATTGACTGGAAGAACAAAAGGCTTTAAAGCTTCTTTGTTAGCGAAATTATAGTTAATACCTTTATAGCCTAGATCAGACATTTAAACATTCCTTAGTTTAAGAATTTTCATTTGATAATCCCGCATAATGTCTAATTATTATTATCTTATCAACAACTTTATAATATATTTCTATAACGAGTTTTAAAATGATCAACATTAACACTCTGGTTAACCATGTGAAAGCTCGTCTAGGTACACATGTCCGTCATCTAGAAATGGATGATGAAGCAATCATTAACTGTTTACAGCAAGAAACCCTTCCTACGCTTAGCATTTTCTTCCCTTATTACTGTCAGTATCTACTGAATCTAAAGGAAGCAGAAGTGCAACCTGGAATGAATACATATTTCTTACCTACAGAGATTGAAGACTTCTCTGTAATGGGAGTTGAAGGTTTCTTACCAGCTTATCGTGGATTAGCTTCACAGTCTTATTTCTTTGCACCAATGGGTAGTGATTTACAATCTATTATGGGTGCATTGAATAGTACTAAGCTTGCTAATACACTGGCTTCAGCTATTATTAATCCATCAACATTTACTTGGATGCCACCTAATATGGTTAGACTTTCATCTAACTATAGTATGGAACAAGTAATCTTTTGTCTTAGAACTACTCATAAGAAAGATTTCTCTACATTTCCATATGGTGCAATGGAGACAATCAAGAAGTTAGCTCTATATGATGTAGCAATGGATATTTATAGTATTCGAAAGCACTTTGCTCAAATTAATACTATCTTTGCTCAGATTAATCTTGATATGGATTTCTTTAATAGTATTCCTGATAAACGTGATGATCTGGTAGAAAGGCTGCGTAAAGAACAGCTTAAGTATAGCAACGCCAAAAAAATTTATATTTATTAAAAATTATCCCCTATACCTTCTTTTGAGGGTATAGGGGTTTAATTTAATAAGTCATAGTCAAATATGTCTTTCCATCTTTGAAATTCCAGAAGTAACGCAACGGGTCGGCATTAATATTGGAGCAATAACGAATAAAAACAGAAGGTGCCATTCTTAGATTTTTACCATCAATAGCATATGGTAATTTATATAAAATCAAATAATCTAATGAGCGCTTTGGAGGATTTGTAATAGTACAACCAGCCACATCTGTATCATAGGTGCATGTACATGATCGTTGATTTGTATCTACATCTGCTGCAAAGGATGAGCCACTAAAAGCGAGAGACACAATAAGCGATAAGAGAAATTTTTTCATGATTATTATAGGTAATTATTATTAAAAAAAAAGAGATACAAAGGATAGAAATCGCATCACCATTTTTGACTTTATTAAGTCATTAATGGCAATGCGATCTCGGAACTTCGTTTCAGACTCTCTAACTAATAAGACAGATTAATTTGCTGTCTTATTTTTGATGGTGGTACGACGTCGCAAATAATTGCTTCGCTTAGGACCATAACCAGCATAGTCGGTATCTCGTGACGAGTGACTGACAGCGCTGTTATGTCCACCTGCCATTGCCACAGATTGGTCAAAACCGAAATTACCGTTAAACGTATCTTGATGCAATGCTTTGATGCTATCAACGACACGCTGAATAGATGGGGTTTGCTGCTCTACTTCAAAGATATCCTGCCTGCTCTTTACGCTGTTTTGTTCAGCTGTCGCTACTACCGTTGCGTTGGTGCCGAATACTGCATTAAGAATGCGGTCTTTGAAAGACATGATTAAATACCTCTAGAATGGCTCTGACGCTCTCCCAGTACTACCCACATCAGTGCCCATACAGTTATATATTTGACTACTTTTACCTGCAATACCATTGTGATGGTATGAATTTTTGCGAGTTGGTTTTACATAATGGTAAAGCTTAATATTTTAATACATCTGTCTTATAGTGTTACACGCTTTAAATTCTCCTATAATGCGATTACTTACTCATAGATATAATATATACTTATTAATGTAGCAGGTTCGATTGCTTTAAAAGTCCCCCTATCAGTACAACGCAGTATCACTTAGGGGACGACCTTTATGATAGTCTTTCTGCATCTGATAGGGGAATGAAATTCAAAGCTCACTTACCTTTGCTACATCAAAATAATATATTTGCATTTATACCACAGTTACATTTGCTACAGAGTCACCTTCTTCTAGTGTGATTAGACGATTTCCCTTAGCTTGACGGCTAAGTGAACTAAGTAGGCTATTATCTAGCTTAACTGACTTATTATTGGCAGAATCAACAATAACTGATTGACCCTCAGTCACGATCTTACCTGCAATAAGATTGTCACCCTTATTTAGAGTTGCAATCTTTACAAGACCACCACGACCACCATCACGACGACGATAAGCTACTTCAGTAAGTGCAACTGCTTTACCTTTACCTTGTGCTGTAACAATGACTGCTGCAGCATTTTCTGTAGCTGATTCTGGTACAATATCCATTGAAACAACAACTTCACCTTCCCTCAATAGACAACGACCACGACCACTAGTAGGACGAAGCATTAGTTCAATATCACGTCCAGTTAACATCTTCTGGCATCGACCTTCTGAAGTAGTTACTAGTACAGTATCTTCTTCTGAATCTGAAAATGCTACTGCAACTAGATAATCACCTTCATTAATCTTAATGGCAATATTACCACCCTTCATCCTACGTTCAGCTTTAAGATCAGTGATAGCTACACGCTTCATAAGAGAATCTGCAGTAATGAATACCACAGTCTCATTAGGATTGACCGGTTCTTTGATCTTCAAGACCGCAACCACAGCTTGACTACCGATATCTTCAATGGCATTACTAATATGCTTATGCCATAGATTCATCTGATAACCCTTTACATTGATCACCTTACCAGTATCCGTGAATACTAGAAGATCATCATGGCTATTTACAGTAAAGGTCTGCTCAAGCACCTTATTGTACTTTGGATCAATTACAGATTTACCCTTTCCTCCTCGAACAGCATAATCCTTCATTTCAGCTACTGGACGAGCATATACATACTTGTCCTTAGAAATAGCTACAAATAGATCTTCACTTTCAATAACATCACGGACATCAAAATCTCCGCCCTTATAGTTATTGGTAAGCTCAGTACGACGTTCTGTAGCAAACTTCTTAGCAATGTCAGTAAGCTGCTCTTTAATGATATCTAGAATCCGTTTTTCAGAAGATAGGATATCAACTCGGTTCTGTACTTCAATTTCAAGATTCTTAATTTCTTCCTTAAGCTTACCAACTTCAGTTGCCGAAATCTGATAAAGCTTAATATTAACAATATACTTTGCTTCTTTTTCAGTTAGATTAGCAAGTGCAGCAACCTTTTGAATTGCATCTGCTTCACCTGTGGATTTCTTAATAAGATCAATAACCTTATCAATCATTCCCTGAATCTTTAACAAAGCACGACGGAAGAACAGAGTTTCTGTATACTTTGCAATCTCATAAGCATACTTACGTTGTAGAGTCTTGACCCGGAATTCGGTCCAGTGAGCTACAATCTGCTTAATATCAATATTGGCGGCTAGTTCTCCATCCTTCAACACATTACAGTTGTATGCAATATGATTACGAAGTTGAGTATGCTCAAGAAGCATATTCTGAAGTACTTCACAGGATACATCTTTCTTAGGCCAAATTACCAGATTAACTTGTTGCTTCTTATCTGAATAATCATCCATATCTCCAACATATGCTTCTAGAAGACCAGGAGCCTTTGACTTTGGATCAGGTTTACATAGAGAAGTAATCTGCTCCATAATAGCATTCGTAGTAACCTTATAAGGTAGATCCTTAACTACTAGTGCATCCTTACCACCAATCTTTTCAAATTCAATACGTGATTGAATCCGAATGATACCTCGACCAGCTTTATAAATAGCTGGAAGATCAGCTTCATTAAGAATAATACCACCTGATGGAAAGTCAGGCCGGAAATTCTTAATTAGATCATCATGCTTGATATCTGGATTGGTAATGTACTTCTTTGTAATTTCACAAATATCCTGAACTCGATGAGGAAGAATATTTGTAGCAAACCCTGATGCAATACCAATTACACCAAGATTAAGAATCAATGGAAATGCAGATGGTAGATACTCTGGTTCTTGCATTGAAGCATCATAGTTATCCTTAAAAGGAATATATGCTTCATTCAAATCACCAAGCAAAGTTTCACGAGAAAACTTTGAAAGACGAAGCTCAAGATATCGCATTGCTGCTTGACGATCACCTGAGATCTTACCATTATTACCTTCACTGTCTAGCAGTGGATTCAGACGGGTAAATGTCTGAGAGAGACCAACCATTGTGTCATAAATTGACAAGTCACCATGAGGGTGATAATTTGCCATTACCTGACCAACGAACTTTGCAGCCTTCTTATATTTAAGTGCTGCAAGCTTCTCTTCATGAATAGCGTATAGAATACGACGGACTACAGGAGTTGCCGCATCTTCAATGGAAGGAATTGCTCGTGCTTTAACAGTTGCAACACCAAACTCAGACATTTTCTCGTTGAAAATATCTTCAATATCCATTCCTACAATAGCATCAGACATGAAACTTTTTCCTTTTTTAGTGGTACATCTATTTATTTGTTGATATTATAATGACTTTCAGAATTCTTATGAAATGTGATCAGGAAAATCTTGAGCAAGTTTATTAAGCATATCGTTGAAATCACCAATTACCAAAGTACCTGAGAATGCAAGCATCAAATTAACAGGAAGCTTAAAGTCTTCAATAATCCATCCTTTATGATCAACCAATGGACGTGAATCAGATTGAACTAGAATGTTATTATTAGCTTGCATGCGCTTCATATAAGTCTTCTCAAAGCCCTTGGAATAACCATAGACTTTCTTACCAAGACCAAATGCATAAGCATATTCCCATACTGTACCTGAATCTGGCTCAGTACCACGGAAGTCAGATAGGTCAGCGATAATTACATTTGCTGCATGAATCTGAGCTAGATTAGCTTGATAAATCTCTTGTGCATCAATAAGGATTGCATCAAGAGGATGAAGAAGATCAATATTACGATTAGCTGCAATAAGCTTTCGTTCTTGTGCTTGACGACGAGCATTAGGAGCAAATACACCTGGACCTGCATCATATACTTTAAGCATTTTTCTTTCCTGAGATTAGATCGTCTTGTTTATTAATTAAAGTGAATGTCATTGCTGCATCGAAATCTGCAGCTAGTTTTGAATTAAAGTTTTCTGGTAATTCATCATCCAGTTCAATGAATACACCAAATTCTTGATGAGACTTTACCATGATCCACTCATTACCATGCTCTTTCGAGTGATCAGTTCCAATACGAGCTTTTAATCCAAAAAGACCAATCATATTAATCATGGTATCTTCTTGTAGTCTTCGTGGCATTGGTGCTACTGGCTGTCCAGTATTGACTAGATTAACTAATAGTCGTTGTGGATATATCTTATGTACTTCTGTAACAAAAGCAATTACATCAAATAAATCTACCGATTTATCAGAAAAGTCATATCGTACATGCAACGTAGCATATACTGCCATATCACTTTCTTCTTTAATCGATTGGAGTAATGAAAGAGGAACTTGGGGTCTTTCTGAATTGTATTCAAGAATACAATCGACACGAATTAATTGTGGTTTACGCTCAATTTGTACTGATTTAAACATTGTATACTCTTTAGAAAGACTCCCTATACTCTTTTCAGAGTATAGGGAATTCATATTACTCTAGAACATCACTTGTATCAGTGCTATTAAAGATATTGATTAGGAATTCCTTACGGAACTCTGCATCTTTGCCCATGAATCGCTTCATAGTGTCTTTCATATCTTTGCCTGGAAGTACTTGGATAAGTTGACGACGCTCAGGATCAAGAGTCGAGTTCCAAATATCTTCAGCAGAAGCTTCTCCCCATCCCTTGAATCGTGTCACAATAACAGACTTCTTGACATGATCTAGGAGGTTATTGAATACTTCAAAGTATGAGTCACCTTCGATCTGCTTGCCACGGCTTGTTGTTTCAAAGCTATAGTTTGCAATTTCAGCTAGTGCTTCATAGAGATCTGATACATCTTGTACAAATTGACCACCATCGACATTGACAATACAAACGAAATCTTCTTGGATTGCTCCCTTATAGAATCCGATAATATTTACATTGTCGCCAGTAGTTTCAGTTACTTCGATACGATCACCAAAATCAATCTCACCACCTTCGGCATCGAAGTTTTGTACAAAGACTGATTCAAAGATACGTGGATTGATATTGTACTTCTTTGCAGCTAGTTTAAGAGCATGCAGATAGTTACGAATTTTTCCAATTACCTTTTCTTTTTCAGACTTCTTAGAAACTTCCTTTTCATCTACAGTAAATTTGAATGAACTTTCAATCTCATTAACGAGATATGCATTCAAGTCTTTCTCATTACGTAGATAAGATAGCTTGTGACCATCTTTAATTACCCGATAAAGAGGTGATACTGCAATATACAGACGACCTGCTTCAATCAATGGTGCAGTAAGTTCACCGAACATGGTTGTTGCAAGCATTTCGATGTGCTTACCATCGGAGTCTGCATCGGCAAGGATGATGATTTTGTTGAACTTGAGCTTTTCAAGATTAAAGCTACTACCAGTATCACACTTAAGGATAGTAACAATATCGTCAATTTCATCATTATTTCGCGCTTTATGCGGTTCAAGTCCGAAGACATTTTTCGGCTTTCCTTTCAGTTTATATACTGCCTGAAAACGCTTATCACGAGCATCCTTTACTGTACCGCCAGCCGAATCCATATGTTAACCCTAGTATCGTTATTACTAAAGTATGTATGATTTAAATTTCTAAATCAATAATATCCCGCTCATATAATTGCTTAATGATAAAAGCAGATGTCATCATTCCATGTAGAGAAGGAACTCGAATTACTTCAATTCCATGCTCTTTGCAAAGTTTAAACTTAGTTTTGTCTCTATTCATTGTCTTTGGAAATTCAGCTTCTCTTCCTTGCTTGGAAATATAATGCTGTTCACCATCACATTCAATAGCTAAGTTGTACTCTGGTAGGAAGAAATCAATCCTAAGACCAAATTCTAGCTTAAGCCAGTCAAAAGTCTTTTCTTCTTCATATACAATTTCAACTTCATCCAGTACTTCTTTAACTGCAATTGAAGTCTTTGATTTAGTTTGATTACATGGACACCTAGTACCATTATGAAATAAATCAGGACGAGTTTTCCAATCCTTTCCACAGGTCTTATGTCTAAGTAATACATGAGTTTTGTTATTCACATAGCTACTAATTAAAGTATATTCATTTCCTGTCAAATCTTTTAGCTTTTGACTAAATTCTTCAGCAGTATAACTCCATGATCTATGTGTAGCACACTTGGGACAATTATTCGGTTTTGGTTTAAGAAAATCATAAGGAGACGTGGTTCCCCACTCATGCCCACACTTATTGTGTTTGAGCATAATAGGATCATGATTCCGAATATACTGTCCTAGAACTGTATACTCTTTACCATATCGATCGCTAACTCGTTTACAAAATTCATCATGTGTAAGTTGTTTTGGCATTACAATTCTCAGTAGTAGAAACTAAGAATCTGTTACACAATCACCCTCTACCGATACATATCTCATGCTTTCACATGAGTTCAGATCATATCTTCATACTTAGTTTCAAGTATGTCTCCCGTTTCCCCTGCACTTGCAGAGTACGCCTTATGGCTGATCGTTGAACGTTCCTTTTTCAAGGCTTCGCTGCTGATTGTCCTCATCTTTACATGTTAGGAGTTTCCAGCAATTAGAGAGATTTAATGAGAGCAACTCGGCAGTTTACCCTCAACGAGATATAGCTCTGTACGTACACCGTCTTTTTCTTGACAATCTACGAACTTTGAGATATTGGAAAGTGACGTTACAAATGAACCACTTTCTTTCTTCACATTCTCAAGAGCACGTTTCTGTGCTAGACGAGACTTAGCTGAAAGAGCAAACTTAGTCGCAAGGATTTTCATTTCCTTTGGACTATTATTCATCCACTCATCTAGCTTTGCATTTGTATACGACAATACATGGCCCGCTACATCAGTATTGACAAGCTTCTGTTTAGTCTGTGATGAATATTTCGGATTGAATACGAATACTGATACTACTGCTTCAAGACCAACGAATACATCTTCATTGTCAATCTTTTCTTTCGTAAGATTCTTTTCACGAACGAATGCAGTTACTTTCTGACTCAATGACCGTTTGAAACCAGTCACATGAGTACCACCTTCAGTAGTCTTAATAGTATTGGTAAATGACGTAATATTGTCACTTGCAAAACTATCATTCCAAGTTAAAGCAATTTCAATCTTAGTATCATTAATAACTTCTGAGGCAAGAGATACAGGAGCAATGATACCTTTCTTACCTACTGCTTCGGCTAGGAAGTCAGCTACACCTTCCTTGAAGTTATGAATAATCGGCTTTTCTTGATGACAGCTATGATATTCAACTGTCAAGCCAGAATTAAGTTGTGCAACTTCACGGAGGAATTTGACAATTTCTTCTTCAATAGGTAAAGTACCTTCCTCAAAGAATTGAGGATTGAATTGGAAGTTGACACGAGTTGAAGACTTCTTATAACGCTTATCAGCTGGTAAAGTAACATTTTTCGATACCTTTACCTTCTGCTCATAACCATTATTGAAGGTAATTTCACCCTTATCAGTTCCTCGTTGTGCTTCTACATAAAAGATTGCTGAAAGAGCATTAACACATGACGCACCAACACCATTTAGACCAGTAGAATATACTGTCTTCTTTTCAAAGTTACGACCAGCATGGAGCTTGCCAAAAATCTTTGATAGGGTATTGGAACCATCATCTTGCTTATCAAATGGAACACCTCGGCCATTATCATAGACAGAGAAGCTATAGTCATCATGCCGTGTAACAATGATAGCCGTTGCAAAACCTGCAAGAAATTCATCAACTGAGTTATTGATGATTTCTCGAATAGCTGTCAAATAACCTGCAGAGTCATTTGGACCAATATACATCTGTGGACGTACTTGGACACATTCCGGAAATGGAAGTTCTTTAATGTCCTTACCAGTATAGTCATTTGCTACTTTAGTAGCTGCTGCAGCAATAGCCGTTTTTTCTACAGACTTAGTACGAGCCATGAATTTCTACCTTTCAAATATTTATTTTAGCGAATCTGAAGTATAACTACCAAAATAATTAGGACTATAACAATCAGTTCTCTTTTGCGTTCACGGAGAGTTGTTAGTACCTTTTTGTTACCTTTTTGTGGCATCTTGAACCTATCCTATATTTACTTACCATAGTAAATGTACTTCGGATTTACTATGAGGGATTCACGAGACATTTTTAGATGATATCCATTGACATATGATCCATCACCACTATAATTATGATCTGGGTAGATAGCTTTTTGAATTAGCCATTTACGAATAAAATCTGCTAATTCTCCACAATCATCAATAGGGAAAGGAAGCTCTAGAATACTTTTATTATGATGACTTAATTTGTATGGAGCTAAATAAAGTAAATGATCTTTATTAGAAATTTCATCAGTACCGAATGAATATACAGTAAGTTTTTGTACTGTATGAAGTACAATGGCACAAGCACTTTCTAAAACTTGAAAGTTATCTCCTTGAATATCAAGGATAGTCTGACCACCACTGCTATTCCAACTAAATTCTTTCTTATTCTTAATCATTTATTATTCCAAAGTATCTGAATTACTATTATCACCAAGCAACTTATTAATATTTACAAGATCTAGAATCTTCTTATAAGTTGTCTTAGCCATATATACTGCACATACTGCATCATCTTCAACAATACATGGCTCATCTTCCGGTACACAGAAAAATGCAAAGAAAGCCTTAACTCCACTACAGCTTGTAATTTCATTTGCTGGAATGAAACATGACTTCATCCATGATTGCCAATTGGTACACTCACAATTAGTAGGAACACCTGCAACCATGATTACATCATCCCAACTATTTACTTTAAGATGCTCTAAGGCATCTTTACAAATCAATGGTTCAGGTTCAACCAAGGCATCTTCTTGGTTTAGTCTAAAATATGGATATGGCGTATCAGTATCATCATTTGCAGGTCTAGCATAAAATTCATCAGGGCCATCAGCACCAATGAACTCTTTTTCCTCATCAAGATTGTATTGCTTACCATAGATAGACATTCAAAACTCCTAGATTTATTCAAATATATAATATATTTACAAAAAAGAAGTTAGATTTAGCTAATCCCCTATACCTTTTTACGGGTATAGGGGATTTACTATCAGATTACAAGTCCTCGACCATATGGACAATTCTGGATATTTCGTTCAAACCTCTCAGGTACCAACCAGAAGATATTCTGATTAGTCTTCTCTGGAAAGTCTGCTTCCATATCAGTCACTGCCAATACTGGAAAACGATTACGAATCTTGTCAAGGTGTTCTAGCCATGATACAAAGCTAGTACCACCACCACCCTTAGTAGCTTTTTGGAGCTTTTCTACTGTGATAGAATTCGTAATATCGAAGACTTCATAATGAGCAATTGCAGTATCAACTGCATAGTAATGAATACGATATGAATTGAACGATGCGACAATGCTCAATACTTCTCGTACCGTCTCATGCAATTCTTCAAATCGACTACCTGAAGTATCGCACATGAATACGATCTCAATCGTATTAGACTTCATACTCTCAATGTAGATTCCATGTGGTAAATAACGACGGTTTGGACGACGCGTTGCTTCTCGCTTGAACTCATTGATGATTGCTTGCTGAAGAATTTGAGTATAACGAACTCGGGAATTACGTTTATCGTATTCTTTGACAATAAGCTCGGCACCACCGGAAAGTTTCTCTCCAGACATACGAGCATTCATCACTGCTTTACGAATCACATTATCCCATTTACGCATTGCCTCTTTGAACTTTTCAGAGCTACCATTAAACATGTGCTCATGATTATCAAAGCTATCATCATCGCCGAAAGAATCTGAATCAGAATCTTCTTCACCGGGAGGTTTTTCTTTGATAAGTTCAGCGTAAACTTCTTCAGCCGACATTCCCCTGAATTTTTCATCAAGGCAACAGTCTTCTACAAGCTGAATCAAATTCGATTTAGCTCGTGCATCATCTTTGAGAGAGATATTGATTGGATGATCAAGTGCAATATTGATCTTCCGAAAGCCTTTCTTGATTTTCCAAGTAAGCTTTCCAACTTCTTTTTCATCAATATCATCTTTCTTCAAGAGATCTTCTAGTTCTTTCTTTAGTTCTCGGAAAGCTTTAAAGATCGGACTAGTATTGACTCGTGCCATATGAAGCAGGGCACAATGTAATACTTCATGAAGATAGACAAAGATACGGTTAGGGGTTGAGATATTGGAGAAGAAATGCTCGTTCCAAATGATATTTGTAAAGTCGGTAGCTGCTCGCATTCCCAAATATACTTCAACGATTTCTCCTGTATCTTGATTGTAAACTACATTGAAAGACCGAGTCTTTTCAAACTTAGTCTTCAATGCATCAAGCAAGATAGAATAAAATCGAAAATTGACTGTGATGATCAATTTGATTTTACTAATCAACTTATCCATTTCATCTTTAGATAAGAGGACAGGATACTTCTTTTCAAAAGCCTTAAATTCCTCTTCGAAATCTTTACGAAAGACTTCAGCATAAGGAATTTCTACAGATGCATAGGTAGGCTCTTTCTTCTCTTCTTTTACTTCATCTTGTACTTCTTCTTGTTCAACAACGTTGTCAAGATTCATTTTTAGATGGTAATTTCTTGTGCAGTAGTCTTGATCAAAGAGCAGAATTGCTGACCAAGTTCACTATTACGGATTTCTGGAGTACCAACAATTAGACCAGACAGTTTCGATCCTGTACCTTGATTTACATTCATCCAGAATGCAATCTGGAATTCTACTGAACTAAATTGAGCAGTAAATAGAATATCAAGGAACTTCTTAAGAATCACTGTCGGAGTCTTAGTTGTGGTTAGATGAGCCTTAATACGTGATCCAAGAATATAACTGAATGCATAAACCTTTGTCGAATCTGTAAGATCAAAGTCATGACGATCATCCTTTGAATCATCAAAGATATTGTCGAGAGTCGGAAGCACATCAAGCAGACTATCAAGCATAGCAATGAATTGATGACCAACGGCATTACCAATAGCTGATGTGACAGTGATTTCAAGCATACGACGATCATAATCAGCTTGCTTGGAACCAAGATTGCGGTTTGCACCAAACTGAGTTACATCAATATCACCTTCCGTATGATATGGGAAGTTCTTGCTGATATAAACTTGAGGATCAAGCTTATACAGTTTTGTCATAATATTGAAGAACTTCATATCCCACAACATATCACTCAATGCTGTCCATGTACGACTGGAAGGAAATGCCACACCTTCATGATTACCATTAAGCAGGTCTTGATAGTTTTCCAAGAATGCTAGAAGTAGCGGATGAATGCCATAGTTATTAGCAAACAACAACTTCCAGTGATCCAAATCCATAACCAATTCAGCATGAATCATCCGATTGGTAAGAGGACGTGGCATTGGGAAAGTCATACCGCCAGCTTCATCAGTATTACCTGCAAGAATGATGATAGTATTTTTGGGAAGAACATACTCATCAATCTTATGGTCAAGAACTAGCTGATATGCCGCCTTCTGTACTGATGGTTCAGCAAGATTTGCCTCATCAAGAAAGATAAGATAAGTTTCTTCTGAATCTGAAGGAGGCAGGAACTGAGGAGGGAATGTCTCAGTACGACCAGTCTTTTCATTAGGGAATGTCAGACCACGAAGATCAATATTATCTTTAGTAGTTAGACGAATGTCAAGTACATTGCTACGCTTAACATTAAGACGATCGGCTAGCTCACCAGCAATGATAGCACTCTTACCAACGCCAGCCAAGCCCCAAATCATTACAGCTTTGCCATACTTTGCTGCAAGTTCAATCAGGTCAATCATTTCAATGGGGTTGACTTTGACGATAGACGACATTTGTATTACCTTTTATGTAATTAGAAAGGAAAAATAAAAATTGATTCTTAATAGATTACTGGATTCAAATGACCACTAAGTGATCCAGTTTTCTCAATAGACTCTGCAAATACTGAAAGATCATCGATATACCGGCCATCATAATTTGTGGCAGCAATACCATCTTCAGACCGAGCATAAACTTGGAAGATCTCACCTTTCTTATAGACACCATCGTCTTTTTGAAAACGTACTTTTTCACCGATAATGATTGTATTAAGGTCAGCAAGTTTCACAGCATACTCCAATTTATTGAAATTAGGATATTATACAAAAACTATACTAAATATTTCATTAAAATAATATATTCATAATTTAGTTTTTATATTTTCTCATGCCAAACAATTACTTAGTAGTCCTTCACCCAAAAGGTGTTGGAGCAGTTTAATAAGCAATAACATCGGGGCTAGAAATGGATTTGTCCTTGGGTAGAATCTTAGATGAACTCGTCAATGGTGGACATTCTGCCATTTTGTCGATCGTATTATTAATTGCCGTTATTCTTGGTAATGAAGTTCGTATTTTACGAAAGGAAAGATCTTCCCTTTTAGAGCAACAGCTCGCCGATAAAGAAAGACATTTCAAGGCTCTTGATGATTTGAAACAGAGTACCATTGTAAGAAATGAAGAAATGTTGACGAAATATCAGGAAGCTTTAAGTAACTCTAATAGAAATTCGGAAAAGGTAAAAGAGATGCTTTCTAACTTAATCATGTTTTTAACGTTGAAGAAATAAGGATACCAATGTATGAAATTACCAGACACGGTGTCCAAGGTCTTTGACTTAGTTCAAAGTTTTAAAAATAGGAATAAGAAAAAAATCGAGCCTATTGATTATGATGCTTATATGGCAGACTTTCAACGGGAATTAGCAGCATCAGAGAGAAAAGTAGCTGAAAAGCTAGGAACTCAAAAGATATTGCAAGAATTCCATTCAGTCCATAAGCAAATTGACAATTTGGTTGAATATTTAGGGGAGTGTCTTGTTAATGTTGTAGACACTGAAAATATTCAGAGTGATGATGCCGCAGCAATGAATATGCTGAATATTCTAAACTCATCGACCGACTCTATTATAGTTTGTGGCGTAAGTGGTACTATCATTTACGCTAATGCATTAGCTGAACGTCTTCTTCAAATGTCAGTATCAGAACTTCGTGGTTCTAAAATTACTGAACTATTTCCAGAACGACATGAAGATACATGCAACAGGCTAACCAACCGCCTAGCTGACATTTCTAAGCAGTTAACGACCAAATCCTTAGATATGTCTGACCAGAATGGTCGCCAAGTTACAATCGTCAACAAAGAAGGAATTGAAATTCCTGTATCAATTAAGGCATCTACAAACCGACTAAATGGTCAATCAGTTATTTGCTATGCAATTAATCAGATTCCAGTAGTTACCTCTATTATGAGGTCAGAAGCTAGATCTATTGAGCAGATTATTAATTCAACTCCAACCAAAGATGGTCTTATTCTTATTAAAGAAGGTAAGATTGTTGGCATGAATGAAACACTACACACCAAACTCTGTAAAGATATTATGCTAGAGCAATTACGTTCTATGCATGTATTTTATTTATTTCCAAAGAATATTATCAAGGAAATAATGAAGGAGTTTAAGAACCGTTCATTAAACACAGTAGTTGCTATTACGGCGGCTAAGGGTAAAATGAATGTAGTCTTGGATGAATACATGCTCAATGGTGATTATGTAAGACAAGTTAAGATTCTTAACTTAGTTGAACAAGATATTGATTTTGCTATTTAATTAGCCCGCGCCGTAGTAACTAACTTCTCGTAAGGAAATCAAAAATGGAAGATAATACAGGCTCAGTAGAAGTCGTTGAATCAAAGAGATCTTTTCTCGAAACACTTAAATCACAATTCCGTCTACCAGAGATTCAAATTAATTGGTGGAAAGAATTGATTTTTGCAGTTCCAGTAATCGCTCTAGTATGGGTTGCTCTCCATAATGATGCACCAGCATTTGCCGGTCTTCTAAATGGTGTAGCAGTTTCAGTAGGAAGCTTTTGGGTTGCTCATGTTGTTCGTAAGCTATTCATTCCTGAGTTTTCTATTACTCGCCTATATCTTAAAGCTGCTGAAGATCCACTCGCATCTGCTGTAACACTCTTTGGTATCTTTTATATTACAGGTATCATTGTAGCTGCTGTACACCAGTAATTTAGTATTCCCCTATACTCCTTAAAAGGGTGTATAGGGGTTTACAACTTATTGTAAAAAACTTCAGGAAACACTGGAGTAATGAGGGTTGACGGGGACAAACAAGTTCAAGTTAAATTTTTATGTAAGAGGTATTTAAGATGAAAAAGAAATTAGTAGTACTAGCATTTATTGGGGCTGCTATTTCTGTTTTCGCTCCTAAGTCAAAAGCATATGATGTCATTAAAGACACAGCTTTTCAAAGGAATTTTCCAGTATTTAAGCAAGCTTTAAGTAAAGATTGGCCCGACCAAAAGAAGGCAGCTGCATATTTTGCAGGTCAAGCTGAACAGGAATCTTGTGCTTCACAAAGCAAATGTTGGAATGAGAAGACAGAAGCTTTTAGCTATGAAGCCATGAAATCAGGCAAAGCTAGAGAATATGGTTTCGGGATCTCACAGATTACCATCACCAAATCCTTTGATAATTTCACTGCTCTAAAGAAAGCTAATTCAAACCTAAATGGTTGGACTTTTGATAAGCGTTTTGATGCTGGTTATCAGTTCATTGCGATGTTTACCTTAGATCGTCAATGTTACAACCAAGTAAAATTTGCAACTACAGATTATGATCGCTATGCTTTCATGTTCTCTTGTTACAATGGTGGTTATGGTGGTATCCTTAAAGATCGTGCAGTATGCCGTGCTACCAAAGGTTGTGATCAAGACAAATGGTGGGGACATGTAGAGAAGACTTCTACAAAGTCTAAAGTACCATCAAAGATCTATGGCGGTCAAAGCATGTTCGATATTAATCGTGCATATCCAAAAAATATCATGCAATTAAGATCGAAGAAGTATGAGCCATTACTTCAAGACTATATCAATCCAGAAAAGCCTTCTGGAGCAGCAACTAAGATTGCTTCTACAACAAAAGCAGCATAATTAAATCCCTATACCCTCGAAAGAAGGTATAGGGAATTTTACGTATTAATGCAATATTTAGTGATATATTATTTGAATGGAATACGAATAGCCATCCGTCGCTATTTGTTGACTGCAATAATTCTTCTAATTAGGAAAAGGAAAAAGAAATGCCGATCGTGAATTCGAAACCCATGCAGTCGATGCAGTACATGTCGTTTGAATGGGTAATTCACCAGATGGAATACTCCGGTCATGTGTTTTATCTGACTGGTAGCCGTGCATTTGGCGGTGCTCGCATTGATTCGGATTGGGATTACTTCACGGAAAACACCGATGAAGTTGTCAGCCTTCTGAAGCAACTGAACTTTGTTGAGATCAGTAACATGGTAGAATACCATCGTGACAATCAGATCTCTCGTGTGTTTGAACTGGTTACACAGGATGCCAAGCACATCCAAGTCCAACTAGTTCGTGACGTCATTGCGAAGAATGAGATTCAGGACACTCTTCTCAATGGTGAAATGCGTGAAGTTCTTCTCAATACTCCGAAAGATCAACGTTCGATCATTTGGAATCTTGCTTACGATGGTTACATGAAAGGCAAGCATCGTGCTTATCGTGAGCAAGCTGAAGAACGCGCACGTCTGAAAAAGCAACAACGTCAAGACGAATTCGTGGTAAGTTAAACGAATTGAATCCCTATACCTTCTTTATGAGGGTATAGGGAGTTCTTTTCATCTTGTTTTTTTTTTACCTTACTCGATAAGGCTTTTGAGTAAGAGTACCATAACCTACAGATTTTTGCATATAACTACGAAGACGTGCTTTCTTTTCTTCAATATCTTGACGATTGCCAATACGTGAAGTATCAATGCCTGTTTCTTCTAGTAATTCGAGTACAGCTAATTGGTCGTTAATTTCTCTAATACATCGATCAATATTGGTACCTTGATCCGGATTAGCTGGATCTACGTTATCTTCACCAAAACGAGCAATCTTACCGACAGCTTGTGATGTTTCACCTGCTTCTTCAGATAAACACGTCCAGAGTAGTTCTTTATAGTTCATGTGCAATATTCCTTAAAAATAAAAGACTTTACTAATTAAATGTCTTAGAATATTACACTCGGATCATACAAAAAATAAAAGAATAGTAGATTACCCCCTATACTCCCATTTAAGGAAGTATAGGGGTAATCAATTAAGCTCGCGCCGAAGCTATTTGTTTCATAGCTTGACGTTCATGTTCTCTTTTCTTTGCAGCACAATCTTGATCTTTGAATGTATGTGCTTTGATGACAATGAGTTCATTGCCATTTTCATCTACAATTTTAAGCTTATCGCGAATTTCTTTTACTACTCGACAGATACCAACAGCAGGTTGTTGTGCCAAAGGAGAGAGCTTGACAAACGATACAGATTTCATCTTAATTTAATAATGAAGTGGTTGATATCAAGAATAATATATATCCTTGATATCAGGTTGGTTACTATTAATCAGCTTTCTTGGTATCAGACGCTAGTTCTGGATTAGTACTGCAATTTTCACCACGTCGATAAACTTCTTGCTTACGATATGGTAAGAATCCACAAAACTCATACTGATTTACGGTAGTATTTGACATCAGGTCTACTGCCTTTGAGATGTATGCAGCTACGCCAAAAGGACGAATTACCATAATACCGTCTTTAATAAGCTGCTCAATTGCACGACTAGTAGGAGTACTAAAGAAAGCTACCTTGCCCACTACTACCTTATTGATTTCATTAAATTCTAGCTCTTTAATTTGGAATACACTATCTTCAATAGAAGGAGCAAATTCATTAGTAAAACGAGCAGGTAGTTCTGATACACCAACTATACCATTTGGATGCTTTTTATTAAATTCATCAATGGCTTTCTTCAATACTTCAGTTGGATAGATTACACCATTTACATTAGGTTTATCAGCATGAAGTACTGAATGAAGAGTGAATTCCATTTATTATCCTTTCACAATAAGAAGTTTGGATACTGCTCGGGTACAGGCCGTATATAACCAACGTCGATGAAACGCTTGGTCGCCTAACCGTTCCTCATATACCATCAATTTGTCATATGATGAACCTTGAGATTTGTGGCAAGTAATGCAGTAGCCAAAATCCATCTGATAGATATTTTCTTCTTTAGTAAAACCACCGACAATATGAGGTTCATCCTTGTACTTAGTGTACATATTGTCACGAGGAAGAATGGCCTTTATTAGACGTTCTTCACCATTATCGCCTCTTAACCTAATAAAATGACGATGACTTTCACTTTGAGCTAAATTAGAATAGTCTTCACCAGAAGTCCATTGTTGACCATTGAATACCATATACATCTGTACATTTGACAGACCAATGAGCTTTTCACCCATATATGGCATCTTTTTAACATCATACCCATGTACTTTACGCATATGAGTATTGACATTCTTACGAGTCTCATTCTTACCACAAATAATCTGATCAACATACTTCATCATCTTATCAGTGATTTCATCAGCAGATGCTTTAAAGACACCGGGACCATATTGACCAAATGGAATCGGTTTACCTTCTCGGATATCTAATGAAAGTCTAATAATTGGTGAGTCTAATGCCTGACGATGGATTTCAGTAAGCCTATCTTCAGCTTTAACCATGAAATCCTTATCATCAGGATCATTACTAATAGCAGGTAACTGACCTGAGTCACCTACATAGAGTACAGGGATACCGAATGATTCAATATCCTTACGCATCTTGCTATCGACCATTGATGCTTCATCAACGACGATTAATGAATAAGCATTTCGTACATCATTAGCTGAACGACGTACAAAGATTGGCATCATTGCAGATGGATCTTCTAATTCATAGAAAAGCGAATGGATACTGGTAGCTTCAACACCACGCTTTTGAAGAACAAGAGCAGCTTTCCATGTGAATGTACACACTGCAATATTCTTTTCCTTCATATACGAAGGAAAGGTTTCTTGTGCCGTATTCAAGAAGTATGAGATAACAGCAGTCTTACCAGTACCAGCAAAACCTGCTAGACGCCTAAATGGAGTACGAGAATTTGGATTCTCATATAACCATTTAAGGATATTTTTTACTGCACCATATTGTTCATCAGATAGAGTAAGGTTATACTCTGGTAGCTGAAGAACACGAGTCATCTTACCAAAATCAAAAGTTTCAGTAGGATTATAACTACCATAGGGTGATAGAACATCTTCTATCTTGAAAGATGCACTACCTTCAAAGAATTTAGCTTCAATATCTCTATTAGCATTCTTATTGACCTTTGGCATTATAGGTAGTGGTTTCAATACCATTATAATTCCTGATTTATTTGTATAATTATATGTATCTTTTACTAAATCAATCCAAGAAGCTTTAAAGATTCTTCGTATTTTGGTGGAAGCTTGAAATTGTTTTCAACTCTAACACGAAAACTATAATGCATCTCTCTTTTGATTACATCTTTTTCGAATTGAAAGCTAGATGAATCTAACTCTACAAGAATGGATGCAATCTTCATGCTATGAGTAGTACTAACATCAAACTTTTTGTAACCACTATTTTTTAATTTCGTTTCTAGATCAATTAGTAAAATGCTGATAATATGCTGCCATGCATCATCAGCTGTAATGAATAACTGATTATCGTGAGTACTAGATTTTTCTTTATGTTTTTGATGATTTAATTCTTCAGTTGCTTTGAATGTTGTAACTTCAGTAGTTGTTTTTTGAATAGCGTACATTAGTTTTTTCCCACATTGTATCCATGAAGCTTTAAAATATTTAAAGCATCTTCTGGAATGGTATACATGCCAACTCCAACAGTAACTGTAATTTGAATTTTAGCATTGGAATCAGGTCTTGCAAGGACAATATGGAAGACACCTCCCATTGAATATTCTTCTTCAATGAAACCATCTTGAAAGATTTCACCTTTAATGACTTTTTCTTTGATTTTATGAGCTACTTTAGATAACTCTTCTCTAGCTTGTTCTGGACTAAAGTAGAAGGTAGAATGATTGTGCCTAGCTTTAGGCTGCATTTCCTCTACTACTTTCTTATTAGGAGTATCAATCTCACGATACCATTGTGTTTCTGAAGAAAGAATATACATCATTTTAAGCCTCTATTAGTAGATCAAGCATCTTAAGAGCATTCATATATTCTTCTGGTAGTTGATAATTCCTTTTTTCAATCTCAACAGCAACTACGAGATTATTCAATGGATTATCATAGTCAATAGTTCTTTGATTTTCATCTCTGACTAATACTGTTGACCATTCTCTATTAGTAACTTTGATGACAGGCCATTGATATGGTAACAAATATAGCACTTTGATCTTTTCTACCTCAGCCGCCATTTCTTCTTCCATCTTCTTATGGGCTATTTCTAAGGTAGGACAGATAAGTTCACACGCTCTATAAAAAATTCTTTTGGTATCTTGAGCTTTACCAGATCGAGCTAGTGTATGACACTGTACAATTATTCTATACATTGATAGGATATGACCACTGAAGAAGAGTTTGACGTTGCCGAGAACGACATTCAAGATCACCCGGTTTACATGCAGCTTGAATTTGAGCTACATGGCGCTTAATACTTAGCCATCGATTAATCTGAATCTTATCAGTTTCTGGTTCTCGCCTTCCATAATAAAGACGACAGTACCATTGCATCCAACCTCTTGGATCATTACCATAAATCCAACCATTCTCTTGCCACTCTTTAAGAGACTTACGAGCTACTAATCCAAAATAGTTTAGTGAGGGATCTCCATGATCACCTTTAGCTTCTTTAGCATGAGTAAACCAGTTTGAAGGAAATTCATGATGACAATCTCTCATGTATTTACCTTCAAATACTCCCATTTCTAGCATTTGTTTAGGAGTAAAAGCTGGATTGAAATTAGGGTATTGCTTTTTGATATCTGATAGATCGCCTTCTGGCATCACCAATTCATATGAATAATTCTTTTGCATCTTATCATTCACATGAATAATCCTACTTCTACTCTCTAAAAAGATTGCCATTTATTCACCTAAAAGCACTAATTTATTAATGATTACATCAGGAAGTCTATGGTGTTTCATATTGATATAGACTGTACAATCTTTACTACATTCTTCTTCTTTACCACCTTCATATCTTTGAATAAATACTTCTTGATATGTAATTACAATAGTGGTAGGTGTTTGCCGTATTTTTTTATTTCTTATATTTGGATTATCTACAATATCATCAATCCAAGTATCTAGTGCATATTTCCAAGCAGCATCTTCTTCAGTAAATAATTGAGGAAGATGAAGCTCTAGAAATTGCTGAGAATTTGGATTATTTGCTGTCTTAGCATAACCATAAGCAGCTAATGCATATACCGTGTTCATTATTCTCCTAATAGCATAAGCTTATTAATGATTAAATCTGGAAGAACATGGATTCTTATTCTAAAACGAATTTCACATGGAACTATTTGAGAAAAACATTCTGCAGGAGATCCATCTTCTGGAAGTGTGGCTCTATTAAGCCAATCCATATAGCATACATTTACCGCCATTGGACCTCTAAGAATTTTGAATTCTTTTCCAGTATTTTGTGTTTTAATAAGCTTTGGTGCCCACTCTTTTTCACAAAAATCTAATGCTTCATCAAAATCTAAAAATAGTTGTGGATGGTTATATATACTATTTGTACTAATATCAAGTATAGGTAATCCTACTCCTTTAGCTATAGTTGCTTGTATTGCAATTACTTCATGTTTTGGATCATGCATACTCATTCAATCCTAAAATCTGAAGAACTCCTTTTACTTCTTCAGAAATTTCCATTTTTTGAATAGTAAAAAATGTAATATATCGCCATTGAATTCCACTAACTACTTGAAGCCAAGTTACAAAGCCACCAGTCTTATTTCTAATTTTTGATATTTCAGAAACATTTTCTTCTAACTTTGCTTCATCAAATTCTAGTTCCATTAATCCGTCAGAAACTGCATTCATTGCTGACTGTTTAGTAGTAAATAGTTGCTTACGAATTTTAGTACTAAATGGAACGCTAGTTGTATCAAACTGCTCTGGAGTACAACGACGACGTTCGACAATTATGATATACATTAAAGTAATCCCATTAATTTTAAAGCACTTTCCATTTCAGAAGGAAGATCTACTTTATCCCATGTTAGAATTGCAGTAAATTCAAATTCTTCTTTTATTTGTTTATAATTTGCTAGAATAAATTTATCATATACTGTTGGAGAATTAGATAAATCTTTCTTTTTTAATGCTACTAAATCTAATGCTTTCCATCTAAAATTAAAAGCATTGGCATTTGGAGAAGGTTTATTAAAAGAAATAAGATCTTCTTTTGTTTTAGCATAACGTATTAAAATCTCAGCAATTTTTGATTCAGCAAATTCCTGTGCTTGATCTTTAGTTACAAATAATGGAGAGTAATTTGATTTATCAAATGGAAGTTTATTGTCACTTCTATATAAAGCTTTATTTACAATCCACATTAACTTACTCCATCTTCACCATGTCCCATTAGAGTAAGTAGATTATCTAGTTGAGGACCAAGATGCATTGGTTTAATAGTATATTCAAGATGCAATATAGCTTTCTCATCATGCTTACTATGCTTTAGATTTGCTCTAATTTCAAGTATTGGATGAGGTGCAATGTAATCTATTATTTCCCGATGCTTTACATGAGGAACATGCATTGCAATATTCGCATGAATAGCTGCTTTAGCCTCTGGAATTGAATCAAAAAGATTATTAAAAGAATTAGCAAAGCTGATAAGACCATCGCTATCACGCTTTACCATATGTACGCCATATTGAATAATCATGACCGAAGTTCCTCTGGTAGCTTAAGTCCACCAATAATATGATACGTTCTATTGATTTTCCAATTATTGCTAATTTCAATATCAATAGAAGCTGCTGAACCAACAATTTTTAGTCTTGCTCGATTCTCATCAATTTTAGTTTTTAATTCATATGAAACTTTCTTGATATAATGGGGAAATACAACTTCTCTAATATAGTTTGCAGCAGAAGCTTGATCTAAAAAAGTTTGCTTTTCAATATCAAAATCAATCTGTGGCTTATCTTTTTCTTTCGAATAGCTTAAAATAACAAACATAGATTTCTCTAAAAATAATGAAAAATAAAGAAAAAAGTAGCTCTCTTACGAGCTACTCACAAGTCTGGCCATTACTTGTTTTGGTACTACTTTTGTATTACCTTACAGGACAGTTTCGAAACCGACCCGAGGTGTATATTTTTTAATATAGAAAAGCACCTTCCGAATTGCTGCTAATGCTGCTACCTTGCAAACCCCCGACATGGATTCATAACGAGTAAACCGAAGTTTACCCAGATCCTCATTCTGGTATTTCAGATCCAGAAAACCTACTAACCGCATATTTGTAGGAGTCAGGAGCCAAAATTCTTCATAGAGGCCAATATCAGGTACTTCGTTGATAGATGGCTTATGAAGATTCATATGCCTATCATCTGGTGAGTAGATGAAGGCAATCCCTGTCATGCGAAATGCATCTTGTGCAGTTCGGGTCTTTAGATTCAAAGACCAACCATGAAGGGCTTCCGCCAAAGACGGAGCTACACAGATACGCTTGGTAGCTACGTCCTCCCCGGTGGCGCAAAACATCGGTACTCTTGGAATAAATTCACAGTTGCTTCCAAGATATTTGGTGCTGATGTGATACATTAAGTTTGATCTCTTTTTTAGTAAATCACAGGTACATCAACGAGGTACTACATTATTATAATATATTTATATTTCTCTTTTTGATTCTAAAATAAAATGGCAAACGATTTAAAGGCAATTGTACCAATTACCACTAGTGGAAGAAAAAGAGCAGTAGTTATCCGCCGTGATGACCCAATGCTTCAGGGTCGGATTGGTGTATTAATTCCTGAACTAATGCCTTTTGCAGATCCAAATAGTGCAGATTCTCTTGAGGTAGCAGAGAATATTGATCCAAGTTTAGCAGCTAATAAAGACATCAAACCATTAATTCCATCTAAAGTAGTTACTACAAACTATGTCTGGGCTAGACCGCCTAAAGATAGTAAAGGCTCATATGATGTTCCATATAAAGGACAAACTGTGTGGGTAGAGATGGAAGATGGCGATCCATCTAAATTATACTATATGACTACTGGACCTTCACTAAATGGTGAAACTCCACCAGTAGATCAAATTAGTGATACTAATTCAGCATACAATGCTGCTAGAAAGCCTAATATTACTATTCTCAAGTCATGGGCCGATGGTTCAATCATGTACTATAATGAGAATGGTGATACTCGTGAATTTGTAGTTAAATTTGCAAATCAAGCAGGTATTACTGTAGCTGACAATGGATCAGACAAAAAAGTCGAGTTTAGAACAGCTAGGAATGACTTCTGTACTTTGAATGAAAAAGAGCAGAATATTACTATTCAGACTGCTGGTGGACACTCAGCTATTCTAGATGATAAGAACAAAGCTATCACTACAAAATCTAGTGGAGGTCACAGTGTCAAACTAGATGATGGCGGCTCTAATATTAGTATTGATTCTTCTGGTGGACATTCATTAACTATGGATGATGGTGGTGGAAATGTTACTATCAAAGAAAAGTCAGGCAATACTCTTATTATGAATGCTGGAGGAATCCAAATGACTGGTAATGGTGGTGCTAAGATGACTATGAAGGATGGTAAAGTTTTATTTAACTAAAAAAAACAACGAAGTTCATAAACCCCTATACCCCCGAAAGGAGGTATAGGGAGTTTTACAAACTAACTACTTACTTTGCAAACTTGGATTGCAATGCAGTAAGTGATTCAGCCGATGGTGCTGTTACGGCCTTCTTTGTCGTCTTCTTTGCAACTGCCTTCTTAACAGGAGCTTTTACTACAACTGCTTCAGCTTCTGCCGCAGCCTCAACTACATCACTGATTTCTTCAGCGATATTGAGTGCAGGTGCTTCAACCTTCTTAGCAGGAGCCTTCTTCTTTGCAGGAACCTTCTTAGCTACTGAAACAGCATCGGTAACAGTTTCTGCTTGGACTTCAGCTTCTTGAACTGTTTCTGCCTTTTCTTCAGCAAATACCTTTGCAACCTTCACAGGCTTTTCTGCTTGCTTATTATAAGGCTTCTTTGCATACGGTTGCTTTGCTGCAGGCTTCTTATTGAATTGAGTTGCCGGATCAAAATTCTTATTACCAGCAAAGTTCCAATTGCTTGGGAACCCTTCAAATTCAACGATGGTATCAGGAATATTACGAATATTCGATACCAGATACTGACCAAGAACGCTTGCACCAAGAACATGTACTTCAACTTCTTCATTCGTAAGAGCAGCAAGTTCAGTAACAGTCTTGATAAGACCGAATACCAAGAAGTTATTGACGATTGTTTCAGGAGTGAAAGTACGTTCAATAACTTCAGTTGAACTTGTATTACCGTAGTTACGGCTACGTTCATTAATTACCTTCATACCACCATCAAGCTGCTGCTTGAACATGTTACGCATGAAAATAGGAAGACGACGACCATCACCGTGAAATGGTGACAGAGTAATGGCATCTGCAGGAATACCAGCAACTTCAGCAGCGTAGTGAACGACGAGTTTCAGTTTTTGGTTGATAGCAGCATTAGTCATTTTAGATAAATCCAAGTTAGTTTGTATTTGAATAGAAGGGGTACTACAAATAGGAGCTTTGAATACTATATTGGTATTGTGCTCACTAAAATAATATATACTTATTCAGTAAGTTAAATTTTACAAAACACCAGTACGACGGAATTGCAATACCTTGTCAAGCATAATACAAAGCTTATTATCTTCAGTAAGCTGACGACGACGATCTGTATTTGGTACTACTTGTTTACCTTCATAGACTTGCAGCATGTTAATATCCTTATAACCCGGATATTGATCATACTGTTCTTGAGTGTAAATGAATGAAATTACATCATATTCGATTCCACCTTCAATAGTGAAACGAACTTCTTCATTGAATTCAATAAGAATAGGCTTCTTATGCTCAGTATTAATTGTATCATGGAGCTTTAAAAGACCAAGACTATCGGTTACTGCAATAAGTTCTGGAAGACGCATTTTTATCCTAGAAGTTTAAGTTTATTTGCAATTACTGGTGGAAGCTCAAGCATATGTATAGTCCAATATGCCGGATTGGTACAATTTTTCAAATTTCTAAAAATGAAATCCGCTGAAAGACTACCACTAAATTCAGCCCAACCATTATTACGAAAGAATAAATGAATCAGATTACCTTCATGAATTGCTTTGTATTTAGGGGCATATTCTTTCCATTCTTCTTCAATGTCTTCAAAAAATGGAATAAGCTGTGATTCTAAGATATGCTTTTTATAAACACGAGATAAAATATCGTTTACTGCCTCTTGATATGTAGCATAACCGCATTCTTTTCCATCTTCATTACAAACTGTTTCTTGACTTGTTAGTTTTCCTTGGTTATTAAGCTCATACTGTCTTACATAGTAAATTTCAGTATTCATCTTATAATCCTAGCAAACTAATGGTATTGACTAATTCTAAAGGAAGTTCAATTTCTTTGATATTGAAATAGAACTTATTTTCATCTGAACTGTAATCTTGATATTCATTTTCTTTATACTTGATTACAAAATTTCTTTCATCAGAAGAATTGAAAAGAGAAAACTTTTCTTCATCTAGTTCACTACCAATAGAAAGAGTCATTCTTACTTTGGGATAAAGTACTTCCCTAATAAATTTGACAGCATCTTCTAGTTTTAGAAAACTACGATAATGCCAAATATTATCTGCTTTAGTAAGATCATGTAGCTTACTAATTGGAGCATTCTCCATTATTGCAAAGATATTCATCCAAGTACTTTGAGCTTATTAGCTACTGCTTGTGGAAGGTAAATTTCTTCTATATCGAACCAATATTTGACACAATCTGTAGTTATTCTTTTTACATCTAATGTCTTAAGATCTAAATTTGGATGGTATTCTATTGCAGCCGTATCTGAATTGACTCCATATACAGGCAAGAAATCTACATATCGCATCTTTCCTAAACTATCTTTAACCATCCTGTCAATTGTAGCTGGAATCCATAATTCCTTAATAGCTGTCATTGCATCTTCAACAGTTTCAAAACTAATTAGATTAGTCGTTCCAGGAAGAGGTAAAATTGCAGACAGTTTTGAAAGAGTTCCATTACCTTTCACTACAAATACTTTTTCCATTATGATAATACTTCTATAAAAGGAATTAATTCGGTAGGTGCTCTAAGTTTACTAATAATGTATGTCAATACAACTCTATTTTGTGAAGAACCATAGTGCTTATGTGATAGCATTATAAAACGATAGCAATTTGACCCTTCAGTGGTGTGCATCTCGTATTTTTCATTTACATGAGATTTTTTCCATTCTTCAAAACGCCATTCAATTTCTTTTATGCATTCTTCTACAGTCAATGCTGAAAAGCTATGATCAACATCCGGTTCTTTATAAGGAGGTCGAACTACTTCAAGAAAATAGATGTATTTCTTCGTCATAGTACCTTAAGGATATTTGAAACTTCTTTTGGATAAGGCATCTTACCATAGCTATAAGAAAACATGCATGCTTCCTTATGATACATAGTAACATTAGTTGACATTAGCTCAGATACATGAATAACTTGCTTATTGTTTACTAGATCATAACTATTGTAATTTTCATTTTTCTTTGAAAAATAATCCTTTTCATCATGCTGTACACCAATAACAGCATGCTTTTCAATATCACCAAGAATTGTCTTTCGATGAAAATCTCTTACAAACTCATCTAGTTTTTCTTTGCTGGTGAAGGTTGCTGTAGCAATCTCTTCATAACCCATACAAGCTTCAAAGTACCACAAAAATTCGCTATCCATTACATACCTAAAAGAGTTAATTGATTAGCTATAATGTCTGGCATTGGAAGCTTGCCCATGATATACCTTCCAATTTCAGTATCGGCATACATAACTGTAAATGTTGTATGTGCATTCCAGTCATTACAACTAATTGAATTAGTTTTAAATCTATAGTCGTTTAGATCAGTATCTTTGTTAAATTTCCTTTTTATTTTACTTTGATGAGCAAGAATAATCTCTTTATATTTCTTCTGTCGAGCATCATCATACTCATCAATTGTAAGAAAAGTACGTTTATCTACCTTTGGATGATCAAAAGCTTCAGTATGAATGATATAATAGATTAATCTATCAGTCATTACTCATTCCTAAAAGCTTAAGTTGATTAGATATTTCTTCTGGAAGCTCAATATACCTGATATATATTCTATTGATAGTTTCAGTCTTAGTATCAACTGTAATTTGACCAGAATATGGATCTTTACAACGAAAGATTCGATACGCAAACTCATCTCGACCTGCTTCAGTTTCTACATCATAGTCAGATCGAGATAGTTTGTGAGTGTTATATGGTTTTTTATTATTACCTTCGATATCCTTAGCAATAATAAGCTCTGCAGCTTTCATAGCTGCTTGATTAGCTTCATCCATTGTGATAAAGCTTTTCTGAACTGACTCAGGACTGGCTTTGATTTGAATATTCCAAATTGATTTCATACACGATGACGGAAAGAGATTTTAGTATCAAAACCATGCTGAAGGATCTTTTGTTTATTATCTACTTCAGCAGGTGGCTCTTTATCGGGTGAAGTATTAATTACGTTCTGAAAGTAAGCAGTAATACACTTATACATTGAATCTGCATCAATGAACTTAGGAAGACCAAGTTCTGCAAGATTTGGAATGTATCGATAGATATCATACTGCATATCCAAACGACTTTCTTTAGAATCTTTGTAATTTTGAATCAAAAATACAGGCTGTTTAAGCTGACGACTGATTTCATCAAGCAATGGATGAGTCTTAAGACTTACCATATCAATACAAGTTTGCTCATAATCAATCAATCGACGGCGATTTTCATAACGCTGCTTCTTATGATTATATACAGTATTATGATGCCATACTCGTTGATAAGTCTTTGGAGTGGTATCGGGAAGAATCAATTCACATTTGACCAATTCACTATAGTTATCACGAACTTTGACTACAGGAAAGATATTACCACAGATAGAAATCCAACCATAGTAGCCGTCATGAATTTGATCACGATTGGAATAATAATCATTATGGAAATGACTAAACCACATCTGTTCCATATTTCTTGCATTCTCAACGAATACAGGAACTACCGAATTCCATTCTCCTTCACGATACTTTTCATACATTTCCTTTTCTTTCTTAGTCTGAGGCCAACTACTCTTCGGTTTATTTCCACGTTGGATCAGATCAATCCGATTATACACAATATTAGTGTCTACACCGTATACATGAGCCAAGTAATCGTAATAGTCTTTGTTTGCTGAACTAGTATTGATTTTCATATGGTTCTCTATAGTACAAAGGGGAATTTAAGGGGTTTAAATAATTTAATATATTTATTTATATTTTAAACTATTTAAAATCTTTACATAAAAATAATATATTTACAAATTCTATATTAAATTATTTAAAATTTTAAACAGTTTAAACCTTTTAATAGAAGATTTAAGGAATTTTAAAATGGTTAAAAAAATTAAAAAGGTTGTGGATGATACTTTAATCGACACATCCTTAGTTATCGAAGCACCTAAAAGACCTGAGCCGGACGAAGAGGAATTTGATCCTACAAAATCCATCAAAGTAGACATTGATAATCTGGAACCAGATGACGACAATATTGAGATTTTAGGAAAAAATCAACAATATTCATTGACGATGTATCTTGACAAAAATGTCGATGCATCTACATATGTAAAGTTTATCAAAGCTTGTGAACGAGGAATTCGTTCTAATGAAGATTATAAGCTTTATTTAGATTCTTTACGTGAATTGGATTTCTTTTGTCAAGATGCTTTCTTATCAAAGATTACATCAATGGATGCTGAAATTCAAATTCATCACCATCCTCTTACATTATATTCTATTACTTCAGCTATTGTCTCTAAGATGTTAGACTCTGGAGAAAAGGTATCATCATTTATTGTAGCTGATCGAGTTCTTAATCTACATTTTACCAATCAAGTTGGTCTGACTCCATTGACAGTTACCAATCATGAATTAGCCCACATGAACCAATTGAAGCTTCAACGTAGGCAGATCTTTGGTAATTGGGAGAAGTTCTTTGAGGAACATCGTGGTTATTTCAATGATTACGATAGAGAAGTAGTAAAGACTCTAGTAGAACGTGTTAGGATTGAACGTTCAGATGATACTGTAAAGCAAATCGGTTATTCTAAGAAGGAGCAAGAAAATGGCTGAAGAAAGTAAAGCAGTACCATATAGTAAATTTCAGCCTGACTTTGACTACTATGGTAAACCAGCATTCTATGCAGAAATGCAGCTTCTTGACAATGAGAAGAATAAAGAAAAATTCGTTAAATCTATTGAACGAGCTATCCGTACCTCTCCAGAATATAGAAACTACATTAAATATCTAAAGACTGAGGCATTACTTAACTACTGTGTACTTATGGGAGCAATGCCTGAAGAAGTTGCACAGAAACTTAAGATTGAAATGCACCACTGTCCAATTACACTTTATGATCTAGTAGATACAGTTCTTATTAAATATCTAGTATTGGACAAGCCTTTCACACGTCTATCAATTGCTAATGAAGTAATGGATGCGCACTTCATGTCTAATATTGGTATCGTGCCAATGACTGTAACTGCACATCAGATGGCTCATAAAGGTGTAAAACTTATTAAACCTACTGATATCTTTGGTAATTTCCATCGATTTTTAGAACAATATGAAAACTTTGTACCAGAGGAAACTCGTAGTAAAGTTGCTGGACTCCTAGCTCTTAAGTCTGAATTTGTCGAAACTATTCGAGAGAATGTATTGACTGTAGATGAGAAGTTATTCATTGAAGATGATCTAAAGAATTATTATCGTCTAGAGTTTAATATGGAGCCTCAAGAAGTTTCTGAGGATGAAGAAAAAGAAAACGATGACTGATTATACTCCCTATACCCTCGAAAGAAGGTATAGGGGATTAATTGGCTATCAGTTCGGATGTCTGATGAAAGATCGATCAAACTGCATATCAAGCCTATGTTTCATGCTTTTAAATTTCTCATACTTAAGCAGATCCATATTAACTATCGTCATCTCAAATAATTGTGTAATTTCTTCGATGATGAAGTCAGCATCTAACTTTACAAAATCCTCTACCGGGATTTTGACCTCTGGTTCTCTCTTTATTGTAAGTACACCTGTACCAAAGGTAGTATCATTATGAAACTGGACGTATATGGTCTGATTTTTATAAGCAGCTTCTATCAACCTGACTGCCTCATGTGCTGGACATATGAGACAGATAGTTTTCAGGTAGTCTGCTTTAGTACGTGTGTATTCGTACTCAACCATGATAATCCTTTCCTTTATTAGATGAATTACTGGGTACTACAAATTTATAATATATTCATAAATACAATGCTAGTACAACAGTTTAGTATATTGAAAATATGAGGTAACTTATGAACTGGAAGTTTTGGGAAAAGAAGAAAGTTGAAGAAACTGTAGACTACAGTCCATCACCGGGTACTCGCTTTGTCAATACTAATTTTGAAGAGCATACCAAAGCATTATTTTTTCTAATTGGACATGAAGTAAAGCTAATTCATAGTCGAATCAATTTAGCTCATGATCCTAAAGTTATCTTTCGTGATAGGCAAGTAGTCACTTATGTAAGTGAAGCCTTTCAGAAAATTGATGCAGCTATTGCTGAACCACATCGCCGTCTTCTATTAATGTACTTTACTAAAGATTCACTGGATAACCTAATCCAAGAAACTCTAGTAGCTCAATTAGTACAACGTGGTATTGATATCAATGCTGCAGTAATTGAAGGTGATAATAACGAAGAATCTAAGGATTTATAAAAAAAAAATAAGCTCCCTTAAGATCATATAGACCTTAAGGGAGTTTTATAAAAATATTTCACATAAAGGAATTATAATATTCCGATAGTTCCACATAATATCCACATTACTAATATTGTCATCATCAATATGGTCGGAATATGTGGTACAATTAACTAAGGACTCTTTTAGTTTGAATCCATTAAGTGCTGAAAGTTCTTTATAATAGTTATTAGTTAGATCTAGTGTTACATATGCATGGCGAAGTTCAGCTAAATGCTTTGCTACTCTTTTCTTACTATTGGCAATCTCTGCTATCTTCATTAAAGTAAAGATTTCTTCAACTAAAGTTTCTTCATACGAATCAATTGGAAGACCTTTAGCTAAAGTAGCACCTGTTTTACCATTATAATAAAACTCAAGTTTACCAATTTTAAGATAGCTGCTAAAAGTGCCACGATTTGTGAACTTAACTGTCTTAAACTTAGTACGCTTGACTGTAGATGAATGGAATGTAATCGAGTCCTTTTTAATAGCAATTACATTACCTTCCTCTATGTCATTTAGAGTGATAAAAGCACCAATATATTTTTGAAAGCCTTCATGAAGCTTTTTAGTGAACTCAGTATTTTCTTTAGCATAATTACCTAAGATAATTTGCTTCTCTTTCTTAGATGCTAAACTAAGTTCTTCTAATATATCTTCATCATCAATTAGTTTTTCAGACAAAGCTACATTATAGCCGCCACTAGCAATATCATATTCATGAATTATCTTATTTCTAAGATATCTCACATCGCTGCTATAAATTAAAGGGAACAGCATTTCTGCCTCCAAGTATCTTGCTATCACATAAATAATATATGCTTAATTATTTCTTTGTATAGAGAATTTTTTCTGTGCTCCGGTAAAGAATTTGAATTAACCTTGATAAATATATTATATATTTGAAGGAAACTTCAATAACTTTTAACAAGGATAAGAAAATGACCACTGGTATTACACTATTCAATATGAGTATTGGGATTTCAATTTTGGTATTAGGTAGTATTGCTTTGCTTTGTGCATTTCTATATTGTGCATTAATGGGTTCTGTAAATCAACTGAAGAAGGCAGCAAACTTCTTTGCAATTTCCGCCATTATCCTTGCATGTATCGGAATGCTAATTAATTTTGCACATGCAGGACAGCAGTATTATGAGAATACTAAGTTTCTAAAAACTAATCATATTCATAATTGTGTAGAATATGATGTACAAAAGAAGCTATTTAATTTTGGGGAAGATAGCCAAGTTGTTGTACCTGGTATGAAATCATTTCGCTGCCAGAATACTATCAATGGAAATGATGTAATTGTAGTATCAACCGCAATTAACCTATAAGAACTCTTAGGAAAGTTATGCTCAAGGTAGAACCACGAAATCTGAATGAAGATGTTGATCTAACAAAACTAATTACAAACCCTAATCCGCTTGAGTCGGATTATGTCACATTCAATCAGGATGGAGTATTCTCTCAATCAATTTTTGGTAGCCTATCTAATTCAGTTGACTGGTCTTGCCATTGTGGAAGTCTAGTTGGTGAATTTAATAAGGGTATTGAGTGTCATAGCTGTGGTCATCCAGTCGCATTTAAAGGACTGATGATGGAACGTGAAGGTTGGATTGATATGGTTGATCCAGTCATCCATCCACTATTCTATCGATATATTAAGAAGGTCGTAGGTGGAACTGCACTAGAAAAGATTATCAATTATCGTGCAGAAATCAAGGTTGAGGGTCTTCCAATTGATCCTCCTATTGAACCACCATATGCAAGTATCGGTATGGGAGCATTGATTGAGAATTTTGAAGAGATTCTTAATCACTTCCTAGAAAAGAAAAATCAGAAATTCTATAAAGAATATAAGTTCATTGTTGATAATATTGACAAGGTATTCATTCAATACCTTCCAGTTATTAATAGTCGTCTTCGTCCTGCTATCCTAGTAGATGGTGAATTCAGCTTTGATGCTATTAATAATCTATACAATCAGCTGATCCAGAATAGTAATCTATTGAAGAGTCTGTCAACTCCAGAGCGGATTCCTCTCAATATTTATGCATTGCAGTATAAGAATCAGAAACTTGTCAACGAGATCTATGACACTATTACTTCTAACCTATCTTCCAAAGAAGGTTATATTCGTAGCACTCTTTTCGGTAATCGTCTTAATTTCACTTCTCGTTGTGTCATCACCCCTCTGGACGGAAGCTACGACATTGATGATATTGTCATCCCTTACAATGCCGCACTAGAACTATTAAAGCCTCAAGTACTTCGTCGTCTAGCAAATCTAAAAAAATGCACATTGACGGCAGCTACAGAGATCTTTAATAAGGCTGTACTAGAGTTTGATAGTCTTGTTTACAAGATTATGATCGATATCATTGAGAATGGTAATGTCCGGATGCTTCTTAATCGAAATCCATCGATTAATCTGGGTTCAATTCTTATGGTAAAGATTGCTGGTATTAAGAGAGACATGTCAGATCTTACTGTATCTCTACACAATCTAATCTTAAAGCCTATTGGTGGCGATTATGATGGTGACGTTCTTAACTTCATCTTGCTATATGGTCAAGAATTCATCGATCTATTTGCTAAGTTTAAGCCTTCCCATATTATGATTGATATGGATAATGGTACCTTTAATAAGGCATTCCTGCCAGCTAAAGACACCATTCTTGGTCTAGAGAGTCTATTCAATTGATAGAATTTATTTCTAATGCTTGGACTGCCTTTTGTTATGTCTGGACATGGATAACTCTTCCAATCGCAATATTTTACTTACTTAATAGATAATAAATAGGGTAACTGTCTTCGGACGGTTACCCTATATTCTTTCAGGAAATACAATGAGCGTCTATGCAGAAGTCTTTTCTCGTGATTCTACTTTTAATAATATTATCACAATTCATCCAGAAGCAATTTGTAATAATCTTGATGAAATCTATAAGATGATTGATATTGTCAAGCGATTGATAAATGTTCGTCTTGAATTTATAGATGTTAATGAAAAGAATGTAAGTATTGATGATCGCACAAAGACAATGATCATCAAGAATATGGGATTGACTTTCCATGATGGTTCTCGATACCTAGTACCACAAATTGTTGGAAATCATTATGGTGCTTTGGTATATGATGATCTTCGTGATGATCGTAGTAAGAAAGTTCGTAGTGCTATTATTGGACAACTTCTACAGCAACTAGAAAACTTTAAATCACAACTTGAATATGTAGGTGAACGAGCATTAGTCATTGATGATGACAATATTCAAGATATGATTGCAGTTGTTATTCAAATTGAAGATAGTAAGCTTCTTGATTTGAAAGGTACTGAAGACTTTTCACTATATGAAGGAAACTTCGAATTTGATGAGCTTGAATTGTTTCTTCAAGATGGTATTAAGGTAATCATCAAAGATCAATACTTTGGTGATCCTGGATTGCTTACATGGGAACGATTGACAGAAGACCATAAGCAAAATGTAAAGTATTCGATTACTGAACGTCTTCGTGAAATTATCGGAGTATGAAATGATTGTACGTCGTTATCTTTCCAACCTTTTCCGTGATTGCTATCAAATTATTGATGGTATTCCACAAGAAAATATTGTGTCTCGTTTTGGTCGTCATGATGAGACACATAAAAGCTTTGCAGAATGGATTTATCTATTCTTTTATCTGATTGAATTTCCAAATGAAAAGTATAATGAACTTCCTTGGAATGTCAGTGCATTTAAAACTATTGATGATGTCATCGAGCGGTATTCAAAATATACACCTAGTACAGTTCCGGGTATGATCCATATGAGACTCAATCAGTTGTATATTGCTGATCATCATGATAAGGATCAAATTCTAATGTATTTTAAAGACATTATTCGTATCACAGATAGTTATGAACGCTGTCAACAATTGAAACCTGAAAATGAACTTACTCAGTAATTATCACTACCTTTTTACTATTCCTCTCTTTGGGGCAATAGTTCTCTTTGCAATCTTTTATATCTGGATAGCAGTCGATTGCTATAAAGGTAAAGCTACATCAGGTCTTATTTGTGGTAGGAAAGGAAGTATTAAAGATGCACTAATCCTTCCTTTAGCTCTCTTTGCATTCGTATTTTTAGCTATAGTTCCTATTGTAATTGCAGCAATTCAAAAACTATTCAAATCACAAGGAAAGTAATCATGCGTCTCGTTTATGCAGAAGATAATCTGAAGCACAAGAAAGGTGAAGAAGTTAAGATTTATGATATCGTAACTGGTCATAACTTTCATAAGAATGGTGAAGTTCTTCATATTGAGAAGCCTAGGCATGGTGGATCTACTGGTCGAGTCTATATTAGCTATGATTCAGGTGCTACTCAAAGTGGATACTTTCCTTCAGTAATCGATGCAAAATGGATTGAGCGTGAGGATCAAGAATAAAAATGAATATTAAACTCATTTCATCCATTAACCAACAAGAAATCAAGGTTGGTGATACAGTTCAGCGTCATTCAGCTATTATGGATATCAAAGTACCAGTAAAAGTTAATGGTATTAAGTATCCTGATGCAAGCCTTAAAGGTGGTTTGATTAGTGTACAGAGTGACCATTCACCTTTCAGCAATCTAGTTACTGAAAAAGAAATTGATGTTGAATGGTGTGTATCATAATGGCAGTCCATCCTCCAATCGTAGATAATCTCAAGCTATCTAATACTAATAGACTACTTGGAGATTTCTTTGAAATCCTTTCAGGGATTCCAGATAAAAACATTGCAACTCCTTTGAATGAACATGATTGTCATAAGAATTTCAAAGGTAAGCAAATCAAGAGTCTTAAACTAACTCCTTGGCAATGGTTCATGATGTTCCATTTCCTTAAGGATTATAAAGAAAAACCAGAAACTCTTGATGTAATGCATGCTTGCTATTCTGAAAAACACTGGAGAGATGCTGAAACCCTCAAGGATTTTCTGAATGCAGCTAAAGCAATTTATCAAATGAATCTAATTGGTAGCGGTAAGTCTGTAAAACAGTCTTATCTAGAAGCTGCCAGAATGTCATTCAATCTTACTAAAGTAGACTATTAAATCATGAAGAAAGAACTCGGTGCCAAAGTTATTCGTATTCATTCAATTCTAGCAGGTATTCCATCAAAGAATATCAGTCTTGATGTAGATGTAGAGACTAATAGTCTAAGTCAGCTAACTCCCTATTTTAAGATTCCTGTCATTATTCGGAAAGATAAGGATATTAGCAAGCTGGTTCTTCTTCCTTCAGAATGGATTAAGATCTATTCATGTATTCGTAAGAATGCATTAAAGTCTTCTCCAAAGGGTATTGCTGATCTTATTGTTGATCTAGATATTACTACTGCACCAGCTTGGGATACTCTTGATCTAGGTGTAGAAGATACCTACCACTATACTGAAGCAGAAATCCGTTGGATTATGGCTACTCTTATGGAGCAGCCTGAAGCTAAGATCCGTTCTGCCAAGTCATATGTATTGAAAGAACTTCAAAACTTCTGTAAAGAACGAGGATTCAATAAAAAATGATTAAGAAACCTGAAACTATTGAAGAATTTCGTCAGTTCCTTATTGCTTGCTATCAGGTAATTAGTGGTATTCCATCAGGTCAAATCTGTATGGATGTCAATACTCTTCATAAGTACGATCTACCTGATCCCGGTCCTGATCATGCTGAATTCATTAAGGAAGTAACTCTTCACCCTAATGAATGGCTACATCTTTACTTCTTCAATGAGGGAGGTGAAAATGATCATCTGACAGTACCTGAAAATCTCCAAGAAGTAGATATTAGTGATGTCTATCTAAGTAATCTACTTAATGGATTGGGTACTGGAGCATTTGATCTTAATCTTACTATTTATGAAGAAAAAACTAACAAATCTCACAAAGATATCTTTCTAAATCGTATGAAAGCTACACTAACATCACTCGATAAAATTAACATTTAAAAACTTTCTTTCATGTTTATATCGATCATTTAACTTTTAAGGATTTCTGATTTCCCTAGGAGTAACATGAGATTAGATGCGGCCTGATGAACCGCTTCTGTTCATAGTTCCTTTGTTGGGCATGATCCTTTCCTAAGAAGTTAAGTTCTCCCCTATACCTTTACCGGGTATAGGGGAATTTTTCGTTTTCGTCTTCTTTTTTGTCAAACTGTGGTAATACCTAAGTCGTAAATATATTATAAATATGAGGCCGTTTTAACACAGGTCTCTCCTGTAATACTTTCTAGTAATACTATCTATAATGGAAATACGACGGAGGATTTACCGATGGCTATCAGGCAACACCACATGACATTGAAGTACAAACGAATGACGCTGTATGGTAATACAGATGTTAAGCCATCAAGTAATTCTGGATTTACTTGTGGAACTCTTCCTTCTTTGATGGAAATGCTAGGAGGGTCACATCACGATGAAAGAAATGACCAATTTACTGAATCTGCACCTCATCTGCTGGTCAAGCTAGTTGGTGGTATCAGTAATGTCAATTATCTTCCCGGTAGCCTTGTTGATATATTAGAGACAAAGCTTCATAAAGAAAATATCGATATCACCCGTCTTGTAAGAAAGTACGTATACTGGCTGTTAACAGACGATCAACATGGATTAATATATAATATGCCCATGCTCGCCTGTGATTATAAGTCTGTAAGAAATTATGCCTTATTTGTGCTAGCACGTAATAAGAATAAGATCTTTGATGGTGGTGTCATCCAATCTTCTGAATGGCTTAGCTTTGATGCTCGTTCTATTTGCGAAAAAGCAGGTTTACAAGCTATTCAGAATAGTGTTGAACTGTTACTCAATTGCTCATTTGAAGTCGGTAAGGCTTCGGATGATTTGTATTCATTTCAGCTGAGAAGTCAACGAGGTATTACACCTCAACAAGTTGAATTAAAGCTTGAGCAGTATAGGAACGTGAAAGTCGAATGTCTTATTGCACTACTGAAAGCCGAACTACAAATGTAAAAAGAATAGGTCTTCTTCCAGAAATGGGAGAAGACCTAATTTACGTATCTTTTTTGAAAAAGTGAATATATTATTTATTTGGTCGTGCCAAAGAACTGCACTAGATATTTCTTGACAATTTTCTCATCTTAGAGTACTCAAAAGAGTATTTTAGGATGAGAAAATTATGAAATCGTATTATTTTTTGTTTATTTTTACAAAAGTTTGAAATTTTTATACATATTTATAGAGATTTCCTATCACTGGAGAAAGCTTTATGGACCTTAAAGAGAAAAGGTTAGTTGCAACAAAGTATGATATTAACGTAACAAATGCCCTTTATAGTAGTATTCTAGGCTTAGTTACTGATTATCTAACGAAACTATTCCCTCCTAATTATCTTGCATATATTTACGTAGGAAATAGTATTGCTGCGCTAACTGAATCAAATCTAGATGACGATACTAAGATGGTTAAGGATAATCCTAACTTTAGTATCAAAATGAATTATGCTCCACAAGATTCTTCTTTTAATGGAGACCCATTCTTAATGGGTAATATGCTAGTATGGCGTGATGTCCATGCCTATAAACATGCATATTCTAGAATTCTTGCTGATTTTAATGAGCAGGTATTTATTAGTGGATTCGAAACTAGAGCAAAGCATAGTTTTGATATCACTGTCACTGTAAATACTGAAATGGAGGCATTAAACCTACAGGGTTTCCTTCGCCAGAAATTAGGTATTAATAGACCTTACTTCCTAAATCGTAGATTTATTGAAGTTCCTCTACCAAAATCATTAATTGGAGCTATTGCTGCAGTTAAAGGCTTTGATTTTACTACTCCACAGAACGTTCAAGACTTTAATAGGTACCTAGATGGTATTGCTGATGGAGTTGTTACCTATAAAAAGCATTCTATCTCAGGTAAATACCTATATTTTTATAAATATTGTGCAAATTTACTATTTAGAGTAGAAGGTTTTGATGATATCGATACTCAACGTGAAGGTAAAGTAATTACTTCTAGTTCAGTCAAATTTACTTGCAGTGTAGAATATAATAATCATCAATCTTTCATCTCAGAATGCTATAAGGTATACCAACCTACATTCACAGATGAAGATTTTGTCCTAGGTGACAATGAAGTTGGAGCTATTATTCATTGGGCAACTAACTTTGTAGTCCAAGAACAACTTCCTGATGGTAGAAAATGTATTGCTAAGATTGAAGTAGTAACTGACGTCAATACACCCTTAGATTCTACCTGCTTTAAACCTGAACTTGCATCAATTATTATTAAATATATTGAAGCACTTAAAGTAGCACCCATTCCAGATGGTACAACAGATACTGATCCATTTCAAGTGGTCAATTCTAAGGTCAAATTAATGGTCTTTAGAGATACTGTACCATTAAAATTAAACGATGATTTTACTATTGATTGGAATACTTATACCATCAATATTAATAATCCTCGATATAATTATGAATATCGTATTTTTATCTATGTTCCGATGAGTGAAGTAGGCGCACTTGCCGCAAGTCAACCTATTAAAGGTGACACCATTGGTAATGCTCTGATTGAAGATACAGATCCTTCAGAAAGCAACATATAAATAATATAGATTTTCAAGTTTTCATAACTTACATGGAATACTAATAATGTCATACTCCGATGCTGAAAGCGCTTTGGGAATTAAGAATTTCCGAAGAGACCTAGCTGGTCTAGTATATCCATTATCTCAAATGAAGCCCATTGATTTCAATGTGGATGATAAAGATGATGAGAAAACATATAATGATCGCTTTAAACAAATTGCAGCTGCTCTTCGCTACTGTTTCAGTGCTGCTGGAGACATTGCAATTCGAGATAAGCGCTATCTAGCTACATTTTTTGCTGGTTATGCTAATCCATTGACATCGAATACTTACAAGTATGCCGATAAGACAATGTATAAGAGCATGACTAACTTCGATTATAATGGAGTACCCATTACATTTACCAAGCCAATGATTGAATATAGAATCAATACATTTGGCACTCTTGACTTCTCAGCAGTTTATACATGGGTCTTCAAGAATGGTAAGTTAATGGATCCAAGTCAGTATACTCTTTTGAATACTGCCTATGGTGTTAAGTGTTTTATTGCTGATACTTTAGTTGCTAATAATGATGAAATTAGTATCGTTATTAATCGCATCTATAACGTAAGTAAAGATCACTATACTTATACTTCAACAACAGCAGGTTCGTCATTAACACTGATCATTCCAGTAAGTCAGCTAGGTACTTTCTATCACCAGAAATACCTTAAGCTATTTATTGAACGTGGTAATGATCCTAAGTTATCATTCTATGAAATTGATCAAGCTAACTGTGATTGGCAGATTGATGTAACTGGACAGAATGTAAAATTAGAGATTCGTAATCTTACTAGTGGTTCTACTGGACCATTCCGAGTAGGAGATATTTTCCATGTAGTCAACACAGTCTACTTTTGGGAATATCATAATACTAATCTTACTACTCCTGCTACTGGTTCATGGACAGATACTAAGCAAGATGAGATTGAACTAATCGAAATTTATAATGGTAGTAAATGGAGACCAGTTCCATTCTATTTCATTGAAGATTTTGATGTTTTCTTTGATGGTTTCTTACTAATTCCCGGTGAGCATTATACAATCATCAAGGGTGGTAATGATTTCTCTACATATAAGATTAAATTCTTATTTACACCTGCTCCAGGTACCAAGCATTCTGTTCATATTTGGAAGAATGAAGCCTGTGCAGATGATAGAGACACCATCATTGTACGTTCAGATCTAGATTCTCATGGTATGGTAGTAGCCTCAGACTACACTGTTGTACCAGTAATGACAAATCTTGGTCATCCATTCCTAAATAATAAGTATATCGGTAACGCTCGTCTAGAAGAAAAGCATCGTCGTGTACTTCATGTGAATGATGTTACAGATACTACAAATTTCAACTATAAAGTTCGTCTTTTAAATACAATTGACATTGAACAAGTAGTTGACTTTGTTGTAGATAATCTATCAGAATTCGACATTGTTGGTGAGTGGATTGGTACTGATACTCTAGTAAATCAAATTTACGCTAATAAGTATCCCGCCATTACAGTTGATCCAAATAATAAGAGTTTTGAAGAAACTAATCCTACTTGGACTTTCTACGACGTTCTTACTGCAGCAGTTGAGCAATATCGTGTCATTAAAGCCTTCTATGAATCGAAGCTTAATGCATATACTGCTGGTGCTGGTAATCTTAATACTAATACTACTTCGGTAGAAGCTCTAGGATTCCCATTAAGTAATATTGCTAGTGAACCTAATGATATTACTGGTAATGAGCTACTCGTTCTTGACTCGAATATGGCACAGTCTGCTGCTATGGTTATCGATTCAAGTAAGATTTATAGTACAAGAACTACACCTATTAATTAAGGAATAAACATGGCAGCTTTTCAAGATACTTATGTCTTTAAGCAAATTGGTCTAGGTATTAATCTAGATCGTATTGCAGAAATTAATTCAAATCTAGAAGCAGCTAAGATTAAACCTGCTGACCTTGAAGCCATTACATCTGATATTAAGCATAAGATCAATGTATATGGTAAAGAAGTTATTCTAGATGAACTAGAAACTGGCAAAACCATTATGGTATATGCTCCACGAGTTCAATTACCTGTGTGGGCATTAGTTGATCCAAAGGGTCAAGTTATTTCAGTAGCTAACGTATTTGGTGCTGCTAATTTTACACCAGATAAGCCAGTTAATATTCAGCAACCACGTAAGATTTATACACTTGCTTTGATGGCCTACGTTGTTCGTAAGTTTTATGAATATCGTAAGCAGATTACTCAAAATAATCAATTTAATACTGCTGCTGGTAAGATTTACGTTCGATTCTTTGCTCGTATTCTTGATGTACTCTATACAGTATCATCAAGTCCAATCCAGATGTCAGGTGTTGAATTCGTTCTAGGTAAGTTCTTCTCACGTTACATTGTTGAACGTACAAACCTTTCACCAGACTTTGAAAATAACTTTGCTCATAGTATTACAAGCAAAGGCCGTGATACAACTATCACTGCACTAATTGAAACTACTAAGGGTTTCACTGATGAAGATTATTCAAGCCTAGACAAGTTTGTAGCTGCTCTAGCTAGAGAATTTACTCTTCTTCGTCAGGCTGATACAAATACAATCCTACGTCGTTTCATCTCAATGTATGGTGAGAAATCACTATTAATGATTGAAAACTACCAGTACTTCATTGGATATACTCTCTCAGCAGTATATTCAGGTAGCCTTATTAAAGACTTTGCATATGAGTCTACAATGGGTAATGATGGAGCAAAGGTAGCACAGCTTTATCTTAATATCGTTAAGTAAATTAATTCCCTATACCTTCTGAAAAGAGGGTATAGGGGTTATTTACAAAAAAAAAAGAAAGTAAAAGAAAAGGATCTAGAAACCCAAAGGCTCCTAGATCCATATATCAATTACTTCTTCTTGAGAAACTTCATCAATGTATCAATATGCCCATCAATAACAGTTGATACCGGGAACTTAGGAATCTCTGATTCTTTCTTATACAGATTCAGTTCAGCCTTATCCCTTGCATGATAGTTAGAGATATCGAAGAATGTCGAAGCGTGAAGAATAGCAGCATCTTCATAAGTCATCTTACTAAGACTATTGCTACGATTACGATCACATACATTGATAAACAGCGTACTATATGCTTGGTTAATTACATCAATAATTAATTGCTTAGCCTTTACGTAACGACGACGGCAATCAAGCATTTCAAGCAGTGGTTGATAATCACTACCAATAATACATTCTTCGGCAAATGGAGCAAGTGTTACTGGAAGTACAATAGTAGGAATACCATAATCAGATACCAGACTATTGAAATAATAGTTTTCCGTAGCTAGCTGAGTATGCTTAAGGAAACTTACCTTCCTGCTATGCTTCTTAGTAATCCCATTAAGGTACATTTCACGCATTTCTTCCTTAATAGTTTCAATACTATCCTCTGCTTTAGAACACCATACAGAAGCAATCTGGACTAGAGCCTTACTAGCCTCAGTACCAAGATTAACGCCACGCTTACGAAGCTCCTTATAATATTTAAGATCACCAAGAGTTACATTAGCTACCTTATCCTTAAGAACGAATGCAAATTCCCTATCTTTCATTCGAGCCTTAAAGATGTCAACTAATTCATTCTTGAATTCAAAACTATCTAGACTATATGGGACAAAGAGAGTATGCTGACCGTTGAGTACGTTAACATCATACAATCGATATAAGAGATTTTGAATTTCTTGAGCAGTATTATCATATTTCTCTAGGAATGAATCGACAATAGCTTCCATAATCATCCTATGGAGCATATTACCTTTATATCGAGTCTCACGAACTTCACTTGCTGGTAGAGCTAGGATATTATAACCGAAATCCTTTACTACGATCACTTTAACCTCATCATCAATATCAAGACGATGATGATGAATGTAGTGATCAAGCAATACCTTAATGATACCTGGAACCTTCAATGCATGAATATAATCACGACCTAGCTTTTCAAGTTTAGCATAGTCAATCAGCTTACTCTTAGCTCGGTATTCATCAAAGGTAGTAATATCACCCTTAGCATCCAATCCCATAAAACGAAGAATAGCTCGCTCAATAAAGGGAATAGGATCTACTTTACCACAAGTAACGTGATCAATATATCGCAACAAGATTTCAATATCGAATGTACGATTAAAGAAAGCTGTACGATTATCCCTATCTGATTCAAATGCTAGAATCTGAAGATTATCTGGATCTAGGTTAGTATGTTGTAATACTGACTCCGAATAGTCTCCCAGATCCTTAAGGGTACGAAAATGTGTATCCCATAGAGCATATGTAATATCTACACCATCTACATTATTCAGGAAACTCCACGGTGCTTTCTTAGTCGTCTTCTTTGCTGCAGGTTTAAAGTTTTTATCTGTCATGGTAAATAGTTTATTGATCTTTAATTATTTAGTTCAACGATATTGACGAATGGCAGAATACAAAATAGAGGCATTCTGAAGGATTTTATTACGATCTGCAAAATCAATCAGTTTTGACAATAATTTTCGATAGCTACCACTCTGTAGGACATCATATAGATTCTCTGCCGGTACATTATCGCTCAAATGCTTATAAATATAGCGATATGAATTAATACTATGCTCTAGACCGTAAGTTTCTTTAAGTGGAATTAGATCCTTAATATAATTATCAATCAATTCCAGAATCTTATCTTTATTAAATACGTCTAGTACATGCTTACGGACAGTATTATCGAATGCTGCTGAGTGGTAAATCTTATGGTCAGTCAGTTTAGGATTTCGTTTCTTTGTCTCTACTAGATATTCGTCAATCAATGAAAGATGACTACCAATAGTCTCAAGTTCAATAATGAGTCTATTTACTGTGGCTTCAAAAATATAATTCGAAGAGTTATCAGAATCAATATCTTGATCTAGAAGCTGTTTACTAAGATTCAATAGATAATCGTACTTACCCTGCAGATTTAGACCTGCATAATTCACTACCATTGGTTTGATTTCTTCTAGAATGGCTTCTGTAAGTTTACGATGGTTATACATCGTTTGATAATGCTTACGGAATTTATCTACTACTCCATCCTTAAGAACTACACAGTGCCAATTGTCCTTGAGCCAGAATTTCTTATCTTTGTTGGTGGCTACATTGAAGGCTGATTGAGAAATGATATTGAGTGTAGATGTACGGAACCTAGGTAGGGTTATGAATGGGGACTCTACTACCTTATCTACGATATATTTAGGAATATAGAATTTGCAACGTTCATCTACTTCTAGAGTATTATTGATTGGATTATACTTGTAGATAAAGATTTGAAATTCATCACCGTATTCTTTGACAGGACCAGTTTCTCCTACGCTATGTGGCTGATAGGGACCGTATTCTAGGAATTCAGGAGTAGGAATACCGGAACCTAGAATCTTACTGATGAAGAGCGGATTGCTCTCCATGATATGCTTTTCTAGCATTTGAAGATTTTCAAGAGCATTGTGATAAGCGGCAATAGCTTTGGTACCTGACTTATTTTCCCATGCTTCTTTAATCTTACCAGCGGCTAGTTCACTGAATGGAGCTAAGAGATCAGTCTTAGTCCAGATATAGGAACCTTTGAAGTTAGGCTTACCTTGACTGAAATCTAGTGCGATATCTTGCTTAGTGTCAGTAAGCATTTCATTGATACGTTCTACTAGATGTGCAAGTTTAAAATTGTTAAATAGGTTTTTCATAATTAATCCTTAAGTGAATTGGATACTCAATTGTACTTCAAATATATAATATATGCACTAAGGATATTTCAAATTTACAAAAAAAAAAGATCCCGTTTTACCGGGATCGAAACCTTATCCTCGGGGTCTAGCCGATAGGACAGGCGTTATCATTCTTTAGGCTGCAACCGAGATCCACTTCTTGCTAACCATCTTATCGAACGTAAGACGATTGCCACGAGTGAATTCACCATGCGATTCAAAGCAACGATCCTTGATGAAGGATTCTTTATTGCTCACGAACTCTTCCAACTTCTTATAGAAGAATTCTGCTGCATGATTTTCTACGGTACGACCAGTTGCCATCGAAATCCAACCACGAGCCAGAAAACCTTGACGCTTCTTGGCTTCAATAGTCAATTGGAAAATGGCATTCAGCGGTTCGATTGCGATATGGTACATGCCGTCATCCTTCAATTCCTTGGTGACTCGGCAGACCATATTGTTGACTTCGAAGTAACCATGAAGCTTGCCTTTCATGACGAGCTTCATGCACTTATCTGCCAACTTGAAATGGTTAATCGCATCTTTTTTCTTCTTGTCAACTTCCGGCTTTGCAGCAATGATAGCGAAAGTGGACTTAGCGATTTGGGCGATCTTCGACATGATACTTTTTTCCTTTACGATTAATTAATATTAGAATCCACGATATATTTATTCGTGGTCATGAAGAAAATATATACTTAAATCGCCCTTTGATACGCTTTATTGCACAATAAGATGATCTACTGTCTTATTGATAGTTACATTCATTTCAATATGAAGAATATTCATATCAATAGAATTAACAACTCGCTTCTTTTTAGCAGGTGCCTTAAAAGCTTGCTTAGGAGTTCCTGGTGTTAGAGCAATATCTGAATCTAGTTCATAGCCTTCACCTTCGTCATCATTCTGACTATGACGTTTTACAAGAGCTTTAATGATATCATCTTTTACAAAGGTATCATGTGCTATATGAAAATTCTGGAGTTCAACTTGAACACCATCAATCAAAGCACGTTCTAGTACATCTCTAAAATTGTAAAGAATGATTGCAAAAACCTCAAAATTATCACGATAACCTTGAGTCCTTAGTTGGTCATGAACTGACTCAATAATACGATTCCAATTATTGAGCCATTGTTCAGAACTAACATGCTTCGATAGTTGACGAAGAGTATGAGCAACTACTTGAATATTAGCATTCAAACAATGATAACTATTATGCAAACGAAGATTGAATGTAATATTATTTACTGCATCTGATTCATCATGAGCAAAACTACCATTAGGCATTTCAATAGGCTTGAATGGAATTTGATTGTCAGACATGATTTATTTCCTTAGAATTAGAGATTAAAAATAATACCAGTAGATGCCATCATTACTGCAAGCTTAAGCATCATTGGAGAATGCTTAATTTGTGGAAGATCTGTATGTTGTAAGCATTTTTCTTTAGGTTCAATCTTCCACATATAGCAATAACCCTCTGGATCATTACTATTTCTATACTTACACGTTTCGCAATTATTTAAGACCATTTTTGAGTAGGAAACATTGTTCAGCATACTTACGAATAATATTGGCACCTTGCTCAGTCTGTTCTTTGCACTGCTGAACTAGATCATCTTTGAATCCGGATAGGTCATAAGTTGACCAAAATTCTGCACCAAAATGTCGGTACCCATTATCAACCTCATCTTGGGTTGGAATCCGACCATCTTGTGAAAAACCTGCCCAACCTAGTAGACGAATACGGCCCATCGTAAGCATAGCATCAAATAGCTGTGCATTACGGACAATATCATCTTCTTCTAGAACTCCAGGAATCTTTTCATCAAGATTCATTCCGGTAAGTTGGAATGCCTTGACTACTAGACCGTCTGAAATATCCATTGATCCATCACCATGCTTAAAAGCTTTAGCCATATTAGCACGCATGGCCAGATCTTTCATAATTAGCATAAGTAGTTCAGACATTTCTTGTTCTGGAGTCTTACCTGCTGATACGAATGACATAGCACCGAACCAACGAGTAATCAGACGTGAGAAGATACGTCCATCTGGAAGCTTATAAGAAATGGTGATTGGGTAATCGCTTTTATCTTGACGATCTGATTCAGATGTAACACAAACGATCTGATATTCTTTACCAGATTTGTCATGCTTCCACCAATATCCTGGCTTTAGATAAGCTAGGTCATACTCATGACTATTATCTTCGGCATCTTGAACTGTAACTAGTTCAGCAGCAAGCTTAGGACGAAAACGAGGATAAGGTGCTTTGAATTCTTTTTTCATGATTATTAATCTGGAAGATATGAAACGTGAATGTAAATGGTAACTCGCGCTTTCTTGGTATCTGCTAATTCTTCTATACGAAATGAGTAATCACACTCATTGATGATATAACCTTCTTTATGGAATACTGACTTTACCTTTTTATCAAGCATTTCTTTTACTGCAGTTTCAATGATGTCAATACTATCTTCAATAGTCTCTTCATGACTGAGATCAAGAGACATAACCTCTAAAAATCCATCAGAGACATTGCAAATAAATTCAAGTTGAATATCTCTCGAATAATTATCCAATGCAATATCTTTTTGCTTACGCCATTCACGCTCAAACTTCATTTGGAAGTCTGAAAGAACACAGGTACGCTTTTCGTATTCTTCAGCAAGTTCTTTTGCTGATTGAATGAAATATAGGTCCATTTTTATTATTCCTTACTAATAAGAAGACGTGAGCTAAGCCAATCAATCTGAAATACCATTGGAACCTTTGGATCATCTTTAATCTTAACTCCGATAATTCGTTGATCAAGTTCATGAGGTATATTTACAAAACTAATTATTTCTGGTTGAAATTCCTTACCAACTTTACTAAGCTTTGGATCATCTACAATATCTTTAAGGCGTTGAATTGCATCTCCGATAACATCCATCTGAGGACGATATCCTAGAACTTCTGTAATGAAATGATGAAGGGTATTAATATCTTCAACCGGATCGTAATTAGTAGACATTTTAAAATGTATAAGAAAAAGAAATGAGACTATCAAGAAAAAATTAGGTGAAATTATTTTCACCTAATCTTATATCATTTAACAAGCTTCAAGTTTCATTTCATCTTTATCGATGATCATGACACCTGATGAAAGAACGGCGCAAATTGACATTCGTACGTGATTAGCCTCATCTTTATTTATTAGCTGTGCATCATCACGATTTTCAGACCATCCAACAATGCTATTTTCAATACCTGTATAGTATCGGCGACCAAATTTAAGGGTCACATATTGATCTGCAAAGACTTGGATACGAGCTTTCCACAATTCAAAGTGATCATAACGCGCATTACTATTATATTGGAAGATTAGGCTGTCGTAATCACTTAGTCCAGTAGTTCCAAAGATATCAGTAATATCATTGAAATTGATATGGAATATATCAGCAAGAGCATCATATCCATCGCCGGAAGATGGTACTTTATCTTGATTGGGTCTACCAAGTACAATAATCTTTCCAGCATTTTCAGGCGATAATGCATCATAAGGAGCAACATAAAGCTTTAGACCACGTTGTTGCCACTTTTTAAATTGAGCTAACCAACCTGCAGCACAAGCCACTGTACCACATACAGGTTCTTCAGCATCTGCAATCTTTTCTTGTTCTTCTTTTGAAAGTCTTTGATCAACCCATTGATTGAGCCAAAGCTTCTTACCTTTCTCAATAAGTGGGGTAATATCAGCTACAGCTTCACGTAGAAGAGAGATTGTGCTGAAATAGTAAGTCATCATAATACTTTTCCTTAAGTATTAAAATATTAATGGTTACTTCACTAAAATAATATATCCCTAAAATAACCATTAATAACTCCCCTAACCCTCTTTTGAAGGTTAGGGGATTATGATTACTTCAGAAGATCAATCATCTCTTGCACAGAGATAATTTTTACACCTAGATTGGCAGCATCACGATTCTTGCCAGTACCGGAAGTAGTGTCATTAGTAACTAGATAATCTGTCTTAGCAGTTACCTTGCCAACTAATGAATGACCTTTCTCAATCAAGAATTTCTTTAGATCATCCCGAGTAGTGAATGGATCAGAACTACCAGTAGTACAAAACTTAAGAGCCTTAAAGTCAGCTGCTCGCTCTTGTTTAGTTTGGATAACCTTAATAGGATTACCTGAGAATAAGAATTTGATATCATCAAAATTCTCAGTTAGACCTTTCTTAAGAGCATTAATCGTTTCAGTACCAACCTTTTCAATCTTAGTTAATTCATTAAGCTTCTTATTTTGATAAAGATCAATGATTTCATCCATTGTATATTCACGAAGAATAGTCAATGCTCGACCTTTACTAATAAGATCAATATTCAAACTACCGAGAATCTGATAGTCTGAAGTTCCATTTTCCTTTAGATCACAGAACCAAGTCTTGAACTTAGTTAGAGTCGATGTACCACAACCTTCAATCTTTGGTAATTCATTATAGTTGAAAGTAAATAGATCACCGACATTAGAGACTAGGTTAGCTTCAACCATCTTGCGAATTGTCTCTAGATCAATGAACTTACCTTCAGTACCTTTAATGAACTTAAGAATGCTACCAACTTGATTTAAAGGACACTTCTTATTATCACAGAATAGGAATACTTCATTTTCATCTGTATATAGCTCTTCACCACATTTATGACAGAAGTTAGGAGCCTCATATTTTTTATATAGTCCTACTGCATCCTTATTACGCTTCTCATGATCATCATAAAGTTCTACATATCCTAGAACGTCATTGGATAGTTTAAACTTAATCCTATCACCTTGCTTTAGACCTAACTCATTGAATCGAGCATAGTTGGCAAGAGATACCTTTTGATAGGTATTACCAAAGATCTTGATTGGAGTGAACCAGACTCGTGGAGTAAAGGTAGCAGTAAAGCCCTCACATAGCCAATCCATATTAGTTACTATAACTTCACGCTCAATAGCAGGAAATTTAAGAGCAGTTGCAAAGTTAGGTTCATTATTGGTATAGCCAAGTTTGTTACGATCTGCCTGAATTGCTGATTCAATTACTAGACCATCACACATGACATCTAGTACTTTACGATCAAATCGTGCTTCAGTTAGATAGTTATAGCTTTCCTCAATATCATCAATAGTTACTTCTTCATGAATCTCCTCATAAGCAAGATTCTGAATACTATTGATGTATTGAATTTCTTCTTCACGGCTAAGAACTACATCTTTACCCTTCATTCGAAGAGGAACTAGGGTTACATATTTAAATAGATGAGCATTCTCTGTAGTGAATACACCAGCCATTGCATTACGTGGATTTTTGTAAGGTGTTTCTACTTCTTTATTCAACTCATCAAAATTACTAAATTGGAGTACGGCTTCATATCCAATAGCATAGTCAAAGCCAGTATCAATCAAAGGAATATGTTTGACATTAGCTTTAAATAGCGCTGTAAGATCTTTACCTTTACCATCCTTACCACGAGTTAGTGCTTTATGAATTACATTACGACCAGCACTAACTACAGTTTCTACGGTAATTGAATATCCATCAAACTTCAATGAGCAGTATAGCTTATTTGGGTTAACTTTCTTTTTTCGTAGCCATTCTCTCAAATCATCCATTGACTGACATTTCGAAAGAGTACCAGCAAAATCAGAATAAGAATGATCGAGATCAAGAGTCGTACCGATCTTGACTGCCGCACCAACCGGTAATTTCTTACCAGATACCATTTCATATTGCCGAGCCATTTTGTCATAATCGTCATCCTGAATATCAGAAATGCCATTATTATAATACTTATCAGCTTGGTCAAGAAGAAACTCCTCAAGAGCTTCAATTGTAAATTCACCATGAGGAGTATGAATTAGCTTTGACATGAAAGTCCTTTCCTGTAGTTATATTAATCTACTTCAAATTAATAATATATCCTTGATTAGAATTTTGTGAAGACTACATTGGATCTACTAATTTGAGGTGTAAAAGCTACATAGTGCTTATCGATTTCAAAAGTAATACATGAAATTGATTGCTGAAACTCTGGATGATCTTCAATATACTGCTTATAATTTTCACGTAAATAAGCAAGCAATGTTTCTCTTACATCATCCTTGTGATCATCTAGCTCAATATTAGTTCGTACATCTAATAACCATGCAAAACCTAGCTCAGTCACAGTTGGTTCATTACCAATTTTATAAGACCAAGCAGCATCACCCTTATATTCAGTAGATTTATACCAAAGCTTTACATCACTAGCAGTAGATTGTTTATACATATGCTGTGCTAGATCAGTACGCATATAATCTAGTAATGGCATATACAATTCACTTGCTTTCATCCTAAATTCATGGGATTTAGGATCAACTTCTACTGTCTTAAAGAACTTCTTATTTGGAGTAATACGGATATTCAGTCCTACATAGAACTGCTCTTCTTTATTATCTTCTGTAAGATTCATTTCTTCAAGATTATGCATTTGTGCATCATCTATATGCTGTAATTCATTATATAATACACTTAGACCACTAGCATAGTGATAATGTTCTGGAGATTGAAAATTTGTACCATACTCATAATCTTTCTCTTTAATAAAGTAATGCTTAAAGTCTCTGCTATTTAGAAGGATATTGTTACCTTCAATAAATAAATTACCATTTAAGAGAATGCATGTACTTTGGGCAAATGTATCTACTGTAACGACTAACTGACTATTTCCTGCCTCATCTTGTATCCATTTGGCATTCAGGCTTTTAATCTGAGATTGGAGAAGAATAAGTAACTGCCAACCAAACTGAATTCGTTTCAGTGTAGTCTTAATTTTCCATACAAATTTAGAAAAAAATAAAAAGTGATTCTTCTTATCTGAAGCCATATGGCCTCCTATGTAATAGAAAAGGGATATACTGCCATTTTTACATAGACAGTATATCCCGTTGTTATTATTCTACTTCACTTTCAGACGTCTTTACAACCTTAACACCGATACCATTAAACATTGCACGTACTGACTGTGCAGCATTCGATGCATCGATATCTTGATCAATTTCAATAGATTCTAAAGTTTTTACATCCTTCTGTAGAAGAGTCCGAATCATATTTTGTCGATTGGTACGACTTGATGAATATGCCTTAAGGAACTTATCAACTGTCTCCGGTTGCTCAAGCAAAGCAAAGTTAAAATATTCCTGTTCGCCAAATTTGATAGGATTTGAATTGAAAAGTGCATTTCCCTTTTTGTACTTATCATTATTCTTATACGGCACATCTAGCAGACTTGTCATTTCCGCCGCTCGTGCAGAGAACTTACCTGCTGGTACGTGCTTAAGCATGATAAAATACATATCACCAATAACGAGCTTATCTTCAACTCCCTTGAATTTAATCTTTTCTACAGGGAACCGAGTATACAAGTCTTCCATGAGTTGAGGTGTTGAATTCTCATAGAATGGTGGTTGATGGATAAGAATACCATGCTCTTTAGCCTCTTCAAGCCACAAAGCAAGTACTTCATTCTCGCCATCATCAGTGTCAATGATATTCTCTTGGATGAACTGACCATACTTCGGACAGACCATTTCATAGAATGTCATAATTTCACTGAGAAGCTTCTCATCATCATCTTTATTCTCACGGATGATATAGTCTGCAATGAAGTTTAATTCTTGCTCAAAACACTGAGCCAGATTCATACGACCAATAACACCTAGAGAATTCAGTGCAATATCAGCACGATGGAGACCATCTTCTGACATAGGCATTTCATCATCAGGTACAATTTTCGAGATAACACCCTTATTGCCGTATCGACCAGTAAGCTTAGCACCTACAGCTAGTGGAACATCAATAATGACTGTTACACGGACTACAATACCTTCAAATTCACGCTTATCGAAGCTAAACTTGATTTCAGGATTCTTATAGTCTTTAGCTTTCTGGTACCAATAAGATAGATCCTCACTTAGCTTACTACCTGCTTTCTTGTATTTTTCCACAAGATTAATAAGCTTAGTATAAATCTTATCTTGGGTATCAGCAATCTCTTTAAAATAGCTATTGTATGCTAAATCTAGCTCTTCTAGAAGATTACAGAATACTTCGATATCAGTAACAGTACCTGATGCATAGAATGGAGTATCATTAGGATTTACCTTACGAAACTCTGTATCACGCATTTCATCTAGCATTGTACTATAGTTAATCCGACGACGAGCAGCTAGAATACCGCCAGTAATCTTTTCACCAATACGAGGAATACCTTTATAAACTTCTTTGGTACCTAGAAGATTAATTAAGATATCATTCTGATTAAGAACGATATCGAAGATCTGAACTTGCTGGTGACCATATTTCTCTGAAGCAGATTGACCAATGACAATACCATCTTCATAGGTAAGACCGTGAAATGGAATGAATACTGACTTGAGATTATTCCCAAACTTAAGGTTCAGGTTTTCATCATACATACCATTCTTATAAATCCAGTCACCTTCAGCAATTGTATTACCTTTGACTACTTCTGTTTCATTTAGTTCTTGTTCAAAGCCATAAGTTTCAGTAAGATTCTTAGCCTTGGTCCAATTGATGATATTATATTCATCACCATCAAAAGTAATGATTAGCTTATGATTCTGATTAAATTCAAGAATCTCCATAATCTGAAGATCTTTCTTTGCAATCTTAAGACCAGTAGAATACTTACCGATCTGCTTTTCAAAACGAGTAAATACCTTTGGTGGTTCAGCACCTTTATATACAAGAAGCTGACCTTGATGACTAGTAAACATATTGACTCGACCACCATCACAGTGATTGACATTGGGAATCAGTAGTTCTTCTGCCAAGAATGAATGATCTAAAATTTCTTTTGTTGGTGTATCTGACATGAATCTCTTTCCTAAGAATTATTCTGAATCGATTGCACTGCCAAGACTTTCTGCCATTTGCTCATCAAAATCCATAATACCCATTTTAACAAGTTTGGTTTCAGTAAAGCCAAGTTTATCAAATTCTACTTGAATTTCTTCTACATACTTAGCATCAACTGTAGATTCAATGTAATTAAGATAATGACGAATCCATTCATTACGATTAAGATAATGAATATCTTCAGTAGCCATAGCAATATCTTTGGCTAGAAAAGTCACACAGTGAATAGAATTCTTTGATTCCTTATTATGAACAGGAAATCCCATTGGTTCATACTTAGCTTTTCCATTATTATGAGCTAAAGTATGAATTGGGCTTACAATTTTGATTGTACCTTTTTGCAATTGCTCTTGTAGTGTATAAGGACTATCTAGATGCCCAATAACAACAGTACATGTTGGTAGATGCATAAATGTAACAAGCTGCATCTTATGATTAATCATTGACATTGAATGCTCATCACTACCAGTGAGAATATTGATTTTATTATAAGCATTCTTAATAATCAATTCATTGCGGCGCATTTTCTTTTCCTTAGTATAGAGAAATAGATGTTACTGCTACACTAAGATAATATATTCATAATTTTACAATAAAAAAAGAGAAAGGATCTTCAGTAGGGAAGTCTTGGGAGATCTATAGGTAGAATCCCCACTGTCCTAATAGATCCTTTCCTTAAGGAGAATTCAGTTACCTCTTCATCGTTCTCCTATTGGAAGATCCGGAAGATGACTTATTGTTGTCATCTTGCCTTGATCTAGATGAGGAAGATGATGATTTATTACTATCATTTTGCTGTCGATTACCCATTTCTTTTTGAGCAATCTTTATTGCAGCCTCTTCAACTTGTGATCGTCTTCCTCGATGGTGTGGGATTTCTCCTTTTTGAACCATCTGCTCTGCCATCTTTTTGACGTTATCATCGTCGTTCTTTGTTGAACGCCCTCTTGATGAATTTTCTTGAGTATTGGAGCCGGAACTAGCATTGCTTTGACTAGATTGCCGTCGTTGTGAAGTATTATCATTTCGACTATTGCTATCACTTGAAGCTCGCTTATCCACTGGTGCAGTGTTGGGATCTCTAGCTCCTTCATTTGATAGCCCCTTAGATACATTTCTAGCTATTTTAACAGCTTCACTATGACTAATAGAATGATTATTTACTACTTGACCCTCAATCCCTTTGACGATCGTTTCTACATGCTGTGGTAATTCTTTAATCTTTGCTGTTGAGGCTATCATTTCTTTTGCAGTTTCAATCGCAATACCAGTTCGCTTAGCGATTTCTGGATTGTGAGCAACTGCACGGAACAACCTGCTTTGCGCTTGGGATCGAATAGGCATGGTGTACTCCTTCATGAATAGACTATATTATTTACAGCATTAATATAATATATTCATAAAAGAATTCAGTTTACAATGAAAAAAAGGAAGGGTAACTAGTACCCTCCACCAACATTAGTCGTGTTGTCTTGCACCTACATATGAATTGTATTCAGCAACCCATTTTTCAGTAAGACTTCTATGAATTGAATCTGTAAAGTCTACAACTCGATGCATAGGTATATCTATTGAATATTGACGAACAGTTTTAAGACGGCCATCCTCATCAGCATAGGGTGATTCTTTAGGTTTGATCTCACAATTAGCATCAAACTCATCTGTAGTCATTTCAAATGGAAGATGAATTTGAAGCGTACCACATACTTCTAGATCAGCTAAATTGGCAATAGCTACATGGCCAAAGTAATACTTACCTTTACCTAGATTGACTAGAATGACTGTGATGTCATCTTCATCATCAATCTTCATAATCTTTGGCAATTCAATTGAAGCTAGATTAATCTTATTTGGATTATCACCATATTCTACAATTTGACTATTCATCTTGACCACCAATATATTTTAAGATTTCTTTAGACAACCAAACTGCATTAAATTGATCTTCACGAAACTTCCAACGACGACGAAGAGTTACCTTATCCCAATAAATAATACCATCACGCCTTTCAATTGTACTAGGTTTAGATTCAACACCTAGAGCAAATGCTTGCTTAGTGACAATATATTTTGGAGTAACCTTTACAATCTCTAATTCAAACCCATTAAGAGATTGATAGTTACCAGAGCCAAATACAGCTACAGAAGTTGGAAGCTTTACTTCTTTCTTAGGTACTACCATTGATAGAGTCTTTCTAGTATTTGGAACTACTTCAGAAAGATCTGTTTCAATAAATTTAGGATTATTAGTATTATTTACTTCAACATCTTGTGATTTTTGTTGTGCTTGCAAGAATGCCAATTGCATTGCATTTAGTTCACTCATTTCTTATAATCCTTAGTAAAGAAAGAACCCTAATACCGATAATTTGGTATTAGGGTTATATTACTTATTCTTCTTCGCCGAATTCTTCAGCTAGTTCATTTTCACTTGATGAACCATCAAGTTCAGTATACTTATCTTGAACGAATCCACTATATACTTCATTAATAACGCTATTGAATGCTTCTTGGAAGCCTTCATCTGAATTATATAGGTAAATAAATTGCTTCTGCGTGAACTTCCACTCTTCATGACCCTTCAATGAGAAACCTGATTTACCACCACCTACTAGGAAACCATTTTCCTTCAAGTGCATGAAGTTAGCAAGAACGTTACTAAAGCCTTTCTTAGCAGTAAGAATAAACTTCTCACGGCTATTATTGAAGCCTGAACGTGTCTTAATAAAGCGGACATCAGTAGCACGACCTTCAATCTGAAGATCCTTATCGGCCTTCATTTCAGCGCCAGAAGTAAGCTTGAATACATATGAAGGCATAAACGACCAGCAGTTACCGCCCGGTAGATTCTCATCATCACCAAGACCAGGAAGTTGAACCTTACGTGGAGCGTAAGCATTCGTATTGATCTTTGTAGTGATGTGATTAATTGCTAGAATCGTAATATTGTATTGCTCAAGAATCGATACAACTGATGTGAGCATTGCCTTATTAGATGCTGCCATCTTACCCGGAATCATATTATTATCAAGATCAGGATTCTCAACAACTTCCTTTGGCTTCATTGCTGGTACTGAGTCCAGAATGACGATGGTAGGAGGATAAATCTTGATTGTATTGCCCTTAAAGTCGAGCCACTCAACCATATCCTTTGCTGTAAGCTTCTTCTTCATTTCCGCAATATCGAAAATGAGTTTCTTGAAGAATTCAGTAGTAAGATCAATCTGATTAAAGATTGTAAAGGTATTATGATACTCTTCTTCTGAACAGCCAGTAATCTGACGTAGACGTGCTTCAGGATTATTTAGACCACGTTCGAAGTCACAATATACAATGTCGCCATTTAGTGGTGATGCCATTGCCCATGCAATTTGAGCAATTAGAGTTGATTTACCACCTTGTGAGTTACCAATTGCCTCAATGATCTTACCCATTGGTAGACCAAGATTAAGGAATTCTTCACCATCTTCATTGATACAGATCGTTGCACAACGATAATCAATGATATCAAAACCGGTCTGAATTGAAAGTGCTTCAGTAACAGAGCCTGGAAGAATTTTAACTTCCTTCTTTTGCTTTTCTTGAAGACTCTTCTTTAGAATACCCATAGCTCACTTTTCCTAGTTTATAAACATAATGAAACGGTACCAAGGATCGGTGTAGCTAAGTCATCCAAATCAGAGACTGTTGCCACAACCATAAGAACCTTTGATTTCCGCAAAATGGAATTTTCACTTTCCGTATTATTTCCATGTTGCAAAATCGAAACAACTCGGTCCATGGTTGAATTTGCAAGCTCAGTAATCATTTCCGGCATTGATGATTGAACATCAGGTGCAAATGAAAATAAGGATGTCATAATACAATCCATATTATCATTCAATACCTTAAAAGAAACGTCAAATACCTTCCCTACAGGTCGATGAAGAAATTCTTGAGCTAGTTTTACAGTACCCCAAGCACCATGTTTTTCATTTTGAACGACCATGCGATGGAAGATAGTATTATTCAACATCATAGTTTCCTAATATTAGAAGATTTATGGTTGCTTACGAATCATTGGATACGACGACATTAGCATTGCATGAGGACCATATAAGAAGTTTTGTAGGTTTCTCTCAAAATCCTTTATTGCTTTACTACGACTAGGTTCTATTGATTCAGGTTCAAGCCTAACCATATCCATTGGCATCATTCCATAAATACCAGCACTTATTGCTTCGATATTTGGAAATTGACGATCCATTATCAATTGATAAATAATGACATAGTAAAGTTTGCTTACATCATCAATCAGTAAGAAATCTTTTGGTACATCAAAAGTATCAAGAAACGCTTCCATAATATCACCGGAAGTATTTTCTGTATGATCAAACTCTGCTGCAATATACTCAATCATTGGTTGACGTTCTTGATTGAGATCAAATGGATCAGAAATATGAAACTCGATCCAGTAATGAATTAAAAGGTCAATCACTTGCTCTTTAGTTGACTTTGAAGCACTTTGAAGACTTTGTGGTAGCTGACGATTCCAACTATTCAATTCAATAAGAAATTCTCGATCAGCTAGGTCACTGAGAATTCGAAAGCACTTGAAATATACATCATAGAATACAATGAAACTGCATACATATGATTCAATATACATGAAATGACAATGGTTGAGATCTTCATCCATCATCTTATCAATATATGCAATAGACTCTGTAATATCAGTGATATCTGCATCAGTAAGGATGGTAGCTTCACCCTCAATGAATTTAGTAACTAAACCATTTAGACCTGTGAAATCATCACAGGTATGCATGAATCGTTTAAGATGCTGATAGTAGAAGTCTTCAAAAGCTGACATATTAGTCACTCCTGAATAATCTACACGACCATGAAATACGTCAAGTAAAGACTGGAACGGAATTGGTAGTTCTTCTTTATTCATATTAGTATCCATATTTAGTCAAAAAAGAAACCGTGGTTAAATCCACGGTCTCTATACTACCAGAGATTAGGTACCTTTACTCGTCTTTCACCTGGAAGGTAGGTATTAAGACCTTTTACAATTCTTTCAATTTCTCTAAATTTTATAGAAAGATTCTCATATTTCTTACTAAGATCGTCATTCCTTTTTCTAAGAGTTATGATTTCTTGCTCTAGCTGCTCATTGCTTTTTGGCATAGCTGAAAAATGGTTCATCTTTCCAAGTTAGTGAATCAAAGACCAAGAAATCAATCTTAGTTTTGGTAGTATTACAACCTAGAGTATTATTAACATTAATAAAATACTGATACAGATCACCAACTCCAGTATACTTGACAACCTCATTGAATCTTTCATCAGGTGTCTTAGTCATATCAATGATACGAATAAACCGTTGTTCGATTGGAAGATTCTGATCAAAAGCATCACTAAAGTCTTTACCGCCAAGTGCCCACTGAGTGAACAAAAGATCTACTACATCAATAAGATCCATACGGGAAGAGACATCAAGTTGATGATACTGAGCCTTTTCTTCGAAACCAACAGGAACTTTATTATCATGCTTTTGAAGCTCACCATCGATCCAAATACGATACGAATTTACATTCGGATCATACAAAATATCTGATTGTACTTCTTCATATACAGTAAAAATACGTCGAATATTTGCTTCTTGCTTCTTAAAATCATGAGCAAGGTAAGCGATTGCATCTAGGAGGCTAAATACTTTAGTCTGCTCAAATGAATCAGCAAACTGTTCCATGATATTATTGAAAACAGTATCTTCAGTATTACCAATTTCCTTCATATTAGTGAAGAAAAGACCATTGGGTCGTAAGGTAATTAGATAATCAAAGTAACCTGCTAGAAGATCTAGCCTTTGATTATATGCTGAAAAATCTGTAATACCATAACGATCGGACGATGCTTTAATCTCTTTTACATCTACATCGTTAAAGATAGCTTGCATGATTTATTTTAGAAGAATAAAGAAAAAAATAAATACCCTAACCCTCTTTTTGAAGGTTAGGGTTTATCACGTTACTTCCAAGTCAGTTGATCGAAAATGATTTCATCGAGACCTTGAGCTTCTCGATTAACATCTGGCTCATCATCAACCCAGATTCCATCAATAAACTTACCTCGAATATAGAAGTGAGCAACACCTGAATGTTTAGCTACTTGTACGAATCGCTCTACTTCTGATTTATTCATATCAATGTTATTAACATAATCACTGATATTATCTTTACGGAATGAAGCAAAGTCATGTTGACCAAATGCCCATGAGTAGAGAATACCATCAGCAATTTCTAGGAAACTCATTGCACTTAGATTTTCTACTGTTGCACGATCTTGACTTAGCTCAGATTCACTATTCCTCATTGTGAGGATAGTATCAATCCATTGGCGGTAGCATTGCTTTTCTTCATCCCATACAATATCACATTGAATCTCGTCATGATATGTGAAATGATGTCGATGATTTGCCAATGGATGACGGAATTCGCCATCTAGATATTGAAGGACTTGTAGAACGCCGTCTACTTGGTCTTCATCTAGGTTATGGTTATTATCTACAATAATATCCAAGATGGATTGATGGTCTGGTGTCTTATACTCTTTTACCATTCCCATGAAAACACCATCTGGTTTTGCTTTAACTACTTTTGCTACATATGCAAGTAAGAGTTCTAGTTTCTCTAGATATTTTTTCTTATCAGTCTTAATGTCAATACCAGTGATAAACATCTGATCAACAGATTCTTCGCTCGATACTAGCAGAGTCATTTCTCTTCCTTTTCCTTTAAGTATTAGTGCGATAGGCAAATTACTTTACCTATCACATTAATAATATATCCTTTCATTTGAGTTTAAACACTTTTTCTTTTATTTTGTCCTTGCTTACCCCAAAGTCTTTTTCTTTCTTAAACGTATTATAGTGAATACGAATAGAATTAAAGTTATCGTAATCCAAGATAAACTTATAGTAATCTAGATCAACATCATTATCCGAATACATATCAAGATTCATGCTTAGGAATCCAAGTCGTCTTAGCATTTTTACCACTAATAGAAATGACTTACCATTAGCACTACAAAAGACTGTATCTTTAGACTTTTCTTTGTCATAAAGATTTAGCCATACTGAAGTAATATCCATAACACCTTCAGTTAAGACTAAATTCAAAGTTGGTGACAGTAGATCTAGTTCACCACCAATTGTATAGATTTTACTACCTATATCAAATGGTCTATTCATTGACTCAGTATAGTAACGTCGTCCACTATGATGATCTTGAGTGTGTCGAAAACCCATATAGTTAGTATCCATTGATAGAAATCCCAATGAATACTTCTCTAAGAAAGTTCTCAAGCTAGCCAAACCATTTGACTGCTCATAATACTCTTTTAGATGCTCCATTTCATTCAATTTCATAAAAGAATTCAATGAAGTAACTATCTTTAAATCTTCTAGATCTTGCATCGTTAAATCAACACCCATTCGATCTACTAAATATTCGATCTTGTCTCGATAATGCTTCTTACCTAGACTAATTGGAGGTCTCTTAAAACGTTTCTTTTCTAGAAATGGGTTATCAGTATCACTGACATAACGACCTGTATCTCTTAAAGTCTTTTTAGAAGTCTTACCAATTCGATTGATTAGATCTTGGTCATCAACTTCCATATCTCTAAGAGATCCATTATTCAAGAATCCCTTAGTATTGCAACGCTGGCAATAAAAAGCAAATGGACTGGTAGTGGAGATATATAAGTGAGCATGTGTTAAATCATTCTTCGAGTCACCACAATATGGACACCGAATAATCAACTCACTACCAGAAGTATTACGATAAACTACTTTACTATTAGACCTTAGGTTTTGCTCGAACTCAACTAGTAAGCTTGAGCTATCTGACATCAGGGATTACCATAGTCTTCACGGAGATCTTCTTGCATATCATGGAAACCATCATTGAAGTTTTCACGTACAAGTTCAACGACTTCATTGGTTTCTACATCGCCTTCAATATTTGCTGCAAGGATATTTACAACAGCAAGAATTTGCTCATCGGTGATAAGCCAATTGTTCAACCAATCCCTAATTGAATGCTTTGAAAAGCGGTACTTAGGAAGAGTTTCATCATCACAAACAATGATATCATCAGGGTTAGTAATAACAGTACTCATTTTATAGTTGCTCCACATAATTAAGGATTTCGACCATTGCTGATTTAATACTGATTTCCTTGGTAGGCTGATAAGGCTCACCATTAGGTAGATTATACTCAGCAAAGTCTGTATTGATAACTTCACCAATAAATTGAGTAATCACTGTAATATCAGCTTTGGTATCGAGATGCTTATACTTATCGGCAATATTCTTAAAGACAGATGATTCTTTAATCTCTAAGAAATTCTTACCACGAGTAAAATTGTGTTTGATGGTATGCTTTGGTACTGGCTTACCAAGAAGAATATAGCTAATAAATGGATAGTTATTACGTTCAAACCATTCTTTTGCAATAAGAACTACCTTAACATAGTCCTCTTTATTCATCATATAAGAATCAATTCCTTTACCAATCTGATTTGAGATAAAGAAATTGAGAATTTTGGTTTGCCCTGTATGAATGTCAATATGCTTCTTATAATAATCAAATAGTGCAGGATCGACATACTTCATATTACGATCAATGAAGTTAGCGATATCTTCACGCATCAATACAATTTGAAGCTCACTAGATGTCTTCAGTAGTTTCTGTTCAACCTTTACAAAAGGATTGGAAGCATCTGAATCAGTCTTAGTAATACTCAGTGGCTTATAGGTTAACCGGAAGTTAGCAGTAAAATTGTATTCAATTTGTTTCTTAATAACAACGTGAAAGAATGAGACAATTGACTTATTAACATCAAGCTTTGGAAGAATACTTGTCAATACATTACGATGGATTTCAATAGCCATTGTCTTATCATTGATAGATAAATTCTTCAAATAAGACCACATGACCTTATCAGAATACAATGTATTTGCTACTGCTGTTTCAACAAACTTCTGAATCTTGATGACTAGATCCAGTGGTTCACCATCATCATCAAAGTTGAACTTCTGGAGAATATGGTGGACAACTTCTAGAAAGAGTGTATCTTCTTTACGAATATTATGTACTGCCATGAAATGACAGAGAAGAGGAATCACAGTCCGGAAAAGGATTGCAGAACCAATAATTCGCTTTGCATAGGAATCTTTGAACTGCAATTGATTGTCTTTAGAAGGACTTTCAATAGTGATTTGATAATTCTCTTCAACGTAATCATAAATAGATTGAATTAGAGGTTCATCCTCAATAATATAATCACGAATTGCTTCTGCAAGACGGATACGATCTTCTTGGCTATCACCATATTCACCTTGGTCCAGTAGCCCCTTGATAGTCAAATATGTTTCTGCAAGATGTGGGTTCTTTCCCAAAAAAGTATTTACATCGTCAATGAAAATATCAATTGACTTATGGAAAACACGCTTCTTAAGAAAGCTAAATCCAAACGACACGGTATCCAAAAGGCTTTCATCGGAGATATGTCCTTCAAAAACTTTATTCTTGAAGTCGATGTTGACAATTTTGTCTCCGTTGTGTGTTACAAATTTAGCGGCCATGCTTTTCCTAATTAAAAGATTTATTAAAGTACGTCAATATTATAATATATTTATACTTTATTTTTTAACTTTGTTATTAACTTTATTATTCAACTTATTGTCAACTTTGTTATTGACTGTAAAGTTAGCTTTATTTTTACCAGTATTGGTAACTGAAATACCTTTCTTAGAACGATTCTTTCTACCCTTCTCAAGATGATCCAAACCAGCAGTGATAGTCTCTTTAGGAGCCTGTCGTGCTATACGTTTAGCCTTCTTTTCTGCAATTTTTGTATGCTCCGCAGCAGTTTTAGCTTTATTGTATTCTTCTAACTTAGTGACAGAAGAAGGTACACTTTGCTTAAATTTAATCTTATTTAGCGGAACCATCGATGTAGCATAAGCACTTCGATCTAATAGATGATTATCTTTAAGATAAATCAGTGCAAAAGTAATGCTCTTTTCAAAGAACATGATTGCATCTGGGTTACGCTTTTCTGGATAAGTATCTAGTGCTTTCTTAGCAAGCTTATCTTTCAAGAACTCAATTAAGAGATCATGAAAATTGAAAATATAAGCATATGTAAAGTTAAATGATGGGCCATTCGTAAAGAAACGAATATTGTAAGTAGTCAATGATGTTGGAGTTCCTTCAACTTCTTGAAACTCAAATACGACATCATAGAATAGATCATCATAAGATTCTGAAGGTACTTTGACAGTTACAAAGATACTTGAGGCTACTCTAAAATAACTATGGGCAAATTTCTTACCCCTTCTTAGCATATTAGCAAGTTTTGATCTAATAGAATCAAGATAAAGCTTTGCTTGAGCTGAGGCATTTCCAGGATTGCCTGTTGGATTAGTAAGGAAAGAATTTACAGTAAATGTCTTAGGAACTTTCTTTTCATTCCCAATGGTCTGTAAATCTTTTGGACTTACTTTACCTATAGGCGCTGCATTCGGCTGAGCCATAATTATAACACCTAAAATGAAAAAATCCCGATATATTCCTATTGTTAGTTGGAATATATCGGGATTAGAATTACATCAATTTGTATTAAAGGGACAATTGATTTGAATTAAGTAGTAGACCTACAATAGAGAATGATGCCCTTAAAATTTCAAGGTCTGTCTCTACTGGAGCTAAAACTGAAGTAGTTGTAATACTTTCAATTTCATCATTTACAATATTAAGAATCTTTGGGAAGCTCTTAGCATTGCATTCAATTTCACCTACACTTAGTTCAATTGAATCTTCATAGAATGTATTAACCTTAGTTGGCATATCATTGATATATGATAGCCATGCCTCATAATCATTCTCTGCATCTGTCGGCATATCACGATTCTCAAATGGAATCATAGCTAGACTAACGTATGCAATAATTAAATCATTAATAACGTTCCATGCACACATATCTTCATTGTATTTATATAGATTCAATGATGGATCTACTTCATACAATGCTTTAAGAGTAATCAATGCATACAATGGAACAACGTTACCACCCATTGTATAACCATTACGCATTACTGACTGACAAGCTAAAACTGAATCTTCTACTAGTTCTTTGATAGAAGTCTTTTCATCTTCAGTACGTCCACCAACAAAGATAGTTGAATGAACACCTACTAGACTTGCTAGACGATTACGTAACTGACCACGCTTAATGATTAGATTCTTGGAAGTCTCATCAAGTTCTTTCTGAATATCAGCCATACGTTTAGTATATGCTTCAGTACTCATACGAACTCCAGCACCAGTTTCAAATAATACTCCTTGAGGAGTAATAGTAACTTTACGTGCATTACCAATAAATGAGCCAAGATCCATATCTTTAATATTGTCTGGAGATACTTGTGAAAGACCTAATGGGTCAGTCTTAATATAAGCTGCCAAATCAAGGAATTTCTCATTAGCATCATTACTTTCTAGACTTTCTGTCTTAAGATAGTATACTGAAAGTTCTTTAGCTAAGAATGATTCCTGTACAATCTTTTGAATAATTTCAGCTTGATATACATCAGCAATAACTACGATTGGAGGAAGCTTTCCATCCTTACCATTAGCCACTACAGACATATTAGCTTTGATACCATCCACAATCTTTGAATGGAAATCGAAAAATTCATAACCTTGTAAGATCATAGGGTTCTCTAGCTCTACTGAAGTCTCTGACTTAAATAGAGAAGGATGAACCATACTTAATGCAGTAGTATGATAGCCATAACGATTATTGATCTTAAGACCTTCATTATCGTCTGGAGCAAGCTTGATAGCTACTACTGAATGTGAGCTAAGAGTTGACATAAGTTGTGCAACTTCTTGACCAATACTCTTATCATTATTATTTGATAAGGTTGCTACAGTAGTTAGAATACGAAGCTTATCTTCTTGTGACAATTCATCAAGTCGATATGTATAATAGCGCTTAATGATAGTCTCTAGATCTTTTTGAAGCAGGTCTAAAAATGATACAAACTGCTTACGAGTACGGAAAGTATCTAGAATACTTTGATCATTTTCATCAAATGTATCTTTGAGTACTTTATATACTTCATTAGCTGCCAGAATAGCTGATGTTGAACCATCACCAACCTTTTGTACTAGATTAGATGAAATACTCATCACTAAACGATAGATAGTATCAGCACTAATGGTTGGAATCTTCATTGACTTAAGGATAGCTAAACCATCCTTAGTTACTAATTGCTCACCACCTTGACGAATTACTGTATTCGCACCATATGGACCATATGATTTACGAAGTACATCTGAAATTTCTTGAAGAACCTTTGATGTATTGTCGGTAAGAGTTTTAGCATCAAACATGTTCTCAATAAGCTTACTCTTAGTAGACTCTGTCTTGACAATTTCACCTGCAGGGGTATCATTAAAGTCAATGTCAGATAGCTTATTTTCTGCTACTAGTTCACGAATGAATGCTTTAATAGCTGCCTTGATAGTCATTGATTCTTTCCTAAATTTTTATGAGTAAATAAATAGCCCGAACTTCTTGTCTAATAAGAAGTTCGGGTATTTTTAAGTTCTCTTTCGTTGTTGTTCTTTCATCGCATCTTCTTCAGCTTTCTTCTTTTCTTTAAGATAATCAATCTGAGCAGTAGTCAGATCATTTAAGAAAGGGATTGGAATCTGGAGAAGTTCAGAGAGTGACATCCGACCTTGAAATAAATCCAAAGTAGATACCACTCCCTTTAGCTGCATCTTATAGAATTCTTCTGATGTAGCTTCTGCCTCAGCAACTACTTCAATTATACCGAAGTTGCTTCGGCGATAGCGAAAAAAAGCAGACTTGTAATATCTACGTCAATATTTTCAATTAGCTTCTTGCAAGTATCACCAGCACAATTAAAAGCAGGAATACGATACTGTACTCGATATTGACGAATACGATCGCTAATTGCCTTATTTAGTACCTTTAGATCACCTGCTGAAAGATTAGCGATTGAAGGTAGAATCTGATGAATATCAGAAACTTCGTAGTATCGAACTTGACCACGGCTAAATGCTTCAACATCTGGCACCATGATTTGCTTGATATACTTGTGAAGAACGATAATTTCATCTTCGAACTTACCAGCAAACTTTTGTGTCAGACTCATATTGTCTAGCATACGCTGTAGTGTTGGCGTAAGTAGTTCAATAACGATACGTGAATCTGGAAGAATAATACGCTTGGTCTTAGCTACCATTGAGTTACTTAGGAACTCACGACCACGGTTTACACCTTGAAGAACATCAGCAACATATGTACCAGCTTTTTCTTGATCGACTACTTCAATTAGAGTGTCTGGTAATAGCTTGATGTTGTTTTTCGCAGCACAATGGGGACATTGCACAGTGTATTCTGTAGCTTGAGGGAAAGTAGGATAGTAGATACCATACAGAAGTGTTTCATAATCTTCATCCGCAGTTACGTTCAGAAAATCAGCAAATTTCATTGAACCAACTGATGTTTCTGCAATTTTAGAGAAAACTAGCTTTAGTAGCTTAATTGTCTGATCGTAAGGAGTTCCACGGAAATTACGAACTGCAATCTTATCGTTATTATTCAGTGCCTTAAATGAAAGACGATAGCCACTCTTTAGAGCAATAACAGGGAATGATGGTGATGCATCAATTGTGTTAATGATCTGCAGTTGTTGTTGAATTGGTAGTGGATTATCGGCTTTAACAGGTACAATGGCATCTACGTCCACTGATACATTATTAAGAATATTCCTAACCTTATCAACTTGAGCACCAGCACCTTGAGCTTTGCGCTGTGCAAATAGCTCTTGCATTGCATCTAGTAATAGATTAACTACTTCCATACGGTTAGGATCTTTTTCATCAGCCTCAACATCTTCAGCTAGAGTAGCTTCAAGAGTTGGCTTGACTTCTGCCTTAACAGGAGTAGCGGGTATGGCTGGAATTACAGCTACTGGATCAATGGTAGTTGATTGAACAGCAGTGCTTACTGGTTGTGCTAGTTCTTGTGGCAATGTAGTTGATGATTGCTGTGCAATTGCTTCTTGAGCTTGTTGTACTGCCATCTGTTCAGGAGTCAGATCAGCATCACTAATAGCTGTTGTTGGTGCAGCTACTTGACCGGGAGTCTGAAGTGAACTGATTAGGTCTGTGACTGAACCAAATGATTGATTTTCCATAATTCTTTCCAAAGAAGTTATTGTGATACGATAGGAGAAACAGACTTCGACTAATTTGAAGTTCGAATTCTGAGTCTCCTACCAAAATGTGATAAAAGTTCTTATTAGATATAAATCTGTGAAACTAAGCTACCAGATCTTGTCACATTACCATCTACTGTGATAGCGAATGCATTTGAGCTATTAAATTGTGTATTAGTATTCTTTAGCTGAAAAATGATTGCTACTTTATTTCGATCGGTAATCTGAGGATTTGGTGTTAAAGTAAAATCAACGATTTGATCGGTTGGAAGCCATATATCAATTTGACTTTGAATAGCTTGCTTGAGATCTGAAAGAGTAATACTATCAGCAATTTCCATTAGATAGTTACGGATACCAACCCCCATACTTGGTGCTGCAGGATTGGTACCACGTTCCATTAATAGTAAATCTCTCAAGCGGAAAGCTAATGCAATGTAATCTGAGTATGTTTGTGTTTGATTGAATGCATTCATAGTGAAAGAAATTTCATCTTTCAATGCTTCAGTCTGTGCATCTGTAAATACATTGCTAAATGTAGCTAAAGTAGAAGCAATCGACGCATTAGGAGAGATTGGTGCTGGCATATCACTGCTCGTCTAGATTGATTTTACGATGATGATCTTCATC